TCGTACAATCGTTAGTCCATTTACCATTACTTCTAATTGCCCATCCATCAATAATGTCTCCGTTTAAAATTAAAGTTTCCATTTCATTTTTTTCTAAAAACTCTAATATCTTTTCTGTTTGTGATTGTCTTGCACCTAAATGCAAATCACTCATTATCACCGTCTTCCATTTTTTCATTTCCAGTAATTTTTGTCTTCAGTGAAATAAGATTTATTTTTGTGATTGAAAAAAGAACCAAGAAACAATTTAACCATATAAAATAAACCTTTGTTTTCAAATCTTCTTGGAGGTGTAAAAACTATATTATTTATTCTACCAAACTTATTATGTTTAATTTGTTTGGAAAAATGATAGTCTTCAGCAACCTTTATTTCTTCATCGAAACCTTTAAGGTTTTTAAAAGTCTCTGACCTTACCATCATAAATCCTCCCAAACAAAAAGGTGTCGACCATTTAGAAACTAACTGTAAAAAATCAAATAATTTATAAACATAATTAAATTTACCGTTGTCGCTTCTAAACTTAGCGGTTACTAAGTCAAGGTTGTTCTTATGTATTCGAAGAAACGCCCTTTTGATTATCTTAGGGTCCAATAAAAATACATCAGCATCCATAAATAAAACGTATGGTGTTTCAACCAATTTAAACCCGTTGTTTCTTGCAATTGCAGGTAAACCGCCATCCATGATGTGTAGATTAATTTTATCTAAGTTATGTTCTAATCTATCAATTAAATCAATTTTTGTAATACCATCATTTGAAGCGTCACAAACAATAACTTTAACACCAAAAATATCGGATTGATAATTTAATAAATCCAAAGTTTTTAGAATGATGTCCTTTTCATTTTTACAGGGAATTACTATGGTTAGAAACTTACTTAAATCCATATTTAAAATATAAAATTACTTATTGTAATAGTCAAAGTAATGGTGGAAATAAATATAATCATGTAGGTGATGTTTTATAATAATAGATAGTTTGAATAATTTTTAATATTATATTTCATAAAACTTTTAACTTAAGAATGACACACTTAACAATTACTTAATAATTGTAACATAACCCGATACTACTTGTTTTTCACCATTTTTTAAAGACTTGAAAGTCATTTTCCACAAATATGTTCCGTCGGTTATTGGTCTATTATTGTAAGTTCCATCCCATTTTATTTCGGGGTCGAATGACTGCCAAATCAATTCACCCCATCGGTTATATACTTCAAATACAAACCCTTCAATTGATATACCATTGGTTATTGTTGGTCCCCATACTTGGTTAAATTCATTACCATCAGGAGTAAATGAATTTGGAACCCAATATATCAAAGGGTCACATTTTGTTACAATTATATTCAATACTACGGGTATACCTTCACAACCTAACTCGTTTGCCCCAACAGCAACAAGTTGGTAATCACCAACATTATCGTAGGTGATATTGATGTTGGCACCTTGACCTATAAAGTTCCCATTTAAAAACCACTGAATTGTTCCGTTCATATCAATCGTCGTAGAATATGTAACGGTATTATTGTTTTCACATATTTCAAACTCTTGTTGTGAGAAACAAGTAAAAGTTAAAAATAAAAATAAATACAATAATGTTTTCATTAGTTATGCGATATTGGTGTTAGAGTTGGAAGTGGATTTACAACCACATTTATTGTTGTTGAAAAAGAACAACTACCATTTGTATATAAATAAGATATTGTATGGGTTCCTGCGCCTGCTGTTTGAGGACAAAACTGACCATTAACAACTCCTGTTCCTGCCCAAACACCACCAGCAGGTGTACCAACTAAAGGAACACATGGGTCTGTTGAACAAAACGGTCCAATTTGTGTAATTGTTGGAACTACATTATAAATTAATACATTCAAATTAACGGCCGGTGATGAACACCCTTGTGGGCTGGTATAAACCACTGAAACACCGTTGTTAATTAATCCTGCGGGGCAGTTAGACCAATTGACAAATATAGTATTAGAGCCTTGTCCTGATTGAATTGTGGCACAAGCAGGTACTGTCCAGTTATAGTTTCCATTCCCTACGGAAGTAACTGTGTATTGTGATAAGGTTCCTGATTGAAAACAAACCGTATCGGGATTGTTTGTTGTAAGTTGACCAAAAAGTGTTGTGGTCATAAACATGAAGAATAGTACTAATAGTTTTTTCATTTTTTTTTAATTATGGTTTATTGGTCCCAATATTATTTGTTGGGGTTGGGTTATTGTTACGGAACCCGTTGCGGTACAACCATTTAGATTTACCGTTACGGTGTATGTTCCAGGACATAAATTTGTTATAGATGATGTGGTTTGACCACCTGGACTCCACAAGAATGTGGCTCCTACTGTATTAACGTTAGAATTTGCCGTTCCATTACAAAGACCAAAACAAGTGACATTTGTTGATGTTGGGTTGACTGTTAAATTAACTGCGGTATATGTAATTGTAATATATCCGTGACCTGTGTTATTTGCGGCTAAACAAGTTCCACCAACAGGTACTAACGATGAACCTGCACCGCCACCTCCACCTCCATTTCCACCTGTGCAACAACCATCATTTCCTCCTCCACCACCACCATAAAAACCTCCACCTCCACCACCACCTGATGCTGTTTGCCAAAATCCACCATTTCCACCTTGACCCAAAGTTCCCGCTTGGCCACCAGGAGGTGTTCCTGCCCAAGGAGCTCCACCATTTCCACCTGCGACTTGTGTTCCACCACCTCCACCTGCACCAAATGTATTACCGCCGGGGTTTCCATTATTACACCCGGCACTTCCACCTGGAGTTGTTGTGTTTGAGCCGCCACCTTTTCCGCCTCCACCGCCAGCAACGATTACTCTATTTGCTAATGCGGTCCCTCCAATTCTAATATCACTCGCACCTCCACCTCCACAAGAATTATATGTTACGTTTGCAGGACTTGACGCATATCCTGTTCCTCCACCATTCCATCCTCCTGAATTATTACCACAAGTTCCCATACCACCGACATAAATATTTAAAGTTTGTCCTGGGGTTACTGTTAAAGTTCCTGTAATTCTTGCTCCATTTCCACCAACAGAACCACCACCTTTTGCACCTGCGGCAACGACATTTATTGATGTAACACAAGGGGGGACAACCCACGTTTGAAGTGCACCTGTATAATTAAAGGTGACAGTTTGAGTTTGTGAAAAACTTATAAAAAAAAGAAATAAATATAAACCAGTTAAAATAAGTTTCATGATAATAAATAGATAGAAGTTAAATAAAAAAATATCAAATGAAAATTTGTTATAATTCAATTATTATTTGCAAAAAAAAGGGAGTTTTCACTCCCATTTTATTTAAAACATGTTCAAAAGAAGGTCACCGTTTCCTTCCCACATTTTAATTTGTCGTTTAGGAACCCAAAACTCCATTTCACCAATCTCTTCAACTCTTTTAAGGTATTCATTACGGAAACGTTCTGCTTCAGACTTATCGGTAATGTATTCAACACCCATGTGACCTGCACAAGTCTTACCCATTTTAGTCAACATTGAAAACTCATCAGTCAACGTTCTACCACAACACACACATACATCACCACGTTTGATTGTCATCTTACCTGCCAACTTGATGGCTTTAGGTGAAATTGCTAAAACTTTAGTAAGGTCCAAAAGTGTTGGGTTGAATTTAAGACCATAAGTTTCTTTCATCTTTTGACCAATACTACGTCCTACAATAATAGTGTCACCGTCCAAAGCAAGATTCATCTTACGAGTCGCATTTTTAGTCTCCTCTTTTTGGATTTGATTCAACGCCGCAGATACTTGTTTATCAGACAATTTACCAAACTTTTCAAGTTTAGATTTGATGTCATTAACAAATTCACTTGGACCATTGTAGGCTTGGATTTTTTTCATGTCATCAGACAACTCAACTAGTTTTACTTCAGAAACCGCAGATAAGATTTTTTCTACAGCCGCTAATTGTTTTGGTGTTAGCGTGCCGTATTTTTTGATTGTATCTTTCATCTTGATAACAAAAGAGTTAGAACCTTGATAATTTTGAACTTGGGTGATGGTGGTCATAGATATGTGTTTTATTGATTACCTTACAAAGATAGTAATAAAATCATAACCTCCAAAAAAAATCCCCACTTTTTTGTGAGGATTTTAATTTTTTACATCATTTCTTCAGCCAAGTCCCAAAGTTTGGTGTTGATTTGGTTTACTGCCATGATGTTTTGTAGTCCACGGAGTTTTGTTCTACGTCCATTCTGAGATGTCATCTCCACTCCACCACGAACAAACTTCTCTTGTACGACGTTAAAAACTCGCCACATATCATCACCTTCATCTTCCATACGATTTGGTGTTAGAAGTCCTACAATCTCCATCTCCTTTAAAACTTTATCCTTACCAAAACGAACCTCAGCCGATTTACGAAGAAAATCAATCTTTTCATCAGTGGATAGTTCACGCTCCATCATTCGTTGAACTGACGTTTCAATCTTTGGTAATCGTCCTGCGAATGACTCGGTTAATTGTTTTACCTCGTCCAAATCAAATCGTGAGTGACGAAGGTTAAAAGATTCTGATAGGGCCGTTGGGACTGTTAAACCATTCGAACAAACCAGTCGGTGAAGTCCTGCACTTACTCGAAATGTTGCCATACCGTTGTGTGAGTTTCTGATGATTGCTTCAACCAAAGTATCTCCAACTTTTGGTAATTCACCGTTACGTAATCGTAGTTCGTGAACTGAATGTAATCCTCTACCAACTTGCTTTGCACTCGCCAGTTTCCATCCTTCTCGTTCAAAGTTTTCTAAGATGTCCAAAGTAGGTACGAATACATACTTGTCTGACATTTTTGGAGATGCTGATGATGCAAATACAGAAGGTGTTGTGTTTTTTAAATCGCTTAAATTAATCATGTATATATTTGTTTTTATGTTTCTGTTTTCTTGTATATGTTTTTTTACTTTTTTGAATCACAGGTCGAGTAACCTGCCATATTTCCTGAATCGTAACTTCTATTGTTTTCATAACAGTACAAATATATAAAATTAAAATACAAAAACAAAATTTATTTTTTTATCATTGCCCTTAATTGACTATTACTTTTGTGTGTTATTTTATAATAATTAGATAAGGGGTTCTTACCTTTCTCAGAATCTATGTGTCCTTTTTGGTAAGCTCTATTTATATTATCTGCTTCAACAGATTCTAATTCATTTATTTTAACTAAAATTTCTTCCAATAAATTATTTTCTTCAGGACTTTTAGCTGAATTTTTTTTATCCTTTAACCAATTTCTTAACTCTTGTCTAAACGTTTTCATATTAATTAAAATATAATGAACTATTTTTTTTAAGTCAAACAGAAATTAAAATTCATCTACCGTATTTTCAATTTTTTCATTATAGTCATCACTAAATTGAATTTTAACAATTCTAACTCTTGCGCCATCACCTCCAAAAAAATATTTTAATTCTTCATTTATTAAATTTGTTAAATGATTATTTAATTTATAATCTTTTAATAAACTGTTTTTTAATTCTTTGAACACTGAAAAAATTGTAGTAACTCTTTTATCACCATCAGTAATTTCAACTAAAACATCCAAATAATCATAGTATTCGCCAACAGAAATCATTTTTCTTTGTCCTGTAATCACAAATTGATATTTAAATTCAATTTCCAATCCGTGAGAAATTTCACCAACGTAATCAAAAATTATGTTGCTAATTATTTTATTTATTGACTGTATGTGTTTTTCTGAAATCATATAATTTACATATACATATTATAATAGTAATGAATCAATTTTTTAATTGAGTCGATTAACAATTTAGGAAATTCGTTATTTAAAAAATCAATTAGTTCTGAAATAGAATCAAAACTTGTTGGTGTATAACTTGTTGTTAAACCTAATCCATCGTAATCCTCATAATTATCACCAGACTCCCTATCCTCAAAATCACTACCCTCAACAGGTGTTTCACAATCACCATTCCAATAAGGTGTTGCAAAACCTTTTAACGTATAATTCTTATCATTAAACTCAAAAACTATACTCCCACTATAACCACCCCATGAGAACTTTAAATCCGCAAACATGTCATCAAAACTATGTTTCTTGTTAACTAAATCTGTTCTAAAAAGTAAACCAACTAATTTATAAGCTAAACCACAATCAATATGTATTTCTTTATCTTTTAATAGAAAAATTATTTGTTCTAAAGATAATCCAGTATAATCTGATATTTCATTAAATTCCATACCGTCATTCCACATTTTATAGACGAGGTTTGAGTTTTTTTCAAAATTTGATTCTAAAAGAGTATTAAATTGTTCTTCTGTAATTATTATTTTCATCAAAAATTAAAGTCTTTTCTTTTATTAATTATATCTCTTACGGATATAATAATCACTTTAGCACCAATTACATTTCTTGCCTCTTCTTGTAGTTGATAAATAAAATTTGCTAAATTGTTGTATTTATAAATCGAATCAATATAACAATCAATAGTGATGTTTATTGATTCCATTTTATTTTTTTCAAAATAATCCATAGATGTTGACTTTGAGACATCGACCACTTTAATTTCTTCAATCATATCTATTGGGTCACAAATATAACTTTGGTGACTTCTTATGTAATATCCTCCCTCACAATTTTCTATAAGTTGTTCTAATGCCATGTCAATAAGATTTTGCATCTTATCTGTTTGAGATTCAATTAACATTTTATACTGACTTTCTGTAATTATTATTTTCATCCTATATTGGCTCCTGTAACATCTTTTATTGAAACACTTGGAAATAAACTATTAAAGTATTCTGCCAATGCGTATTTGAAATGCCTTGTATAAATATGCCAAGGAACTAACTTTTCAATATCTTCCGCCCAATTATAATCATAATAAAGTGTTCGACTACCTTTTCGATAATTAAGTAAAATTTTACCATCTGAATCACCTAACATAATTCTATCTTCTGTTTCACCTGAAGATGTAATTTCTAATTTAATGGCCGTAAAAAACATCTCTTCATATTTTGGATATTCTTCAGAATAAGGAGCATCAAATCTATCTCTACCGAATGTTCTTTCGATTTCTAATAATTGAGATTCTGTAATTATTATTTTCATTATACGATTTCAACTTCAACATCAATTGGTAATCCGTATTTTTCAAGTAGATTATAAAAATAATCATACGCAACACTTCTAATATATCCCAGTAAATCACCAGTTTCATAATATTCTCTTGATATTTCTAAAGCTTCATAAATTGAAACAGTTACTATTCGGTAGTTTTCATCTTCGTCATCATCCTGCTCTTCGTCATAAACAGACATTTCTATACTTCCATCACCACTAACATTTAACTCAATCAGATTGACTTGTGTACCGTCTGTCATGTTGTAATCGTCCATTCCAACAACATCAACCTCAGCATAAAGATTTTGAGCATCGTCTTGTATTTCAAATGTTTTACCGTAAATATCGCCAATCATTTTATCATATAAAACATCCATACCTCCATTATATTCGTACCATATTGGTCTTATTTGTTGGTAATCTTCAGAGGTGTTTTTTCTTACACCCAAAACATTATATAACATATCGTCCAATACTGGTTCTTCCCCACTTCTTTTTTGTCTATCCCAAAAAGAATATAAAAATTCACGAAGATTTTCTTCCGTTAGTATATCGTATTGTGCTTCAGTTATAATAATTTTCATTATTTCTTTTTCTTTTTTACAACATTCCCAAATTTATGATTTCCAATTGTTACAGTTGGAACCCATTTTGTTGTGTCAGTGTCTTTGGTCCAATAAGGTTTGACATAATTTGCGTAGTAAAATTGAGCTCCTTGTGTGACATCGGATAATCCACCTATATTTTCAGCAATCGAAATGGCAGTTGTTAGTTGTTTGTGGTTTTTATATTTATTATAAACATCTTGTAGTTTTTCACCACCACTGTTATATTTATTCCACATAGAAAATTGTTTATTAGCCAAAGCCTGTGATTCAACACTTGAACCATAGTTCAAAAAATTATTATCTGCTCTATTTTTTAAAACATTTGCAACAGCTTGCATAGATTTATATGGGTCGGATTCACCACCTGCTTCACCCAATAAAGTACATACAATTTTTTTGTTATTTTCAGATAAATCATTAAATTCTTTTTTTTCACTAACTTCTGTTTCTTCTTTTTTTCCTTCTAATTTTTCTAATGTTTTTTTCCCAATCTGTGTACCTTTCACTTCATCAGGTTCCCATAATTTTTTTATAGCCTCTTGGGTTTTATTACCATAGTAACCATTATTACTTTTTGTATCCAATAAGTTTTTGTCTTGCAACATTTTTTGAATTTTTACTATTGCTGAACTTTCACCAGCGTTACAATAACCTTTCTCGATAATCTTACCATCTCTTATTTGTTGTAAAGTAATGAGTTCATCTTCTTTTGTTCCTTCAGGACAAGGATTAGTGTTTTCTAAAATATATCTAAACTGAGTTTCTGTGATAATTATTTTCATATTTTTATAAATACATTAAGCATAAAAAAAGTCAGGATTTCCTGACTTTTTTACTATATATAGGACGAGATATTAAAGACCATATAATTCTTTTTTTGGTCCGAGTAAATCAATAGCTTTACTCACCGCCAGGTCTTTGGTCTTTAAACCTTTCTCGATTATTTTTTTAGCGTGATAGACAACATAATCCGTAGTTTTAACATCACCTTTGGTGAACTTATACTTACTTTCTTTTTTTGGTTTCATTGTGTCATTAGCATAGATGTCGTAGAATCCAACTTTGCAAATGTAACGTCCTTTTTTTCCTGATTTTGTCGCCATAATTTATTGTTTATTTTTTAAGTGGTTAATATTAATACAAATGTATATAAACTATTTCGTTTAATCAAAACTTTTATTAATTATTTTTTTTCTTTTTTCTTCCCTGACAATGGGCTCTTTGTGAAAAACCTTTTGGGTTGTTACAATCAATAGACCTTTTATATTTGTTGGACCATTTCTCAATTAACATTTGAAGTTGTTCTTCTGTAATAATAATTTTCATATCTCAACGTAATACACATCAACCTTTATTCCTGTTCTTGGATATATTAGTTCATTTAAACAATCTTGGATGACATTTGAAATCTCACTTTGTATTTCCCATCCCACTTCGTCATCATTTATAGCGTCTTTTAATGACATGTGTCTTCCATCCATAAGGGTTACAGAACCTCTTTTTGATGCTTGACAGTCTAATTTATATACATCATCTTGATTATAAACATCAATAATAGCCCAATCAAAATCATATCCACCAACAAGTCTTTCGGGAAAGTCTCTTGTCGAAAAGTTACTATTTGATAGTTCATCAATTATTTCCATAGTTTTTTTTTCTCCACCAATGTAGTCATTAAAAAACTCAGCATAGTCATTAATATCCGTCCATTTATCTATACCAAAATACTTCAGCTCATCTTCATCAAATGTTGGGTAACCGTATTCTTTAGTTTGTTTATCCCACATACTAATAAGAATATCAGAAATACGAGTGGGTTTTTTTGAATTTTCAACCACCATCTTCATTTGGGATTCTGTGATTATTATTTTCATTTTTCAGAACCTAAAATAAAATTCATGTCTGTGATGAATTTTTCACTTTTTGCTAAATCCATAACAATGTCTTGTGGTAATTGTCTTCCTAAACCGTTTACCCCATATTTTTGTCCAAAATTATTTAATGTTTCAATTGTTTTTTTTGTTGAGTCGTCACCAATTAAAAATTCTTCATATTCTTTTTTTGACAAGTCAGGAAATATTAGTTCACCACTAATGGTTGGATTTTGAAAAATTCTTGATGAAAATCTAATTTGCATCGCCCCTTTTGTTTTTGGTGCATTAATCATATCAACAGTCAATCCCAATTCAATTAATTTTTCTTTACTAAAATAATACATTTTTATTCTTTGGTTTTCCATTGGTATTCCGACTAACATACCATCTATTTCAGACATGGCTTCTGTTAATATGTCTTTAGCAATGTCTAAAAATACCGGGTCTTGACTTTCAACAAGCCACTTTAATGGATTACTTTCTTGTATAATTGAAGCTAACTCTTTTTTATATTCTTCGTCTCCTTGAAAATTATTGTAGTATGTTGAAAAATTGGTTTTAATTGATTTTAATACTGGCGATTCACTTAACTTGTTTAATGTTTTAAGTGAATATTGTGAACCGTCCACTGCAACTACATCGTATGGTGATGTTTTAGATTCAGATATTTCAGCATCTAATAATCCGGCAATTAAACCTTCAAAATCAAAACCTCTACTTCTAGATTTTATAAATCTTCTATAGTAGTTGTCAAATCTAAATCTATTTCTTATTGTTACGTTTGATAGGTCTAAAGACATTAAACCTGTTATTGTTCTATTAAAATTAATGGTTTTTCTTGAGTTTTCAGCCTGTATAATATTTGATATGGCTTCTTTAGCCGCAAACATATCTAACGGAATTAATCTAATTTTTTGAAGTTCTCTACTCATTAACTTTTGTAATTCCTTATCGGACATCTCATTAATAAGAGATTCCACTAATCTTAATTTTTTTTCTGCGTTGTCAAAATAAAAGTTGCTCATATAATATTAAATATAATCTAAAAACATTTCGTTTATGTTTCTTCTTGTTCTGTCCCAATCAGGATAATCGGGGATTCTAATGTCAATACATTCTATTTCATCATTATAAATCATACCATTAATAAGTGAAGTATATCCACCAAAATATTCTAAAAATGAATCACTATAAGTTCCGCCTTTGTTATTTTCTAAAAATGTTTTTATAATTCCAATAAAATCTCTGATTTTAATATATTGGTCGTATTTAGTTTTTTCACCAACCTTTCTTGGAACCTCATCAATACGACCCTCGAAGTATTCACTAAGACCTTTATAAACGGCGTCATAAATCTCATCTTCGTATGCTTGATTTTCAGAGTTATAGTAAATACTTATTAGTTCATGACCAATATCTTCTAAATCTTTTTTGAAAAGTTCGTTTGATGCGTCACTATCGTTTAATAGGTCGTTTAAATCTTCAGGTCTTATTCTAAAATAACCTTCAGTTCCTTGAATTTCAGATAAATGTTCAAAAAAGTCGGAATTATAATCCTCTAATGATAATTCTTGATTTCCTATTTTTTTATAAATAACATCTTTAAGATGTGTAATATTAGAATCATTTAAATCATGTATTGTATCATGTGGTGTCATACCAGAATCAAAATACCAATCGTGACCTAAACCATCTTCACTTAAAATTAATTTTGCAACATGTCTGGGGTCACTATCACTTCTTCTACTACCACTACAAAAATATTCACTTAACTCTTCTCTATCTCTTAAACTTAGATAAAAACCACCATTTCTAATCTCAACATCGGTAATTAAATTTTTGACTATATAATAAACTGTGTCTTCGTAGTTGTCTTCTAAACCTTTTAAAAGTAATATATTTTTTAGTTCTTCAGGTGCGTTGTCGTAACTAAGATTTGTTAAAACACCATTTTCATCTAAAAAATGAATAAGTTCATCATCCCAAGCACGATAATATATTTGACCTAAATCAATTTCATCTAAAAGACCATATTTTTTAACAAACTTAAAAAAAGTAATAAGGTCGTTAAAATACGGCTCAATTTCATCTTCAAATTCACCGTCATTAAATGAATCAACTAATTGTCTTGCTCTTTCTGAACTCATATTTTATAAATACTATAACTCTATAGGTTTATTTTTGAATAGAACTTCAGTTTTGCTTAAAATTTCATATTTCCCTTCTATATTTTTAAATACATAAACATCATCTACATCGTATGAGGCAAATACAAAATAATCAACAGGTTTTTTATCTAACCCTATAACATTATATGTAGTAACCAAATAACCATCTTTAGTTTCTTGAATGCTTGTCAGAGGTTTTACTTGGAACTTTGCTGATTTTTCTTTTTTCTCGTTGGTCATTATAATATCAATGCCACTTCTATCTGAAGTTGAGCCAGGTAAATATCTTTTGGATAATTCCCAATCAGGTAGTTTTTCAACAACTTTTGATAAGAACTCGTGAGCCTTTCTTTCGTTCATCTCACCTCTCATAAGTGATGTTGCATTCAACTCAACCAAATCTTTTAATATTGGACCTTCTTTAAAAATCTTATTTCTATTTCTTGACATCCACAATATAAAATCTTTTACTGACTCTTCGTTTGTTAAACTATTGGATGTTTCTTTTTCCCATAAATTAACCAAATACTTTCTTACTTGTGGGTTTGTATCAAAATAATTTATTATTGACCAGTCTCCACCTTCTTGTTCATAATCATCAAGACCTTTTTCTTTCATTAAATCAAAAACGGTATATATGTTTACAAATCCTCCACGACCTCTTGTTCCTCTTCCTTCTTGGTCTGACCAATTTGTATTTCCGTATATATCTTTTAGTATAAAAAAGACTTTTTCTTTGAATGGTTTGGTGAACTCAGGACTATCGATAGTAATATTACTTTCAATATTGGTGTCTTCAGTAGTATCATCTTCAAAATCTAAAGAAAGTTGTTCACCTTCTATTAAATTCATTAATTTTTTTATTCTTGTTATATCTTCGTTAATACTTTTCATTACACTAATTTTATTTCTTCACGACTCCCAACAAATGAGTCTCCATAGTTTTCGTAATATTCTAAATTCATTTCTTTATCTTCCAAATCAAAATATATTGTTCCTTCACCTCCCTCGTCATTTTCAAATCCCGAAGCATATAAATCTAACATTTCATAACCCAAATTTTCTATATTTGCAGAATAATTACCGTCATCAATAGAACCACTGTCACCATAACCACTAAAATTCATTTCAAAATCAGTATTACCATCATTTTCATCAATTAAAGATTGTACAAAATTATCATCATTTAATTTTTCATATAGTCTTTCGGTATTTTGATTCCACCAATTTCTAGATTGTTTAGATAATTCATCAAATGATTTAGTTATGTTATTATTATTAACACCTTGTGTATAAATAACTGTGGTAACTTCAAAAGTAGATGTAAGTGGTGTGTATTTTATAGTTAATGAGCCACTTCCTGTACAACTATCACAATCAGTTTCAGAAAGTAATATATCATCATATTCTTTTTCAATGTAATTTATAATTTCATCAAAGTAGTGTTCAATACCACCTATCGTATCCATTCTACTAAAATCAGACCAATTAAGATATAATCCACCGTCTACTTCATCATAACTATAATCCCAACTTATATCTCGGTCGTCCATTGTTGCACGACAATATAAATTAAACTTTTGTAATTCTTTTTTAAATTCTTTAGGTACTTTAATTTCTTTCATAATAATAAATACTTCAATATTTAATCTTCAAACTCTAATTTTTTTGTTCTTGTAACCCATAATGGTTTTTCACCTGACATTAATACTTTAATCCAATCAGACGCAGATGGAATATGACCATCACAATCTTCTCTTACATGTTGTTCTCCAACGTATCTGGTGTATACTGTTTTATTATCGCTATTTTTAAATTCAGGTCCAAACCTTTGTTCCATTTCAAAAATACCTTCTGAATGGTGTCTGAACGCTCTGTGTAAAGAATGGCCATACCAACTTTTGGTTTCATCTAACCAATTATGTAAATGAATATAATCTTCCCACTTTCCACCAAACTTTTTGGCGGAACTTTTTGCGTGTAAAATTGGATGTGCCATAACTAATCTAAATTTGGAAAATATTCAATAACCTCATTAATTTCCAACGATACGTGCAAATTTTCTAAGATTAATGTTTCAAAAAAATCTCTTGTTTTTTTATTTCTATATATATCAGAAAATAATTCCGTTAAATCATTTACAAAATTTTTATGATGGTAATCAATACCAGTAATCTCATTAATTTTACCCCAAGACAACATTACTTTATTGTTTTTAAAATTACCTAAATAAATTGAGAGGGGTTCTTTCAAACAATTTTCATTAATGTCACTAATAAAAATCATTTTTCTTGATGGCATATAACTTACCACATAAAACTCTTTGATATAATTTTTAACTTTGTCACTCAGTTTCATTTAACTATTTTTAAAACTTCTGAGTTTTCGTATTCGATTTCTATAATATTAGTTTCTTCTGTTGCATTTTTTAAATCGTCAACGGGTATTTTATTTTGATTGGGTTTGAATAAAACTTTATATCTTTTTGTGGAACTCAGAGTTGGTTTTTGAAATAAGTTTATTTGATATTCGTTTGCACATTCAACAAACGTTGGAAACTGGTCGGAAACTGTTACAATTGCAAAATCCCCAATTTTTACATCTTCATCAATTACAAAATACGGTTCATCATCTATAAAAAAAACTTTAACTCTTTCTTTTTTCATCACTTTATAACTTGTATTATTTCTGTTTTATAGTAACATTTTTTTTGATTTTCTATATGGTAATGGTATACCCTTATGAATGATGAATCGTTTTCTATTTTATATTCAGAATATGCATCGCAACCGGCATTTTTTTTACTTCTACAGGATGTTAATAATATTAAGAAAGTTATAATTGTTAGTTTAAATAAAGTTTTCATTTTCTCCTGTATTTTTTTCTTTAGGGACCATTTTTAATGACCATGGGTCAAAACATATAAATAACTTACATTTTTTTACCTCATGTACCATACAATCATAATATAAATCATCCTTAAGTATAGGTTTAGTTATTTCCGTTTCGTAAATTTTTTCTTCGTACTCTAATATCATTTTTTTTATTCATTTCATTTTTAATTTCTTCCCAATCTTCTCTTTTAACTGCGACTCTAGTATCATCAATAGTAAAAAAAACTTCATTTGGAAACTCTAATGCGTCTTTAATTTTATCAAGACTTACGGTTATTCTAGTATAATAAATAGATTCATTTGCAAATCTTACCATTAATTCTTTTTTCATTTCTTAATAATAATAAAAAAAGGTGACTCCATCAATGGGAGTCACCAACATTATTTTTCTCCCCGTAGATTAAGTAGTCAGGATTGATAACTTTACCAACTTTGTGACGCTCACCATCAATATGTTTAACAACAACACCTTCGTGTGGAACTTTAGTCCCCATGATAAAGTTATTGAATACATGTCTATCTTGTTCATCTTTGGACCACGGACCTAAATAAAGAACAGGAACTCTTGGTAAGTCTAAGACCTCAAAGAGATGTTTTTCATCATGGTATGGTAAGTATTTACCATTTAATTCAACATCAAAACCAGCAAACCTTAAACCCTCAAGTCCGTAGTCGTAATTCTTTTGGATTCCATGTCCGTAGATTTCACCGTATATTATCAAACCATCACCTAAGTATTCTTCAGAAGCAAATGTTTTTACAAACTTCCATAGTTTATTTTTGATTTCGTAATTATCAGCAATTGTTCTCCATACATCAGTAGAATAAAACCCTTGAGAATCAGAACCTTTTTCAACGTTGTGGGAACCGTAAACATACTCATACCCAACCCATTTAACTCCAAACAATTTTTTAACTCTATCTAATATTGAAAGTTTTTTCTTTCTTACGATACCATAACGAGCGTTAGTTCCGTGAAGTTTACGAGTGATTGTAACTAAGTCCTCTTCATTAAACATCTCAGGTGCGTTCTTCAAGTTAGGGAACTTGTAGTAGACGTGGAAGTTAGGGTTTTGGTGGTATTTGAATTTTCTACCTCCAACACTTAACTGAATTGTTTTAACTGGTGGTTCGTATTTAAATATCTCAAGTAATTCCATGCAGTCAGAACCTTCATACCTATATTTTTCAGGAACAAACCCTATTGGTATTATTAAACATTCAGAATAAACCCCACGAAGTTTCACAGTTCTTACTCGTTGTCCTTTTCGTAAATAACTAGTAACACCCATAGCGTCAGAAAGTTTCAATGGTATTATTGCATCTGTAGTTGCAACAACAACCAAATCAGTTACTTTATATTCACCTTTTTTAACTATCGTATTCCAACCACCAACCATTGCAAGTTCTATGTTATCAGCCCCTTCTATTGGTAATATATCACATACTAAACCAACATAACATACACTATTTAAATTTTCCATTTCTATATTCTTTCAAATTCTTCTTTAATTAATTCTATTTCACCATTCAACCTTTCAAGTTCTTTAGAAATCATTTCTCTAATAACTTCTCTGTTGTAAATTGTAACCTCTTCTTTTCTTGAGAGAAATGCATTTGATGCGTTAAATTCAATCGTCACATTTAAAGAACAAGATTCTAACGCAGATTCTAATTTACGCTTCTGTCTTTCTAATCTATCAAGGTCTTCTTTGATTTTTTTTGCTTGTTCAAATTTTTCTAATTCCATAACTATTTTTTATACTGTGTGTTCAATTTTAACTCTTATACAATTTTGTTCCATTCTATTTAAGTGTAGGTAATTGTTGATGTAACCCATCATATTACCACTACCAACAGCATTCGCAGAATGGACTACAACCTCAACCACAGGTTTACCATCTAACCATTGATTAACTAACCATTTAGTGCAATCCATACCAGTCTTTTCAGTGATATTATCGTAGTTAATTGTGTAGTTTTTTACGACTCCGTAATGCCATTCTTTCATTGCACTATCACCTAAGTCGTGGTCTAAAGATATTAGTTCAATGTTCTCCAAACCAATTTCATTTATCTTACTAACAAATTCATCATAAGAACGAACAACAATCCAACTTGGGTCTACTGGGGTACGAACGTCATCTAAATAGATTCTGTATTTTTGTTTTTCTAATTCCATATCACAAATATATTAATTATTTTTTTAATCTTCACCATCTTCTTCAGAATATTTTACCTTCATACTTCTTGGTTCAGTAAAATCCCATGTCTTACTTTCAAACTCTGTAACCCATTCATTAACATCTTCTCTTGTCCAAATCGGAGCAAACATAGGTCGGTACTTTAATGGTTTATCTTTACATTCTTCCCACTCATCAAGTCGTTGTGTTACATCATCAATAAAGTTTTTTTCTTTGTTGTATTTAACCCAGTCACGGTAATCATCTTCTGATTTAATAAACATAACATCACCATAGTTTTCAAACTCCATTTCAGGAAATTCCAAATTTGGATTGTTGGTATAAACATCAACAATTCCATTATCACCATAATATGAATCACAAAGTTCTTTTAAACCATATAAACTACTTGGTTTTTCTTCCCATACACTACCGAACTGACGAACAGAACAGATATATAAATAACCATCTGTGTGGTTATATATTCTACTGTTAATTTCATTTCTTAATGAAATAAGTTCGTCCATTGTTAGTTTTTCTAAATTCATAATTTCTATAGTATTACAATATCAATTAGTTTAGTTAAACAAGCAAGTTCTGCTTCTTCGTAGGTGTCATATTTTACAAAATTATTAGTTACTTTTTTACCTCTTTCAAAATTTTCCTTTTTTGATAAATCTTTAGGTTTTATACCAGCCATATCTGAAGTAATGATTCCATACTTTTCTACATTTGGTAAATAGTTTACTTCACTATTTAATTTATACTTCTCTCTAAACCATCTTAAAACTAAAGCTTGTTCTGAAATTCTTTCATCACTATTTAATGGTAAATCATCTAATTCTTCTATTGTAGTAGCAGAATAATGTATGTAACCAAGTTTTTTTAATTCTTTAAATATTTTCATAATTTCTCTATTTATTTTCCATAATTTTTTATTTTTTAATCAACATCATACAATCCGTCCTTTTGAGAATCGTCCATCATTTTTATTAAAAGAGCTTCTCTACTATACTTTCTAATTAGTTTAAAAATTTCTGTAATATCTGTAAATTCTGACGGAGGACTATCAAGTCTACCAGGAAGAAATATCAAAGTAAACCCGTGATTACCATATAACTTCTCTTTCACTTTAATACTACAAATTTCATCAATATAAACCCAAGGGAAGTTACCCTGAAGTTTAATTTCAATTCCAATTTTTTTCAATCTTTCTACAAAGACCTTGATTTTATCGCCAGTCAATTTTGTAGAGTCATCTTCTCTTTCCATATAGGTTCCAAATTTAGTTTCTATTATTTTCATTTCATTAATTCCAAAAATATTATTACAACAACGGACCCGAACAAATATCCAAGTCCTGAACATAATGCCAATCTCATTCTTTCCTTCCAAGTTTTTGACTCAACCATAAATCCCACGAAAGGTAGTGATAAAAATGGTCCGATGAACGCAAAAAATAACATTCCAATATAGTTCTTGTCAGCAACTACTGTAATGTAAAATGTGCTTCCAATTTCTAATATAAGTGCGGAGAAAAAAACAATCAAATACTTTTTAATCATCGAAGAACATATTGATGAATTACTATCACTAATTTTCCTTCGAATATGGCTCTATCGTTTTTTATGTCAATATTCATCCAACCCAAATCTTCTTTGAGTCTATTGGATTGAACTTGAACTTCGTGTTCAGCATCTTTTTGATTTTTAAAAAAACCAAAGTAGGAATCACACCCACCCGTTTTATCACATACTCCGTATATAAATTCTCTACCATCCATTTTTATATGTTTTTCTTAATTCTTCTTTTAAACCTGTTAATAAACCTTTTTTATATGCAACGTAATCTTCTTCGTATTTAGATGGCCAAGCCACAAGATAAGAATTTTTATCGTCTTTTGGGTAAGTATAAAAATCTTTTTTTATTCTTTTTTTGGTTTTTCTTGGTAATCTAAACTTTTTCTTTTTTTGAGCTATAACATTCAATTTTTTTATCTTTAACATTCCACAAATGTAATCATATTAAATTGAATAAACAATATTTTTTTAATATATTTGAATCATACTAAAAAAATAAAACACAAATGACAAAAAATACTATACCATCTATATTTATCAGGAGACGGATTTCAATCGATGATTTGAATAAATTGGTCTGTGATGTAAAACGTTTATCCGACATTGAAGACCCACAAACGTATGTAACTTCTGTTTATGACTTGGTTAGGTTTTTTATTTTTTCAAATGATAATCTTGCCAAAGAGATAAGTAGACAAAGTGACACTCACGAATCATATATTAAAATCCAAGACCATATTTTAAATTATTTAAGAAATATATTACATGAAAAATAAAAAAGAACTAAAATATCATAACCCTTTGGGTGGGTTATTTTCTGCTGATGTTGATGATGAGTTTATAACAGGTAAAGTTGGTGAATTAGTTAATTTATCAAAGGACTACCCAACAATAAATTTACCTATATCTAAAATACCCGATATCCCACATCATTCAGAACCAGAAGAAAATTTCTATATAATGAACTCGAGTTTGAGCTATCCAATAATCGTTATGGTTAACATTCGCGGTGAAATCGAAAGAGTGTTAGATGGTAATCATAGAATACAAAAATCTTTATATTTAGGGAATAATACAATAAAAGCAAAGTTAATACCAAAAAAAGATATTAAAAAATTTTTTGGTAAATCAAACTTACAAGAATCTATAAGAAGAATTTTAAGGGAGGAATTTGAATCCCAAAATTATCCAATTTGGTTATTAAGAAGAACCAATCATATTGAGGCTCTTTTACGTAAACAAATGTCACACCTTTCTTGTGAATCGTGTTTTTGGGGATTTGAATCATTTATGTTAAATGTATTTAGGGGTGTTTATTTGGAATTATCAAATGAACTTGATTTTTTAACCTCACAGGATGACGAATATGAATATGATGATGACGAATATGATGATGACGAATATGAATATGATGATGACGAACCATTATATAATGAGAATAGAGAAATTGTTGATGATTTTATAGAAAAAAATTATTATAATTTATTAAAAACCTATTTTGATGATTTTTGTAAAAAATGTAATAAAAAAACATCAATTTCTTAAATATTTCTACTTCCATAACACTCCAATTTTTTATTATTTACATTCCACAAATCTTTTACCCCTTCAGTCATATGACAATTATGACGTTTGCCGGTCCTACGACCAAAATCAACAATCATATCATTATGACGATTACGAATTAAATGTGGGCATTCTTTACAGGGTTTTTTCACCTTACAAAGATACAAAAATTATAAATCTAATTTATATAATCTACACATTTCTAACATATATTTTTTTAAGTTGGTTATTGTTTCTTTGAAATCAACTCTTGGTGTTTCTTTAAACCTTTCAGCTAAATCATCATCTTTTAACGTATCGTTACAACTTTGATATATGTCTTTGAAGACTTGAGCATAGTATTGTTCTTTACTATATTCATCTTTAATTTTTCTTTCAAGTATTTTACCTTCTAGTTCACGACAATAATCAATCAACTCACTTACTTCTGAAATGTCCATCAAATGTTTATTATTTTTAAATATTTGATTTATGTTCTTCATAGTGTTTATCGCATAATGTGGTATGCCAACCAATATTTGTTTTTAATTCACCTTTTTCTCCACAGGTCTCACAAGTTTGATAACTTAAGTTTTCAGCTTCACTTATTCTCTTATGAACTTCGTTTGATGCTCCGTTAATATAAAATCTTAATCCACCGAATTTTTCTTTTACTTGACAAACTTGTTTATCCCACCCAAGTTTGATTAAGTCTTCAATCAGTTCTTTAATTAAAAAGTACCAACCAGACCCTACATCGAAGAACGTTGCTTGTTTAATTGTTGGTCTATCGGGATAGTGTCCATTTTTTAGACCCCCTATAGATTCTAAAAACTCATTCATTTCTTCTTTAGTCATTTTTTAAAAACTTTAATATTTTTTCTTTTACTCCACTTTGTTTGTTGCTTTTTGTAACGACTACCCCAATTATTAGAGAGACAAATTACACTATCGTTGTCTAAAAATAAAACTTTCATCTTATTATACATTTAATAAAACAAAGATAATAAAATATTTTTAATTAAAAAAACCGTTACTTAGAAAATCATAAAAAATTAAGATTTTGTCGTATAAAAAAAAATAGATAATTAGTAGTATGACTAAAAAAGATGTCCAAGAAAAGTGTGGATGCGTTTCATACATATATTTTGTAAACTGAATTGAATCTTCTAACAGATAGACAAAAATTATTATAAAAAAACCAAATAAAATTATTTCCATACTATTTTATAATTTGTTTTAAAGTTTCTGTTGATAACTCTTTTGATACAATTCTTACATAATAAATACCTGAAATTAAAGATTTGTTGTCAATATCATACAAGTTAATACCTTGGTTTATTTTTATTTCTTTTTCAAAAACTTTTGCTCCTTTTGTATCTTTAATTTCAATAATCCCGTCTCCAATCATATTTTTATTATTTAAAACAACTTGAAACATTCCAGAACTTGGATTTGGAAACGTTGAAAAATATCCTTTTGAATTTCCATTACAAATAACATTGATGGGTCCATATTCATCACTAACGCCATCAATATCATATTGCATTAATTTATAATAGTTGTTTCCATCAATCTCATTTTCATCTTTTGCTGTATAACTTAATTCTTGAGTTGAATTTCCTGCTGAGGCTAAGGTGGTTAATTTAGACCAATTCTCACCATCTCTTGATTTAAGAACATCAAAGTGAGATGTATTGTGTTCAGTTGCCGTTTTCCAATTTAAAGTAATAAAATTTTCATTACAAGTTCCGTCAAACGATAATAATTCCACAGGTAATGCTCCGTTTGTTATTATATTAAAAAATCTAACTTGAGTTCCACAGTTTGATGAATTTGAAACCGTAACTCTAACGGACCCATCGGTTGTTGTTTGAGGCCAATAAAAAGATATTGATGGTGTATTAGAGTTTGGTATGTTTGACCAATATGGTGCCGTTATTGATTGAGTGTAATCCCACTGATAGGTTGCGTTTGGAACAGGTGTTATTGAATATGTTTCTTGAGTTCCAGCAATAATTGTGTTGTTCCCCGACACTGTAGAAACAAATCCAACTGAAGGGTTTACGGTTATTGTTGTTGATGTTGCATTTGAACAACCGTTTGATGACACTGTTAGTGTGTATGTTTGAGTTGTTGTCGGTGACGCAAAAGGACTTGGCGCGTTTGGATTTGTCAGTCCTGTAGATGGTGTCCAAGAATACGTAATTGGTGGTGTTGTATTACAAGATGTAACTATTTGATTAAAAGCCTGACCTCCACCTAAACTTCCACTTGAAATAGTAGTTCCATTACAAGTGATTGTAAAAGTTGCCGTATTGTCATTCCAAGTTCCTTGAGTTTCAATTAAAAAAGTATAAGGCCCATTTGCTGATGACCCAATAGGTATAACATTTGTTGTTCCGGTTCCATAATTTCCCCCTGAACCTATTATAGTTCCCAAATTATTATATAATGTCCAACTTGTTTCATCCATAAACCCACCACTTGATATAGTAACAACTAAATTTCCAGGAACAGATAAACCACTAACATTAGAATTTAATTGAGTGCTTGGCCCATTACATATAACATTAGATGTCGGAGTTATTGTAACTTGCGGTATTTGATTTACTGTTATAGTGGTCGAAGTACAACTTGAACTAAATAACCCTGAATTGTAATTTCTTGCAAAATATGTTGTGGTTGTTGAAGGTGTTACAGTAATTGAATTTCCTGTTCCAATAAAAGTAGTTCCACATCCACCTGTATACCAATATACCGTTCCAATTGCCCCATTAGCAGTTAAAGTTGTTGATGTTCCATTACAAATTGTATTTTGTGTTGCCGTTATATATGTTGGAGCAGATGGTGGTGGAGTTGTGCAGATTAAACCAAGTGAGAAAGCACTTGATGTTGAATATCCATGAACTAATATGTAGTAGTTTAGTCCAACGGTTGATGTCCATTGATAAGACGCTGATGATGTGGCACATGATGGCCCCATATCATCATTACCACCCACACAAGTTAAAGCACTACAACTTGTCCCACTAAAAACTGATATTTTACTATCCCAAGCAGTATTACATAAATAAGCAGTCATAATCTGTCCAGTGCCCGTAACACGATACCAAACACCAGGTTGAGTTTGTGTAACAGAACAAGTTGAATTTTCTCCTACACCTGAATTTGTGGCATTAACCGTTGTTCCTGAAATAATTTGTCCACAAGATATTGATGTTGCATTACAAACTAAATCATTTGCAGGTGCTGCAGGTGCCGAACAAGTAACACAAGTTACTGTTGATGTTCCACATGAAGAAGCAGTCCCACAACTTGAATTTGTGTTATAATGAACAAATACGGTTCCTGTATAAGATGACGCCCAATTCAAGGGTGCATTACCATAAGCAACAATTGGTCCGTTATATGTTCCTGTATGAACTGTGATGTAACCACCTAAACTATATCCAAATTGATATGTTTGTCCTGCAACAATACCTGAAACTGTAGAATATTCACTTTGGAAATTACAGCTAGAAATTGTAACCGTTGTTGGTGTTGAAGGTGCAACAGCAGAACCATATGAAGAAGTATTTGTACAACCTGGTGTTGCAACCGTACAATTAGCAAGACAAGTACTACCTAAAGTAGTCGCCGTTCCCGAAACAGGTTGTATGGTGGCAAGTAAAACGGTTCCAACATTATTCACAACTTGAACTCTCATTTCACTTGGATAAGTTCCCGCTATTGTTCTATAAACTCTAATCGTTTGCCCACTACTTGCGGTAAAATTAAATATTGCAGGCCCTAAACCTGTCGATAAAGTTATATTACTTAAAACAGTTAAACCATTAACTGAAACTGAAACGGCACCTCCGTTCCAACCATCACCAAAAGTATCAGTAAGTCTTATTGTGTGGGTGCATTGAGAAATAACAAAACTTGTAAAAAAAACAAAAATCGATAATAATAAATTCTTCATTGTGTATAAAATTAAAATACATTAATCGTTATACTCACTTGAAGAATCCTAATTGGAAACCCCCATCTACCATGGGCCGGTCGAGATACTATAATAAATACGAAGAACTACTTGATTTTTGTATATAAATTATCGTGTATTGAGCAAAACACTATTTTGACTTATTATTTTCTAATTTTAACCGTATCAACCGGTGTAATCGTTACATTTGTTACACCTCTCTTTAAAAAATTAAGTTGTTTTGCCGTTCCATAACTCAAATCAATAATGAATTTAGAACTTTTTGGTAGTCGGTCATTAACTTTTACATAACAAACTGAATCATTATGATGATTAAATACTTTTACTATTGTTCCAAATTTAAAGTATTTGTGAGCTGCGGTTAAACTATCTGCGTAAAATCTTTCTCCTGATGCTGTCATTCTACCTGTCCAGTGTTGTCCATAGTAGGTAGCAGTTCCTTTATATTCAGGTGTGGTTAAAATAAAAGATAAAAATAGTAATGGTGTGAAAACCAATAATTTATTTAAGATTCCAATTTTTGTATTTTGTTTCAATTTTTCTTTTTCCATATTTTTTTTCCATGACTCTTTGGTGTAAATCCCAATTCAGAATAGATTCACTAACTTGTTCGTCATCTTTTGCCATATCATATAATTTTGATATTTTCTTTAACATTTTGTTTGCCACATAATTAAATTTTTCAAATTCGACTTCAAAAAATTTAGTTGGGTTTTTTTCATACTTTGTGGTTTGAGATAAAAACTTTTGTCTTATTTGATTTGTTTTATGGAGTCCTTCTAACTTTTCTTTGGCTCCGTCAGGTAGTAAACCTAATTGTAAACCAAATTTTAAAAAGTCATCATAAGAATGTTCTGTCATCGTCATAAACAATTCCATTCTGTTATTTACCAAATCAATGTATACTATTTCCAACGCTTTATTTATTTTTTCATCAATAGTCATGTTAGAAGGGTCTTCACCAATATGTTCAATAAGTTTGTCCAATCTTTCTTCTTGTTCTTTTAATAGTGAAATAAAATCATTGAATGTAAAGTTTTTGATTTGAACTAATTCTTTATAAACTCTGTTGTTTTCTAAAAAATCTTTGAATTGAGATTTTGTTATATTTTTTCTTTTCATTGAATACGCCACTTCTGTTGGTCTAACCAAGTTTTCTATCGCATGAATATAATACATTTTACGATAAAAATCCCTATCAATTGCAGGTATTCCAAAAGTACCTCTTTGTTGAGTTGCCTGATATTCAGCATCAAGACCAATTAACGCATATTTTTTAGATTGTTTATCGTATTTGTGTTTTATTTCATGAGCTAAAGATGAAACGTGTTCATCTCTTTCTTCTTCCATTTTTTGAATTAGCCCTTCAGGTTCCCAATTTTCACCAACAGCAAATGTAATTGTTAATTCTAAAGTTGTTGACGGTTGAGCCTCTTTCATAAAGGTTTCTCTACTAAATCCAAATCTACCTCCCATTCCCATTTGAATTATATCTAAAACACCCTCTTCATCTTCTATTTCTTCAATATTAACTACAAGTTCATATGAATCAATTTTAATTTTTTTCTTATCTCCAAGTTCAAATTCTATTATACCATCGAATTTATATTCATCTTGAATAGAGTCTATGGATTTAATGTCTTGTTCAACAACATCATATAACATGTCGGCAGCATCCAAAATATTTTCAGGAACACCTAACGCCTCATTCAACATTTTTAATTGGTTTTCGGATATAATAATTTTCATAATAATAAATATGTTGGAGTTATGGTTTATCCAACAACCCCAACTATATTATTTTGCCTAAGATTTGTCAAACTTTACAAAAATGTTATTTCATTTGTTATTGGGTTCCAATCAATATGCCAAGGTAAATGTGAATATAAGTATTGTTCATTCAATACTGCAGCGTTGAAATAATGTGTATGTCCGTCAAAATAATGACCATACCCACTATGAATATGACCACAGATGTGAATTTTTGGTTTGATTTGTTTAATTCGTTCTGCCAATAATTCACAACCCAAATGTTGCCCACGACGACCTTCAACATCATCTAACATACCCCAAGCCGGACCGTGAGTAATCAAGATATCAATATCATCAGGAATATCTTTCCATTTTTGTTCCAATTCCCATCCGGCTTTAGGTAAGTTAAACGCCCAATTATAAAACTCAGGTTGCCAAGGACTACCCCAAATTTTAATCTCAGGTTCACCACCTTCTATAATGCCCAAAAACTCATCTTCAAGATAATTAATATCTTTATATGTATTTAAAATCTCTTTAGTTTTTTCAACATTATTTTGAAATCCCCAATCGTGATTACCCGCAATAAAAACTTTAGTAGTGTAATTATCCAAACTATTATACCACTTCGCAAACTCACGAATTTCATGTTCATACCCCATAGAACTAATGTCACCGGCATGTAATAATAAATCACCACCCTTCAAATCACCTGTAACGTGTTTGTGTTTGTTGTGAGTGTCGCTCAATATTGTTAGTATCATATTTTTCTTTTTTGTTTTTTTCTTTCTGACTTAAATTTAAAAATAAATTCTACTAATTCAAAACAATTTAATTGTTTCTTCCACTTATTTTTAAAATTTTCAAATAAGTTTTCAGAAGTTTTAATTTGCTCCAAGGTCACACTAGAGTTTAAAACTCTAATTACGTATTCAAAATCTTTATTTGCTTTCATTTGTTCTATTATTTTTTTATCCATATGTTTTCATTATTCAATTTAAAGGTACCAATAAATTTCATATTCCATTCATGTGGCGAAACTAATGAAAGGAAAAATCTATCGTTTTTTTGATAAAGGTGGTAAATCTCACCAACAACAGGCTCAAAATTAAAATCAGACGAATAAATTAATTCGTTCCAAAAAAACTCCTCCATCATTTCATTATACTCTTCTTGTAGTTCTTTAAATTTATCTTCAAAATTCTTATTAACTTTATTAACTTTTGTAACCTTCCAATTACTAATATCATCTACTTTAATTGCAGGTGCCCCAACATTACTCCCATAAGGAAGTAAACCAGGATTATTTGCAACGTTGTCAGGTTTATTTTCCACTATAAAGATTCAATTTTTTTATTAATTTTTTCTACTAAATCTATGTTTATATTTTTTTCACTATTAAGTATTTCTTCAAGAAGTTTTTTGGTTTCAAGTTTTCCTTTTTGTTTAACTCGGGAAGTAGAGTTTAACTCAACTTCATATAAATAATATGCGACTTCATCCACCTTTTTTAACTTATTAATATATTTTTCAATTCTTTGGTCTATTCTACGTCTTCTATCTAAATTAGTTATGGTAGGTAATGCTTTATATAATTCATCCAATCTACCTTTGAGGTATTGAATTTCACCAAACTTTAGTATCTCTTGATTTGTCATTTTTTATGAATTGGGTTTTTACAGTTTCCTTTATGTGAACCCCATTGTCTATCGGCGTTTCCTATTTTAATGTATTCACATCCTTGGTAAGTATACTCTGTTACTCTGGTAATTTCCGATGGGGTTTCTTTTTGTGGTTTTTGTTCTTCACAGGATGTTAAAGAGACAAGAGCCATTCCAAATAATAATCCAAATATCATAACAAATAATAATCCAACATCAGGTCCTTCTTCTTTCATTCTTGGTTTTACTTTATTTATATTTTTATTTTAATTTTTCAATTTTATAAAAACCACATATCATATATGGTTCTCCCGGTGTATTATGTAAACCCGGACTTTTGTTGAATAGAACGCACCCATTTGATGTTTCATTATAGAAATTACAATAAAAAATTCTATTTTTTGAATCAGTAATTTTATAATTGTAAGATGGCCCACAAGAAAACAAGATACTAATAACAAAGATAAGTACGAAAATTTTCATATCTTAAAAATAGATATTTTATTATTTTAAATCAATCGCAGTCTTCAATATAATTTTGAATATTTTTTTTAGCGTTCTCTATTAGCCATAGATTTGCGTTTGGTACTTTTAATAAAAAATCTAACTCATATGAATACGCCATTAATTCTTCATTTGAATTTTTGATATTTTTCCCATAAAGAAGTAGATGACAACTTTCATGAATTAATATTGCGCAGATATTATAGATATTTCCAAAGTTCATTTCCTTAGTTGGAATTAAAATTGTGTTTGGTGGTTCGGTTGTTGCAAAACTATTATTCCAATAACCAATAGTATTACATTTAGTTATTAAAGTATTATATTTAACGGTGTCGTATTTTTGTATTGTGTCTAAAGCTTGTTCTACTTTATCTTTCCACCCATCCCCAACATCTGTAATCTTGATTTGTGAGAAAGAGTATGAAGATAATATTAGTAATATCAAAAATATCCATATTCTCATGGTAATTTAATAACCGCCTCGTGTATTGCTTTTTTGAGTGCTGACGATACTGTCATTTTTTCAAAAGGCATCATTCCTTCTTTTACCTCAATCATTATCGCTCTAATTTCGGTCTCAGATTCACCAATTCCCTCATAACATTTACCATCGTAATACAGTCTTACACCCACTTGGGTTAGTGATTCAGTTTTTTCAAAACCAATTATTCTTATAGTTGTTTTAGGTAATCCAAAATAATATACCTCAACATCAATATCTTTTCCATCTTCAGATAAACAGAATTTTTCAGATAGTTCATCTTCAACAATTTGTCGAATACCAAAACGAATGTCTCGGTTTCCCATCTCTTTTAATTTAGCTGTGTTGTAAACTGAATCAACATAAACACACTGTTGTGCGGTGGCAAAGATGCCAAGAATTAACATACCGAATAGTAAGATTAAATTTTTCATATTTTAAAATTTTAAATTTGTTCCAATTAGAACGTTATTCATTAATCCCCATTTTGGGGTTGTGTTCATATTCATTCTCCAATTAACATTTAGTCTAAATTTTTTTGTTAATCGATATGATACGTTATTTCCAACAACCGCGTTAAACGTATTAGATGTTGAAAAGAAGTTTTTACCTATGTCATAATATGGTGAACATAAAGTGATAAATGTTTCAGGTCTCCACTCAAACTTTTCGGATATTGTTATTTCTTTTTGTCCCAATAATACAACATACGGAACCGCAACAAAATAAGGATTTTCTGAACTTTTATCCCCATTTATCACAATCGAACTACCCATTTGAACCCCTAAAGTTAAACCGTATACTTTTTCAAATTCCCAAGTTTTAGTCACGCTTAATCCATTATTCAATGTGAAACCCATTTTACCAGTATTCAAGTGAAAATACCAATCATTTCTTCTATAATATAATGAATATGTTTGTTGAGTTAAATCGAATGTCAAAACCGCATTTATACCAAAACCTTTACCACCATTCACACGACTATATCCAATACCTGTACCATATCTCCAACCACTCTCATAAGTAGGGTTTTGAATAAATGCAAAATCGGCAGAAGTTAAAATTGGGTTTGGTTTAATTATTGAACCACCACCAAATGACCTACCTTGTGCACCGACTATATTATTCTGTGTTGTTCCAAAATCTTCAGTTGGTGAGTCTTCTGCCGGTGGTGTAGGTGGTGGGGGAGGTGGTGAAGTTTGACTAAACAAACTAAACGGTATTAATAGTGTTAATAATAATTTTTTCATTAGTAATTTACTGTTGTTTTATATGCGGGGGCAATTAAATAGTAATTCACATTACTCCCACTTACTGGTGAGTTTATTGTTATTGACGGAACACCAGGGATTGACAATTTTAAGTTCGTGGTATTAGTGTTCAATGTTGTGTACTGTGCTGTAGTATAAAATCTTGATGGGCCTGTACCTACCCAACTTGGTAAAAAATTAATTCTTTTTAAATTAATGTAATTTTCATCAGCAATATTAATCCTCCCATCATTATTAACATCATACCTGTTGTAATGAATACTTTTAGTTTGTGTTGTACCTAATATAAGTTTTGATACTTCAATCATATCTGTTGTACTTAAAGTTGTTACTGGTGTTGGTGCGTCCATTTGAATATACCACTCCACTGATGGATTTGTTAATTCATTAAAACTCCAATATCCAAGTGAATTTGTATAAACAGTTCGAAATAGAGACCAAGGAGTGTAAGTAACAACATAATCAAATTCTAAAACATATGGTAGTGATACTCCATTTGGTAAATCATTCCACAATCCTCCCCCAACAAATTGAGCATAATCTTCACTTCCTGAATTGTTTGGTTCTCCACCATTCCAAGAAAGATAAGGATTTAAACCAAATCTATACGATAAAGACATATAACATCTATTTATTTCATCTAAAGATAAGGCCGTATTGTAAACTTGGAACGCACCCAATCTGAATGAACCATAAGCCCCACTTCCCATATTTGTTGCATCACTTAAACCTATTGCAAATGTTTGATTACCTCCACCATCTATATGTGGGGCGAATCTTAAAAAATTAACCGAACCAAAACTTACACCGTTTCTATAACCTCTCATAGTTGTACCATCGTATGTAATAGCAACCATGGACCATTGATTCAAAGTAATTGGTGTTGATAGTTGTGTTATACCAGTACCATTCCAAAAACCAACATTAAGAGTATTACCATTAGTAATCTCCATAACTGATTCATGCCACCCTGATGAAGGTGATGAAACGCCTAATTCACTTACAATAACCCCATTACCTGTTGGGTATACCCATGCCACTAATGTTATAACCTTAGAAGACCCAAAGTAATTTGTTAGACTCGGAGTGATTCCGTAAGTGTTAATTCCATTAAATGTTAAATATTTACCACCAGTACTTGTATAAACTGGTGTGTTTGTAAGGGACATGTTACTAGCATTTGTTAAATCATTAAGTGTTGGTCCTGAAGTATAACTTGAAACGTCATAATTATTCACCCTTCCATTTGTAACATAATTTTCAGTCCATCTCCATCCACCTAAAGGTTCTGAGTAAAAAGCACCTGTATTATCTTGATAGTATCCAATCCAACCTGAAGGCCAAGTATTGAATAAAAATGAATTTTCAGCAGCGTTAGATATAGTCGCTAAATGTCCATTCATTGCTTCACATGCGGATTTCGCATTTGACCAAAAAGTTGTGGTGGTCGACCTATAGTATGAGTGTCCGTTATAATTTGTTTGAGATGTAAACCCATTCATAACTGGAGTTGTCCTTTTATATAACTTAACAGGCACATTTACTGCACCTGTTCCATCAGCATTATAAACATAACCTGAATACGTAAAATTTTGACCGTACAAATTTATATAAGTCAAAAATATTATTGTCCAATTAATAATCTTGTTCCACATGTTATAGTATAATTTAATGTATTAACTTTTATCGCCCAAGCACCCCCACCATTTATATTAAATTTGAATCTTTTGGTTATTGCAATATTAGTACCAATTGATGGTAGAATAACATAAGGTGATTTTAAAACTAAATCATTGTAATAACTTACATAGGGCGAATAAACAAATAGACCCATAAGTTTTACGTCAAATCTTCTACCGAATTTTAAATCGTACATTCCACCACCTATGAGTGCCGTACCTAAAAAAGAGGTTTTATAAACTTGACCATATGAAACTGTTCCCATATAAACCGCCTTTAATCCTGGTACTTTAGGAAACATAAACATTTGACCTCCAGCTAAAGTCCCATAAAGTGACCCTCTACCTTCAAAACCTAATGATACTGTTCCCGATAATAAGCCCATAGATTTTTTATTTATCCACGCATGGTAACCTGTTAGATTAGGCCCTCTTTGAGCTGACACATAATCAAGTAATCCGCCCCGAGCAGTTTGTCCGTCCCATCTCATATTGTGGTAACCTCCTGTTAATTTTAATCCAGTTGTTACTTCTGAGTTTTGAAAGTTGAAACCTACAAAATCACTTGATGCAATTACTGTAGGTTTTCCCCCTTCTTTATTTTGATTTATTGTTTTGGTTGCCCCTTGTGTAATGTTGGTTTGTCCTCCCCCTTGTTCTTCAGTTTGAGTTGTGGTTTCTTCACCATTAGGTGTATTTCCACCATTACCTTGAGAATTTGAATTTACATTAGTTTGGGTATTATTTGTTGGTGAGGCATTTGTTGTTGTTGTTGTTATTTCTTCACCTTGTCCATTAGTTCCTTGACCATTCTCACCAGACCCATTCCCGTTATTCCCCCCAATATTCCCGCTATTATTAGTGCTCCCATTGTTTTGATTAGTATTATTGTTTTGGTTGTTTATAGACTGGTTAGTCTGTGAATTTCCATTTTCATTTGTTCCACTTTGAGTTGTAGTTCCTCCTGCTTGTGTTGAAGTTTCATTTCCAACATTTGTAGAAGAGGTTCCATTTGTTCCGTTGTTTGAACTTGTTTCATTTGTTCCAGTAGTGGTCGCACTTCCTTCATTATTGTTACTTGTTCCATTTATTTGGTTTTGATTGTTATTGGTTGTGGAGTTATTATTATTTGTTGTTGTAGTATTATTTGTTGTAGTAGTATTATTTGTTGTAGTATTGTTTGTTATATTATTTCCACTTCCATTTTGGGAATTGTTCCCGTTTTTTTTGTTGTTTTTTTTATCGTTTGCCTTTGAGCTTGAGTTTGATGAATTTGATGCTGCGGTCAATGTTCCACTTAGAAAATCTGTGGCACCATTTGATATATCCATAAGAGCGGATAATGAATTTATTAATCCAACGGTATTCAATGCAACGTCTTGTGCAATGTTAATAGAACCTGCGAGTCCAACAATTTCAGAACATGGTGAACCATCAAATTGTGAAAAAACATTATTAGCCCAAGACTCAAAAGTACCATCGACAAAATCTTGTTGTGTAAAGTTTTCTATAAAACCATAATACCCAACAGTGACAGAGCCATTGATGGGTACTATAATATTTTTAACGTTTCCAGTACAGGGGTCGGTGTATGAATAGTTGTATGTTTGCGCGTTTGAATTGTAGAAATTAAACACAAAAAACAGTACGGATATGAAAATTTTTATTTTCACCTTGGGAATACGCCTTTCGTAATTAACCGTTTAACCACTCTTGATGATGCGGTTTCTAAAGCTTTTTTTGTGGATATACCTATTGTTGATTGGTTAAATTTTACATCGTCTGAAATGTCTCCCAAAATTGATGTTGTTTTAATAGTTACTGCTTCACCTAACCCCGAACCAACAATAACTTGACTTGTTTCAGCATCTACAAATTTAATTTGAAGACCTAATCTTGTGGTTTGATTTACAGTCTGTTGACCATTTACTTTAACTATCTCATCTTCAGAAACACTAAAATCGTATACTTCAATATAAACAAAATATTTTGCCAAAACTACATTTCCTTTTACTTCAATTTTGTTAGATGAAACTCCCTTGTCTGATGCTTTGTCTTGTGCAATCATTCTTTGTTTTATTTCCTCTTTTTCTTCAGTAAAAATAAATCTATTTGTATACTCCAAATATTCTATAACAATATTTGTTACACCAAGACCAACTCTTTTATCTTTAAGTTCGGGATATAAAGAATATAATTCTTCATTGATTCCTATTTTTAATAATTGTATCGGTACTTGAATAGTGTCGTTGTATTCAGCAACTGAATCAATTGATTGTTTCTTTTCAAAATCCGCAACATATTGTTCTGTCTTTACAGAGCCAATTCCCCCTCCGTTTTGAGGGGGTTGAGCTTGTATTGTTTTACATCCAATCAATAAAAGTGGTAATATGTAAAGTATTTTTTTCATTACCCTTCTACTTCTTCGTCTTCTTCTTTATCATTTTGTTTACCTGACAAATATTTGTCAACTGAAGCAATACCAAATGAACCTAATGTAATCCATAAAAATCCATCATAGATAAATTTATTGATTGGCATTTCTTGTCCGTATAACCCTGTGTAGATGTCCACACCAAGGCAAATTACCATCATGATAAATGCTCCAAAACCAACGATTGATTTTTCGTTGATGTCGTTTTTGTCCATAAACATTCTTACGAAGAATGATTTTTTTGTTTTCTTTTGTGCCATTTTATTTTATTTGTTGTTTATTACCAAGACTCTTCCTCTTTTTTAGGTTGTGGTTGAGGTTGAGTTGGTTGTTGAGTTGCAGGTTTTTCGATAATTCTTTCACGAACCACACCCCCACCATTATTGTTCTCAGTTTTTTGTTTATTTTCTTGGTTTTGTTGTACATTTATAGTTATAGGCGCTTGACCTCCAGACTGTTCTGTTTTTGTCTCCTCTTTTGGTTCTTCGTCACCTCCACCATATAACATAACACCTAACCATGTTCCACCACCAGCAATTACTGTTGATAATGTACCAACAATGGTCTTTTTTAATCCTGACCACGTTCCGTCGTTTGTGTCTTGTGTTTCTTCTGACATTTTGTTTTTGTTTATTTTAGGTTTATTGTTTTACAATTTTTGAGACTTTAGTTTCTCCGTTCTCCATAGTTAATGTAACTAAGTAAAGACCTCTTTCTAAACTCCCTAAGTTTTCAACATAGTTATATTCTCCGTTTGGTAATTGAGTGTCAAAGATTGTAATTAACTTTCTTCCAACAACATCGGTTATTGATAGGTTTGCGTTTGTGGTTTCTTTAACTTCAAATGATATTGTAACCTCATCAACAACAGGGTTAGGGTTTACTGAAATAGTGTTTCCAATTACTTGACCCATATTACTTTTTAATACTTGAAGGATTCCGTTTGTTGGAGTTACTGTTAAATCTTTTGATTGGACATTTCCTGCGAATTTTAAAGAAGTATAAAGAGGACTTTCTTCCCAAAGGTTTTGTGGTTGTTTTGCTATAAATTGTAATTTAACAACCTCATCACCATTTTTTAATGTTTGTTCTCCGTTTGTTATGTCAAATCCACCCCAATCAACTTGATTGTTATTAGGATTAACATATGTAATCCATTCCATCGCATTAGATGTAGAATATATGCCTTTAAATTCTAATAGTTCTGAATTGTATTTTAAACCGAACTGAAGTGATGACAACTCTTCACCGTTAGTGAAAACCTTAACCGGTAATTCAACCAAGTTTCCTGCTTCAACTGTTATGTGAGGAACATTTACTTCAATTGTTGATGTTGGAAAATCGTATTCAACTTTTGTGTCGATTACATTATAGATTTGTGATTCCAATCCTGGTATTGGTCCAACCAATACTTCAATAGGAGTTACACGAGCCATGTTATAACCCGTACCGTTGGCATCTCCAGGAACCATTACATAATATACTACAGAGTCAGGTTGTCCTGGTAATATATCAAATGTAAAGTTAGTCACACCGGGGATTGTTGATGTATAGTTGGTGTTAGACCCATTGATAGTTGCAAATTCAGATGTGGTAAAGAATTTAACATCTTTTGTATTGTTAGGCCATTGTGTAAATCTACCTGATACTCTACCGAACACACCCCATACGTCAGATATAGTTGTATTATTAGAACCATTCACATCTGCTGTGAAGTAATCAAATCCAGTCATGGTTCCATTTCCTAAAACCCACTGATTGATTAACTGAGCATCCGTTGAAGATATAATATTACCAACACCCATAGTGTCTCCTTGAATTGCAAGTCTTACATCCCAATATGTTGTATCTAACGGTACTGATATATTAAAGTCACCGTTTATATCTGTAACATAAGAAGAATGTTGTGTCCAAGTGTTTCCACCGAATGGTCTTCTTTGTAATGCTAAATTTAAATATTTAGCCGGTGAACCTGTTACATTTGTAAACGTTCCGTGAAATGCGAAGTTCACAGGAGTAAATACACCACCATAGTTATGAACACTTAATGTTGTATCCATACCGTTTTGTTTTGCGGCATATGGTGTAAAAGTTTGTGGTCCTGTCCAAGTTAAGTTAGAGATAGACGCCAAGTTACTGAATGTTGCCGCTGGAGCATGAACAAAGGTGATAAGAAATCTTTCACCGTTTGGTATTGTATATGTCGCACTTGGCCCTGTATAAACTAAAGTAATTGTGATATAACCATTTGCAGTATTTGTAATATACTGAAGGTCTAAGTTCGCAGATGGTCCGATTAATGAAACAGTTGCATTTGTAAAAGCAACATTATCATAGAATACTCTAAACTGAACTCCCGCAAATTTTGTAAGAGTTGTATTTTGTAAAGTAATCTTCGCATCCGTTGTACCTTGTGCTGTTGTTCCAACTTGATACTGTGAAGCAATAATTCCCCACAATCCGTTTGATGGCGCCACTGGTACTTGTGTATAACCAATAAATGGTAAAAATAAAAGTAATAAGGTTAGGTAATAGATAGTTTTCATTAAAGTATTTTAAAATTTTTATTTTATGTCAGAACTTTCAATCAATGTGTAAGTAAAAGAGTTTCCGTGTTTTTCACGAGCCTTTCTACAAATTTTCATAAATTCTTCAAAGTCCGCACTTCTTTTAAACACTTGACACCCTTCTGACCAATTTTCAACATAAGTTGAGTCAGCACCAGCCTTGTGAATGTTAATACCAAATAGACCTTCATCTACTTTGTTTTCATCATAACTTAAGTCTTTATTTGCGTCACGATAAACTTTAACATTTTTTGCTTGTTTCAACGCCTCATACTTACCTTGGTGGAGTCCAATTCCGTGAGAACCTCTGTATTGTCCTTCAACCAATCTTGCAACTCCTTTAACATTATGGTATTCTAAAACTCCTTTTTTACCTGGGTCGGTTGTTGCTGGCCACTCATGATATTTCCATGCTCCCGTTTCATCTTTATAACTCATTGTTAGTAAGTCGTCAAATGCATTTGTAACTTTTTGACCAGTATCAGAATTTCTAATACCAATAATATTGACATCATAACCTTTGTTATTTTTGTCTTCAAAATAAACGTAACCTTTGTTTTTTAAGGTAGATTCAACCTGTTCTCTTGTGTATTTCATAATTTTCCTTTTTTTAATAAGTATTTTCAAGTAGGGTATAATTCAATTTTTTTTTGATTTTTTTATTTACTTTATTTTTTAAAATAGTATTTATAGGAAAATTAATTATTATGATACTAAAAAATGGGTCAAAAGGAGATGACGTAAAAAAACTCCAAGAAAAACTAGGTGTTGAGGCAATTGGAACCTTCGGGCCTAAAACTGAAGCCGCTGTTAAAGCATGGCAAAAAGCAAATGGATTAAAAGATGATGGTATTGTAGGTGATGCCACTTGGGCTAAACTATTTGGTAAGTCAGCTCCCGCAGCAACTGTAGTTAAAGAAGATGTGGTTATACCTTCAGGAGGACCGTTAAACATTGAAAAATTAAAAGGTCATATCCCTGACGCAGTGTTGGCACAAATACCTGAAACCGCAGCTAAATTCAACATTACAAACAACTTGAGACTTGCACATTTTCTATCACAATGTGGTCATGAGTCAGGTGGGTTTAAGGCCGTGAGTGAAAACTTAAATTACTCAGCGGATGGTTTGAAAAAAATCTTTGGTAAGTACTTTCCCGGTAATCTTAACGAGTCTTATGCAAAACAACCCGAGAAGATTGCATCTCGTGTTTATGGTAATAGAATGGGTAATGGTGATGAAGCATCAAAAGAAGGTTATAAGTTTAGAGGTAGAGGATATATCCAATTAACAGGAAAAGCAAACTACACAAAGTTCACTCAATTTATTGGTGAGGACTGTGTTTCAAACCCTGATTTAGTGGCAACTAAATATCCTTTGGCATCTGCAGCGTTCTTTTTTGATTCAAACAAACTATGGGTAATTTGTGACAAAGGAGCCGATGATGCAACAGTCACATCAGTAACAAAAAGAGTAAATGGTGGAACATTAGGTTTATCTGACCGAATAAAACACTTTAAAGAATATTACAATTTACTTAAGTAAAACACGAAACCCCTCTTAACGGAGGGGTTTTTTATTAGTTATTAATCCAAGTCCAACCTAAAAGTAATTTAGAAAAATAACGGTGAATTATATTTGGTTTTTTTTCAAAAAAAATGTGAAAACTTTTACCAACTTTGTAATAACCAACTTGTTTTGGATATTTGATTACTGTTTGTGTAACTTCACCTTGTCTCAATATCCAATCATTTATTGAATCTTGGACTTCAATTTTTTTGTTATCCGTTTTTTGTTTGTTTTTTGTCGGATTAACTGCCCTTTTTATAGTTTTTTTTTCTTGTTCCATTTTTATTTTTTATTTTCATTTTTATAGTCGACCCAACTTATCCAAAACCCAATAGCCACAATTACATTCATACCCACAGATGCAATTAATTCATGAATATCTTTATATACATTCATTGTTAAATGAACGTGACCAACAACCCAAAATGGTATTGATAAGTTAGACGAAACCCAAAGTAAAATATATTTCAATAATTTCATAAATTATATTTATTGCTCTGAGTTTTTTATTTTTAATTTGCTTTTTCTAATTGGTCTTCGTTAAAGATGTGAAGAAGTCCATATTCATCCATCTCACCAACGACTCTCGTATTACCTTCAACTGTTTGGAACACAGATACGATTGTACATGGAAACTTATATCCTTTAACTTTAACTGCTTTATCACCTACTTTGAACTTAGGTTGATTTGACGGGAAATCTCCGTCTGATAATTGTGGGTCATCCCACGATGTATCTCTATTCATAATTTTATTTTTTAAATCTATAACCGATAAACCAAAAATCAATTCTGAAAAACCAATTACCGTCGTGTTTTCCAAAACCAATTCTAATCATCCGATTATTGTGGTTAAGTTTTATTTTATCAATTTTCATTTTTAATTAGAAAGCGGCATTTTGATAGTCGGGTGTGATTGGTAATTTTTAAGTGTGAAATCACCAATAACATAAGATTCTATTGATGGTCTTGTTCCTTCATAAGTTGGAAATTGATTAATAGTTGGTAACTCAAATGGTTCTCTTGTTAATTGTTCTTTAACTCCATCAATCTGATTTAAATAAATGTGACAATCTCCCATATTTGAAATCAACTCATCAGGAACCATATTAACCTCCTTTGCCAATATTGTTAGAAGTAATCCATAAGACGCCAAATTAAATGGCGTTCCAAGTGGTACGTCCTGGCTTCTGCAGTTATACATTAAAGAGATTGCTCTGGTTGGAATATTAAATTTGTCACATTCTTTATGAACCTCATTATCTAAATCTATACTAACATTACTTTTTATAAAATCAAACAGTTCATTTGAATCCAATAAATTAATTTGTTTAGTGTTTTTATAAGTGATTCTTTCACTAGCACTTAACTTTCTTGTATAAACTTGAAATCCATAATGACAAGGTGGAAGAACCATTTGGTCCAACTCGCCTACATTCCATGCATTTACCATCAATCGTCTTGAGTCTGGGTTTGTTTTAAGGTCGTTGATTAGATTTGTGATTTGGTCTATATTTCCCATTCCATGTTTATCCTCTAAAACTCCAGCGCTCCAACTTCGCCACTGTCTGCCATACACGGGACCTAACTCACCCCATTTCTCAGCAAACTCATCATCGGTTTTAATTCTATCAACAAACATTTTTTCATCCAAATGTGGTTCCCAATCTTGAACCTGGTCTGAATAATTTTTATAAGCATCTCCTGTCCAAATATTGCAATCGTTTTCTAAAAGAAACTTGATGTTGGTATCTCCTCTAAGAAACCAAAGCAATTCAGTTACAATAGTTTTCCAAGCCATTTTCTTGGTTGTAAGAAGTGGAAATTTACCATCTTTAAATTTGTATCTAATAGACCGTCCAAATACACTTAAAACTTCACCATTACGTGTATTCTTTTTAATACCATTATCCAAAATGTCTTGAAGTAATGCTAAATATTGTTTATCTAATTCGTTCATATTCTTTTTGTTTTAAATCTAATTCACTTTCATAAAAATAAGGACAACACCACTTTCTTTCATCACAATTAAGCTTAATCATTTTTCCATTATAACAACCCACTTGAGTTACTGCAGCCCAACCACTATATCTAGTTTTAACTCTGTCACCTACTTTTAAGTCATCAAATGTCATTGTTCTCTTATTATTTCCCATTTGAAATTATATGTCTCACCTATTGTATCACCAACATCATTAGAATGTAGTATAAGCATAGTGTTTTCTTTATCATTTAGTAGTGAAGTAAACCACTCTAATTCTTCTTCATCACTATGTGAATACCAGGTATCTTCATCAAACTCAATTTCTGCTTCAATTTTTATTTTTGCTTTCATAGGTTTCTTTGTAGTATTGTTCAATCTTTTCCCTGCTCATTCCAACAATTAAATTATCTACAAAATCTATCATCTGCTCTTTCTCCATCTCTTTGGCTTGTTCTTTTAGCTTCAAATAGTCTTCAACCTTAATTGAAATTTGTATTCTTCCAATGCTTACATTTTCCCAAGAATCTCCTTGGTCTTCAAGTTGCTCTATAAATTTTTCTACTGCTGTTCTCATTGTTCTTGTTGTTTAAAGGTTCTCTTCCCAATATTCTTCAAATGTGAACCAATTTTCCTCAGCAATACCTTTGCCTTCAAATCTACCTGCTTGATGTGCTACATCCCAAGTTTCTTGATGTGCTTCCTTCTCCATCTCTTTGGCTTGTTCCCAATCAAACTTATCAGGTTCCCTTTGTTTTGCAATTTCATGCAACCACTCTACCGCCGTTTGTTTTTTATTATTTTCCATTTTTAACTTTCAATATTTAAATTATATGAAGTGAGTGTTTCTCTTATTTCATCTCTAATTTTTTGACATACTTCTATTTCTTCGGCAGACGCCTCCTCATTTGAATAAAACTTAAATCCGTGTTTGGTTGTGGTTCTTAATTTTTGGTCTAAGTCCCACATTGCCAATTTCCACTTATATCCATCAAGAGCGTCTCTTGCATCTTGTGATTCTTCTACCGAATCAAATTCTATTATTATTTTTCCCATAAAAACAAACTTATAAATTTTTTTCTATTATATCAAGGTACTCGTTAAAATTTAATTTGGATGGTGGTCTACCATCAATGTCGTGAAGACGATTGTAGTAATTTCTAATTTTTTGAATTGTTTCGTATGCTTCAACCTCATGAAGTCCATCCATTAAGGTGTTGTCCCACAGTCTTTGTTCATCTTCATTCATATCTGAATTTAAATAAGGTATTCTATCTTCGCTCATAATAATTTTAATTCTTTTCTATATTTTTTTATTTTTTCTCTTGTCTTTTGAAATTCATCTCCATCGCTTGCTTTATGACCTTTACCAACAGCATCTGTAATCATTAATTCGTTTTTTAAAATAAAAGTCAATTTTTCTGAATTTGTCAATTCATAAGGAACAACTTCTGTCCTGATAAACTCACGAATCATCGCTCTTATCTTATCAATCTGTTCTGTCGGGTTCTGTTTTGTTCCGTGCACCATTACAGATGTTTGGTAGATTGTTCTACTTAACTCTAATATTTTTTTATCAAATCCCATCTTTAACTGTATTTCTAATTACACCTTCAACTCTATGTTTATGTGGATAAGAGTCTTCAATAATATCTTTAACAACAATTTTTTCGAAGTCACAAGAATGTTTAACATCACAAATACCATTTTCAATTATGTCTTCAACCAAATCTATCGTTGGCACACGGAACCCCTTGGTTTCCTTCACCCCATTTTGAATGGCATCTTTAATTGACCGAAACGGTTTTTGAAGTCTTTTACTGGTTTGTCTTACCCCATTTTGAAGGGTGTCTTCAACCTCATTATTTTGTTTTGGAGATTCAATTTGATGAACTATTTTACCTTCCATCTCTATTGAACCCAAATAACCACTAGGTGTTGTTTCTTTCACCCCATTTTGAATGGTGTCTTCAACAGGTTTAATACCCAAAAATCTTGATTCAAACCAATTCTTAATCAAATCTTTTTCTTCGGTGCAGTCCTTACCGATTAGTTCCAACTCACTTTGAAATAGGTTATAGTTGAACCATAAGGTTTTATCCTTTGTAAATTCAACCACCCATTTTTTTTCTTTGGTGAATATCAACCAAGTTGAACCTTGTTCTGTAACATACTTGTCTGCACCTTCAATCATTTGGTCAAACATTCCAAAAACAAGTTTCTCTAATTTTTTTCCTGATGGATTTTTCACGGTTTTAATTTATTGATATAAGGTATATAATTTTTCAGCAATTTTTTTCAACTTGAACTCCAATTCTTGTATTGTTCTTTTTTGTTCCTCATTTAGTTCAAACCCATTTGCTCTTATGTCGGCAATTTCGTTAGTTAGTCGTCTGTGTTCAGACATTAACTGTCCATGTAAAATTCTTTTGTCTTCCATATACTTTTTTTTTAATCCCACCAATAGGGTAATCTTTCCTCTAAAATTCGGAAAAGAAGTTTATTTGCTTTATTATGATTATAGTAAGATACTTCTAAACATAAAGTTTTTTTATCTTCAATAACTCCATGTTTTTTAATAACCACACGTACTGAAGAAGGATATTTATTTAGATAATCGTCAAATCTTTCATCAGTTGTTTTAATTTCAATAGATTTTGAATCAGGTTTATTTGGAACATCTTCGAAACTAATATCATCGTTCCAATAATCCATACATTCCAATTCATAATAACCTTCTTTGACTCTTTCAAGTAGGTTAAGAACCAAAGTCATATCTCTATTATCTCTTTCAATATCCGTGTGTCTGTTGGCGCTTACAAGTTCTTTTCTTTGAAACTCTATTTTCTTTTGTAGAATTTTTAAAATGAAGTCTCCATCCCAATCTCTATCGTGGTATATAGTGGGCAACCATCTAAAAATGTTTTTTACACCGGTAAAAAAATATCTTATTCTCCAATGTAATTTACTTAATAAAGTATTTCTATCCCAATCAGAATCTTTTGGTATTGGTAATTGTTTATATGTTTTCATTTGTTTTTGTTTATTTCAATTTATAAACTTTATATGGTGGATTTATTTTTGTTTCGCTCCCATCACTATTTTTATAAATTAAGGTGTCTTCTCTATAATATATGGAATCCGCATACCAAATAGCATCATGCATAGGATTGGTTCCTGATGTTGGTAAATAAATTTTTCCTTTTATTTTGTATTTAAAATCTTCCTCGACACAAGAAAATAATAAAAATAAAGGTAGTAGGTAAATTAACTTTTTCATTTTTTGTTAAATAATTCTTTTAGTTCTTCTTGTAGGTTGTCGTATTCTTCTACATAATTTTCAAATAGTTTTTTATTTTCAAAAAATCCCAATGTAAAAGACAACGATGTTAAAATATATAAAAAATTAAAATTAATAAAATTTAAAAAAATCATAACTTGTTCCACAATAAATAAAACAAGACACATAAATCCTAAAAAACTATGAACTCTCATTTGTGATGTAACAACAATCAATCTTGAATAAATTTCATTCTCTCTCATTTTAACTTCGAGACATTTGTTAAGATAGTATCCAAAGACATTTGGATATTTGATTTAATTTCTTTTTCATAAGATATTGCGTCAGCTTCAACTCTACTATTGAATAGTTTTATCAACTTAGTTGCATTATCATATCTTAATTTGATTTCATAGTGATAGATATGATTTGTAATTTCTAAATACGAATCATCAATAAGAATAAAAATGCCTAATGGTTTATTCACAATATATCTTTTTCCTGAAACTGGAGCTATTGTAAATTTAGAATCAGGATTTCTCAACATGTTTCTAAATATGGTCATAGCTTTTTGTTCGTGAGAATCCTCGAAGGCAGTTTTTTGATTAATCCATATATTTTTAATGAATCTTTGAATTTTGTAAGATATTTTTTTTGTTAGTTTCATAATTTTGTTTTTACAAAACTAAGTAATAAAAGAAATAAAAACAAATTTATTTAAACTTTTTTATTTGATTTTTTTCTCTCATTCGATTAGCATAATCCAACCAAATCTTTTTGACTTTCGGCCATTCTTTTTTTGGATTGTCAAATTTTAAAATATTTTCTCTGAACCATTCTTCCATGGCGTCATCAAGTGATACTCTTTTGAATCTTGCCCTTGAAATCAACCCTTTTACATATGCTGGTATTTCATGTGGGTTTGTCAGGTATTCAAAGTTGTTGGTGTATTCAGTACTTGGGTAATACATATCCTCAAAATTATCTTGACCGATATGTTCCACTTCATGTACTAATGTTTCTTTTAATTCGGCTGTAAAATCAACCATTACTTTAGGGAAGTCTTGAGGTCTATATGTAATCTCAATTTCTATAATATCAAATTCGGCTTCCGCACTTATTGAAAATGGATGATTAAAATCTTCATCATAAATGAATTTACACACCACATCAAATTCGGCGTATTCATCACCTCTTTCTACATAATAGTTTTTAGTGAAATTTTCTTCTTGTTTGAAATGATAAATTACATCTCGATATATTTCATTAACAACTATATCAAGTTTACCTTCCTTAATTAAGTTTTTTTTTAACTTATTAACAATAATATTTTCAAATATAGAATTAATCATTGTTGAAGATACGTCATCAGAACTCCACCTATTGCGGTTGCGTGATTTTGTAAATGGTTAATTGATTCAATGTCCAATTTGGTTTTTCTTTTGGTAAAGTCGACAGAAAGAACCCCAATGAATTTTTCTTCTATTGTTTTAATAGCAAATAAATAAGAAGATTTACAGTTAGATTCCTCGGCAACATATTTTAAACCAAACGTTGCAATTTTCTCATCTTTAAAATCAGGAACTTCAATTACGTTATTATTGTAAAGTTCGTTAATTGATTTTGAAAAAAGATTTACAGGTATATTTTTGAAATTTGTTTGGACAGAATTGGTATTAGGCCCAACCGTTTCATAAACTATTGAAAACTTAGCCATAGACCTACCAGTTGGATAAAAATTACCTCCGTTATGGAATTGTGAAACCCATACTCTATCGGCACCAAATTCTTCTTTTATATGTTCTATTTTTTGATTTACAAGTTCACTAACTCGTAATGTGTCCATAACCATATCAGGTTTTGTCTTTTGTTTATCCAAAAGATGTTTGATATATAAAAGTAATATGGGACCCAATACCCCCGATATGAAGGCAATAATTAATTGATAAATTCCGTCCATTTTAATGAATTGAAAAATTTAGAAAAATTATTTGTTATTTTTCTCTATTATGGACCAAATAGTACCTGTTAGTGTTATAATTCCACCAATAATTTCTGTTGCGGTAGATTCGTCAATTAAACCTTTAGTAATTAATATACCACCAATAAAAGTAAGTCCGTGTCTGACAATTCCTAAAATTTGTTCTTTCGTAAGTTTCATTTTTAAATTCTTGAACGTTTATTTATTTTAATAAATATAATAAACATCATAAAAATTACGCTTTGTGTTGAAAGTATTTGTAAATTATAAAAACAATAAGTAGACACGGAGTCGATGCTGCGATGATTTCGGTAATAGACATAATTTTTTTATTTATATATATGTAAAACAATAATAATAATGGTTATAAGAGTTGTCAAAACTTTCATAACCATTATTTTTTTTAGCATTTGTGGTGGTCCCACCTGGGTTCGAACCAGAGACCTACGCATTATGAGTGCGGTGCTCTAACCTGCTGAGCTATAAGACCAAAATAATTATAATAGATTTTTAAAAAACTGCGTCCATTTTTCAATTGCCGGTTCTAACAAAATAATTGAACCCATACAATATAAAATAGACATCCAATCAACATTAGTTTTGAAAAACTGATAGACACAAACCACACCCAATAGAGTAGTTAATATCCCAAAAATAGTATAAATGTGTTTTTTCATATATTAATTTTTTAAATCTTTTTGCGGTCCATGCGAGAATCGAACTCGCGGCTCATCCGTGACAGGGATGAATGTTAGCCACTACACCAATGGACCTATTTTTATATCAAAGCGTCCCATTCAGAAACCACAAATTCAAGTTTTAAAAATCCTTCAACGGGAATATAGGTTACTTGAAGACCTCCTGTTCCCATACTCATTTCTGTTTGTATAGCTTCAGTTAAAAGTTGTCTTGCCGTTTCTCTAATCTCACCTTGACAAGGAATCTTTTCTTCAGCACTTGACCATTCCCAACCAAGAGCTTTCATAGTTTTATGAACTTTTTCAAAGTCAAACCAATCCATTATGTTATCCACCGCTTTTCTTTGTTCCTCTGTCATAATACAAATATAAGAATAATTTTTTATAAAGACTGCACTTGTTCCATAACTCCTGTAACCTCATCAGGATTTAAATAACCAATCACATCACTTGTAACAGGAGTTTCATATGTTAGATTACCTTCTTTGTCTAAAACTGCAATTTCAAACAAACCATCTTTTCCACCATATGAATATGTGTGAGATACAACACTAACTCCAAATCCATTTTCAAACATCATTCGAGAACGAACACCTGACATATATGGTTCATCAGATAATTTTTCAAATTCTAAATCTTCAAATTTTTTCATAACTTTTAATTTTTTTGTAGTCAGGACAGGATTCGAACCTGCATAGTGCCTTTTTCACTTGATTATCTTATGTCGAAATAAGAACTGGGAACACCAGTGCGATACCATTCCGCTCACCTGACTATGTCCTCGTCTTTCCGAGATGTCAATACGGATATTTTGTGTACAATTCAGGACTCTCGTATTGCTTCCTTAGTTGTAGTTAATACTGGACTCGAACCAATGACCTATTCCGTATCAGGGAATCGCTCTAACCAACTGAGCTAATTAACTATGTTTGTATTTAAAAGAATTTTGGTCAACCACTCGCGTCCCACCAATTTATTGTATCAAACTTTCTGTAGTTCAAACGATTAAATCTCCTACTACTCATTTTCAACTCACTTGCCTAAGCCTTGTCCGTTGTAAATTCTTTTGTGGTATGGGAGTGGAATCGAACCACCGGCACAGGAATTTTCCGTTTCCTTGCTCTACCTACTGAGCTACCACACCAATTATTTGTAATTAGTAGTTGATACACACTCTCGTTTCACCATCTTGTATCAACAGGTTAATGCACTTTACGAGTTTCCCTTTTCTTACAATCACAATATTTTTAAATCAAAGAACTTTTTTCTCTTGTTGTGGGGGTGAGACCACCATCACATTTTCTCACCCCCGTTGTTTGTTATACAAATATATGTAGTTTATTTTGATTTACCAAATCTTTTTTAAACTTTTTTTAAAATAAAAAACCCACCTTTTTTTGAAGATGGGTTTCTAAAATATTTCAGATTGTAATATTACATTCTTGAACCTAATCTACTTTCTAAGTCTCTTAATTCATCTCTTTTTGATGTATAAGTTCCAAAGGTGTCATCTTCATCGTGTGCGCCATAACCTTTTTTAAGTCTTGCCATAATTGAACTTGCAACTTCATTTGGTTTTTCAACAATAAACTTAGCTAATGTAATCATTTCGTCATTCCCTTTTTCAGAAAATTCAAAAGTTGCGAATATATCATCAAGAATGCTATTGATTTCTCTTCTATCGTTTTTGTCTTCTTTGATTACACGTCTAACAATACGTGATAAATCTCTTTCAGTTAATCTATTTCTCATAATAATATTTTTATTATAAATATATCGTTAATTGAAAAAATTATTTAATCTCAAAAGCACATCTCATAATTTTTTTTGTTTTAACCGAATCTTCGAAGTTTCCAATAACAACACCATCTTTGATTGTGAATGCGTGTTGTCTGACAAGAACAAAGAATGTTCCTTTAGGGTTTTGTTTGATGAAAGTTCCAACTGTCATTTGTCTTAATTTGGTTTCTCCTTTAATTGTAACATTATAAGACAAAGAATTAATCAATGTAGAACTTTTTCTAACCCCAACAGGATAAACTTTTTTGTAGTTTACAGTCGTTCTATTGTCAGCCATTCTTACAAGTTTACTTACAGTCCCATAAGTTCCTTTTTTTGGTTTTCTACCAAATTTCTCAGCAACGTACTTATGTGCGTTGTCATATGGAATGTCAAATGCCGATGCAAATGCTCTAACGACGCAGTCGGCTCTTTCTGATTTTGCAATCACAGATTCTGAATAACCTTGGATTGCTTTTGATGTGGCTTCGTATGGTAGTTTGTTTTTCATAATACAAATATACGAAAAATATTTAATTCAAAAAAATCTGATAAAATTTTTTATAAAAATGTTTGGTGGTTTAAATAAAATAACTATCTTTGTATTGTAATCAGTTATTAATCATTTAAAAAATTAAAGTCATGAAAAGTTTGTTTGTAAGTTTCTTGTTTTCCGTTATTAGTTTTATTTCATTTAGTCAGAGTGTTATTCTTGAATATAAGCAATTTAATTCTTTCACCAGTGATAAAAATTTTAATGTTTTAACACCATCTGAAGTTTTACAGAACAAAGATATTAAAACTTACCAAAGTGAGTTATGTAATATTAAGTATGAAATTATGATAAATGAAAAAAAGATTTTAATTTTTAATCATGGGGATTTAGTTGGTTGTGAATATTTGAAATCTTTTGAAAAAACGGATAAAGAAATAAAATTTTCATTTTTAACTCAAGATTGGTATGAAACAGAAAAAAAACTTACATCATTTTTGGTAAACCTTAACACACATACAACATTAGTATATAGTAATACCGAAAATGGTTTGGTTGGTCTTATGATAAATAATATGGGAGTTAGTGAATAACTCCCATTTATATTTTATATATTTATTCAATTAAAAATTATTTACCAATTTGCGCTTTCCAAGTAGACCTTAAACTACCAAGACCGTCACAAAAATAAGAAACAACACTGTCTGCTAAATTTTTGTTCATTTTAGTCAAATTGGCACTCCTAAAAGCTTGGGAAAAATTTTTGTTCGATGCCACCCTACCAATTTGTTCATTGGGTTTAGATTGAAGTACGTTACTCATAACATAGTGGTATGAAGACATATTTGCCGATTTCAAATCATCCAAATCTTTTGTAATTGCAGCACTATAAGCTCCGTTACAATTAACAGTATAATTTATACTACCGGGAGTAACGTTGGGGTAAGCACTAATACTTAAATCTAATAGGACATAATCTCCACCACTAGTTCCAAATTTTATAGATGAAATCGTTGCCTTTACCGGTGTACCTGTAAACTTACTTGCCACTGTATAACTACTACCATAACCAACAGTTAAAAGTTGGTTTCCTGATGGGTCTGTTACTGAAAATTTTTGCCCTTGGGTAACTGCCGGTCCAGGAGCTGTTGCGGTTTTTGCACTTTTGTCCAAGTTTTCAGGTTTTATTGCGTTTGTCTTAACCCAATCAATGTCTTGTTGTTTGGTTAACTCAGTCCAAGTTTTACCCTCATCTCTACTAGTGTAGTATTTGTTCCCTTGTACTTTATATTTAATTTTACGACCATCACCTTCCCAATTATAAATTGCCTGTTCTGACAAATATTGTCTTGATGTAGCGTTTTGATGCATATTAAGTATTCTACTTTTTTCTTCTTCTGAAATTAAAAACTTCATAATCATTTTGTTTTATTTTTTATTATTTAAATATAAATATAGAGTTGAATAAAAAAAAAAACTAATAAAGTTTTTTTTGGTTTAATTTTTATGTGTATATTTGTAGAAATAATCATTTAAAAAAATAAACCTCATGAAAACACTACTTTTAACATTCGGTCTTTTATTGTCCACTTTAAGTTTTTCTCAAAAAATTATAATTCATGTTTTTGAAAAACAAGAAATGGTTTGTGAAAGAAAAACAACTTTGGATTCTGTCTATTCAAGTCCTGATTATAGTTATGATGTTGATTCCACTTATACACGTTACGTGTTAGATTTGGATGAAAAAACTTCTACATACTTTGTTAATAATGTAGAAAAAAGTGTTCTTCCAATTGAATACGAAGATTTTGGTGATGATGTTTTAAAAGTTAGTATTCTTGAATATGGTTTTGATTATGGTTTGTTGGTGAATACAAAAGATGAATCCGTAATGTGGTATTGGTTTACTGATTACATGACAACTGTGAAGAAAATTTCAAAGTGTCGTTTTGAAAAAGCCTCTTAATAAAAAAACCCCGTCTTTTCAGGTGGGGTTTTTAATTTGTATTATTTTTGACTTGGTGTCGATTTTTTATAATTTTGAACATTATTGTTCATTTCAGTTAATTTAGTTTTTAGTGCGTCCATGAATTTTTCTGTTTGACCTGCAACCCTAAAGTTTCCTTGTAATCCATTTCCACCCATAAATATTGAAACCATCTCATCAATATTTGTAGAAACGTTGGAAGTGCCTTTGAGCCCTCTCAGATTTCCGTCTGGCATTTTTGATGCCCCTGTTAAATAAACATAATCTTGATTTGCATCATATCTTATACTAACAGTAATATTACCATATGATAATTGGATAGTGGATGGTTTTTTTACTGCGGTATTAGGAGTTGGTGCCTGCTCATTAATAACACGTCTAACAATACGTGCTAAGTCTGATTCTGTAAGTCTTATAATTCTTTTCATTTTTTTTGTTTTTTATTTATTTTATTATTTTTGAGTTGGGATATATTCTTTTCCTTTTTTTATTAAAATCCCTCCCATGCTTTGAGTTGTTGTATCAGAAAATTTAGTTACAATTCCTGTTGTGTGAATCCCTAATTTTGGTGTTGCTGAACCAACTATCAAAGTTCCTGTTAAATAAGCGAATCCATCTCCACCTATTACAAATTTTTGAGCCCCAGTTGGTCTTAGTGTTCCTTCACCAGCGGTTCCACCCAATTCTATACTAACCAATTTATATGGTAAATAAGATGGGTTTTTAGTTATTTCTTTTACGGTGTCACGACTACTATTATCTAAAATTCGAAAAGTTGTTAGATAATCCGATTTAGCATAAGCCTCTTTTGCTGGAACATCTACAGTTGCACCTTGTTGATTTTTTATTTTCTTATAAGGTATAAAAATTTCAGGAGAGTTAGTGCTTTCTTCCATCAAAAAATGTCTTGATTTTTCTTCAATTATTCTATTTTCCAACATCAAGTTTGATTGTTGCATGTGTCTAATTTTGCTATAACTTCTATTCATAATTTTATTATTTAATATATAAATATACCAACAAACAAAAAAAGGTGTTGTTTCCAACACCTTTTAATTTTGATAAGTCGCAACGGGATTCAAACCTGTGACACGTCCATAAATGGATTGCTCTACCAACTGAGCTATGCGACTTATACCATCTATTAACCTACCTTAATTATAATTCATTTAATTCTGAAGATAAAGCTTCTTTTTCTTCATATTCAAAAAATTCTTTCATGTATTGAAAATAATCTTCTGAGTTAATAAAATCATAATGTTGTTGTTCAAATATTTCTTCCATAATTATTTTTTTTTTGTAGTCCCATCAGGGTTCGAACCTGAAAGATTTCTTTAGAAGAGAAATATGTTATCCAATTACATCATGGGACCATTTCAATTAATTTATATTACAAATATATAAAACTTTGTTTAAATAAAAAACCCCCCAATTAAAAAAAGGAGGGTTAATTAAATTTTATTTAATCTTTATAACCCAGATTGTGTTTTTTCAACTGTTTTATTTCCTGTCGCACTTGTCATTTTATATTTACTGTTTTGAACATCACCTTGTTGGTCGTATTTGGTTACTTGTTTATATTTTGAACCATCGTCCGCAGTACCTTTAGTAACTTGTCTTCCTTTTTTACCTTTAGGATTTAATATCTGACTTACTGCTCTTTTTGCCTCTTCTTCAGTATTATATCCATTCCCACCATTTGTGGATAAAAGTGTATTTTCTTTTGGTATACCCATACCGTTGTTTCCCCACGAGCTGGCAACATAGAATTTACCACCAAGGTATGAAGTCAATCCTTCACCACAAGTATCACCACTAACAGGGAACCATTTCATATAGTTCAGGTTTCCTTGTTTTTCATACCTACATGCGGTTTTATTTAATTTTACGATATATATATCTTGACCATAAAAATCATTATCTAAACAATCATTGGGGTTAATACATTTATATGGTCCAGATACTTTTACTGATTGTTCGTTGAGTATGGGTTTTTTAAATTCTTCATGTAGATTTAAAATTCTTATTTTTTCTTCTTCACTAATAAGAAACTTTCTCATATTACATTCCAATAATTAATTCATCAGGATTAAATCCTCTTGAGCCTTTAATTTTATCTTCCATTTCATCATACATATATGATTTAACAACAGCCAAAATTGATTGTTCTGATTGAGCAATTTTTGTTTCCATCCAATCTTCCAACTGCTCACCTTCTTCCATCATTTCCCACATTTTATGTGCCAACGTTGCAATTGTAAAAAGTTGTTGTTTTGCCATGTAAGAACCTCCTTCATGGTTTTCTTTAAGTTGTTTTACAACCTCTTCAAGTTGTTCTTCTGTTATAATGATTCTTCCCATACAATTTTTTTATCTCAACTTTCTTTTTAATTCATCAATTATATTTTCTAACCTTCTAACTTGATGTTTAACCAAATCTTTGGCTTCCTCAATTTTTCTTGAATCCCCTCTTTTTGTTGCGGCATCTAATTCATCTAAAGAGCCAGATACTCTTCTACATGTCCCTCTGAAATCTTCAGCAACTTGATTTATACTTTCGTTAATTGTTCTTTTAACAATTTTATTTAAATCAGATTCACTTAGTCTAACTATTTTTTTCATTTTAATATATTAATTTATTTATCACCAGGTTCTGCAAGCCCAATATCTTGGTTTCCATCTTGGGCCAGGATTATCGCAATTGTGTCTTGCTCTAAATGAACGTCTCCTTTCAGGATTGTTCTTTTTAATCACCATTCGTTTTCCTTTTGCTGATTTTCCACCAAACCCAAAGTTCACTTTAACAACCTTTCCTTTGTCGTTTTTAACGTATACCTTGAACTTTTTGATGTCCCCTTGCATAATCTTACCAAGTTGTACTTTTCGTCCCTGATACTCCGCCTCATGTAGCAAGTTTATTTCTTCAACATTTCCGTAAATGTCTTCATAAATAAAATCCTGATGGAATGATTCTTCAATTAAAATTTTTTTAATTATTGATTCTATATTCATAACAATAAATATATCATTAATAAAAAAAGGTGAAGTCTCCTTCACCTTAATTTTGGGTCGACACGGTTCGTGCCAACATCTCTCCACCACTTTGTTTTTATAGAACAAAGAAACTACCCCTCCAATTTAGATTTTGCAACAACAACTTCAGCCATGGTTATGTCCTTGTTGGTCCCCAAAACTAATGACTCTTTTAACATATTAAAGGGAATATGTATCAAGAAATCCTTCCCATTAAAAGTTGAAAAGTCTTCTTTAAGAGTCAGTGATGAGTGAATCATGTTTAAGAATATTTTAAACTGAATCTCATCAACAAAAGTTTCATTTAACAGTTCCCCGTGCTTAGGGTGAACAAGTAGTATATTTTTAATTGTTGCCATATCTTCTACAAATATAAAAATAATATTTCAATATTACAAATAATTCCAAGTAATTTTTTTAACTACTATTTCATCAATATCTGATATACCAAAATATTTTAATTCTTCTTTAATTGTTGCGTCGATGAATCTTCTTATGTATCTATTTGCACTTCTAGCGTGATTTTTTTGATATTGAGTTGAGTAAACCCAATAATCACATTTCATATCAACAATCACATCAAATTCATAAATGTATTTTTTGTAAGTGCGATACTTGTTATATCCGTCTGAATATTTTCTAATATTTGTTATTTTGACAACAGTGTTGTTATACTCACTCCATTTATATAAATTAACTAATTTAAAAATGTTTTTACACAAAAATTTTTTGATTAATGATATTTGTTTGTCTTTTACTAATTCTCTTTTTTCCATACCACAAAGATATATAAAAAAATGAATTGCACAAAAAAATGGATAATAATATTTTACTATCCATCAATTTTTTTACCGGTGGCTCCATTAAAAAAAAACGCTGAGATTACACGTTTGTGTGAGAACCTTTAGAGTCATTATTGTTTCTACTCTTATCCACCATCTTTTGAATGGTATTTCTCAGTGACGATTATTTAGGTGAATCACTCCTTGAGGTCTAAACTACTCTCTTATTACTCAACTCTCTTCGAGGATGCCTCCCCAACTAATCCTTGCGGGATTAGAGGTCTTTTGTAAAAATACACTCAGCCTTGGGAGCTTTATGTGCCGTGAACAACTCACGACTATGTAGTCACCTTTCGATTAGACCTGACGGACACTTTTCCTTATTTAAAATTAATAGTTAATAATAATTAAGTTTTGTGTCGTGGATTGTGAAAGTAGTGGTCCGTCACGGGCTCTATTATCTTTTGAACAATAGAATACACAACTACTCTCTGAAATGTCCCCATTTCCATATTTCAAGACTACTTCGAAACTAACTCCTTGGTGGGAGTCGGTCAAGGTCAATAACAGCACCACCTGTACATCAACATACCTTTCGGTTTTAAGTATCCTCTAATAATGGAACTCGCAATAAAAGTGTTGGAACACTTTGTTTTGCAAAATTCCTACGAGTTATTCCTATTGGTGTTCCCACCTCAATTAGACGACCCACATCGCCCAATCATCTAACCACTTTCCCTACAGCGTTGCCCTCGGTACTAAAGGTTAAACGGTATCCCGCTTGTGTACTCGACCTCGATTATCCGAAGACAACCAAGACGCAAATCAATTACACTTTTGATTCACTTTATCCCACTTTCGTGGTTTATTTTAATGGACCATACACGGCCCATTGAACTCTTCGTTTCACAAATTTTAAAGAAAAGGGGGTTAATCTTTTTTTTTTAAATTTTGTTTGAACAATTTGTTCGTTTTAAATTTCAAAGAACGTTTGTGATTTGAATACTGAGTATCTTTCATCACCTATAAGTTTCAAATCTTTTACAAATTTATGTATTTAATTTGAGACTGTCAAGTTTTTTTTAAACTTTTTCTACAAAAACATCTTCAGTTCCGTAGTAGTTTGCTCTCACACTTGCAAAGACTTCATTTGAAGTATAAAGTTTTCTTCCTTTATCGTCAAAATAATAAAAAATCTCTGAAATGTTGATTAAATCTTCACTCATACTTTCAATTTTTCAAATTATACAATGGGTCGTTTCCCAATTGTTTTACAAATCTAATACTATTATTTTGATTTGTCAAACATTACAATAAAAATTTTTTGATTTTTTTGTGATAAATATAAATATATCTAAGTTTACAAAAAGTTACAATTCAAGAAAATAAAAATCTTTTACGTCATCTGAATAGTGTAAATCGTATCCTAAATTTTTATATAAGTTTTGTGCGGTATTGTTTTCTCGATGAGTAATTAAAGTACAATACTTAAATCCTTCCTGTTTAGATACATCGTGAGCCAAATTCATAATTTGTTTTCCAAAACCATTTCCTCTAAAATTTTCATTTACATATACATCGTAAATGTATGTGGTGTTGTCCCTATTAAAAAAGTTTTCATCACAATTTTTTTTGCACCAACTTTTTTCTTCATATAATCTAGGTATGTCATAATCTAATTCCCACCCATTATCAAAAGATACTACATTCGCATAACCAATTAAATTTTCATCTAAACCCATAATTTTGATTTTTTTCCCAAAAGTATTTTTAGTTTCCCCCTCAAATAAAATATTAGTTGGAATCTGACTACTTTCAAAAATATTCATCATAGATTTCATTCTTGATATTTCTTCGTGTAGTTTCATTTTTAATTAACTATTTTCAATTTTTTTATTTAAAATATCCACAAAAGTATTTTTCATATCTTTTACTAAATCCGAATAAGTTCTTTTTGGTGTGTTTTCCATTTCATCTTCAAAGTTTATACCTTCTCTTCTTATCTGATTAAGAGCGGCTTCAATTTGTTTTTCTGACAACTTTCTAAATCTTAAAAGTTTTTGTTTAATGTCTTTAACAAAATTATTATCTCCTTCGTAATTTGCAATCGGTAATGTTTCTTCAGGTAAATCTTTAGTGTATGGTTTATCATATCCACTATATAAGAAGTTTATTCCTGATATGTTGGTAATACATTTATGTCCTCCTGAATTTGCTTGTAAAAAGTCATAACCATTAATAGTTTGTTTTTCAGAATCAAATGAAGGCATTTTACCATATAATGCCATCATATCTTTTGATGTGAAACCAACTGACTCAGGTGTCGCCTCTCTTTCTGAGATTCTTTTAATAATTCTAAAACTTAGTATTTCTTTTTCTAATTCAGGTCTAAACTTCTCTAAAACCTCATCTTTAATTTCACCTAAGTTTATACCTTTAAGTGCTCTTTCTTCTTTAAATGGGTTGCAAGATGCTTGAACCATACCGACTTGCCCACCAAGACCAGTCACTAAAAAGTCAGCGTCAGGGTGTATTCTAAATGGTACATATCTATCATAAGAACCTTTTCTCATACTACCAAGACCAAATTGTGAAATAACATTTCCTGTTTTTTCTATTGCCCCTTCTTTTTGTCTTGCTTGTAAGAATTTTTCTTGGTTTTGTGTCATGGTTTCAATAGATGCAAAATCTTGGTCTTTTGCCATTTTTTTGATATTAGTAAGAATACTAATTAATGATGGTTTCGAGTTCATTACTAAACTTTCCATGAAGTTAGGATTATTTTTATAAGCCAAAAGTAACTTATTAACCACCAATCCCATTAACATTTTATTTTGTTTTAATGAACTGTCTTTGTCAAATTTATATAAGAAGTTCATTACCATTTCTGGAGTTATTTTATTAACAGCAAAGTTTGCAGAATCAACAGTTGATATTAACATTATATCGTCAGATGGGAATATTTCTTTAGGGGATATAACTTGTGATATTGTTTCAACATTGGACCTTGCGTGTCTAAAACTTGTTGCAGTATCGTCTTCAACGCCAGCTTGACTATCGTGATGGTCTGTATGAATAACAAACATTGGTTTACCGTGTGCAAAATCCACAAGTACTGGCATCACATCACCCTCACCTTCAGGTTTTTTAATTGCAAATTCTTTTGTTCCATATTGAATAACTTCGCAATCAACCACATTAATACCATTTTGTTCCAAATAGTTTTTCATGGCAATTGCAGTTGTAACACCATCTAAGTCTTGATGAAAATAAATTTTAGCCTTTTTGTATCTTTTAGCAATATTTTTAATATCTCTAATTCCTGATTCTTTAATCAGCATTCTAAATTGACTTTCAGTTATAATAATTTTCATATTAATAAATACCAATTAAAATAAAAAACCCACTATAATGGTGGGTTTTCTTGTAGAGTTTCTAATGTTTTGAAGTATTCAACTCTTGTTCTTGCAATATTTGTATAATTTTCACTTAGTTCTATTCCCAACCATCTTCGGTCAAGTATTTGTGCGGCAACTAAACTAGTACCACTACCGGCAAATGGGTCCATAACTATATCGTTCTTGTAGGATAGTATTTTAATCGCTTTGGTTGGAATGTCCATTGAGAACGTTGCCTTGGTGAGTGATTTAGTATCTGCAAAGTAATTCCACTGACCAAACACGAGTTCCATAAACTCTTTCTTATCGTTTTCTTCATAAACATTTTTAGTTCTTACAATACCATCTTTATTTTCAACCTCGGTGGGGACCCCTTTCCATTGTGGTTCTCCTTTAACTTTTTTAATATGATGTTTTTTATATGCCAAAATAACACACTCTTTTGGGTTGTAGATATAAGGTGATGATGGGCTCATCCAAGAACCCCAAGCTGTAGTTTTACTTCTATGTGGTGATTGTTCTTCAAGGTCGACAATACCAAAAAAACCAAATCCAATTTCTTTCATGATTTGCCACATTTCAGAAACAAAGAAAATTCGTCCACCTTTTTTCTGTCTATTAATTTCATAAGGAATATTGAGACTTATTCTACCATCGTCTTTTAATACTCTGTACGTTTCACTTAACCACGCCTTTGCAAACTCAACATATTCTGTGAACTCAACATCATCTTCATGTACGTCATAATCAATTCCCACACCATAAGGTGGGCTTGTAACAACCAAATCAATACACCCTTCTGGTAATGTCTTCATTACCTCAATACAATCACCGTTTATTATTTTTCCAGTTTCTATCATCTTAAAATATCATTTTTATTACTTCACTAATTAACATCCATGTCATCATTAACCAAAATAAAATTATACATCCCGCAATAATTCTATATCTTCTTTCTATGTTTTTTTTAATTTTCATACTAATTGTGCTATTATTTGTGCTAATTTATATCCCGTAAATGCTCCCGCTGCCGCTGAACCAGGTAATACAACGAATTTACCTAACATGGTTTCATATTTTTTTCTATTAACAATGTAAGAAATCAATACGTAATAAACAATATAGTTAATTAAAACCATAAAGTCCAGTTCTTTTGCCGCAAAAACTACTATTGAATTACCTAAAAATCCCCACATAAAATTTATAAGGGTTTCTCTTAATAATTCGTTTGGTGTTGTAAGAGCGTCCCAAACATTTATTTCTTTATCAAGACCTGTTTTCTTTTTCAAGCGTTTCGATGTGGTGTTGAAGGTACCAAAGGGCTTTTCTGAGGTCTTCAAGTTCTTTGTCTTTTCTTTTTTTTCCTGCACGTGATATATATTTTACTGTATTTCCTAAACTAAATCCCAAATCCCAAGCATCAATAACCTTGATGGCTTCGTATTCATTATTTTTTCCTCCATAATGTTCTGGATGATTTACCTGTTCTTTATTTTCCATTCTATTTCCAAAATAATTGTATTATTAAAATTCCTATCGCCAAAATTAAACAAACTATGGTTTTAAGTGTTAGTGGTTCTTTAAAAATTAACCAACTTAACCATGTAAAAACAACCGCCCCAACACTAAACCCAATCAACCTTGAAGGCCACATTTGACCATTAAACGCTATTATCATGTTTTTTACAGAATACATAAATAACATAGATATTGGTATTCCCATCAACACGGTTAACCAATAATTATTTTTTATCCATTCATATTTTAAAGGTCCTTGAAGTTGAAAGAATGTTGACACTTGAGCTAAAAAACCAAAGAAAATCCCCACTAATAACGCCCATCCATTAACCATTATTCCTCTTCTCTGTATTCTTTTAACAACTCTTCATTTGTAACTGTTCCGTATTTACCGCTCAGTTCATCTACGTTTATTTTGGTATTCATTTTCATGGTAATCTCCATTAATGTTTCCGTACTTTTAAGTGATTTTATAATTTCTAAAACAACTTTATATGAATCAGCGTTAGATGCCGGTCTTCTATCTTCAATATACCCTTTCCAATTTTCGGCGGTTGATTTTGGGATTCTAATTGATGCCCCTCTATCACCAACACCATAACTATATTTTTCAATTGATTGTGTTTCGTGTTTTCCTGTAAGTCTTAAATTATTTTCAGAACCATAATTTTTAATATGGTCATGATGTCTCGAACCAAATGTATTGAAAATTGCCTGAAAATATTCATATCCACCTAGTGTTCTCATTCTTTCATTTGAAAAATTGGTATGCATCCCTGAACCATTCCAGTCACCTTTAATTGGTTTTGGATGTAAAATTATTTCATAGTTGTACTTTTCTGAAAGTCTATGTAAAAAATATCTTGTCATCCATAAATCATCGGCAGCCTTTAAACTTCCTTTAGAAAAAACTTGGTATTCCCATTGTCCTAATGCGACTTCAGCATTAATACCTGTTATTTCCATACCATACATTAAACATAACGCCATGTGTTCCTCAGCAAAACCCCTTCCAACAACATTATGTCCAACTCCACAATAATATTTTCCTTGGGGTTCTAAATGTGGGGTTTCGTGGCCTAAGATATTATTTGTTTTTGAATTTTTAATAAAATATTCTTGTTCGAAACCAAACCACAAATCTTCTTGGTTTTCAACTTTTGACCTAATGTTTGATTCGTCGGGTGTACCGTCTGAATTTAATACTTCACATAAAACATATACCCTGCTATTTTCTAAAGGAAAAGATTTTTGAGTATAATATCTTACAGGTTTTAATATTTTATCTGAATTTTCTGTGTTTGCTTGATTTGTTGATGACCCATCGAAACTCCATTCTGGAAATTTGAACTCATTCACATTTGTATTAATTTCTTCAACTTTTACTTTACTTCTAAGGTTTGGTTCTGGAGTATATCCATCTAACCATACATATTCTAAGGTTACTTTCATTTATTTTTATTTATATATTCAATTATTGTTTTTTCATTTGCCCCATCCTTGAATAATCTGTAAACTTCTTCAGAAAACTTATCCGTTATAAAAAGTGCGTCTGCTTGAAGATACTCAATTATATGATGTTGATTTTTTAAAATTTGTTCTTTGTTAAGAAATCTTTTATTAAATCCCATTACTCTTTTTACTTTTTAAGTTTAACAAAAAGGTTCTCACTTGGTTTCCTAAATCTAAGTCGTTAGGGTACTTTTTGACCATACTTTTAATCTCTTTAATGATTTCTTTTTTTTTCATATCAATAGTATAGTTTATTAAATTGTTTTTGTCAAATTAACCTTATTTATAATTTTAGATTGTTGTATAAAGTTTAACAATTTTCTTTTGGTCAAAGGAATCAATGTCTCATTGAATGGAAAATTATCGTCGTGATTTACTTTGAATAGTATAAGTTCTCTATGAACTTCTTCACTACTTAAATTTTTAATTAAAGTTTTTTTGTTTTCAAATAACTCCGAAGTAATTTCTTGGTTTTCAATCTCACATATTTTTTTAATGTAGCATTTAACATCAGGAAAATCCTTTTTAATTTCTTTAATTACAAATTCGTATAAGTAATTTTTTTCTTTGTTTCTAATTATAAAAAGTCCTTGTTTGTTTTCAATTTTTTTTGGGTTCTTTAATACAGTTAATGAAATACTATCATTCACCAACTCCCAAATTGCCTTTGCATGGTCAAAAAAGTTTTGTAATTTCTCTGATGAATATTTGCTTATTCTATATAATTCTAAGATTTCTTGACCAGTCATTGGTGGTATTTCTTGACTAACTAAATCTGATAATAAAATTTCTTCATCTTTTTCTTTTAATTTTTTTGTCAATGACAGATATTGACCTTTTTGTAACACTAAATTTATATTAGCCAAATGAAGTGACAACAATTGAAAATTTGGATAAAGTTTAAAATCGTTTAACTCTTTTTCAATTTTTTGTAAATACCCTAATAAAATATATTGTTTGTGTTCAAAATCTACTGGCTCTTGAAATACCCAATTTGTCTCCATGTATAAAAAATAAGAAAAATATGTTGGTCAGTAAATAAATTAATTATATCTCATTACAATAAATGGCTCTCCATTTACATAAATTTCATCGTGGTCACCGTCATAACTACCTAAAATATCACCCCAAGAATCATTATCAATTATATAATCTATTACAGCCTCCGTATCAACATAATACAAAATTTCATTTTTATCAAATCCTTGGTCAGATAAAAATGAAACAAATTCATCTTCATTATCGTCAACATAAGATTCAATTGCCGATTCTATTTCGTCTTCGTTGTAATCACCTTCTGGGTTTTCTTCAACGTCTTTAATTAATTCTGTTATATCATCAATTTCTTCTTGGATGTTATTTTCGGTTTCGTCATCTAAATCTTCATTATTTATTCTTTGTTCTAATTTTTCAATTTTTTGTTTGTATATATTTACAATTTTTTCTTGTTGTTGTGTCAAATCTTTTTTAATTCCCCAGTTTTCAGGGTCATCATAAAATGATTCTGATATATAATCTCTTAAAAAACCCCTAACCGACTCATTATCTAAATGGTCTTCCCAAACCCAAGAAGCAAATGCTTCATATCCAAGTTCATCTATTCTTCCCTCGATTGAACGTCTGGCAGCACTTTCTATTTCATCTTCACTAAATACCATCCATTCTGTGTCTCTACTTTCTTCACCTAACCAAGTAAAAAAACCACCACCGTAATGTGTGTAATTTTCAGGATAAATAAAATATTTGTCCTCAAGAACTTCCTCCTCACTAACGCCATCGTCATAATAAGACAATATACGTTGATTTTCTAAATGTTCGTATAACGCCTCTGTTCGGTAGGATATTTTTTTTCCATTTTCAATATTCCAATCGTTTTTCTTTCTTAGTTCATCTAAATAATTAAGTTTTTCTTGAAGTATTTTTTGTTGTCTTATATAATATCTTTTACTATACCAGTCTCTAACGGTTTTAGCTTTACTTTCATCAAAAACATCAACGTCACTATAACTAATATCTAAATTTCCTTCAATTTTAGAAAGTGAGTCAAGATTTTTAATTTCTTTGTCGTATTGTAAATCTAAATCACCGGTGATTATAATATCTTTATTTTTGTAATATTTTTTTAGTAATGCAACATCACTATTGAAATAGGGCAAATTTTCTTTAAAGTCTTCAGGTGAAATCCTTATAACATTTTCAATCTGCTCATAAATGACTCTTTTTATAATTTTTTCTAATGACATATGTTATAAATATCTAAAAAAAGAATTGATTTATCTTTGAATGAATATAAATTACAATATAAGAAAATATTTATATTAAAATAAACCATTTAAAACTTTAAGTCATGGGATGCGGATGTAAAAACAACCAAACACAAACTCAAACACAAACACAGACTCAAACACAAACACAGAGTCAACAAAACACACAGTCTGTTAAGAGTGCAGTTACAAAAATTGTTGAAAAGTATTACAACAAAAAATAATTACTATTTAACTAAATTTTTTTTTTACATAAGATTGTAAAAATAAAAAGTTAAATATTAATAATGTCACAAATTGAAATTAATAATCTTTTAGATGGAAAAAGATTATGCAACACACTAGCAAATATTCTTGTAAACAAATTCGAAGAAGTAACTCCTGGATGTAAGACTGAATTAACGGTTTTTAATCACAGGAGTTTTTTCATTGTTAATGGTTTTACAACGGCCAAACAAACTGTTAATATTCTTGAAAGTTTTAGAAACTATTTAAGTGAATTTAAAGATAGTAGGTATGAAACGGTTAAGGTAATTGACATTATTAATTTTGTTGATGTATTAAAAACAAATCCTATCAATTTGAATTTTACTTTCGATAAATTATCAAAAAAAGTAGAAAAAAGTCTTTTAGGTTTTGTTGATAACTTTTTTGATAGTGGTGTAAAAATTAATTTAAAATTTGACTACGATAATAAAATTATTCTTTTTAACTCTGATTCTGATAATAATGTTTTAAGTAATGTTTTAAGGTTAGACTATCCAAATTATAAATTAATTGAATTTAATTTTGAAAATTTAGAGTACCATTCTGAAAGAAAATATGGTTTATCTAATGGTATTGAGAAATACTATAGTTTTTTAGGTGATTATATTTCTAACCATATTTTTGCAAAATCGCTATCAGACAATTTAAGTTTTTCGATTTACAGTGATGAATTATATATCAACATTAATTCAGAAAATATCATTTTTAAAATTAACAATAATAATCATGTGGTTAAAACTGAATGGATGGAATCAATGATTTTAGATATATTTCCATTTGACGAAAAATCTTTATCTGATACTTTTGGAAATAAAAATATCGAAGAAAAAATAGAAGAGTTAGATTTATTAAACGAGATTATTTTATTCTGATACATAACTATTCGCTAAATTGAAGGCTTCTGTAATGTCTTGATAATCATCATCAGGAGCCAACAATTTAACGTCGCTATAGTTTTCGCCAGATTTATCTAATGTCATGAATATCATTGCAGGAACAAATTCATTTTTTTTTGCACTGACAAATTCTTCGTACTCGTCGGCATATTCAAAAATATCTCTATCGATAAATGCTACTTCATTATTTTGAAATAATTCTTTCAAATCTGTACAATGTGGACACCCTTTCATTGTAAATAAAACAATAACTTTCATATATTATCTATTGTAAAAAATTTATTTAAACCAACCAAAAGAATATCTATTCTTGATAAATCATCAGTCAGAATGTTTATTTTGTATGTTGATTCATTTTCAACTTTTTGGAAATAAATTAGTACTTGGTTTTTACTCCATCTAATAACTCCCTCTAAATAATAATGTTTTTGGTCAAATAAGGAATTGGACCATACCACAGTACCTTTTTCCATTAAAGTTATTAATCCTTGAGAAGTTATATTTCTAGTTTTTACGGAGTTGGGTCTTATACCGCTCTCAAATAAACTATTGAAAGTATCGTATACATAAGAAGGTACAAACTCTATTTTATCCATAGTAAATAAAATAAATATATTATTATGGAAGTAAATCTTCTACAAAGTCCAAATACTGATAATCTTGATGGTATAAAATATCATTTTGCCAATTCTGTAGTTCAGGTGTTGGGTAATTCCAATGTGGAGTCATCGCAATTACTCTAGTCCCTTCGTGTTCCAAACTTTTGAATGTCGACTCTTGCTCAACAGTTTTACCATTACGATACTTTTTAACCATTTTTGGTAATTTTAAAGTTCCGAGTTTGTAAAGTAAGTTAATATTTGCAAGTTGAATTTTAGCGACTTGTGAAAACTCTAACGATGGTGTTTCATTAAATCTAGCTCTTTCTTGAACATTCAATATTTCATCTATTTTGTATCTATATTCCACAGTTATTCTATCGTCACCATCTGTTGAGTCTTTACGAATTGAGAATATTAAACAATCTGGTCTTTCTGAATACCCTCGAACACAATTTCGTTGGTGTTGTGATTCTTTTTCATAGTCCGCAGTTTTTCTTAAAAGAACAGGATAATATGTTTCACCTTCGTGTTCGATTGGTGTTTCTAAACTATCTACATCACCATAGAATCTTTCAACTTCACCTTTTCTGTACGATTGTAAAAGGCGACTGAACTCTTCATGTTCTAAATTAAAACTACTAATGTTTGTGAATTTGAATTTAACATCTTCTCCAAGATTCATTAAATTTTTTTTCATCTCTAAATGGTCAATTAAAGTTCTCCATTTATAATGGTCAAAATATGGCATCAAATCTAAAATTCTATCTTTTTCTTTTGGAGTTAAAGGAACTAATGTTCTACTCAAGAAATATTGATTAAATTGTTCTTTATCTGAATAAAAACATTCAAAAGACCCACCCATTTGATTCATTTCCATTGGCATTGTCTCATCACCATAGTATGATTGAAATACTTTGTTTTCAATTTTGTTAAACCTATCAATTCCCAAAAGATTATATGTTAGATACAATCTATCAAAATCAATCCATTCCATTTCATTAAAAATCTGTTTAACTTTTGACCCTTTTAAATTTAGTTTTTTCATTATTGAATCAACCAAATTCATATTTGATGATTTTAAATCTTTCTTTGGAATAAAAAAATAAGTGAATTTTTTCCAACTGTTTGGAATTTTAATTCCATTGACCAAATAATATGTTAAACTATAAAATGACTCCGGTGAATCCCACTTAAAATCCTGTGGATTTTCAATTCCTAATTTATCCCATATTTTTTCTAAAAAGAAAATAAAATGATTTTCAGGTTTTACGCTTTCATCAACATGAACACTTCTTAAAAAACTTCGAACCGCAACATAAGTTGGATTAACTTTCATGCGAGCTCCCATTTTTTGTTTTTTCTTTGTGATAAATGTTCCTGAGTAGAACAATTTAGTTTTGAAATTAAATGAAAAATATTCTGTTGTTTTTCTTTCAACAAAAAACTTACCTCCGACTCTTCTTTGCTTTGTATATAATTGATACTTTAAGGAAATTTTATTTTCACTTTCTTCGATAAAAAATCTATATCTTATTCTAAATACCGACGCGCAAGGGTTCCCGTAATGTTTAACAAAATCATCCTCAGAAAATAGTTGGGTGTCGGTATAAAACTTTTCTTTGTTTTTTGTAAAATGAACTGACTCATAACTGTTATTATGTTTTGAGTCAATATCACAGAAGTTTTTATAAAGTTCAACTCTGTAATTCTTTTTTTCAATAAACTTATGAAATGTTTTTCCTTCTACTTCTAACATAGTACAAAGATAAATAAATTTTGGAAATTAAAAAACTAATTCAATGAAATTTTTCCCATATGGTGGTCCATAAAATTGGAAACCACATTATTTAAGGTGTTTTTTTTAACCTTATTTTGAATTTCTAAAATCACCTGAATCATCTGATTTCTTGTTGGTGCTATTTCTTTTTCTTCTTTTTGGTTTTTTTCGGCAATTTCTCTAATTTTTTGATAAAACTTTGAGCCGTCATTGTCACCAATTAATAGCTTGAGTTGGTCAGGGTTTTGTGTAAAAAACTTGACAAGGGTTGTCATGTAAATTTCTATATCGACATTATTCATATGACAAATTTAATAAAAATAATTTATTCAGTAAAATTATTAAAGAAAAATATGTAAGTCAGATTCTTCAGGTAAATCTTTTAAGTCTTCAGGTAATGCGTTTGAATTACTATTTTTTAAATTAATAATAGACAACTTAGGAAGGTCTTTGATACAGTCTGGTAATCTCTGTAAATTAGGATTGTCAGGTAGTGATAAAAACTGTAACTTATTTAAATTACATACCGATGGTGGTATTGTGGCAACACAACCAACAAAGTGAATTGCTGTTAAATCTGTAAAATTACCAATTGTATCAGGTATATTTAAATCCAATTTTGAACTTTTAGCAATAAACTCAAGTCTTGTTATGTTTTTAGGTAATGTTGTGAAAAATTCATCAAACCCATAAAGTGCAATAAATTTAGATGCTGAATCACTTGGATATTGTACAGAAACTTTTGTTCCTCCTGCAGTAGATAAACCTTTCATAAACTCAAATTTAAAGTATTCTTTCAAACCTTCTTCATTAGTATTTAAAAAGTCAACTAAATCAATTTGTCTATCTGCTGGGTCCATAAATTGATTAGATGGGAAGTGGAATTGGTACCTATACGCCGGAAGTCCAGAAACTTCACCATATTCTTTATCGGCGGTATACTTCATTCCTGAATTTGGTATAACCACATATAAAGGTCCATCCTTGATGTATCTATCAAACCAAGTAAGACCTGGTGATGATGTACACCATCTTGTTTCACCTTTACCAGGTTCTTGATATGAACCTCCGTAGAAACATGCGGCATCTTTACCTAATTTACCGGTGTCTGAAATTCTTGCAACTGTCCAATTTTGACCTCTATAAACAATATCAGCTCCAGGGTGAGCGTAAGTTTTAGAAGCTTCTTTCTTTTCAGTCGCACTTGCTTTAGTTTTTTCTAAACTAAAATCTTTAACATAATCATATAATGTCTCAGGTGTTAATTTATTAATATCTCTTGCTTCTTGAGGTAGTCTATTTTTAAATCTTTCAAACTTTTGTAAGTCTCCAGTTACTTTATACAAGTCTTCTAAGAATAAATCTTGGTATTGTTTAAGTGCTGATTTATATTGTCCTGATTGTGGGTCAGAAACCATTAGTGGGTGGTCTGATGGTAATTTAGGTGTCACAAAGTTTTTCAACAACCACTGAGCGTACTTACCAATTTTTACCTTTTCCATATCTTCAGGTTTCACTGAATCAATATCCATACCTTCAGGAACTCTTGTTGTTGGGTCGGCAGCAATTAATGCAAATAAAGTTTCAAAAGGCATAATACCTTTTTGCCCCCTTTCTTTTGGTTTAACAAATTTGTCAAATAAAACTTGAAATCTTGAACTTTCAACTATTATGTCTCGTAATATATTAGTAAATCTAATCGCCATCTTTTTAATTTTATATATAAATATTGCAAATTTTAAAAAAAATAAAACTTAGTAGTTCATAATGAGTAATTCTTCACCCATATTTTGTTTTTCTCCTTTCTTGGCGGCGGCAGCTTTTGCAAACTCTTTTTTAACCCAATTGTATTGGTCTTCAGGAAACCACTGATGTAATAAGTCAAAATCGTAATATGATAATGAAAATTTACCCTGAACATTATGTAAAACATTTGCCAATCTTTCGTGGTCTTGTCTATCAAAATCATGATTAGAGTAGTAATTCTCAGTTTTCCAATAAGGTGGGTCCAAATAGATGTAAGTGGATGGTGAGTCGTATTTATTAATAACGTCAGCAAAATCCATATTTTCTACATCTGTAATCTTTAAAAAATGGTCTACCCAATCAGGTTTTGATAACTTATCTCTAAAGGTAAGATATTTTGATTTATACTTCCCTTTAAGGTCAATAAAGTTAGATGTTTCAGGTTTTGACCCACTAAATACTTGTGTTAGAATATAAACGTATTTGGCTGCAACCTCGTAATCGCCAGGTTCTACGCTGAAACCTTCATTAAAAACTTCAGCCTGAAAGCTTACAAATTGATTTCTATAAATCTCAGGAGTGATGTCCACACCTTGTTTTTGACAATCAATAGAGTTAATTGCTCGTAACAATTCAGTTGGGTTTTGAACACACTTGAATAGATTATAGTTCAGTGGATTAAAATCATTATAAACCACTTTTTTAAGATTCGGGAACTGTTTTAGGTCCATATTATAGAAACACCAAAACATTCCTCCAAAAGTCTCTAAATAGACCTCCATATTTTTATCGTAGAAAGGGACTATCCACTTTCCAATTTTACTCTTACCGCCAATGTATGAAACCAAAACTATTATTTTTTTCTATATTTATTTTTACTACTAATTATATTAATAACCTCATCAAAGATAATCTTTTTTCTATTTAAAAACAAGTCCGTTTCAGAATAAAACCCATTGTAAATCTTTTCAATATCTGACATACCTGCCCACCCAACAAATTTATATTCTTTATTTTTTGGTCCGTAAAGTTTATTAACATTAACTCCAAATAATTTACCCATCCTTTCATTTAAAGTATTTATGAAATTAACTGACCCACCAACAATTCTCAAGTCCCCTCGTTTAGAATTATCTTTTTTGTCTTCATTTATTCTAATACACCCATCACCATCAAAATATCCTCGTAAAAAATGTCTTTCAAGATTTTCATCAATTTTAGGGTAACTTATTGTATAAGTTTTGTTTGGGTGTAATCCAATCTTTTTTAAGTCATTTATCATTTTCTTACTTGAAAACCCGATTTCAGAAATTTCTCTATGATTACTTCTCCATATTTCAACTTCACTATCTAATAAGGATATAAACTTTTTTAATATATCTTCATCTTTATTATGAATTTTAATATTTAATTTATATCTATATTCTTTTGGATTGTCAATTAAACATCCATCAGCATAGATAAAACCAAGAAAATAAGCCTTATCTGGAGTATCAATCGTCTTAAAATAATCTTCATTAAATTTTTTTCTTATCATAATATTCCTTTACTAAATCTTGAATGAATTTAGATATACTAATATTTTCATTTTTCATTTTATCAAACAAAAATCTATCTATACTAATACCGTATTTAACTTTTTTGTTTTCTTCATTTTTTTTTGGTCTTCCAAGTTTACTCATATATTATAAATATCAATATTATAATAAAAGTGCGTTAATAAATAAAAATAATTTTGATATTTATTTTCAAATGATTAATACATAAATTATAGGTATGAAAAAAGAAAAAGCAACAGAAGTGGAGTGTAGTATTTGTAAAAAGGGTATGTCCAACTCTCAAATTTGGATTACTATTTTGGCGGTTTACATGTTAATCGCGGCGGTCTACGGAACAATAGAAATCGTTAAAAATATAATGTCTTTATTTTAATATATTATTAATTTGTTCTCTTTGTTCGTTAGTTAAAGTCAGATTATTCTGTATGCTTATTTTTATGTAAAAATTACCAACAGCACCATCAACTTTATATCCTTTTTTGAAAAGTCTTAATGGTTTTTCAGTATCAAATCCTTCAGGTAGATTTATTTTTATATTACCATCAGGGTGAGGTATTTCAACTTGGTCGTTTATTAATAAGTCTTTGAAATTTAATTTTAGATAATAAATCAAATCATTTCCTGATTTTTCAAAATTGTTGTGTTTCATACACAAAACTTTTAAAATTAAATCGCCCCTACCATATTTAGGTATTTCATCCCCCATACCTCTCATTCTCATAAAGTCACCATTATCTACATTGTTTGGTATTTGTACATTAAACTTGCTGTGGTTAGAAATAACCCCATTACCATAACAAACCCCACACGCGTCAATTAAATGTTCACCAGTCCCTTTACATTCGAAACAATTTGATTGCATTTGTGTTTTGAAAAATCCCGTACCAACTGTTTGTATAATAAACCCTCTACCTGCACATCTTGTGCATGTTTTTTTAGTTCCACCAGTTCCCGTGCAACTTTCACAAGATTTATTTGTGTCAACTTCGATTGTTTTTTCCACACCTTTATAGGATTCTTCAGGGGTAACTACTATTTCAATAATTTTGTCAGCCGGTTTAGGTTGTCTTTGTGAATGTCCCATCATTTCCTCAAAAATTGACCCGAACCCACCATTTCCAAATGGGTTTCTACGTTTCATGTCGTAATCACTTCTTTTATTGTCGTCCTTTAAAATATCATAAGCTTCAGAGATTTCTTTAAATTTTTCTTCACCGTTTGGGTTTACATCTGGATGGTATTGCTTACTTAGTTTTTTATATGTTTTTTTTATATCATCTTGTGTTGCATTTTCACTTACACCTAATATTTCGTAATAGTTTTTCATAATGTCAAATTATATAATAGTTCTTTTTAAGAATAGGAAAAAAAGAAAAATTATCAAACGTTATTCTACAGAAAAAAACGCCATGTCTTTTTTTAAAAAACTTGTAAAACAAAATAAAGAAATAGTTTTTGATAAGAAAATAGAAAATGCAACACCAGTCGATTACCACATTGGTTTACTAACAAATCAATCCAATGTTCAAAATACTTTACATTTTGTTGATGATTTGGGTAGAAATCATGTTGCAAACTTACAGGATAAGGATTACGTTTTTATTGATATTGAAAAATACAATGTGGAAGAAAAGATATATGATTATCAACTTAAAGACAAAATTAGTTTTTCAGATTTTTTAAAGGAGTACTGTAGTAATAATGAGTTGAAAAACATCTTTTCATTAAACAACAAAATATGTATACAGATAAATGAAACTATAAGTCTATTTTCATTGAAAGACATTGATGAGTCTTTTAGGTTTTTAAATATTTTAGAAAAACACTTTTATGAAAATTCAAGGATGGATGCTATTATTGTTAGGGATGTATCAAACGCACAAAGAAAATGGATTTACAGCGTTTTAGAAGAGATGGGTTTTGATAAGAAAAATTTATACAGACAAAAAACTACTTTCTCAAAAAGGTAAATTCAACGTTTGAAATTTGTATCGTGCATTTTTTTTCATTTTGATTCAACATCAGATGTTGTAATAGATTAGAAAAGGTGCCTTCATCCAAAGACACCTTTAATTCAACTTTTTCATTTTTGATAAATGAACTTTCAAGTAAATCTGAAATTTGAGCCAGTTTTTCTAAATCACCCCTAAAACTCTCTTGATTCTCTGCCATAAATTCATTTTTTCTTCTTCAAATATTGTATTTCTTATATCTGAAGGTTTAAACATTTTTATTTCAGAAGAAAACTTTTTTTTCTCTTCTTCGTTAATCTTGTTTGATTTTTTTACTTCCTCCTTCAAGGATTCCATTTCCCTCAGAAGCGGGTGTAAGTTTTTGTTTGGCTCCATTAGTATTTAAACTTGTTAATTCATTTGTGTCAAACTTTAATGTTCTTAAAGTATCTATATCCCCATTTTCAAATATACCTTTCAATTCTGAAACTTTCAACTTAAATAGTCTTTCTTTTTCTTCTCTTTCTAAATTAGTTGATATTACAGCATCGATTGTTTTTTCAACAATATCAATTAACGGTGGATTATTTTCACAAACAAAAGATGTGATAGTTCTACTATCATTATTTTGATTTTGTAATATTTCAATTCCTTCAGGAGCTCTTTTAAGAGTCGACCATGTCGATGGGAAAATCATATCAAAAGTTACATAATTTTTTAAAATTCTAACAGAGTTAAGATAAGTTGACGTTTTGTTAATAAATTCACTATAAACCATTATACCATAATTAAATAAGTTAATACATATGATATTGCAATACCATAATATAGTTGTTCATATTTTTCAAATTCATAAGGTGCTGGTGGATTTGAATATACTGACCTTACGAAACTAAATATAAACTTTGTTAGTAATAATATAGAGAAAATAAAACAAAAAAGTAATAGATAATTAATCATTTTTTTCTTCTTTACTGTGGTTCAAAATTTCAGTTCTTAACTGTTGTGTTAAACTTTTTAATTGTTGGCAAGTTTTTCTAGCTCTAGTACCTGCAGACTTATTACCGCCATAAAATTTTGTTGTATCAACTGAAAGTTCTTCAATTAATGTTTTGATTTGTTCTAAAGTTTCCATTTAAAAATTTTTATACATTTATTTTTTTTAATTTAAATACGTGGTTTGTAATGTAAAGACTAATCAATCAGTTTTACAGACCTTTCTAACATCTTATATATTTCGGTAAAAATTTCTACGTCTGATTTACTTTTTGGTGTTTCTAAATCAAACATATGATTAAAAAATTTATCTACCGTTTCTTTTATTTTTTTATCGTTTTGGTTATAAAACGTATCAAAAAAGAAATTCTCAAAGAATAAAATATCATTTTGATTAATATCAAATTCTATATTTTCTTTTTTAAAATTCTCGATTGTTTTATTTAGACACCAAACAAAATGTTCTTTTTTTTGTTGTTCCGTCATTCCAGTTTTGGTTTCTAACAAATCAATGTCTTCCTCACCTAAATATGTCATTTTTATTAAACCATAAAAGGAAAAACAAAAGTCTCTAAATAGTTCTGTGTATTCTGGTATAATATTGTTTGCTAAATACCAAGCAACAATATCTTCTTTTTCCATAGGTTTTGCCAACCAATCAAAAAAATTCCCCATGTTATTACTAATAGACATGGGGAAAATATAGTATAATTTTATTAGAAATGAATTTTAATTATTGTGTTTTTCTATCATAACCAATTAAACTTTTCATTTTTTCCATTTCGGTCAAAACATTTTGTTTGTCAGTGGATTCTAACTTCATCATAATTTTGTCAGCACCTGACTCAGACCCACTCTTGTCAGTAACGACAGGTTGAGGTGCTTTGTTATATGCTTTCTTTTTTAATTTTGACAAATAATTATTTTTTCTTACTTCATCTCTTTTTGCGTTCACAGGAGTTTCTACTGCATTTGCCCATTTTGGATTATTACCTGTTTCTGATGAACCTTTTACATATTTAGATACTCTTTCTTCATTTGGTTCAAAAGTATCGTAATCTAAGTTTTCTAAACTTGCCGCTGTGAAGTTAGTTATATATTCATCAACCGCCTTAGATGGTACGTAAGCCATTTTATCCATTTTTTCAAGTTCTCCATTCCCTTTGGGAAAATTCTTTGGTGACATTTCGTATTTACCTTTAGAACCTGTTTTTAAATAAGATTTCATTTTTTTAACAACACTATCAATATAGTCCTCTTCTTGTTTTTTAGATTGACCTAATGATGATTTCAAATATGTATCAGATTTAGTTGCTTTTTTTCTTTTTTCTTCTAAAACAATATTCTCAATTAAACTTATCATTTCATTTTCTGTAAAAATCAATCTTGACTCTTCAACTTTTGCCTTTCCTTTACCTGGCCAATCTTTTTTTGCTCTCTTAGCAAAGTATAATTGTCCCATTTTTTCTCGACTTGAGCTTGGTACTTTTTTACCTAATCTTTTTAATTCTGAATTTCTTTTCTTAATTTTTTTAATTTCGGTGTCTATCTCATCAATTGTCATATCTGCATACTCACCAGTACTTTTAACTTCAACATCCCCTTTCCATTTTTCAGTTATGTATGACTCTTCAACGGGGTAAGTTTTGTTTCCGACTCTAAAAGTTTTATCTCCTCTTTCTCTTGCTGCTGATAATGCACCTGAAAAAGCATTTCCTTCTTCAACATCTTCTTCTTCTAAATCCAACTCATATAAAGTTTCTTCTACTTCTTTTTTCATAGAACGAAGTGCTTTAAAGTCTGCACCTGTAATTTTACCAAATGGTTTCGCTTTATCTATTTTCCTTCTACCGTCTGTAAATCCACCATATTCTTCATCTAAATAAAATTCATCTTCATCATCACTATGTCTATATTTAGTTTTGTATGATGGCATGTCACTAGAAATTCTTAGTTCAGGATAATATTCTTCTTCATCATCACCATAGTTTGGGTCATACATACTTCTGTCTTTATAATCTTCGTCTTCCTCTCTGTTTCTAAAAAATCTTTCTATATCTTTTTTTGGTATATCTCGTAAATTTTTACCTCCAAAAAAAGGATGCGAATCATCCATTCCTCCTAATTCTTGTATATCACCCTCATACATTCCTCCACATTCCATACATTCTCCTTCATACATTTTACCACCACATTCTGAGCAAACTTGTTTTTCCATATTTTTATTTTCAAATATTTTATTTTCTATGTCAAAAATTCTATTATCTATCTCTTCAGATATAATTCTTTTTGTTATGTTTTTTATGTAATTTTCCATAATAATAAATATTACCTTTAATGGAAAACTTAAATATAGTCTATAAGAATTTTTAGAATTTCAGATTCACTTAATCCAGTTCTATATGATACGTTCTCAATAGCCTCTTTTAATTTTGATTTTTTCTTAGTTTTTTTAGGAGTTGACTTTGTCAATTTAGTATTAAAACCACCCGTTTTACCAAATTCTAAAGCGTTTATATCTCCCTGATTACAATAAGGGAAAGTTTTACATTTTTCTTTTGGTTTTACAAATAACCCACCAGGTAATTGTGTTTTTTTAGACGGTCCCCAACTATTTAAGTTTTTAGCCAAAAAAGATGCCCCTTCATATGAACCTGAAGACGCCGAACCAGTTGCTTCAGTTGCTTCTATTTTTTCAACATCTTCCTCTTCGTTGAAATTCAAAGCGGGGGCAAAACTTCCTGCCGATGCCGCTCCCATACCTTCTTTGGTTTCTTTTTTTGTTTTTTTGTATTCTTTTTTTGCTTCAGTATCTTTAGAAAACAAACTAAATATTGGTCTACTAATCGTTGAAGATTTTTCTTCTATCAACTCTCTTAGTGCGTTTTCTATTAACTTTTGGTGGTCTATATTTTTCACTTACTTATATTTTTAAATTTTTAAATGTGCTGGTCCACATATGTTTTTGTCTATACATCTCATAGTAAAATTCGGTAAATGCCTTTGTAATATAATCAGTAATGTCCCCTTTTATTTTTCCGTTTCTAATTTCTTTTCTTATCAAATCAATCATTTGATTTTCAAATTGTTTAAGGGTACTAGAATTGAAAAAGCTTTTGATTTCACTTTTAACAATTTTTTCTATTTCTTTTTTATCTGATTGTGAAAACGGCATGATTAAAAAATTAATAGTCCTGTTAATGTTAGTATTATAGAACCTCCAACTACCTGTATGAATGTACTTTTTACTTTATGTTTTTTAAATTCTTTTCTTAACCTTTCATTTTCGTCTGACATTATTTTAAACTTTTGTTCGGTATTTGAAACCAATATTTTGTTTGTGGAGTCTAACTTCTGCCAACTTGAAATTGATTTTTCCATATAAAAAACCTTGTCGTTAAGTTGTATGATTTGTTTTTCGTTAAGTTTATTTATTTCTTTTAACCTATCATAGTCATTTAAATCCAATAACATTTTTTGTGCAACCCCATAAGGTATGCATATTTCTGAAGTATCTTGAGGTTTTGGTTTTTGAGCTAAACTATTAAACCCAATAAAAAGAATTAATAGTAAAATTGTTATTCTATTCATCTTAAAAATTATATCTTTTTCTAAGCAAACTATCTACTTGTTTTTTGTCTGCGTTTTTTATCTCTTCTTTTTTTTGAGTGTAGTAGTTATTAACTTCCTTTTTTTCTATTTTTATATTTGATATTTTTTTATCAATATCTTTTACTTTTTGATTATAAGAATTGATTGAATCATTTAAACTTTTTTGAAGGTTTTTTAGTTCTCCGATGTGTTTATCCAATTGCTCCAATTTATATTTATCCAACTCAGACATTTCTGGTTTTTTTGTTAAAATCAGTATTAAAAGATAAATGATGGCAAATACACCAACACCTATTAAAATTTTTTGCCAATATTTTTTTAAAAATTCCATATTATTCTTCTTCTGTAAATTTAGTTTTTTTCCTAACTGAAATTATTTTCGCCCATTTGCTTTTAAATTTTTCAAAAAAAGATTTTAATTTGTTTGTTAAATCAACAAGCTCTTGGTCCAATTTAATCATATCCCCATTTATATATACACCGTTGTTTTCGCCAATAGAATAGAAAAACTCAACGTCAGCATCAACTATCTTACCACTCCATTGAACTGAATTACTATAAACATTTAATACTCCAAAGTCTGAAAGGTCAGATACTTCATTAACAAATTCTTCCATGGTTTCTTGATAAGATTGTTTTTCGTCGTTTGTTAATTCCAACTCTTTTTTATCTTTACCATGAAGAGTTAAAAGACCTCCCGATATACGATAAGTTTTACTTTTGTCTTTTTTTACTTTATCAACATCAACTTCAGTTTCTTGTTCCTCATCTTGTTCGATGTTGTCTTCAATACTTTTTGCCATATTAATTGGTCCTACTTGTTCTTGCAAAAGTCTAGACCTTTTCAACAACATTTTTATTTCATCATACTGGTTCATATTCTTCTAATAATTTTTCAAAATTGTTAAAATTGAAAGATGGGTTTATATCTCTACAGTTTGAATTGTAATTGCTTTTTGTTGCAACTCCGTTAAAGTTTTCAACTCCCGATAATTTGACATTTGTTTTTGTTGTCTTTTTATCGATGTTAAACTTTTCACACAACTCATGTGTTAAAAAAACCAAACTTTCAATTTGTTTTTGAGTATATGGGTCCCAAAAAAATTGTTCTCTCCATTTTTTTTCAAAAACTTTCTCTTTATAAATATCACCTATCCAATTTAAATAGTTTGTTTCTATTGGTATTTTTTTTAACCAAGTTAAATTCTCTAAAACAATAGTTATAGAGTTTTTGTCAACCGACTCATCACCTATGTAATTTGAATACATATTAGGTTCTGAAATCATAAATATTTCACCACTTTTATTAATTAAATAATTAGGTAGATGTGGGTTATTTTGATTGTACCTGTGTAATAATGATTGTATATAAAATCTATAAGGCCTTTTAGTGTCGGCCAAAATTATTTGACTTTTTTTGTCGTTACGAGACAGAACTTCAGATTCTATTAATTTTGAAATTACCTGTATCATTCTTAGTGTATGAAAGTCTTCTATTTGTTATTGTTTGAGTTTCTTCTGTATTATTACTAATAATTTCTTCAGGTGTTTCCTCTACTTGAGGTTCAATTATTTCTTCCATGCCATCTTCTGTGACATCTTCTGTGACATCTTCTGTGACATCTTCAATCACTGGTTCTGTTTCTTCAGGAATCCATTCCCAACTATCATTAATACTTAATAAACTATCAGGAACATTGACTTCCTCTTCAACTTGGTGGGTAAGTTCGTGGGGAAGTTCATGGGGAAGTTCGTGGGTAACTTGGGGGGTGACTTGAGGGGTGACTTGAGGGGTGACTTGAGGGGTAACTTGGGGGGTAACTTGGGGGGTGACTTCTCGTTTTGGGGAATCATCTTCCTCATCTTTTCTATTATTTTTGAATGCTTGGTTTGTTGCAATAACTAATGTAATAGCTAATGGGTCAAACACAAAAATTAAAATTAATATAAAGATGTTAGCGGTTTTTTTAACACTCCATCCGGTAAGTTCACTGATATATTTTATGGTTCCAAGTTCATTACCTGAAATCTCTTTTGATTCTAATTCAAGTACTTTTATATCTAATGCGGTAATACTGTCATTAAGAGCATCCACTTTACCTGACATTTTGTCACGATTTTCAATCGCCAATTCTAATTGTAATTCAAATGATTTACGATTTGCGTTATTTGCTCTTGTTACAACCTGACCTGTTTGTCTATCCACACTTTGAGTTGTGGTGTTAGTTGATAAGGCGTTTCTTAATTTTGAGATGTCTTTATCTAATATTTGTTTTTCTTTTTGGTACTCGTTTTTAATTTCCTCAAATCTTTGTTTTTTTACTTCAATGTTTTTTACTTCCTTCTGACCGATTTCAAGTTTTGCGATATTGGTTGAAAATCCTGTACTTAAAAGTCCATATATCCCCAATGATGTAATAAGAGATAAAGTTACAAGAGCGACAGTCATATATAATTTTAATACTCCGTAAGTTTCTTTCCACTTGTCGTGAAGATATGTTGCGATGGCAATTTTTGATAATTCTAAAAACCCACCCATAATTATTACAGGTAAAGCAACTCCAACAAACACAACGGATAAACCAACAACACTATAATACGCCGCAGTTCCTGATAAACCGAGAGCACAAAACAACAAAAACCAAGGTAGTAATTTTTCTTTCATATTAATAACTATAACAGATAAATATTAAAGATAAATAAAACCCTCACCGGCGCCGATGAGGGAGTGTAGTTTCATTCTACCGTATAGATAGAATTGAGGATTCTCACCCAGGGCTCTTCGTGTCCCATTCCGCCGAGTTGTAAGGGTAATCTCGGTTCAACCCTATAAGTAAATAACTAATATGTTATTGCCTTTTATTCCTTCTATTGTAACTCTTTTTGATTTTTTTTCTTCAACATTAGTCTTTAAAAACTGACCATCATTTGAAAATGCAGATGTTATTATATTGAAAAAATTACCATCTTTATTTAGTAAAATTTCAACATAATTAAAATGCTTGTCGTCTTCATTATCCTTTCTTTTTTTAACAAAAATAATTTGATTATTTTCAGGTTTTTCAGTTTCGAATGAATTATAAATTTTTTCTAAACTATTTTCAAACAATTTTTTTATCATGGAGTCAGGAACTGCTATTCTTGGTGGTTGTACGTATTTTGAGCGTCTAGTTGCAAGATGGTCATTATACATATCAACTAAACTATCATAACTTTCTTTACCAAACCTTTCTTTTCTTTGGTGGTAAGTTGATTTTAATTGTATCAATTTATTATCTATGATTTTAGAAAATAAAACCGTACCTCTATCTTTTTCTTTTTTAGATTCAACTATGATGATATTTTTTAATACGGATAATAAATTCATATCATATAAATACAAAAAGGGTGAGAAAAATCCCACCCTTTTTAATTTTCCCGTACCGATTAGAGGATTTTAAACCCGACACACTAACCGCGGTGTCACGACGACTTACGACCCCAGGAGTAAGCTTCCCGACAAACACTGATACATGTCTCATTGTTTGTTATACAAAGATAAGTGTTTTTTTTAAACTGCCAAAACTTTTATCATAAATATTCAAATAAATCTGAACATTCGTTTCGTAGTTTACGAAGAGCCTTTTCTTTGATTTGACGAACTCTTTCTTTTGTAAGACCAAAATCTGTACCAATATCTTCCAAAGTACGAGGTGTGCCGGTAATACCATAGTAATCCTCAATAATTACTTTTTCACGCTCATCCAATACTGACATAATTTCCATCATTTTAAGTTTGAGAGTGTCCTTTGTTGAAAACATTTCATCAGGTGAAACGATATTTTCATTTTTTATTACATCAATTAATGTGTCTCCGTCTTCATTGATGTGCATATCCAAATCAACAATTTTTGGAAGTTGTGCAAACTTTGCGGATAATTCCCCGTTAGTTTTTTCCAAAACCTTTTTTTCTTTTTGCATATCTTGTACAACATTAACCGGAAGTCTGATTGTTCTTGAATTATCATTTAGTGATTGAAGGATTGATTGTTTAATCCACCAAACAGCATAAGAAATAAAACGGTTGTTTTTGGTCCAATCAAAATTCTTAATGGCCTTTAATAGTCCATAGTTTCCTTCAGCAATTAAGTCTGATAGGTCAATACCTTGATTTTGATATTGTTTTGCCACGGTAATAACAAAACGTAAGTTACCCTCTAAAAGTTCTTTATAGATTAACTCTTTTTCTCTTTCAGTACAGTTTTCATCTGTAATCATTTTTGAAAGGATTTTTTCCCTTTCAGGTGTCATTACTTTTAACTTTCGAATGTCTTTTAAATAAAGTTGAATTTCGTCTTGGTTAATCGGGTTTGAAGATTTAATTTCCTCGGTTTTCTCTCTTTCCATAATTGTCTAATATTTGTTTTTCTTCCTCTGTTAATGACTCTATACCTTTTTCTGAAATCTTATCCAAAATTTGGTCTACAGTCGGTTTCTCTTTTTTTTCTTCTTTTAAAAATGGATTTTTAATCATGTCTTCCGTTATTGGAAATATGAACTCCATTATATTGTTCATTCTTTTCTTTTTTTCATCTGATAATTCATCTTTTTGTACTCCTTTTGTTTTTGTTTCTTTTTTTACTCCATCTATATTTAAAAAATCTCTCTTCAATTTTCGTTCCATTTTGATGTCCACGTTTTCTGTTGCCTCCATCAAAAAATATTGTTCGACAGTTCCGTCTAAACACATATCAACGTATTCTTTCAGTTCCATAAAAGGTTCTTTGGTTCTAAAGTGTAAAACTATGCCAAACTCACCATAATTAAACTTCAGGTATTCACTAGAAACCACCGTTATTAGCTGATACGAAATGTCCTCAATAAACTTTTCCATTTCTGTGAAATCACCGAAAATAAAAAGCATATATCTTTTGTCTTGTGATTTCATTTCTGTTTTCTTCTTTCTCATAAATATCTTTTAAACTCGTTTTGAATATGATACAATTTGGTAAAAATCCTTTTTTCCTTCACAATATTCTAACACCAAAGTTAATAATGTTTTGAACATGTAAGCGTCTTTTGTTTGTTTTTCGCAGATGGTAAATAACTCAATAAAACTCACAAGGGTGTCCATCTTATAATACCCATGATTGTCTAAAACATCGAACTCATATAAATGTTTTTTGTAAAAATTAAGTTCGTAACTATTTCTTTCTTCTGTGTTGTTGAATGGTTCCGTTGTTTCATACAAAGATAATACTTTTTTTACAAACTTACCAACAATCACTTTATTATATTCACATTTTACTAAAAGGTCAGTAATCCAGTGCGTATGACTTGGTGTTCTTAAACGTTTGTTAGTTTCTTTGTATTTTACAATAAAGTCAAGTTCAGGATTTTCACCTCTTGAACCTTGGTATGTCGCAACCATAGTTCCGTCTACCATTGTATACGTAGAAATTGGTGAAAAGGTTACACCTTTTTTAGTATAAGTTAGGGTCATAATTTTATTTTTTTTATAAATCAATACTTAATATTTCAAGGGAAGTTTTTGAAACTTCTAACATAATATCCAACATTTCAATATTGTTCCACTTATCACCATTTCCTTTTGTGTAAATAGATGCGCTTTGTAAAACACGTAATACCGTACCATTTTTAGTTATGGATTTGTTTTTACACAAATTAGTATTTATTGGCATTCCATAATTTAAAGCAGTCAACCTATCCAATCTGTTTAATGTACCAGAGTTTGATGATAGAGTTACGTCTCTACCATCAGGTCTTGTTATGGAAATTGTTTCTGTCAAAAAATTTGAACCTTCTAAAAACAAAATATATGGAAAATGTGATTCAGAAATCATTAAGTTACGAGTTTCAATTATATTTTTTGGAGCTCTTTCAATTGCGTTTCCAGCCACCATTAAGTCTTGATTGGATAATTTACCAACTAAAACCCCCTTTTTTATATTTTCAATATCCTTTCCTTGAAACTTTGCTTCCGTAATTAAAACTATCCTCCAATCACCATTTTTATCTTTTACTTCAATTATTCCACCGTCTGGTTTAATACATGACTTAGACACAAAAAGGGTTTGACCTAATTCGGAGTCCATTTTTTTTAAAGAGTCATTTATTTCTTTTTTAGATACGCTTTTTCTATATCTAAAAGTAAGATGGGGGTATTCCTCTTTTATTTTTTTTAATACGTGAGTTGTAGTATTATCAACACTCGATTCGTGGATTTTTGCATCATCTCCAAAAATACCATCAACACCTTGAGTCTTTTTATGTTGGTCCGTTAATCTTTTTGATTGTTTATTTTTGATGGTCATATTTTTATGATTTAAATATATCCTTAGAATACAAATATATAAAAAAGTTAATTACTACAAAACTTTTGACACATTATTTTCTTTTTTAATTTTTACAATACTGTCCGACCATTGCGAAACTAAGGGAGAATGTGTTATGACAAAAATCTTGTCAAAATATTCTTTAATTTTGATGAAAAACTCGGCAACCATTTCTAAATTATCATTACTTATTTTACCAAACACCTCATCGAAGACAATTATGTTGGGCTTAGGGGTACTAGCCACCTTACTTAGTACTGAACGTAGAGCCAATGAAGCGATTGTTTTTTCATATCCTGAACCTGAAACCATCAATTTTTCAATACCAGTACTATTATCAATCATAACAAATTCCACCTCATTTTTATCGTTGATTCTAATCTCCAATTTGAAGTATGAACTATCCTCCATCAATCTTTGAAGTTCTGAATTGATTAGTGGCATCATGGTCTTCATAATCATTTTTGATATTCCATTTTTACCAAACAACTCCAAGTAAATTTTAAAGTTCTTTTCTTTTTCCTCTTCTTTTTTGATTTGTTCAATTAGTTTAAGGTTATTTTCAATTTTTTCTTGGTTGTTAGTATTACCCACCTCAAGTGTTGTGATTTCAGATTTCTTTGATGTTTTTTGTGTTTCAAGTTCATCAAGTCTCATATCCGCTTTAATCAACATCGTTTCAATTTGTTGATTGTCTTTAATCTTATCCTGTATCTCAAAATATCTTTTAAGTTTTGAATTAAAACTTTCAATTTTCAAATCACAACTTTCAACTGATAATTCGTATTTTTCCTTGATAAGTTTGTTTTTTTCATATTCATCAAACTCTTTTTTAAGTTGTACAAATGATTGTTCTTTGTTGGATAAATCATTCATAAGTGTCGTTTTTGTGTTTTTTTGCACAATAAGCCCATCTAATTCTGCAATTTTTGAATTGGTGATTGCGGCATTCATTAACTCAATCCCACAATGTTCACATTTAATACCACCTTCAACTGAAGACTTCAATTTGTTAATTGAAGAAATTTCCGTGTCAATTTGAACAATCTCTTTATAAACACTATTATATTGTTCTTTAACTTCATCATGTTTATCTTCATGATAAAACTCACTTGGTTCGACAACTTTAAGTTCATTTATTTTTGATATGAATGTGCTTTTTTCGTAGTTGATTGTGTTGATTTCTTCTTGTGTTTTTTCAGGATTCAATACAGAGATTTCTTGGTCAATATCAGAATGTTTTTTCTTTAACATATCATCCCGATAATCTTTTCCTTTTTTAATTTTCTCCTCAATATCTTTCAACTCAATTTTAACTTCTTCAATTTTTTTCAAATTAGTAGAAATTGTATTTTTCAACTCTTCGTTGTTGTCTTTAAGTTGTTGTGAAGAATATACATTTGACATCTTTGATTTTGAAAAATCTCCATATACTTCTTTTGCAACTTCTTCTTTTCTTTTTAAGAACTCCAATCCCATAAATCTTGACAATACCTGACCACGAGCAGTTGGTTTTGCTTCCAACAATTCTTCAAGGTTTGATGCTGTTGTAAGAATGGTCATTAAAAAGTCTTCTTTTGTGCCAATAGAAGTTTTAATAAACGCTTCAGTTTCACGTCTTTGTTCACCGGTAAAGTTTTGTAAACTACCATCAGATAATTTTTTAAAGAAGTCCAATTCTGTTTTTACGTTCCATTCACCTTTCTTGGACAACTTTCTTTCAATGTTTCTAACAATAATGTAATCTTCACCATCGATTGATACTTCACCTTTTACATAAACTTTATCTTTATTTGTAAATCGGTTGAATATTTCTTCAGCCTTTGTTGTTTTGGTTGTTTCATTAAAAAACAAGAACATCAAAAGGTCTACCGATAAAACCGTTTTACCTCCAAAGTTTGGTGGGTCCGATTCGACAACAACAATACCATTAAGTTTTTCAAAATCTAATCTTTGATTTTCACCATAAGATAAAAAGTTTGAAAACTCAATGTTTTTGATATACCACTTTTTAAATTGTGTGGTTTCTTCGTGTTTTTCTAAAATCTTATTTTCAACTATTTTATTAATTGAAAGGATTTCATCGGTATGACCTGTAAGACCTTTACCTTCCAAATATTGTCTCATCAGCCCCAACTGGTAGTTCGCATCAGTTATATTTACTGACACATCTATCGTTTGAACTTCATCTGTGTTTGTAATTTTAGCCTTTGTTAAAACATTGACGTTGGTAGTGTTATACTTTTTGGAAAAGTAATGTTTAACACTTTTAATTTTGTCTTGTGTAAAATTTTCAGGCAAATCTTCCCAAACAACTTGTATGGTCGGGTTTATAAACTTTGAAAAATCAAGGTCTTTAATCATAATATTGTAATTAAATTTTTTTGGTGGATTAAATAAATCCATAGTGATTAATCGTTTTCACCAACATTGTGAAAACCTGCAATTTGCACTTTTGTTCCGTCTTCTAATATTGTGTCATAATTGGGTGTTTCCGTAGTATCATTATCTGTACCTTCAGAAACAACATCTTCAATATTTTCAGTGTCTCCTGACATTTGTGCAAACTTTTCTTTCAATTCTTCCATTTGTTTTTGAAACGCCTCATTCCATTTCTTTCTAAGAGTATATTCTTCTTGTTTAACTTTTTTGTTTCTCTTTTGAACTTTTGCTCTATGTGCTTTTGCCGCTTTACCCATTTTTATTTAATTTAAAATTTATTACTTGGTCTGTTTTGTTCGTACCATTCGATTACCGAATTGATTGCCCAAACTGCACCTGATGACAAAACACCATCAAAGAACCATGAGCCCCAAATCGGTGTATTAAACATATCATTTGTTGGTGAATAAATCAACAAGGATAATACGAACCCAGCCCATGTTGAAAAACACATTGGGCAAGATAATATCCCTGAAATAAACTCACCTAAAAAATGAAGTGGCATGAATTTATTTTCACCCCAATTTTTAAAAAAGTTTCTTAAACCCTGAAATATGGACCCATAAACCATAATGTTCATTAATCCATAACTTAAAATAAACCATACTAAAATTTCCATATATTTTTTTTTAACCGTTTAAATTGGAGCTTCCGTGAAATTTTGCGTTGATGAACGAATTATTTTTTGGTTGCTCTAATATTTTTTTTTCTAATTCTTTGTTTTTATTTTTTAAATCCCTTATTTCTGAATTTAAATTTTGGATGGTTTGTTGTAACATCTTCAACTTACCATCATCTACAGAAATGTCTAAATTACGTCTAAGTTCGTCTAACTCTTCATCCTTTTTAGACATTTCATTTTGGAAAATATTTTCCATTTCTTTTGTTTTAATTGAAAATTCTTGTCTAATATTGTCAATTTCTGTGGTCTTAATCGAAATTTCTCCGTTCAACTGTTGTATTTTTAACAACAGTTCATCCAACTGTTCGGAATTTCTTGACAGTTCGATTTCCAACTGTTGTATTTTTAACAACAGTTCATTTTCAGTTGTTTTGTCACTAATATATTCTATTTTTGTGACAATTTTTTCAACCTCTTTAATAACCTCAACAGGTATTTCTTTAATAACCTCAACTATTTTTTCAACCTCTTTGATTACTTCAACAGGAACTTCCACCAGTTTTTCAACAATTATCTCTTTTATTAATTGTTTTTCTTCAACTCCAACCGTTTTTAAGTCTTTTTCACCTTCATTAAGTGTTTTTCCCAAAAACCCATATTTTTTAATATCAAATCCTTGTTTAAAACATAGATAAATAAAATTATCAACGTCTTTTATTTCTTTAGATTCGCAAAATGCAGACACTGCCTGCATCATTTCTTTACTAAATATTTTGGAGTCTTTCTGTTCCATTTATTTTATTTCTTTTTTCTAAATTTTCATACCACCATAATGGTTGTAGATTGGTAAAATGACAAAGTTTATAAATTTCTTCTTCTGTTTTAGCTGATATTAATGGTATAATATGGTCTATGTGCCAACCATTTAATCCATAATTTTCCCAACACATACCATCTTTAAATTGTTTTTCTATATGTTCTTTTAATTTTTTAGGTTCACACCCAACAATTTTAAAAGTTTCGTTATCTTGTCTTATATTTTTACTTTTTAAAAAATTTTTTACCCTACTCCGAACATTACACCTTATTTTAAATTCAATGTCATTTTTTTTTCTATTTTTTGTGTAATTATTTATTTTTTCTTTGTTATTATCTCTGTATTTTTTTGCACGTTTTTTTTGTTCCTCTTTAGTTCTATCTCTATATTTTTTTTTAGTTTCTTTATGTTTTTCAACATTTCTAAAATAAGTTTCTCTATTCCAACTATTAGTTTTTTCTTTATTTATCTTTCGGTAATTATTTACCCTATTTCTAGTGCAATTTTTGCACTCATTTCTTAAACCGTCTTTTGAATCGGACCTTGAGTGGAAGTCGTTTATAACTTTTTCAGTATGACAAATATTACAAATTTTTGTATTTTTCATCTTTATAATCTTTAAGTAATTTATTAACTAAAGAAGATAAATTGATGTGTAATGTTCGATAAAATTTTAATAATTCTGGTTCAAGAGCAACAGAAACTTTGGTCTTTTTATCTTCATCTTTTATTTTTAATCTTCCCATATATTATAAATATCTTAATCTATCAAAAAGTGTGAATAATATTAATTAAATATTAATTAATTTTTCTGTTCCATTTTCTACGTCTTCAAAGGACTTGATTGAAAATTTTAACAGTGGTCTTGGATTGAACAAATCAACATATTTATATTCTTTAGTTTGAACGTCATAAATACCGTATCCGTGTTTTCCTATACTTTCCCCTACATTCTGCTGAATTGTAGACCCAATCATATAACCCTTTCCCGTATTGAATTTAAACTCTTGTCTTTTATGAATATCTCCACATAAGACGGTTTCAAGTCCATCAAACTTTTCAACATCGTATGCCTCTTCACCAAAGTCAAAACCAAGGTCTGTTTTCATTCCTTGAATTGGTCCGTGAAACAATCCAATTCTTTTACCCTTCGCTTCTGTAATGTCAGGTGGTATATTTCCCTGTAGTTGCGAATAAACACACCAACTAATGTTTTCATCTTCATATACACCTCTATCTTTGAGGTATAAAATATTTTCATTATGTAAGGTATTTACAATAGGTGTAATGGAATCTAGCCTGTCTTGATTGTTTAAATTTGTATCATGGTTTCCAAGTATAATAATTGTTTTTGAAATATTAGAACATTCAGTCAATAACCATCTAACCATCTCAATAAGTTCAGGTGTCATTTGGTTTTTAGAATGAACTAAGTCTCCAGTGAATACAATCCTATCTGGGTTTAATTCTTTCCATTGTTCAATGGCAGTTTCCAAAATTGATTTATACAAATCGTGGTCTTTGAAAAGACGGATGTGTAAGTCAGAAAAATGTATTAACTTTTTAATCATTTTTTAAATCTATCAAATGGTTCTTTTTTAAAAAAGTATCCTGAGATATCTAAATAACGAAGTAACTCTATGTCTCCTTCAACCGTAGTTGTACCTTTTACTGATTTTAATAATGTAATTTTGTATCCAAAACGGTTAGCCAACCATTTAATGAATAATGCGGGGTATCTTTTCATAATTTAATTGTTAGGTTTAACCGTTATTGTATATTTTCTAGTATAACTTGAATCTTCGTTTTTTACTAATACACCTAACACAGGATTAAATGCGTCGGGGTCAAACATAATCGGTGTAACAACAACATCTAAGTTGGAGTTTTCTAATGCAATTTTTACTTGTTGAGTAATTGCCATCTCATTAATTTCTGTTTTCATAATTTTAATCGTTTAATTGTGTTTTATCTCCGCAATATACTTCGAATGGTGGTTGGTATGGGTCGTTTTGAATTGGAAAAGGATTCACCGGTATTGGTATTCTAAATGGTTCAGAAATATCAATCTTGCTACTTTCTTTCACCAAATCCATCTTTTCCACAATTGGTGCAATATCAATGTTCTTATCTTCTAATTTTCCATGAAGGTAACCTTGTAACCAAATATAAAATTCTTTATAACTTAACATAATTCTCTACAATAAAGATTAATTAAAATAGCCCTTGCCAACTTAAATTCTTTTACTCTATTAAGTTTTAAACCATAAAGATTTGCAATACTTTTCAAATGTGGAAAAGCTTCCGTAATTGTCATTTTACTTACTTCCATTACTTGTCAAATAGTTGTAAATCTTTATTCACATTACCACAATCATTACACATGTAAGTAGGGAATGGTACAATAGTGTCTTCGTGACTACCTGTCAAAAGTTTTGGTACTTTTTTTAACATAGTCACTTCTTTAAAATAAATTGATTCACATTTTTCACATTTAATAGTTTCTTGTTGTCTTAAATCAATTTTTGGTCTAATAATATCGTCGCTCATTTTATTATATAATTTATGTTTATTTTAATTGTTGAATTGTCCCAACTGGTATTTATGTACCAAACAGGTGTAATTGTAGTTTCCATAGTGAAATATAGTTTATTAGTTTTATTTAGTCAAATATTCGGACATATCCATTTTCAAAATAGTGTCGACGACATCTCTTGGTATTCGGTATTCTTTGAACTCTACGTTTTCTGTTAAATGAACAATTACACCGCCCATAAGTGGAATATTTTCATATTTAGTCCCTTCTAACATTTTTAACAATAGTTTACCATAAAAAGGTAATTGCGTGTTATAGTGACCAAGAGCATTATTTGGAAGTTTTTCAAAAGGTTTTTTCATGGGTTTTGTGTAGTCATTTACTTCCATGTTTTTTTCCTTGTTGGTTTTCCAATCGGTTATTACAATACCAAATCCGGTTTTTTGTTTATTTAACATTAACCAAACTTTATCGGGCTGACCAGTATATCCTAATTCAGGATGACCCAAAACAATCTCCGTATCAAGTAAAACGGCTCCTCGTTCTTCCATGAGTGACAAAAACTTTTTACCCGCCTTTATCATTCTATCACCCTTCATTACAAGGTCCAAATCACATTCAAATAATGGTTGTCGAACCTCTTTATCTATTTTAAATTTGTTAATAGTTTCTAATTCAAGTTCATAGTGAACCCTACTACCCATATTTGTTGAAAGTATACCTGATTGTTTCCACTCTTCTAAATAAGTGTGCATTACATATGGACTACCTTTCGCCAATTTTCTTGCAACATCCTCAGCTGGAAATTCATCATAAAATAACTTCATCACTTTTGATACAGATGGAAAATCGTCTCTAACAACACCATTCACATCTAACATTGTGTACTTGTGTTTATCTTCCTCAAAAGTTAATTGAAACTCTTTTTGTTTTTCAGAAATAATCTCTCGTATTTCTTTTGCAACTTGTTTTAAATCTATCATTTAAATTCTACGTAATATTTTTCGATGTCACCTTTAAGGTCACATACATCTTTATCTTTTGGCAACTTCACTAACTTAACTCTATTATATAAAGCCCCTCCGTTTAGTTTGTCATATAGGTTTTTAGCATCGGTATAGGCATCACCATCTAAACAAACTATAATATTTTTCTTTGCCTTTGAGTATAGTTTTTCCCAAAGGTTGTCTGTTAAAAACTTCCCTAATAAACAAATTGAATTGTCCAAGAAAAAACTATCAAAAACTCCTTCAACAAGGTATATATCTTTTTTCCAATCAATTAAACTCTCATTGAAAATTAAAAAGTCTTTTGATGCTTCAGGGTTTTTGTATTTTAATTTACTTCGTGGGTTCCACGACCTTGATACGAAAAAGTTTAATTCTCCTTTTTTATCAAAAGATGGAACAATGATTCTACCGGAATATTCACCCTCTAAACATAGACCAATTTGATACTTTTCTATAATCTCATCAGTGATTCCTCTTTTTTTCAAATAATTAAAAGCCTCTTTTCTTGGAATATGAAGTGGGTGTATCTCGTCAAACTTTTTGTATTCTTTTGGTAATTCAAGTTTCTTGTAAACCTTTTCTTTTTTTTCAAACTCATCAGGTCTAATTAACTTATAGATTTTCTTATCTTTTTTTGAACCAAACTTATCTATAAGTTTTCCTAAGTGTCCGTGAGTACCATGCGTCTCAGCACACCCCCAACACTTGTAAACATGTTGTTGGTAATTAATCTCAAGGTTTCCTTTTCCATCTAACTTGTCAAGACCTTTAATTGTATATGAACACACAGGGCAATCAACCGATATTTGACCTCTTAGTTCATTTACTGATTTTGGTTCCCCAAAAATATTACCAATAAGGTCTATGATTAATTCTTCTGCGTCCACATATAAAAGATAAGAATTTTATATGGATTGTCAATTAACAAAAAACCCACCTTTGTGGGGTGGGTTTTAATATTTAAATATTTTTTTATCTAAAAGACAAATTTTGACGACAATATAATTGGTAGTTTTGTTTTTTTCCGTCAGTCTCTACCCTAATTATCCCTTCAAATTCGACTAAACCTTCTTCGTTCACTTTTTCTAATGAAGTACCACCTCTTACTAATCTTTGTTTTGCTCTAAGCTCAAAAGTTTCACCAGGGTTTACGGTAAAAGGAACTTGTTTATCAATTCTCATACCGCTATTCATAGGAAGAATCTTTTTTATGGTGATTGGTGCACTTCCAGAATTTTTAATACCTCTAAATGTAAATTCAATATCTTGTCCAAATCTAACTTCAGCATCTGGATTTCTCACAACCAATGTTCCTGTTAAAGGTCCTCCCATCCCTTTAGATGTTGCTGGGTTAGGCATCCCAATTGGTCCTTCTTGCTCATTAACAACTTGTCTAACAAGTTGAGTTAGTTCAGATTCCGTAAGTCTAACAATTCTTTTCATAATATTTTAATTTATTTATAAATATGTTGTTTTTTTATAAAATTAAATTTTTTTATCCCAAATTATTATTCATTCTTGACCCCAAAGACGCAAAATCTGCTTTTGGTACAGCATTCCCTTTAAAATTATATGAACACATTTCATCAGTTATTAATGTTATCATTTGTTTTCCAACGGAATCTATTCCTCCACTAACAAATGGTCTTTTATAGTTACTAATCAACATTCTATAATAATCTTTTCGTTCTTTTACATCCATTTCATAATCATTTTCAAATTTAAAGTCAGAAAATCTTCTTAAAAACATTTTCCAAGCATTAGGTATACCTGAATCAAAAAGTTTATATATATCATTCCAATCTGAATATTCTTCTTTAAATTCATCAATTTCCACTCTAAAAGTATTTTTTGAATTACAAGTATATTGTAATTTAATATTGCCAGGATAATCATCACCGTTTGGTTTTTTTCCTTTTCCGATTAATGTTAAGGTATTGGAGTCTTCACTAATTTCTATTTTATCTACCATAAATTGTCTTATAATTGGGTCGGTATAGTCATTTGGTAAATAAAAATTCATAGTTTTATCTTGAAATAAATCGTAAAATTTATTTATAAGTTGTATTCTTCTTTCATCATCTTCTAAAATAATTCGTTTTACAATTCGAGTTAAATCAGACTCAGTTAATCTAACAATTTTTTTCATAATATTTTAATTTATTTATAAATATGTTATTTTTTTAAAAATTTAATTTTTCACCAAATTTTTTCTTGTTTCATGTAACCAAGAACACAAGTATAAGAATCTGCCATATCAAAACATTCTTTCTTTAATGTGTTGTTTTTGGTATAGTGCCATGTAATTTGAGGTTCTTTGTCAGATACTTTTCTCCAAATAATTTCTTTTTTATCTGTGTCTTTTGGTAATCCACCAAATAATACAAATTTATCTTTATCATTTTTTTGAAGTAAATCAGGCCAAGCATACTTTCTTGAGTTATATGTAGATATATAATCGGGAACAATACCTAATATGTCATAAATTGATTTTGTAATCATTGAATTATATCTCAATAGGGTTCCTACTGTCCAAACATTATTTGAATTTAATAGTGGTTCTTCTATTACCACTTTTGTAATCCCCAAATTTTTATATCCCTCAAGTTTTAACTCAAAGGCATCTACTTTCATTAGTAATTCTTGAATTTTATTTTCAACTTTTGGTTTGATTACTGGTGAGAAGTGTGTTAATTCTAATAATTCTCGTGATTTAATGTCAAATAATGCCCATCCGATAGTTCTAGTTGACACATCTAAACCTAAAACTTTAGGGTTATTTTTTAATTTATTATTACTCATTTTTTTAAAAATCGTACTTAATCGGATACTGTTGGACACCTTGTCTTTTTTCAGGTGATTGTATCTTAGATATAACCATAAGTTCTTTATTTGCATTGTAAAGTGCAACTTCTGTGACATAAGGTGGTGTTGTTCCGTCCCATGTTGGGTTTGATGAATCAAAAAATTGTGTTTGTCCCAAATTACATAAGAAATTCATAACATATATTGTTGCTTGAATATCCGTTTCAATTGTTCCAAAAAAGAAAAACTCACCTCCAAAATTTAAAGTTATTCCAGTCTGATTTAATACAGGTAGGGTTATATAATCGTTCAAATCATATATTGGTGCCGTATCATACATGTTTTTTGTCAACTGAATAGTTGTTCCTGTCAATCCTGATATGGTTAAGTATCCACCAACCGTGGTTGCAGAAAGTTGTGACAATACATTAATTTCTCTCCATTGTGTCACATCAGGTCTTGTTGTGGCACTTGATACTTTTTGAGCTAAAAGTTTTATATCTGTGGCGGTAAATCCTGACGGTAGTCCTGAAACAGGAACTTTCAAAAACGGAAACTCATTTCCAAACCTTACAAGAATATCAGACGCCCCCGGTAATAAACTTTGGTCGTTTCCTGTTATAGTCTGATAGTAATTACAATGTAATGAATTTGTAAATGCTGAGTTATTTAATCTGTATGTTAAAAATAAAGTTTCAGTATCTCCTGTCAATAATCCTTGTGTCCCACCTAATACACCACTAAATGTGTTTGGTGTTACAAGACCTAATTTTGGTGCCGGTAATGTCCAACTTCTATTTGATTTGTAATTCAACGCCGCAACTATTTCGTCATCATCAAATACAATTATTTTTAAATCAGGAAAAACTTTACCAATTCTATTTGGGAAACCATTTGTGTTTGCGTGTGTGTCCCAAAGGTGATAGTATCTTAATCCCGGTGCGTTGAAATTGATACTCTTTCTTGATTCAATATAATGTGGTTTAAATAAATTAAGGTTTGTAAATCCTGAAGGGTCTGTATAAAATACTTCACCAACTTTCGCATTAGGATTTTTATGCCACATTAACCAAGGAATAGATAATTTAAAATTTCTAGCCTGACCTGTGTTTCCAGGGTTAGTACTATCATAATCTTGCATTGCAAACTTTTCACCATAATAATTGTCAATGGCTTGATTTGTATAATGAACTATCGCAATAGCCTTTTGGTCTGATGGTTTAACAGTTATTTTTTCTGAAAATGAATTATAAAAATAAACAGAGTCAGTATCTGTTTGACCACTATCTGAATAGTAACCCAAATATTCTTTACTACCCGTATATCCTGTTGATTGAAAATAATTAAAATCTTGATTTACGGTGTTAAAAATACCAGCTGGTGATTCAGTCCATGGAATATTCATATTCCAAACTTTAACATCTTTTTGTGAAACATCACAATTTGTTTCAAAATTAAAAACGTTTGGATTCCAATACGGTTCAGGAGTAAATGAGTCATAAATGACAGTCATGCCTGATGGGTAGAAAACAACTCGAGAGTCTCCCGTATAACCCATACTACTAAAGTTTGGTAATTGTCTATCTACTTTTATAGTTACTGTTGTTGCTGTGGAAGTATTTCCCGTAACACCTACCACAACATAACTAAATAATGGTGATGCTCCTGTAAATGGTTTGATATTATTCGTCCCAAATAAAAACAAAAACATTCCGTTAGTCACTGTACCAGAAACTGTTGGGTCTAAACTTGAATATTTAAGTGTTAAAACATTACCTGAAGTTACACCTGTGTTAGATACAACAAAATTTGGATTTATAGTATATGCTGATGAGGTATACGCACTAAATACAACAGGAGTTCCTGTGGAACCTGTGAAAAAACCTCTTGGGGCTGCACTATTAAAAACATTATCGATATATGACCCATCAAAAGGGACACCTAATGTGCTTCCTGATGTTGAATCCACAAATAAAGGATATTTGACTTGCATTCTATTTTTTTCAGGAATTGGTGCTAAATTTTGAGCGTTATATTGTGGCATCAAAACGTTTAGTTGAACGTAATCCGTGTTACTTGTTGCGTTATAACAAACTTCACTATCTCCAACTTCAAAATACGCAATATCAAATTTACCTTGCGATATTTTTTTCCTTGCCGCGTCGGTTATTATAGTGTTGATTAACGCTGAGGTATTTTTGATTATGTATGACATATTTTATAAATATATTTTTATAAATTTATTTTAAGATAAACCTATTTTTTGTAAAGGCATATACTTTGGTGACCCGTTTACACTTATACCGTTACATGTTGATGGGGTTATGGTTACATTTGTTATTGTTACAGTATCTAAAATATAACCTTCAAGTTGACAACCGTTAAATTCTATACTTGGAGTATTAATAAACTGAGTGATGGTTCCGTTTATAATTCCTCCCGATGAAATACTTGCAGTGTATGTGTTTGTAAATGAACTATAATTTATATTAGATAAATTACAAGAAGGTCTACTTTGTGAACTAGTAGTAACCACCGAGTTTGTCGGTGTACTTAAAGTTGCATTACCTGATGTTGTTGCGGTTATAGAATTTGTAATAACAGGTACGTTTGTTACAAAAGTTTTTCCTGTAAATCCAACGGCAGTATTAATTGTAAAGTTTACTGTTTTTCCTGCTGGTAATGTTGGTGTAACGTTTATTTGATAATACCAAGTTTTGGTAGTTGTAGTACCAACATTAGTTTGATTTGCCAACGGAGTTAAACTTAAATTAAGTGTATAGTTTGTATAAGAATTTTGTGGTGTAAGTGTTACTGACTGAGTTGTTACTGTGTTATTAGTATCTTTTATATAAATTGTATAATTGCCGGCAGCCAAACCTAAAAATGTATTTGACATTTGATAATTAACACCATTGATAGAATAGGTGTAAGATGGAACTCCTCCATATCCGGTGACATTAATTACACCATTAGATGTGTTAGAACAAGTTGGTTGTGTTGTTGAAACTGATAATGTTAATGGTGGTGTTGTACATACACCTGTTGATACAAATACAGTACCTTGATATGTTCCAAGTAAAGACCAATTACCTGTAGGTGGTGTTGTTGGTTGTAATAAAGCGGGAACACCAGGATTAGTCCATCCACTAACCTCCCATCTTGTATTTCCTGTACTATATAATACCGTATAAGTTGAACTTGTCCAAGACGGGTAACCATTGATTGTTGAACCGCTAGTTAAAGTAGTTAAATACGTTGTATTAAAAGAAGGTGTATATTCAAAACATAAGTTTTGTGGGTATACAGGTGCTGGTGTCGGTGGAGGTAAACAATCTGAACAAGTGTCAAATGGTCCTGTAGATATTACCGCAAAATTATTAATATAACTTTGTCCTGTATATAATGTTTGACCGCTATGGGTCCAACAACCAACTTGACTTGTTAAACTATACACTTTACCATCGACGAATTTTGAAGGTAAATCTGCAACATAATAAACAAAAGTTCCTGAATTTTCACAGTCTTCAAATTGTTCCAAATAGAAACTATCATAATCAACCGAACAAGTTGTTTGTCCTGTAAAATCACCATAATAATCTATAACTGTTGCCGTATAATTACCAGGTAGTAAATTAGTAAGTAAAGAACCTTGTGCCCCGTTACTCCAATTTATAGTATATGGTGGTGTTCCTCCTGTTACATATAAGGTTATTAGACCATTAGTTGAATCAGGTGTTGACGCATTAATACTATCACAATCTAAACCTAATGGTAGAAGTGTTATTATATTACAACTATTTCCACTTAATAACCCCATCTTACCAAGTTGCCCCGCTTAATCTTTTCCAACCACCAGACCCCCTAAAATAAAGGTATGTTGCGTCGTATGTTATTTGACCTACTTCACCAGTTGGGTCTGTTGTTCCTGATGGTGTAAAACTTGTTTTAATTACAAATTTAGGAACATATGCCGTTTCAGACTGAGTTCCTGAAATTGAAATTCCTCCTAAAATAACTGAGTGGTCTGCGACTAATGTTGAATTTTCGCTACCAACTATTGCTGAATTAAAATATTTAACAGCGTTTCCTGTACCACCTAATATAGATGAATTATAACATGGGTCAGATGGTGTTACTCCTGATATTACGTTAAGTTCTCCACCTAATATTGTACAGTTTTCAGTAGTACCCGATTGGATAGTATTCAAAGCCCCTCCCAAAATTACTCCTAATTCGCCGTATATTGTATGTTGTTGACCAAATCCAAAACTTCTGTCCCCATTTGAAATACAGTTCGCGCCACCAAGAAAACTTTTATCTCCATATATTTCATTGCTATTACCCAAAGAAAAACTTGTGTTTGATTCTACTTTATTGCTGTCTCCGAATGATGCTGAACTAGTTCCATAAACTCTATTTGCATTTCCAAATGCAGAAGACGAGTTTCCAAAAACTTTATTACTTTTATTTGTTGTAAATGTGTTCCAACCAAAAGAATAGTTTCCTTGTCCTCCTGCAAATGAGTTGGTCCCAATTGCTCCAGATGCGAAACCTTTTACAGATGCACTTCTACCCCCTGCGGTTTGATTACCACCCCAAAGTTCAGGTGTATTTGTATCACCAACATATAGATTGTTAGTTGCTGAAAGTGTATTATCATAAAGGTATACAATAGTCCTACCTCCACTAAATGTTGTTCCTGAAACTTTTTTGAAATTATCTGTCAAAGAACCACCAAAAGGTGAATCATGAATCCAAATAAATTCATTATTAGTGTAATTTGCCGTTACGTTTCCATATACGCCACTTAAATAAAGTACTCCCGATGTTAATCCTGTTGCTAAATATGCAGTATTTGTCCCTGTTCTTGTATTAGTTCCTTCGGAGTGTGAAGATTCACCAAAAGATTTTGTGTTAGTCCCTTCGGCATGTGATGTGGTTCCCGAAGCAATTGTATCTACACCTTCAGCATGACTGTAATTACTTAATGCTTGTACATTATTTCCAAAAGCAAAACTCAATGTATTTTGAGCGTCAGAACCTGTAGATTGAACTCTATTGTGTACTGTAATTTCGTTCGTACAAGCATAAATGTTATTTGTATAAAAACTTGTAATACAATTACCTGAACCACCTGTAAATGGTGTTGTTAGTCCTGATACAGTAAAGGTTCCTCCCGTTGTATTTCTAAAAGTTATAGTTCCTCCTGAAGATACCGCAGTACCTCCCGTTACAAATACATCAGGTGAACCCCCGAATAAAGGAACCAATTGTCTTAAGGTTGCTTTATATGATGAGCCACTTGGACTTTGTGATGTGTCCCCTGTGATTACAATGTGTATAAGGTCATTAAGTGTTGCTCCTGTTGCTAATGTCCTTGATGTTAAAGTTGCCATTTTTTATTTTATATATATCAAAGTTTATTGAAAGTTATATGGTATTCCATCTTGAAATTCAAAACATATTAGGTCTTGAAACTGTTTATAGTTACATAAACTATCAGAACAGAACTCGCAACCATTGTTGCCTATTATTTTAACAACATAACTATCCATCGATTCAAAGGAAACAGGTAATGTAAATGAATATGGAACTGAAGAAATTGTTGCAATATATTGACAAGTTCCGTATATCCCACATTCGTCACAAACCCAAATATCGTATGGACTTGTTCCTGAAGTTATTGTATTTAGTGTTACTATTGTTGCCATATTATTAACATACTCCGTTTACTGTGCAAAACTCGGTGATTACACCACTGTTGTCGACACTATAAATTTTATTTCCGTATCTAATATAATCAATCGTTAATGGATATAATAACGATGAATTACTATATACTGTCACTCCTGTTTGTATTTGATTAACTGATGGATGGGTGTAGAATATTGTTTGTACTCCAAAATTAGTCAACTGACATCCAGGACAATTTACTGAATACGCCCCACTACCAATCCATTCGTTAAATGTACCAACTAATGGTTCAACTTGTAGACACTCGGCACAATCAACATAAGTTGTGGTGGTAGTCGCTGTAAATCTATTTTCATTTACCACAATATAACCTGAAGGTGGAACATAATTTATAAAGTATCCTACATAACTATAACAATTTCCAGAATAATCTCTAATTACTTCTCCTGGGTCTAAATTAGTTGGTGGGGTTGCTGTTTGTGTAATCATCGATGTTGTCGTACAAGATGTAAACACAAAGTAAGTACCAGGTGCGTAAGTAGGTGTTGGGGTTGGTGTTGGTGTAGGTGTCGGAGTCGGTGTAGGTGTCGGAGTCGGTGTAGGTGTAGGTGTTGGGCAAATCGTACAAGCGGTATATGCTGAAACCACTAACTTAACTGTTGCATTAGGACTTGCTGTTGTATCTTGTATATATGTTGCACATTTTAATTGGTCATTAATAACCCCTAAGAATGTTTGTCCTGTTGATATTGGTGTGCCTGATAATTCCAAAGGACCTGAAACGTAATAAGAAACGTTTTCGTTACAATCTCTTAATTCCTTAACTCTAAAACATATAAAGTTTCCATCGTCTATTGTAAATGTTACAGTTTCACCAGTCAAATTGATTGTTGGTGTAGGAGTGGGTGTTGGGGTTGGGGTCGGTGTTGGTGTTGGTGTTGATGCACTAACACTAATGTTTACTGTAAAAGCACTACATATATTTGGAGTGGGTGTTGGTGTAGGAGTCGGGGTTGGTGTTGGTGTAGGAGTCGGGGTTGGTGTTGGTGTCGGCGCATCACAATCAACATCATATGAAAAATCAAAAGTATCACATACAGGAGTTGGTGTTGGTGTTGGGGGAACACAATCACCAGGATAAAATAAGTCGGTAAAAAGGTTTGGACAAACAGAAGTCGTTGGGTTTTGTCCGTAGAAGAAACAATTTGTACCAGGTGCTGTGCCTAAACACCATTTTGTAGCTCCTTTATAGATATACCCCGGTTGTGTTCCACCTGTGAAAAAGGGGAATCCGTTATATCCTCCCGCAACAACATATGTTCCAGTATATGCAGAATATTCATCTTTATTTATTACAACACAATATTTATTAGAACAACATTCTCCTGTTGCACAACTTGAGGCGGTACATCCTGTTTGTAGTCCATATGTTCCATTAGGCACATAACTTGTTGCAGTAAACCCTGACGTAAACGCAGATACAATCGAATAACACCCACTTACAACAGACGTATCATAAGTAATAAGATAAACAGAAGTGACGGCCGATGTTCCAGCAGTCCAATTAGTTTGGTTTGTAAAATATCGTAAACCGGGGTAACAACAACTCTGTAAAAGTATATTTGCCATTAAATTTTCTTTTTATATAAATAACCCAAAGTTTTTTTTTGCATTTAAAACTCCAAATTTATTTCTTCAGGTTTATAACTGTAAAAATGTTTGTATGCATGAATAAATGCAACATTTTTTTGTTCTTCCATAGGTACTGACCATCCTGTTTTATCCCACCAATTTCCTATATTTTTGTCTTCGTATTGTGACCAATCATCCCATGGCCCCCAAGTAAATCCAAAAAATTGAAATAAAAATGAAAGAGTTGCATCGCACCATTCCACAGGTCTTGAGTCTAATTTATATATTTCGTCCCAAGGTACTTCATCTAATCTATTATATATTTCTATAAACTTTTCTCTATTAAAAATTGCACCGCCGCAAGCTCCGTAATTTTCCAAAGACCCTAATTCACTCCATACATGTCTTGAATTGTCTTTAACATTAAATTTATTTTTTAGATATTCATATAATTCTTTTGTGTAGTAAGGTCCATGTGCCCCTGATATATCAAACTTTGGTGGTCTTGTTATTTCACATTTACACCAAACATCATCTTCATAATGAATAACCCAATCAACATCTTTAAGTGTTGTTTTACAAGCATCATATATTCTTGTCAACCACCGATATAACCCATCTTTATCCACAAAAACTCTACCTGAATGTAGGTTATTAACTCCTTGTTGTTCAATCCAAGTGTAGTCACAATTAAATTTTTTAGCCACAGGTTCTAATAACTCTGAACCATCTTCAAATAAAGAAATAGGCACGTTTGGATAAAATTTTCTAAGCCGTTCAATTGCTTTATAACACGCAACTAATTTATGACCTGATTGGTAAAAAACCCCTATATTCATATTTCACCTGTAATTTGTTTAACCCAACCATTTTGTCTATGGTGTATCCAAATTGACCAACTTTTTGTTGTTCTATCCACCAAGAATGTTCTTTTTATATTTACGTAATCACTTTTTACTTCATATAATTCTTTGATTTCATCACTATTGGCATCTTGTCTATAAATTTCATTTCCTAAATCGTCCAAAAATGAAATTGCCCAAAAATCATAATCATCTTCAGGAGCCTCTAATCTTGGAACAATTATATTATATGTAAACATAAAACTTTCTGACTTATACCATTCAGAACTATCATTAACAGGTGGATTTTCACCTTTCAATGTCTTTGGATGTAATTTTCTATCTAAAAAATTAATACCCGCATACAATTCATAATCACGATGAGTTCTTACATTACCTAATCCATATTCCCCCAAGTCAATACCATGGTCTTCTTCTTGTAACATGTGTCTAAGTCTTATTTTGGACTTAGTATCCATTTCCCACCATGGTTCTTCAACTACCCCACTTTGTTTGTTTTCCTCATTAAAATCCGTCCAATGTTTTGTTCTACCTTCTCTTGTGTATTCATGCCAAACAACTGTTTTATGTGGGTGAAATAAATCATAACCTAATGTGTATGACCTAATAGATAAACTGATTTCATCACCAGCAAAGTAAATATTTGGGTCGTACTTATACTCTTCACAATGTTTTCCAATCGTAAAGAAAAAGTGACCGCTAACAAATCTTGCAGGAATTGGTTTATCTAACTCTTTCCAATTTGGGATTTCGTGAGGTCTAAAAAGTATTGTTCCTCCCGGTGTAAAATTAGATGCAACCATTTTGTATGGTTCAACATTTAATAATTTATTAGTTTTTGGTTCATACATACCCGCATATGCGGTAATGATTGGTTTTTTTGAACCTGTCATTTTCATCATTTCAATTAACTCAACATCCCAATTCTGTAAGAATCTATGGTGTGAATCTAATTGTAATGTGTATTCTTCTCCGTTCCATAATTTTTGAATTTCTGAACGAGCCCAACACAGTCCTTTACTTTTTGACCAATGATAATCTAATATTTTGAATCTTTCGTCATTTGCAAATTCTCCCATAGATTCATTTTCATCTCGTTGCCAACAAATACCAAAGGTTAAATTCTCAGGGTTTTTTGCCTTTGAAATGCAGTCTCTGATTGTCGGTAAAAGTTCGGGGTCTCTATAAGACGCAATTTGGACAAATATTTTCATATTATCATTTTAAACAAAAATAATACCTCAAGACTAAAAATAAATAATTAAACTTGTGTGATTGTAACAATCAAAGATGGAATGGCCGGTCTAGTGGGTGATGTAAAAGGTCCTGCGTCATATTGTAAACCTAATCGTGTGTCATCTACTCTAAATTTTAATTCTAAAAATTCATTGGCCGAAAGGTCCATTACAAAATTCCAAGCGGCCACAGCTCTACCATTATTAGAATTTACTACAATTTGCGTATTTGAGTTAGTAACATTACTACCATTTTTAGCCAACCATATATCCATAGTTTGTGCTGAACCACCACCTGTTGATTCTAATTGAGCAGAAAATTGTAAATTATAAACACCAGCACTTGCAACAACAAATTTTGTATTTGCCGATAATGTTACACCATTAGAACCAGTATTGGTGTCTGCACTCATAGAAAACGCGCTAGTGGTGCTTGAAACATATTGGTCCGTTGTGGACAAAAAAGACCCCCATGCTCTACCACTACCATTAACACCACTAGTTCCGTTAGTTCCGCTAGTCCCATTTGTACCACTTGTACCGTTAGTTCCGCTAGTTCCATTTGTACCACTTGTGCCGTTAGTTCCCGAGGACCCGCTAGTTCCATTTGTACCACTGGTTCCTCTAGTTCCTGACGACCCATTAGTACCATTTGTTCCTGAAGTTCCAGCAATTGATGCAGTTATAGCACTAAATCGTACAGCTTCAGTTCTACCCGATGTTATTGGGTTGTAATTAACAATTACCAATAATGAATTAGAGTAACCTGTTGATGCTAAGGGTAAGGATGATATTGGTAAATCTGGCATAGTCTTTTATAGATAAATATTATTTAAGTTATTTTGATTCTAAAACCATCTTCCTGTAATATATAAAAACCAGTTTCTTGTAATAAATAACTTCCACAATCCACTTCTATTTCCATGATACAACCGTTCGCATCAATAATTTTTATATATATAACATCTTCATTTGGAAAAAAAGATTCTGAATTAATAACTACATTTGGTGGTATTGAAGTAACTCCTGACACATAAAAACAATAGGTATTTGATGGGTCACAAATGAAAACATCATAAGGACTTAATCCGCTAGTTACTCCTGTTATTTGTATATTCATATATTAACAATTTATTTCATAAAAAGTTTCACAACCATTACCATTAATCGCTTTTATTATTAAGGTATTTGCTGCAGAATAAAATGCAGATAAAACATAAACGGTAAGTGTTGTACCAAGTAATGAACAATTATTTCCGTTTTCATCACAAACGTAATAACTAACGGGTGGTGTTCCTCCTGTCAATCCTGTTATGTCAACTGAGTACGGCATCTATGTATAACAAGTTACATCGTAGTCTATTGTTAATTCTAAAGTGAAATTAGCGTCAGCCAGTGGGTCAGTATCACCCTCACAATTTGACTCAATGTGAATTGTATTATCCGTCAAACTTATAGTATAACTACTAATATCAGTAACACCACTTAATATTCCTTCTATTGTTGATTGCCAAATTGTGTCTTGTGGAATATCATTCAATGTTGTTGCGGTATAGAATGTTTGAGTAAATGCACTTCCGTTAATATTCATTTCAAGTATAAATTCTGCGGTATTTAAACTACATCCCGTATATCCACTTGTAACATCAATATACCCCTCATTTAACATTTCTAAAAATCCACGTTTAGCCCCAACTGTTGTTGCAAATTCATTTTGACACAATTCAACAACAGAGTATGTTGTTACATTATTTCCTGAACATGTGATTGTAAAATTGTGAATTTGTGAACACCCACTACTATCTGTAACTTCAACAGAATACGTACCGGCGGTTAAACCGGATATAGTTGAACCCGTTTGTCCTGACGGAACATTATCTGACCAATCATAACTAAATGTTGGTTCTCCGTCGTATATTAATACTTGCGCGGTTCCATTTTGACCACCATAACATTGTGTTGTTGATATTGCACTAATTAAACTACCTCCCGTTGATATTGTTACTTGTTCATCAATTTGACATCCATCCGCATCAACAACTGTGAGAGTATAACTACCAGCCACTAAATTATTAAAGGTATATGAAGATAATGATGTATCTAAAACTGATTGTCCATCACTTAATATATAATCCAAAGGTGATGTATAACCAGTTCCGACTTGGACTTGTAAAACACCATCATTTTGTGAACATGTTGAACCTGTTGTTGTTGTATTTATTTCAAATTTATCGGTTGATGATAATGTAACAGTTGTTCTGTACTCACAATTTGTTCCTGTTGCAGATATTATTAAATCATACGTGTCATTTGTCAACCCTAAAAAGGTGTTGGTTAAACTTTGCGTTGTGTTAGTGTATACTAATCCGTTTGTTTGACCCGATAAAATATAACTATAAAAATTATTTGAACCTTGTAATGAAACAGTTAATGAACCAAGTTGTTGGCTACAATTAGAGTTTGTCACCACTGTATCAACTATGAAAAATGAATTTTCAGCATTAATAAACGCACTTAATATTTGTTTACAAAAGTTTGCATCTGTTATTTCTAAATTGTAATTTCCACTTGATAATCCTGATAAGGTTAATGTATCACTTAATGTATACCCTACTTGTGATGTACTGGCGGAATAATAATAAGGAACACTACCTCCTGTAATTGTAAATGTAATACTACCGTCCGATGAAAAACAAGAAGGATTTATAGAAGTGACAATACCAACTCCAAGTGGGTCGGCTTCACCTATAGTATCACTTTTAGTTACTACGCATCCATTTCCGTCCGTTACTGTACAACTATAAGTTCCAATTGTTAAACCTGTTATTGTTTGACCCGTTTGACCGTCATTCCAAAGATATGTGTAAGGTGGTGTTCCTGTAAGACCTGTGATTGAAAGTTTTCCCTGATTAATGACACAAGTAGACGTATTTACTTTCCAAAAACCAAAATCAAAATTTGAAGAGGATGAAATAATTGCGTTAGATGTTGTTGCGGTTGACAATCCATAATCTACAACTTTAACAAAATAAGTGTCTGCGGATAAATTTGTGAATGTATATGGGAATAAAGTGGTAACTTGTGATTGTATAGAACCTCCTGATGTGGATAATATTAAAGTATATGGCGACATTTTAGAGTCGGCACTTACGGTCAGTGTTCCGTTATTATTTCCACATGTGGTTGGTGTTACGTCAATAATATCGGTATAAAAACAACCTGTTATTATAACATTTATATATAATTCGTTATTTTCAAACCCTTCAGAATCATTCAATCTAAACACATAGGTGTCGGCGGTTAGTCCTGAAAAGGTTATTGGGCTTGAAGATGTTTTAGCGCTTATTCCACCAGGTTGTATATTATCTATTGTATATGGTGGTATTCCACCATATGGTGAAAATGTTACAGAACCTGTTGGGGATGAGCAAGTACCTGTAATTGTAAATGTTAGTCCTAATGGTTGGTCGTCACAAGTTGGTGTACAAGCGGACATTGTGTTATAAACACCAAATGTTGATGCCGAATACGCACTATCAAAACAAATAGTTTCCCCTAAAGAAACTCCAACTACAAAGTTACCACAACAATCATAGTACCTATATACCCCATCCGTTAAACCTGAATAACAAGCCATTAATTACAATTTATACTAGCGTTTATACCTATATTTAAGTACAGTTTTTTATTTGTGAAGTCATCATAACAAGTTGAATTGCTTATTACTAAAGTTTTACCCGCAAAATAATAATTTAATCCATGATTATATAATTCTTGTAATTTGTCATCAATTGATGCGGTTATTTGGGCAACCGTTGGAACATCATAAAAACCATATCCTGTGTAGAATTGTTCTTGAACTAAAATCGTACTGTCTAATCTACAATCCACAAACCACTCCGACACTATACTTGTTAAATCACAATTGGCTTGAGTGTATCCACTCTGTTTTACAACCGCACTTAAAACTTGTGTTAGATAAGTTTGTGGACTGTCAAAGTTTAATTCACATCTTAAAGTTTGGTCTATACAATCATATCCAAATAACTGACCGTCAAATGTGCAAGGTACACATTCAACTTGTATAAACTGACATCCTCTTTGTCTTCTCCATACAAACTTTTGTCTATGGAAAATTGAGTTTTCCATTTTTTGACCCGTGAGCCAAAGTGTTGTTGCAGGAACCAACTGTTCCAATAATCTTTGCCAATAATCACCAATACCCAACGTATAGTCTATCATTTTTTGATAGGTAAATTGATTAGAAGGTATACCTACTGTTTGTTGTGACTGTAAGTATTTCCAATATATCGATTGAAGTGTGGGGTAACCTCCTGTCTTACCGTCAAAAATTGTTTGTCTATTTCTAACATTAATCATGTTGGTAAAGAAAGATTGGGCAAATTCAAAAAATGTTTTTTGTTTTGGTTGTGGGTTTACAAAAGTCCAATCTATCGCTCCTGGGTACGGATAAGGTGACGTTAAACCAGTATTTGGAATTGGGTAATCGTACTTAACACACATATCCCACACATCATAAACTAACCCTTGACCCATATTGATATTTAATTCAATATTTTTTGAGTTTATAAGTTGTTTGTCGTTTGTAATAGTGTAATCAACCCCATTAAAGTTTGAATTATTTTTTCTGTTTCCTATGTCGTCAACGGACCAAGACTTTTGGTTGTCGTAAATTTTTGTTATTGTATAACCTTCATTCAAAAAAGGAAATTTAGTAAACCTGTCTAAGTATTCTTGACCATATGAAAAAGGTTGTAATTGTGTTACTACACTTGGTACGTTTTGGTCAAGTTGTGAATTTTCTAAATCGACAACTTGTGGTGACCTGTGTTTTGGGCTAGATTCAAACCAACCTGAACCTTTTTGAAAAAAGTAATCATCTGTCTGTGTTGGTGACTTAGGGTAACCATCGTCAGAAATACCATAATCATTTCTTGATGTTGTTACAGTTTGCACTTCTCCGTTTGTTGTAAATCCTGTATAAGTTACTCCTTGAATAGAAAATGTATTTGTTGGGTCTAATGCTGGTTTTTCAACATAAACCGTACCTCCACTTATTTTAGCATAATTTTCTTTAAATTGGTCCACATTAATTTTTGAATCGACTAAATAAACAACTTCATTAAATTCTGTTATAGCTTCAGGAGCACCTATCAATCTCATTATGTATTCCAAAGATGTTCTTGTTCCTTTGGATTTAAACATATATGCTGAGTTTAGAATTACATTTCTAAAGTATTGGTAGTTTAACTCTGAAGGTGTTTTTTCTTGTGCTTGACCTGAATAAATTTGGTCGTTTGTTGTGCTAAAAACCGCATCTAATAATTGGTCATTATTAATTGGCGATATATTTGTATTTACCCCCAATGTTTGAGCTAAATTAGTTAGTAACTGTGATGGTATATCATTTCCAACAACATAGTTCACTGAGTTCATGTTCGCTAAGGCGTCAATAAACTTTTTAACCTCATCAAAACTTCTACCATATATTTGTAGAATTTTTTCCATCTTTTGGTCCTGAGTGTCAAAGTCCTTGAATGCACCTGTTGTTAAAAATCTTGAAATCAAATTGGTTTTGTAATCGTCAAGATTAAGTGCGATTTCACTTAAAGTTGTTAAATACGTGTCAAAGTTAGATGTTACAATATCTAAATTCCATAAACCGTCCAATACCCATGTTACACTTTGTACTTTTAATGTAAAAATCCCATCTGAATCGTAGTATGGGTACTCAAAAGTTGCGGTATACTTTGGTTGGCTATTTCTATTTAATATAAAATCTTCAACCTCATCAAAATCATCCTGAAAGATTTCAGCGGTTTTTTGTGTATTTGGTTTTACTATAAACGTGTCTGTTGAAATTGTTTGTCCTGAAAAAGGGTCTCCTTCAACCGTAAATGTAATTGTTCCTGCCGTTAAAGTTGTTGAAGGTATAAAATCAACTACAGGGTATTCTGTTGTAAGTTCAGAAAAATATAGACTAAAATTTTCGTAGTTATTAGTTAAATCACGGTATTTTGAAACTTTTATAGGTCTAACTTGAATGTTTCTTGCCGCATTCACAGAGAAGTCAATGTCAAAAGGATTCACTATCCATGGGACATTAACATCAAACGTTGTTAAATTTTCAATAGGGTCAAAAACAATATTTGTGGCGGTATAACCAGTTGTAAATGACAAAGTCGTTCCTCTTACTTCTAAGGCTGCCGGAAAATAACTTATTATTTTTGTTACGGATGCCGATAATCTTTTTTGAAGTGAACCATACAGTGTAAAACTTGTTATTTGTGATATATCAAAATTAGGATATACTGAAAAGTTTTTTTGTATGATTTTTTTTGTTTGTTCAACATCTTCAATATTTAGATTTTCTAAATTATAAAGTTGTGAGAAAACACCTAAATCAAAATTACGATTTACCTTTTCATAAATGGCAGTTGTAAATTGAAAGTTCCCTTGTGTTAATCCACCGCCCGTGACCAACTGTAATCCAACTATGTTGTTAAACGTAGTTAAAGTTCCTACAGGTGGAGCAGGTGGATATTTAAATATTTGTTTTGCCATTATTCAATAATATTGGTAAAGTTTTTACTATAATCAATGTTATTATTCCTATCTTGTCTAACTTCAAATAGAAGTTCACTAAAGTTGTTTCTAATTTCAAATAGGTTGTATTGTTTGTAAATGTTTCCTGCAGTATCGTAAAGAGTGTAAATACCATCCTCAATACTTTTGGTTTGATTACCATAAAGAGCAATTGCTAAAGTGTCAATGTCGTATTCTGCCATTTGAACATCAATAGTAATAGGGTTAAAGAAAGTATTTGTTATTATAATATTTTGGTTTGGTTGACCTATAAAAGGAATCGCACTTGGTTTATTAGATGGAGATGAAGAAGGTGAAAGTGTACAGAAAATTAAATCTGTTGGGTTGTCTACATATCTATATCTAATAGACTTTTGTGTTGTGTTGACCTGTTCTGTAATTACAGGTTCACAATAAAATGATGACGTAACAAGTCTATAAAAGTTTGGTATTTTTGTTCCGTTATTATTTAAGTATTCAACTCTAAACCCAACAAGTCCTTGATTAACAAATTTATTTCTAAACTGTGAAGGAACATTATTAATATCAATAATAATACCTTTTACATTTGGTAGCGCCGATAAAACACCACAGTCAGTTATTGTTGTTCTAATTTCAGCAGGTCTAATCATTAAAGTATAAATCCCCAACTTGCTAAACTCAGTTGCCGGTAATCTTAAATTATATAAACCACCTAAAATTTCCACGTTATTATTACCACCAGTATCTGAATTATGAAAATATGGTGTTAATATATTTGCGGCATTTAATTTTTTTAATGTGAAATTATTTGTAACATCCCTTGAAGGTGTATAGTGTAAGATAATTTCAACATCATCAGGTGATACATCAGCGGGTCTTGTTATTCCATATGTGCCAAGTGCCATTTTTTTATTTTATAAATAGTTTATGTCTTTTTTTATGTTGTATTAATTTTATAATATCCGTAACCATATCTCACCATATCACCAATATTATCAACTTCACCTAATCTTTGTAATGGTTCAAACGCACTATATTTACCTCTTTCAATATAAACATCGCTTTGAACTTCAGGGTCCATAACAAAATCTAACAAATATTCATTTTTTGTAATCGCTGAAAACAATAAATCATTTTGGGTAAATCCTGAACTTTGTAATAAGTACAAAGTTTGTCCATTTGGAAAGTCGTAATAAGTGATGTCATTTAATGTGTATGAAGTATAATCTGGTGTTATAGAATTTATTTGTCCGTATGGTACTCCATTTTTTATAAAAGTATAACCAACAGTGTATGGGTTAGGACCCCATCTTTTTACGTCCGTAAGTTTAGATTTAGTATAACCTGAAACAGGAAAAGGGATGGTTGTGTATGAACTTGATATTTGTGATGATACATTATTTTGTGAATCTCCTGTTGCTATAAAATCGTAACTTATAGGTATACCCGACCAATATCCACCTTGTGGTGTAAAGGTAAAGTTTCCTTGTAAATTTGTTATTGTAGTACCAGTTAAAGGAAGTACAATTGGTTTTTCAATTATATTTAGACCCCAATTGTTTTGACCAGAAAAAGTTATGGTATATATGCTTGGTGTGGTGGGGTAAGTATGTGTCAATGGTTGGGTTCCAACCTGTTGAGTTGGGGTCCCATCACCCCAATCAACAAAGAAACTTGATAGTTTTAAAAATGATATTTCTATATCACCCGACGTATTATAAAAATTAACATCGTAAGGTGTTAATGTATCGGCAGAAAATAAAAAATTAGACAACACATCTTTTTGTAACATAAGACCATCAAACTCACTATAAAAACCAATGTCGTTCATAGTTTGAGTAAGCATAATTGGTATTGTTAAACCTGTTAAAAGTGATGTGCCTCCTGTTCCTCCACTCAATATGTAAGACATACCTGAATACACACCAAAGGTTTGTGACCCACTGTCACCACTATAAGATTCTCTAAAAATATCTGTAGAAATATTTTCAGGGGATACTATTAAAGAATATTTTTCAGCTTCCATTATGGGTTTCCGTATTCATACCATTTTATAACATTAACCGAATCACCAACTCTTTGAAGAACAGGTGCTTGGTTTTGTTGTGGGATTTCTTTGTAAACTTGATATTCAAAGTTTGTAAAATCCATTTCAACTTTATAATAAAAATATTGTGATTTGTTAAAATTAAATTTGTTGTTTGCAGAAAATGTAGATTGTGGCTCATTCATAAACCTTACAAATTGACCTGTCTTTGCGTTAAAAAACTTGGCGGTCATATAAAACTCTGTAATATTTATAAAATCCGTTTCTTTTAACCAATATATAAAAAATCCTTCTTTGTCGGAACCTGTATAATCAAGTTTAAATTTTGGTTTTTTAACATTCACTTGTGTTTGATTATTCAACGGACCTAAAAAACCAACTCTTGTTTGTCCTTGTTGTGTCGGTAATATTACACTAAAATACGCCTTTTGATTTTCATTTGTTTTTGTATCATAAAAATCTAATTTGAAAAAACTACCTTTGAATGAATTTGCAAAATAATATAATTCAGGGTCGGTAAATGTTGCATTATCATAGTCAACTGCCCAATCATTAGATGTCGCGGCAGTAACTGAAACGGTAGAATCTAAAAAATAAAATTCATAATTTATGTCTGTAACATTTGGTGTTTGGGTATATTCTTTATTTGCAAATCTTGTAGTTTCAAAATCATCAATACCATTTATTAAATCTTGTAAAACATCAGTTTCAAATTGAACGATTCCATCATTTCTACCTCCCATGTCAAAAGTTATTTCAACTGGTATGTTAAAAGCCGTGTCTTCAGAAGTTACACTAAACCTATAATAATTATTATTCACAATCGTCGTTAGTTATTTGTTGATATTCGTTTGAGAATACATTGTTATTTCTTCGAATAGGATATTGTAAAAATATACAATTTAAAAACGGATAATGAGCTCCGTTGATGAACGGGTTATTCACCCCAATCCCATCGCTATCTATATATCCATAAGTATATAAATCTCTCCAATACCATTTGTTATTATATTCACTAAACCAAGAATATCCCGGTATATTGTCTACAGTATCTTTTGTTCCATTTTCAATATAATCACTAAAAGCTCTAATAGGTATTGAGTAATGTGGGTTATACAAATAACCGTCAGGGTAGTTTTGATTACCTGTTGTTTGAAACAAAATATCGTTAAATGAATATTTGTGAATAGCTCTAGATAAAACATACTCTCTTTGTTCCATATAGTTATATTCACAAAAATCCCCTAAAATCACGTCACCTTGATTTAATATTTCATTATAATAAAATGTTTGTCCATTTAACGAATATGAATTTGTTGGTATATTATCTTTATTTAAACTATTGTTATGATTCCACCATGTGTCTACTGAATTTTCTAAAAAATTAAAATTCCAACCTATATCAATTGCAGTTTGTAGACCATTTTGATTAACAAATGGTTTATTAAACCAACCCATATATCCTCTGTTTATAATTGTTAAAAACAATTCAGTTATTGGTTTTCCGTTGTTGTCTATATAACCACCTATTTTTACATCTTTATCAAACGTGAATGAAAATGTCTGTGCATTATTTTTTACGGAAACTCTTTGTACTTGATTGGGCGTTAATGCAGAATACTCTAATTTTTTATCTATCGCAAATGGGTTATTTTCAAACCCTACTTTACTAATATTACATTGTTCACTGTTTTTGATAATCTTGTGTAATCTAACATAGTATATGGATTTTGTTTCTGCAGAATTAGCAGGTTCAGTTATTCTTTTAAGATTTCCAAAAACACCCGTTTGTATATCTAATGCTGGGTATTTTAAATCATAAATTGTAAAAACTTTATTTTCTGAATCGATTGTTCCATCACCCAAAGAATAAACCTGAAATATAGTTTTATTGTTAATTGGTGTTGATAATTCAACATATTGTCCGATTTGTAAGTTATGATTTGTACCGCAATAAAAATAAACTAAAGATTTTCCGTTAAACTTACCTGTTGTCAAAACATAAGGTATTCCGTCACCCGCAAGAAAACCTCCATTGGTTACTCCAAACTTTTCATCAGTATATGACATTGTTTGGGCGGTTGTACTTGAAAATGTATAACTAACATAAAAAGACCAATTATATGTTGAGGCACTTTTAGGGACAAATGGTACATGTCCTGTAATACCACTAAATCTTTGAATTGAAAACTCATCAAACTGAGGGTTTCCTTCCCAAAAGTTTGAATTATTGGTTGCATTACTTATTGCATTTGTGTAATATAAATTATTTTTGAATGGCGTGTAAGATGTTTTACCCGTTACTGTATTATCAAATACATTCGTAATTTTACCGGCAAGTCTAAATTTATCACTTTCTTGTCTTTCTGTTTCAAAGAGTGTTTGTTGATTTACTAAGATACTTCTATCCCCTTCAATTAACTCTCTTCTGTCACCAATTAATGGTGGTTGGAGCCAAACATCTTTATCTGTATTTCCAGCGTACCTTTTGGACCCAATAACAATTCTTATTTCATTTTCGTTACTCATCTTGGTTCAATATATATGCTTTGATGTATCTGTTGATTGCACTTTTACCTTTGTTTAATCCAAAATAAAAATGATTAGGTCCTCCCACAATAAATGATTGTTGAGTACCTGCCGGCCAATTTGGATTTGATAAACCTTGTGGTGTTTGATTAAATATATAACCTCTTCTTCCTGTTGTTGATGGATTAAAGTATGGTGTAGTTGGAGGGTTAAAACTAAAGTTTTGGTATTTTTGATAATAAAAACTACCATTAGCCAAAACATCAGTAACCCAATCATTTGTGTCAGAACCAAAAATAGTTGAAGTTGTTGAAGATGACCACTGATATGTTGGGACTACTTGGGTGTTAGGGTAACCAAAATAATTTGTAAGGTTTGGCGCAAAGGTTTGAATACCAGGACTTAGTGTTAATCTATTAATAGTATTTGAACTAAAGAAGATTCCCATTAAAGCGTCTCCCGTACCAATATACAACTCATTATCAGTGTAATTATCTTCATCAAACTCTTCAATTCCATACTCAGAGTTTATTGAAAACATTTGAGCTACATCACCATCTATTCTGTCTTCACTTCTTGAAAACATTCTGTTTATTGATGAATCACCCAAACCTAAAACTTGACCCCAAAAATTAGAGTTAATAAGTCTTGAAATAATAAACAACTGTAAAATTTCAGAAGTATCATTGTATGAAGTACTTTTGATTGTTTCAATCAAGTACCCTTCAAAATTAGGGTTAGTACATATTTCTTTTGTAAACTCATCTCTTGGTCCTAAGTCCATAATGGTGGTCGGGAAAAACAAATTTCTAACATTCATCCCTTTGAAGTTCGCGTCTTCAAATGTTGAACTTGTGATATTTAATTTTCTTGGTTTTTGTCCAATAAATTTACTTCCGTCATAAATAGCGCCTCTATAAAACAATGAATTTGTGGTTCCTCTTGTATAAAATATAGGTCCTTGATATGGTCTTAATGTACTATCAGGACTACCACAAAACTTATATTTTTTTGGTTGTCCTGCAATGTTAAAAATTGTTTGTTTTTTCAATGAGAACATATATAAAGAACCATTGACCCAATTGTTTTGAAACACATGTGAAAATATTCCTCTACATGCGGCAAACACCATTCTAAATCTTGTTTTCCATTCAAAGAAATATGTAACATCTTTTGGTATTGAAACAAGTAATGGATTGTCAACAAATTTGTAACAACCCCCTGACATTCTTTTTCCATTCGGATTTTCACTACATGGGTTTTGAACTGAAAAAGATGTTCCACCACCTTGGTAACATTTTAATACTGTCATGTTTTCACAGGAAAGAGATGCTAAAACTGTACTTGATATTTGACTTGGAGTATCTCCTGTTATATCTTGAGCATTATTTGTAGTGTCATTAGGACCATTTGTTGATGGTGCCAATGAAGTACCACCATCTTTGTCTACTGTGTAGACCGCAAAGTTGTCGTTTAAAAATAAACTAAACGAGTTATTACCGCTTAATTCTGTTGCACTTGATGTGGGTAGTCTATCAGACCTAAATACAATGTTAGAAGAGTTTGAAATAGAAATGTTCGATACTACCGAAGTGTGGTATGCAGGTGAATAAACTCTTGTGGTTGTTGTTGCAATGTTTATACTTGTTCCCGGAGTTGCGTTTGAAGCAATTAAAGTTCCACCTTCAATATTACCTTGAGCACTTAATACCCCATTTGTCCATTGGAACGCCAATTTATTATTACCAACACTTGGTTGTATATTTGAATACACACCATGTGTGGAAGTAAAATATGATAAAGTCACAGCGTCTGATGAATAAGCTTTAAATGTTTGTTGTGACTTATCTGTAGAGTTATAAAAGTAAGGTGAGTTGTTTGTAAATGCACTAAACAATGTACTATCAGGAGTAAAACCAAAAGGTGGGTGATATAATGATACATTCGTATTATTTGAAACTAAATGCGATTCAGGCGTTTTATAATCATTAAACCAAGCTCCACTTCCTGAGTTTTGTTGTATTGGTACATTAAGATAATAACTACCTTCAACAACGGGACCCGAACCTAAGTTAAATCCAAATAATTTCGATAGGTCATATCTTATATTTTGTTTGTCGGTGTATGGGTCCGTACCTCTTGTTAAAAATATAATTTCATAGTTTGCAAAATTATCAATAAATTTGATTGGGAATACGTAGTCACATTGTTGAGCCGGTGTACCATAACAGAATCTTTGTGTTTTTTTAAACAAATATTTGTTAAGTAATCCTCCCGTTGTGTTTGTTAAACCAGAAAACTGTGATACAGTACCTCCTGTGATAACTTGAAAATATTCAACCCCCGCAGGATATTTGTAATCTTTTCCATCTTCAGATATATTCAATTTCAAGTTTACAGTTTGTTGTAAACCTGCTTGATTAATGTAATTGACAGGAACTGTCACTAAACTTATTGCGTTGTATGGTGTAGTTCCCGTAATACTATTAGTATTAAACTGATTGGAATTAGTTATACCCGTTAAGTTGGGGTCATTTATTAAGTTGATGTCTTGGAATGTTAAAAGTTGTCCAGGTTGTAACCCGTTGAAAGTTCCACTATCAACAAATAACATCATAACACTATCGGTAAACGGTTGTGATGCGTCTAATGTTGTTGTATTTGGAATGTTGTTTCTAACAGTTGTTTGAATTAAATTATCACCTTCAAAATATCTTTGTCTAATATTTGCTAAATTCAAAGATTGTGATAGTGTAACGTCATTCGCCAATACTTTTATTCCCCCTTGTGCCGGATATTCGGCAATTGGAGTTTTAACTAACTTATCATTATCATTTCCAAGATTTTGGAATTGGTAACCCGCCATCGCTTGGACAACTCCATTGTTAAAAGCGTCAGGGTCATTTGCCGAAGATGCTTGCGATGAGTTGTAAACACTATAAGAAGTTGTGGAATTTGTATTCGCTAAAGGACTATTATTTTCTGATGAAATTGCAACATTTGCACTTTGAGCGAATGAACTTTGACTACTATCTTCAGGAAGTGTTTCATCAGTACATGGACAGGCTTCACAATCAGGATAAGACAACATGGGTAAAGAAATTCTTTTGAATGGGTTTTCTTTACCTAATGGTTTAATTGATTGGGTTTTACAACCACCTTTAGGTCTTGCTCCAAATGTAATTGCACTAATAGCTAAACAAATACCATATATAACAACATTTATTACCCATATTAAAAGATTTATCACTATTCTTAATATTGGATATATAAATGCAACAAAGTGTAAAATTATTATTAAAGTTATAAACGTAGGTGTAAGTAGTATTAAAAGTAGACTTAGTAAAAAGAATAAAAAGTCAAAATTTCTTACACCATCATTAACCGGAAATCTGTTTGTGGTAGTAGTACATCGTCTATCTGTAATTTCTTTTATACCTAAATGTCTACTTCTATTAAATCCCCATTTCCATCTATCTATAAAATTTGCAACCGTATAAACTTTATTGAAATTAAATTGATAAAACTTATCATCACAGTTTACGGCCTCTTGAATCATTTGTTGACCTATTGTCGTATTCACATCCCCATAATCATCCCAATCTAAACTAAATGCATATGATTTTAATTGTGCGGTTGTGTCTGTAGGTGTATTGATGTTAGATGTGGTCCATCCCCATTCTTTAACGTTTGGGACCAAATAATCTGCTCTTAATACACTTGATTCCATTCCATCTTCATTCTGATATTGGATTCTAAATCTATATTTTCCTTTTGTAGGTATGCCGACATTCGGGTCTGTTGATAGTACTTGTTCACCAAACTCGTTTGTTGTGACATAGTCTAAATTCATTGGAACGTTTACTAACCAAGTACCGTTGTCATCAATTATTTTACCTCCTTCAGGTAGTGAGTATTGTTCTAATGCTGGTCTACCGTTTACATCATAATTTATTGTTTGTCTAATTGCCAATATTCTCCCTTGTCCTGTGACTAAATCACATAAATTACCAGAGTCTTTTTTAGGTTTACAATTTGATTTTAAAAAGTCTTCTTCACTTGTTGAAAACAACGAACCCATAAAAACGGCTTGTGGTGTAATTTCAATTCCTAAATCTCTTAAATCAAAATCGACTCTTGTTATACCAACATTACAAATGTTTTCTTCACCCCAAAAAGATGCAACATCTATATCTTTTTTTTGATTTACTATTTGAGGTAGTGAGTCTAAATCTGTTGATGATTTGAATTGGTCCCCATCAAATTGTTCTGTGGTTCCCCGACCTAATCTTATTAAGTCTGAAGGTCTAAGTGAAAAACAACCGATGTTTGATAAGTCTAAATCTAGTATTGCAGTTTGAATACCTAACGGTACTCCAATAATCATAAAGTCACCACTTTCATTAGTTTTTACAGTGTATTTATAATACTTTTCATAAACTTCTAAGACTTCATTTCTTGTTAAAACATCCTCCACATCAGGAAATGTACCAGTTGGACTATGACCACCATACTCTTTAACATAAGGTAATAAGTTATATCTATAACCATCTTCGTTTTTTTGGTCAGGTCTTTTATAAGGGTATAATGTGGATATAATTGGGTCGTTTTCGTCAATAGCATCCAATGGAACAAAAATAGATACATTTGCGTTTGGAACACCGTACCCACCATTAACAACAACTCTACCTGCAACAACACCGTAGTCGGCACAAAATCTTGTATATACATCTTCTTGTCTTAACTTTAAAGATAGTATCTCTAAAAAGTCAAAATCTTGTGTTACGTTAATTCTTAGATTTTGGTCTTTTGTTGGTTGAGCCTTTAGTCTGTATGTTTTGGTCATTTACTGTTTTAAAATAAATAGATAATTTAGGTTTTTTATTTAAAACTAATAACCTTAAAAATAAAATAAATGATTTAGTAGAAGTCTACAGTTCTAAGTTGTTTCACCCTTACATTAATATCTCTAGAATCAAATCTGATTTGATATATTTGGTCTGGTTCGGCAAATAAGGTGTTGTCAATTAATAAAATTTCTTTGGTTTCCGCATCGGCGTACCTTTGAGATGTTTCAGATGACGAATATTGACCACCTGTTCTGTTATATATTTTCAAATCTGTTAATGTATTAACACCAGCAACGTCTTGTATTAATCTTCTAATATCAGAAACGTTTACATTTTGACCTAAATCTCTGTTTTGTGGATTCATGTAAGTGGATACTTGGTCAATAATTTGAGTAATTATTTGACTTTGAGCGGTATTATTTTCGATTACAACAGATATTTCAAACTCTAAATCTATTACCTTTGCGACATCAATTGATATGTAGTCATTTATCATTCTATACTTAGACAAATAAGTTGCCAAGTTTGTTTTAATTGCGTTTGGAACTGTTTGTGTTAGATTCCCGTCTGAATCATATGATAAAATTTGTACAGTAACTTTGTTATTATTTTCTGTAATCGCGACTTTGGCAGGTGCCCCAAATTTACCTGGCATTGTATCGATTAAAGATTTATAGTCATTAACTGTCACCGCTCTTTTTTGTGCCGCAAAGTTAAAACTAACCATGTTTCTTGCCTCTTCAATTGTTGGTTGGTTTGCTCCTCCAACCGCACTTGTTACATTATTAATTTTTAATGATTGTACAACACTTTGATTGATTTGTGATGATGGTCCGTTTACCGCTAAATTAACTAATCCAACTTGGTTGATTGAACCAACACCAACATTTGATGCGGTTCCTCCCCCTACTCGGTACTGTACAAATAGTGTTGAGTTAGGTGTTACTGTAAGTCCCAATCCGATATTATTTTGATAATTTTGTATTTTTAATGGGGTTCCAAGATTTGCAAATTGTTGAAGTTGTTGATTTGGTGTTGTTGTTGCCGCCCCAAATTGTACCTTCATATAACTTTCGGGTGTGTATTCTGTTATAAATCTGTTGTCTGTTTTTATATATTGACCAACTTTAACCCCTGCGTTGTCTATTGGTTTTGTTGGGTCCTCAATAAAAACTGTATCTTCCGCCAATGCGTCAACTTCATACCATTTATTCTGTGACGTTATAAATTCAGCGTTTGTTGGGGTTGATTGGTATTGTGTTCCGTCTTTTTGTATGATTGTTGTAACAGACAAAACATTCTTTTCAGGTAAAAAGAAACTATAGAAAGGAACTACGTCTGCGGCATTTACAACTTGTTTATATATTTTAGTAACACCATTAACAACAACTTCTCTTTTAGTTATTATATAACTTGTTATTTTATTATTGTTGTCAAAAACAGGGGTTTTGGTTCTATTATTTACCCCTTCGTTGTTATATTGTGTAGAAAAATCAACATCATAGACTGTTTCAAATGTTTGCCCTCCACCATTAAACTGAGCCCCCGCTCTTAAAATACCTAAGTATCTTGAATCTTCATTGTCACCAAATGCCGGAACTTGTATTGATATTTCCACAAGGGCAACTGAAGGTCTAAATCCTGGTATTTTTAAACCATAAGTTCTTGCGATATTGAAAATAGAAGACCTTTGTTGCGCATATTGTAAGACAGTTTCTTGAATACTTCTATCGATATGAAAATGTAAATTATCTCCAATTGCGGCATTTAAATCCATCAAAACTGAAAAGATTGAAGCGTCATTAAAGTTTTGAATTATTTCAGGATAATACTGTTGGGTATAATTAATTAAGTCATTTCTTAGACTTTCAAAATCCCTACTAGTATAATTAATTTTTTGAGTTGCCATAATTATATGTTAATTATTATAAATTCACTTGAACCAAACGAATTGTTGTCGTCCGTATAATCTATTGTAAGTTTAGCTGTGTATTCTTGAGTTGACCTACCAGGTATTCTATATATATCACTTGTTCCTAATAACTCTTGGTTAATGTCACCTGGAGCCTCATCTGATTGTAAATATGGAACCACTTTAATTTCATTTATAGTTAAATTTGGTATGTACTTGTCAACCTGTTGTTGTATTTCAGATTTGATTCCGTCAAACGTTTCACCATCCAAAGGGTCAAAAATAAATTCATATATACGTGTTCCAAAATCAGGATTATAGTATCTACTACCTCTTGCGGTTAATATCAAATGTAAAAGGTCTGCCCGTATCTCATCACCAGCATTTTCGGTTAAATCAAAATAATAAGATTTTGGACTATCCCTAAAAGGGAAATTAATACCATAAGTTCTTCCATCTGCCATATTACATAAATATAATATCCAACATTTTTAGTTAAATAGATATAAATAAAAAATCCGAGTATAACTCGGATTAATTTTTAAGAAGAACAACCAAAACAATCAAAGTCTGAATTAGTTGGTTTTGGTGGAAGATTCGTGTATGAATATTCTACCTTTGGTTTTTCCTTTTTTGTAACATCTAAAGCTAAGTGTTTTGCCCCTGTTGAAATGGCTTTTGTTCTTACGTAATAACAAAGAGTCTTTAAACCTTTTTCCCATCCATAAAAATGTGAAGATGTTATTTTAGAAAGTGTTGGATTTGACATGTAAATGTTCATAGATTGTGATTGGTCGATAAACGGAGCCCTTTCGGCTGACATGTCAATCAGTTCTTTTTGTGAAATTTCCCAAATAGTTTTGTATTTCGGAATCAAATGTTCAATTCTTTTAACCTTTCTATTATAACCTTTTTCTTCAGTATCTAAGTAATTGTTGAAATTAATATTTTGAATTGAACCTTCGTTCATAATAATTTCATTTTTTAAATCCTCAGACCAAATTCCAATTTTTTCAAAGTCGTTGATTAGATATTTGTTTACAATCATAATTTCTCCCCCAACAACTCGTCTATTAAATAAAGCCGAATGTGCGGGTTCTGTCATTTCAAATGAACCTGTGATTTTGGCGGAAGACGCCACAGGCATTTGAGCGGTGAATAATGAATTACATACACCATAAGTCATAACATCTTTTTTCAAGGTTTTCCAATCCATAAACAAATCTTCTTCAGAAAGTCCCCACATGTCAAATTGAAAAATCCCTTGTGACATAGGTGAACCTTTAAAAAACTCATATGGAGTTCTTATCCCTTTTTTACACAAGTCATTACTTTCAAGAATAGCCGCGTAATAGATTGTTTCAAAAATATTTTTATTTAATTTTTTAGCCTCAGGTGAGGTAAATATATAATCCATTAAATAAAATACATCCGCCAATCCTTGTGTTCCAATTGCAATCGCTCTTTGTTCTAATCCACCTCTATGACCTTTTTCGGTAGAGTAGGTATTTTTATCAATAACATTGTTTAATGCTTTAACAATTTTTCTAACTTCACTTATTAATAAATGATAATTGAACTGACCGTCTTTTATATAATTTTTTAACACTACCGACGACAAAGTACAAATTGCAGTGGTTTTTTCATCTGTGTATTGGTAAATCTCATTACATAGGTTAGATTGTTTAATTACTCCAATATTTTGATGGTTAGTTTTTTTGTTCGCGCTATCTTTAGAACATAAATAAGGAACACCCGTTTCTACTTGAGACTCGACAATTTTACTCCAAATGTCTTGTGCTTTAACTTTTTTACCAATACCCATGTTAACTGCCGTGTTATATACTTCTTCGTATTCATCTCCAAAACATTCTTGTAATGCTTTTAGTCCTGCCTTTTTAATATCATTAGGACAGAATAAATACCAATCGGTGTTGTTCTTAACTGCATTCATAAAGTTGTCAGGAATCCAAAGCGCGGTAAACAAATCACGAGCTCTTAACTCTTCGGCTCCTGTGTTCTTTTTAATATCTAATAAATCAAATATGTCTTTGTGCCAAGGTTCAAGATATATAGCAGCACTACCCGGTCTTCTACCTTGTTGATTAAAAAATCTTAAAGACTCATTAACGATTTTTAAATATTTCAACAATCCACCCGCATAACCACCTGAACTTGAAATTCTACTTTCTTTACTTCTTATGTTAGACATTGAAAGACCAATTCCTGCCGCGTCCGATGAATAAGTTGAAATATCATTCATTGTATTTAACAAACCTTCTCTTGAGTCTGAATCGTTGTAGTGTAAAACACAAGATGCTAGTTGTGGTGTTTTGGTACCAGAGTTAATCATAATTGGTGTTGCCGGTGAAATAAGTTGTGCCGATAAAGAGTTATAATATTCTAATGCCTCCTCTAAAGTATTAGTAACCCATATAGCAACTCTCATATACATGTGTTGTGGTCGTTCAACAACTTTCCCATTTGGTCTTTTTAACAAATACATTTCTTGTAATGACCTCCAAGCAAAATAATCAAAGTTATAATCGTTGTCATGTTTAATTGCAACATCAACAACATCTTCACCATAGTATTCAATTTGTTTAATTAACTCTTCATTAACTACCCCATCCTCGTAAAGCAATCTCATAGTTTTTGAAAAACTTTCATCAGTTTCTTTATGGTATGAGGATATTGCAACCGACGAAGCCATTCTTGAATAGTCGTGATGACTTCCCGTATATGCTGCGGCAATCTCATAAATTAACTTATCAAGTTCTTTTGTTGTTACTTCTCCCTCAGTCGGAACTGATGTAATTACTTTAATAAAAATTTCATCTGAGTTTACGTTCAAACCTTTTGATGAACGTTTTACTCTGTTATAAATTTTTTGCGGATTGAACGCGACGTTTTCTCCGTTTCTTTTGGTTATTTTTAATGACATATTAATAAATTTAAAAATCTTCTGTGAATGTTATAGTTTCGTTTAATTTCGCTTTTTGGTATTCCATTGTTCTTGATTCAAAGAAATTTCCTTTTGTTTCAACTGCAATTTGTTCCATAAACTTGAATGGTTGTTCAACATTAAATTCTTTACTACAACCCATTTTCACTAACAAACCATCAACAACAAACTCTAAGTATTGTTTCATTAAATTTGAGTTCATACCAATTAATGATACTGGAAGTGATTCGGTGATAAATTCTTTTTCAATTTCTAATGCTGAAAGTAAAATTTCTTTAATTCTTTTTTCTGATGGTCTTTCTTCTAAGTGGTTATTTAATAAATGAATTGCAAAATCACAATGTAAGTTTTCATCTTTAAAGATAAGTGAATTAGCGTTACATAATCCTTGCATAATTCCTCTTGATTTCATCCAAAAAATAGAACAAAAAGAACCTGAAAAGAAAATACCTTCAACGGCAGCAAACGCAACTAACCTTTCGGCGAATGATGATTTTTCAATCCATTCCAACGCCCATTTAGCTTTCTTTTGAACTGCAGGTAGTCTGTCAATTGCATTGAAACACTCGTCTTTTTCTTTTGAATTTGAGATGTAAGTATCTATTAACAATGAATACATTAATGAATGAATATTTTCCATCGCCAACTGAAATCCATAGAAAAACTTAGCCTCAGGATATTGAACTTCTCGATAAAAGTTTTCCGCTAAATTTTCATTTACAATACCATCTGAAGCTGCGAAAAATGACAGTACATTCTTGATAAAGTATTTTTCGTTTTCTGTTAAATTTTCCCAATCTCTGATGTCATTTGTTAAATCGACTTCTTCTGCGGTCCAAAACGCAGCTTGGTGTTGTTTGTAAAATTCCCATATATCATTGTGTTCAATTGGGAAGATGACAAACCTACCAGGATTTTCTGTTAATAATTTTTCCATAATTTTTAATTAATTTAAGATTGTTGTTCTTTTTGCTTTTTCTTTTCTAAAAGCTCTTTGATTCTATTTTTATTTTTTTCTTCTTTTTGTTCTTCCAAACCTAAGAAAGTCATACTTTGTTCTGTGTCTATTTCTAACATTCCGTTGTCAAATTTACAGTTTTCAAAAACAACTCCGTCTTTACCAATTCTTGATTTGGTAATGGCAATTGTTGCCAAGTTCATTTCTTTCTGTTGTAGACTCTTAGCTACAGTAATGATTACGTGACCAACTTGAGCCTTTTTAATTGACCCGCCCATTTGGTCTGTTGTAACCACTTCTGACGAAATCGAATTACGATTTCCTTGTGTTGCTGTCCAACCTGCGATGTCCAACTCATGACACATTGATTCAAACCCTCTCATTACTGAACCTTCACTTTTCCATTCATCACCCATCATTTTGTCAGGAACAACACAGTCAATATAATCTAAAATAATCATATCAATTCTAATTCCTTCAGCCATCATCTTTCTAACTTGATTTTTGATTTGATTCATAGTTACGGTGTCGGATGGAAGTTTTTTTATAATCAACTTATTTTTCATAGTTTCCTTAATGTGTTTTACCTTCGCCATAACTTCATCTTTATTTTCAGACATGTCATCAGGGTGGATTCCCGTCCAAAGTGTATAATGTTTTCTTTGGATAATTTTTGGGTTGTCTTCAAAAAATATTTGAAGAACATTATATCCCAAGTTGAATGCGTGGTTTGCAATTTTAGTAGTAAATGTGGATTTACCTACCCCCGTCGGTGCTAAAATAACACCAATCTCACCCTTGGCTAAACCACCTTTCAATAGGTTATCAATACCTGCAACTCCAATTGGAATTGGGTGTCTGTAATCGTCGTTTAAAACCTCATCAAGGTTGAAGAAAACGTCGGTTGTTCCTTTATCGACCTCACCAACTTGTAACGCTCCTCTTACCATTTCTTCTAAGTGGTCATAACTTTCAAAATCACCCTTATCAATGATTGATTGAGCTTTGGTCATAACCTTCTGTAATTCTTGTTGTTTACAGAATTTTAATGACTTTTCTTGAACAAATAATGAACCGTCATCAGATACATCTTTTACTTGTTGTAATGTATCCAAAACACTCTTTTGAGCCATTGGAGAAGATATTTCTGACTTTGTAAGTTGTTCTAATGTATCAAATGTTGGAGTATGTTCATAGTTTGAATAAAACTCCTTAATCATTTGACAAATAATACGAAAATATTGGTTGTCAAAATAGTGTGGGTCAATAACTTCAAGAATGGAATTTGAGAAATCTTTATATAAAATAATATTGTTTAATAATTGAATTTGAAAAGTATTTCCTAAGTATCCGAAGTTTTTTTTGTCTGACATATTCTGTATTTTTTTTATTTCTATATGATAAATATGATTAAGCCAACGAATAATTAAGGTAATTATAAGATAAATTTTTATCTGAAAAAATGTCAGTTAAATCTTTTAATATCGTTTTTATTGTTGGTCGTATATCCAGGGTATATCTAGCCTTTGGTGGGTATACTTTAGCGTCGATGATGGTATGACAAATTGTCTCATTTCCAATTCGAATAATCAAATTAAAAACTTCCGGACCATCAGTATTTGATGTATCTAAGATAGATGAGTCTTCTTCAATTTGGAACCGATTTTCCAACATATAGAAAACTGTTTTGTTTCTTAGTTTTGTTTTTAACTCTTCTGACAATGATTTCATGTAGTCCAATAACTCAATACTATTTTTAGCCTTTTGGTTAATGTTTCTTACATTGAAAAAACGTTGTACGACGAAGTTGTCATTTAATGTAATTAGAAATTCAACTTTAGTAATGTCCTGATTTTCTTTCATAATTTTAGTTTTTTGTTTTAAATTTTGTTTTTTCTTTTCTTGTTAACTTTAAAAACGGTTTTAAAAAATAAATCCAATTATCATCTGTTTTTGGTAGGTATTTAAATATCCCGTCTTCCATCATCATTCGAATTAGGTTTTTATACCCTCTACCATCAGGGTCTAATGATTCTGAATAGTACGAACTAACTAACTCTTTACCTTCTTGATTTATTAGTGGTTCATCTAAATCAATTAGTTTTTTATTAATTGCATAATACTCATCGCCAAATATACCTTCTTTTGTTTTACCAGACAAAAGATTTTGTAATGATTTGTTGTCTTTATTTTCTTTAAGGAGTTTTTCCCCTTTTGATAAAATATCGGATAATTCCACTTCTTTTTCAAGTATCTCAGGAAAAAACTTAATTAAAGTCTTTTCACCTAAATAAAAAATACCGTCGATATTATCGGATGAATCACCTGTAAGGATTTTAATTATTTTGACATTATAATGGGGAACTTCAAAATCGCTCATTTTGATAGTGTCCCCCATCTTATAATATCTTTTTGTGGATGGTGAATAAATAGTTACCTTTTCAGAAATAAGTTGTGTAAGGTCTCTATCGCTTGAGAAAATTGTTTTATTCTCGTCTTCAGAAATTTGACAGTAATACGCAATTAAATCATCCGCTTCTGAATTTTCAACTTCAAGTTGTCTAACAAACATCTCTTCAAGATATTGCTTAACTCGTTGTTTTTGTTCATCATAAGAGTCTTGTTTAATCTCATTAGAAAGGTCTCTACGGTTTAATTTATACTTGGGGTATATCAACCTTCTCTGTGATGAGTTCGTGTCGCTATCCCAAAATACTACAACTTTATTATAGTTGTTCTCCTCTAAAAACTTTCTTAAAGTATTCAAAAAGTGCCAAATGGCCCCAATATGTTTTCCTTTGTGGAAATAATCTTTCACACCATGAAAACCAATTTTCATCAAATTGTTTCCATCAACCAATAAGGTTTTTGTCACTTTTTTTGTTTTTAATTGTTACTACTCTACTTCTTCTTTTTCTGCTTTCAAATCAAAGTCACCATCAACTCCGATTATTTCCTTCCAATACTCGGCATATTCTTTTTTGTATTGTTCGATTGATGCCTTTTCTTCGGAAGCTTCTTTTCCTGGTAAGAAACCGTGTGGTGTTACGATAATCTTTCCATCTTCAAAACCAAGTCCGTTGATGTGATTTTTCATAACAGACACCTTAGTTCTTGATGCAAACTTAACAGTTCTCTTATCTTTAGTTGCTGTAATTTTTGTTGTACCAGCTCCTTTTTGATTTCCAAATAAGAATACTAATGAAGAGTTCAACCAAATAGCCTCACCACCTTTTGCTTTAATTTTAGGTTGTCCGAATGGATTGTCAGGTAATTCAACCCAAGGTTGATTAACAATGATTAAGGTATTTTCGTATTTAGAGTCAGCTTTACGTGAACCTGAAATACGTTGGTTAATACCCATACCAATCTTGTCGGCCAAAACACTTGCGTTGTGTTGTTTACCTCCTTTACCTTCGTAAGTCATTTTACAAGGAACAGAACCAACTGAGTCCCACATAATACACAATGAATAATCAATATCACCCTTTTCTTGAGCGTCTAATAAATCATTAATGTAATCTGTGATTTGTTCAATATAATCAAAGTTATTATTGAATATATAAAAACCATCCCACTCTAATTCTCCTGTTTCTGTGTCAACAACTTCTTCACATTCAAACCCCATTAACTTAGCGTGGTCAAACGACCATTTTTGTTCAGTGATGATAAATACAGGTAAAATACCTTTCTTCTGAGCATCAACCGCAGTCTTAACTAATGCCGTTGTCTTACCCGTATCTGAATGTCCTAAGAACATATTAATGTGTCCCATAGCAGGACCAGGTAAACCAACCGCATCCAAAAACGGAGAGCCAAGGTCAAAGAATCTTTGTGGTTTATATTTTGCAGAGGTAGAAAACTTTTTTTTCAAAGACCCAAAGTCGTTCTTTTTAATAGCCATTATTGTTCGTAAATTTTAAAATTTTTTATAGTTTCCAACTTATCTTTTGCGTCTGTAAGTTGTGTGACTAAATTATCCATTTCTTCGGTGTGTTGTGGATGCTCACCAATACCAACAGGGTTTGTGAAATACACATATAATCTTGCTTCTGCATCTGCAATTTCAGACTCGTATTTTTTCACAAGAGCATCTTTTAATTTTTCTGCTAAAAATATGTTCATTTTTTTAATTTTTTAAAGTTAATAAAAATCGGGCTTAGGTAGAAAACCCGATTATGTTTGTTTGATTTAGAATGGTAAATCTTCTGATGGTTCTTCGTTTGCTTGTGGGTCAACAACAGGAGCAGTTTCTTGTTTTGAGCCTCCAAGTGAAATCTCAGACTCTTCTCCGTAAACATATTTTTTTAGTTCAGATGACCAAATTGGAGTTTCCCCAACAGCAACTGCCTCTAAATATTCTACGGGTTTTTTAGAATATACATCATTCCATGTAAGTTCATCTTGAATCCATCCTTCCATGATTGCCTTATCCTCATGTAGTGGTTGTGGGTCATCATACATAATAGTTTGAATTACTGTGTACTCTTTTCCTTGTGGTGTTTTTGCCCTTGTAAGTTCAATAATTAAATCACGACCTTTTTCGGCATTGGTTACATCGCCTTTAGCTTTCCAAATAGGTAAAATTTTATCTAAAACACCTTCTTGTTTGTAGTTGTGTTTGAATCTCCAAAACTTAACCCCGTCTTGTTCATTATCTCGGTCAATAACTTTTACAATGTAAAATAAACGTGAACGGTATTGTGATGCCAATTCTTTGTCTTCTTTTTTACCTGTCGAAATCAATTCGTTATAAACTTCACTTAATGGTGAACGGTCATTGTCGTTTTTCTCTGGGTCATACAACTTAACCCATTGTCCGTTTACTTGGATTTCATGATACCAAACTTCAACAAATGGTGATGAACCATCTTTTGTAGGTAAGATACGGATTCTTCGTGATGCGGATTTTTCATTCTTTTGAAGAATTGCAGAAAAATACTTCTTCAATCTGTCTTCTTGGGAAATGTTTGTTTTTGTGCTGTTGCTCGATGTTGAATTTTTTTCGTACTGAGCAAGTACTGAATCTAATACTGAATTTGCCATAAATAAATTTTTAATTATTACTCTTTTATCTATGAAAAATATAAGTGAAATTTCGTTTTTGTCAAATAAAAAAGGGAAGATAATTCTTCCCTCAAAAATATAATTATGAAAAATAGTTAGTAAGTATTTTCATCGTCATCTTGGTCAAAAATACCAAATGTTTTTTTAACTTCATTCGGTGAATAGTTTTCAACCTCATCTGAAGTTAATATATATTCTTCTTTTCCTTGTTTTTCAAAGTCTTCTTTTTTGTCTTCAAAATAATCTGTCAATTTTTGATTATAAGGGTAAGAATCAAGTGAACGTAACATCAATTTTTCTTCAGGTGACTTCGGTCTACTTTTTTCTACTTTACTTTCGATTGAGTCTATTTTTGACATTATTTGGTCCATCTGATTTAATTTTGTTTCTAAATCATTCAATTTAGAAAACATACTATCCATGAACTCTTCTTGTTTGGTTTTAATTTCTTCTTGAGTCGTTACTAAGTCTGTAATATCTATTTCTTCAGTACCCCCTTCTTCTTCATCTTTTTTTGTATCAACTTCTTCAACATCAGGGTCTGACTCAACATCTACTGGTTCGGGTATTGCGTCGGCTCCTCCTGCGTCAGGTGCTGGTGGTGTTGCTCCTGCGTCAGGTGCTGGTGGTGTTGCTCCTGCATCAGGTGCGGGTGCTCCTGCGTCAGGTGCGGGTGCTCCTGCGTCAGGTGCGGGTGGAGCTCCTCCTGCATCAGGTGCTGGCGGTGCAACTTCTTGTTCATTAATATATCCTGTAATTTGGTTAAAACGTTTTAACTCTTCTAAAATTTGTCTTTCTATACTCATTTTTATCCATTTAATAATGTTTTAACCCCTTGTGGAGTTTCGACTTTTAATGTTCTATTTGTTTTCATAGTATTGTCCACTCTTTCAATTAGACCATCTTTCATTCTAATTGTATAACAATCACCAGTTTCCAAATCACAAACTTCTTGATACCCATTACCTTTATCTCTTTGTGTAATTTTTGTATCTTTTCTTAGATAATTATCTAATAACATTTTTATTTCCATAGTTTTTTTTATATAAATATTATGTTATGGGAAAAATATACCATAACTATTTTTAAATTGGACAAAATATCTATTATAAATATCTTGTATGTCAGGGAACGACGAATTTACTTTGTCATTTTTTCTAGTTATGAAATCATTTGTTGTGGTTGGTAAATTAACATAAAAACCTACTCCCCCTCCAGGATTAACAAATCTTCCTTCAAACCAAAACAAAGTAAATAAAGTGTATGCTTCTGCATATTTTTCAACATCTGTGGTATTTGTACTGAAAGTTTTTAGTTGTTCTATAATAGGTAAAAAACTTTGAACTTGAGCATGTATAAATTGTGTTGGTACTACAAAGTCAGAAAACGATGCATAAGGTCTAGAGGATGTATCATTTTCTAAAGCCGTTGTTAAACACACTTGTTGAGCTATAAGTGCATTTAAGTCTGCGGTATAGTTGTTTGAAGTTGATATTTCATATAAATTATAATTTGGTGGGTTACAAACAACTTGGTCAATTTTATTATTTATTCTAGTAAACGCAATACCAAAATAAAGAGGTCGTAGTTTTTCTTGAGCCGATGGAATATTTGTCGTTAATAAAGTTTTTAAATCTTCAACCGTTATTGGTGTTATATTAATTCCAACAAATGGTGTAGTTGTAAACGTTGTTGCTGAAAGACAAATATTTTCAGGACTTTGTAACGCTCCGGGTTGTACCGTACCTTGTTGTGTGTTCACATTTGTGATTGGTTCTGTTGTCTTAACTTCTTTTAATATTAATTCTTTATATGCGTTTATATAATTTTGATTGACAGTATCTAATAGACTATTTGGTTGTGGTAAACTATATCTTGATATTCTTGGCCCTGAAATCGTTGTGGAAAATTTAGTCTGAGTAACATTGTGTTTTACAGATAAAACCATATACGGACCATAGAATAATGGTACATGTCTTAAGTTAAAATACATGGTCGGTTGCATCATGGCGTTACCCATCATTTCAATACTAACATTATAACTTCTACTTTTATATATACTATAAAGTGAAACGGATTGTTGAGCTACTTTGTCTCCTGACACAGATGCCCCAAATTGTGCTGCGATTTTATTTGATTCTGCGGTGTTTTTCTTTTCAGACATATCTATCGAAACACTTTTGAAAATACTTTGGTTTTGAGTTCCGTAATCAACACTAAAACCTACTACTCTATTTTTTTTGGAGTAGTCTTCCTCGGGGTTAGATGGTACCCTTAATGGGTTGTCTGAAGATTTTCTTATATCAAATGTATCACTTGCAAACTTTGAAAATGAAGAATTGCTTGCAACAAACTCTGACGGTTTACCTGTATATAGTAATAAAAATTTTGGGGTTGCTTTTAAATAATCAACATCCAAAAAGGTTCCAAACAATGTTTCAGTTGCGTCAACAGGTAATGGTGTACTTTTTGCCACCGCCTGTTGTATGCCGTAAAAATTAACGTATGCGGGTAAAGCAAAGAAAACCATATTGTTTTGCGAACATATTTGAGATATTAATGATAAATAATTTTGGTTGTCGTTTGATTTTAAATAACCTTTAATTTTTTCTAAGTCGATAGTAAACTCATCACCAATATCTCGACCCGCCTTATCTTGAAATAAAAAATCTTCAAATATTGTTTTATTTAAAAAATCAGTACCTGAAATCCATTTATCATTCATTGTTTTTAAAACAGAATATTGTTCTAACTTACCAACATCACCTGAAGTCGCATTTTTAATAGGTGTTGTATTAGTTGTTGTCGTAGGTAAGTCTACATTTAATTTACTGAAAGTTTGTGTTAAATTCTCCGAATTAAAATTTTGTTGTTGTAATAAAAAATTATTAATTGATTGTTGGAACTTTAATTTATTTAAAGTTGCATCTTCAGCCTTTTGTTTTGCAAATAATCTAATTAGTGGAAATAACGCTTCAATGTTCGCCTCCGTAAATTCAATATCCATTCCATTATTTGCCGTAAAAAAATCTGTAATTACACTTCCTGTATTTGTATATTGGAATGGTATTTGGTTAAAAACTCCCACATATTTTCTAAGAGCATTCCACGCATCTCTGTTGTTTGCAATACTTATTGTTAATGTAGGTGAGCCAACTGTCCCATCACCAGGTAATGACCCAGGTATATATGGATTAAGAGTTAAAGGGTTTAAAGGTTGGAATGTAGGATTGTTACTTATATAGTTAAAAACCCTTCGTTTAAAATTACCGGGGTTACCCATTTTAAGAACACATTCAAAATTTAAAAAATCTACGACTTTTGGAAAAAAGTTAGATATTTGTTTTTCAGCCAAAAGTAAACCATCTTGTGATTCATCGTTTAGTAATGTCACACTATTTTTTGGCACCATAAATAAGGATTCCATTTGATTAAAAAGTCGTTTTTCTGTCACATTTCTAACTGAACCAGGATTGGTATAGTTAGAGTTTGTTTGTTCTTCATTTAAAATTAAATCAGATACTGCCGGTGTTGGGTTACAAAAGTTTAAGAATAAATTTTCAAACTTGTCTAAAATTTCCGGTTCAAATACCGCAAATATTTCTTCTATATTAGAATATGTTGATTGTGCATTTTTTAATTCGAAACTTAAATTTTTACTGTTGTTTGTGTAAACAACTTTTAAATATTCATTAAATGCGGGTTTTTTAATTAAAGAATTTTTAAAATAACCAAACTGTGATACACCCCAAAGTGGTCTAACACTTCCATTATAAACTGCCTTGTTATTAAAAACTTCTTCTTTAATTTTATTTGTTGCATCAAAACATTCAAAATTCATTTGGTTTATATTGATTCCCCCTGTTGATGGGATTAACAAAAACTTTTGATTGCTTTCGGGATTATCAAAATAGGCGTAGTAATTTTTGTTCACAAACGCTCTGTTTGGATTTTGTAAATCAAATCCAAAGTTATAGAATTTTCCTGAAGTTGAGTTTGTACCTATTTTTAAACCTACTGTATTATACGCATCTAAAAAAGACTGATAGGTTGGTGTGTTTAAAATGGTCAAATCTTTGTTAAAGAAAAATCGATAAACATTATTAATTACTTTAGGATACACCCCTAAAGTGACATTATCCATTGTTTGATTAACATTTGGTATTAGTGTTGTTGTACTTTGTAATTTAATTTCTACTTGAGTTGTTCCTCCAGTATATGATGGAAAAATTAATTTACTATTCGCATTAGGTGTTGTCCCTGTTGTGTCATAACTTTTTAAATAATCAAAATCGGTCCAAATTGTATTATCTAATATGTCATTTCCAGTTTCGATGAATTTTTTGTACCTATGCCATATACTTCCATATTTTAAAACCCAAGCATATGGTAGTCGGTGAATTGATGAAAACTTGTTAAAGGTTGACGCCAAATAATCTAAATCTGTTGCTACGGAACTTGTGTCATCAAAACTTTTAATTTTTTCTCTTGTTGTAATTAAAGGTAATGAATTTAAATATAAATAACCTAATGCTGCGTAAGGGTCTGAAACGTTTGTTTTTTGATTTTCAACTCCTTGAACTAAAGCATTAACAAAATATGGAGTATTCAATAATGATGTTGTTTGTATCTTTGTTGCCACTTGACCACTATATTCATTCCCATAATCAAAAATACTTTCGGTAAAATATAAGTCTTTTTCTTTTCTTGTTGAATAAAAATTACTCAAAGAAGTTTGTGAGTTTACTGGTACACTTGTATTCAAGTTTGTCATGAAAGGTTGTGTAAAATTTTTAAACTCATACTTAGAAACAAAAACATTAATATTTTTAGTGTTTTCTGTTTCGTTTACCCTCGCTATTGTTTTTTTCTCATCTAAATAAACATAACTTGATGTTTTATTAAAGTCGTTTATTGATGAAATGCTATCGCCACCTTGTAAATTTGTCTTTAACCAATTAACATTTGTTATTGGGTAGTTGTCTAAAAAATAAGTGTCGGTGGCCGGCGTACCGTTTATAAAATTTTTGATTGAATCGGGTAGTGGTACATTCCCGTCTATGGCAATTGATGAATTGGATAATGTGTCAATACTATAAACGTCATTATAAACATCAACATTTTGTGTTCCATCATTTAATTCTAATAAATTTTTTATGTACTCTGTGGTAAAAACTGAGTCAGAATAAAGTGTCCATCTTGTACCAGTACCATTATTTGAAATTTTTCTTAATGTTTGTAAAAAATTAACGTAGGTGAATGAAAATTCTTTTAAAATTTTAGTGAGTGCCAAATTACTTTGTACTGTTTGTTTTATATTTTCAGCTTCTAAATTTCCCAAGAAAACAGGTATTTGTTCTTGGTTATATCCATTTCTATTTAATTTAGCATAATACGCACCTAAATAACTTCTTTCAAAAATTTCATATAAATAACTTTGTTCTTGTGTATTAACGTATGGTGTTGTTTTGAATGGAAATTCTACCGCATTTATAGATAAAACTTTACTTAACGATGCCGGATTATTATATACGTTTGCAGATTTTGGTGTTGTTTTTTGTACTATCGCGTTAATGTATTCCTCAGTAAACGCAACTTCAGGCCATACAACACTATCAAAACCTTTTGTAGTGTTTATTACTGAACTATCTCCAGGATATTTTATAACGTATAACTCTGAACCATCTTTTTGTGCTTCTTTTAAAAAATATTGTGGCCAAGGATAAACCACATTTAAATCGTTAAGTTGGTTTGTACCGTTTACCAAATTTTTAGAATCTACTCCAAAATTTTTTGATGCCGGTATAATTGATTCTAACCTTATTGGGTTTGTTCTTTGATTCCATGCGCTTGTGTGGGTGTCTTCCATAAGTCTATAAAACCCATCTAATCCGGCAAATAAAACTGCCATAACGTTTCTTATAGTTGGTATAAACCCTAAAACATTTGGTCCATTTACTATTTGGTCACTTAAAAACTGAGTGAGAGACTTTTCTATTTCTGCATTTTTTTTATTTAACTCATCATTAATTTTTTGAATCTTATCTAAAAAACTATTTGCAATATAATTGTTAGAACTTCCAACTTTATCACCAAATTTGTAATATTGGGGAAAATCATTAACCACATTGTTGGTTGTTGTGTCAAGTAAAAAATTTGGATTAAGGCTTTTAAAGTCGGCAATAGATTTATTTAATTGGTTGTCTGTTGGATTAGTACCGTAATTAACAACATACGTTTCTCTAAAGTCTGCATCTGTTAATGTATTATAATCTATCTCTTCAAAAATATCATTAATTGAAAATTTAATCGGTATTTCACCAGGTATATTTCCCTTATTAGGTAATTTATATTGTCCTCCCGTTCCAAAACTTTTGTTATTTTTTAATAAAGTAACATAGTTATTTATTGCGGTTTCAACGCGTTGTTTATATTTTGCCCTATCTGCAAATGAAATGTTTTCTTTATATGGGTAATAAATTTGTCCTTTGTATAATTTTTCTGATGTATCTAAAAAGTCAGTTATTGAATTGGCGTAGACTTCGTTTCTTAATTTATTTAAGTTTGTCTGAAAATCAGCAACATCATTCATTACTGTAAAATCTGCCTTTTTTAATGCGTCCGCTAATGCTGTAGGTAGGTTTTCTATTCTAGCAATAAATTCCTCTAAAGTTATTTCAGGAAAATCGGAGGTAATTAACCCCTTACTTTTATAAATAGAATACGCTTCTCTCATTTTTTGTAATCCGACTGATTCAACAACAGTGGTTGAATTGTTTGTATTTATACCGTTATTTGAGGAGTTTGAAGTACTTTGAGTAACTACTGTTTCTGTTTGAAACATTTTTGGTGAGTTTCTAGCGTATCCTATTATACTGTCGGCGAGTATCGCGCTATTTCTACTTAAAAGTTTAAGAGTAATTTTAAAATTACCACTCGATGGTTCAAAACTCGCGTTAAAATCGGTTAAACTTAATTGATACCTAATTGCTTTTCCATAATATCCTTTCAAGGTTAAAAAAAACGGAGGATATGGTAAGTTAAAAAAAACAGAATATAATGAATTGTCTCCTTGTTCAAATAAAGCTCGACCTCTAATATCTTCCATAGATATTTCTACGTTTGTAACATTAGCCGGTGTTACGTCAACTTTTATTTCTGTAATACCTAAAGTTTGAGTATCTTCATAGTTTAAAACTTTTTGTTTAAAAACAGTATTTCCATCTTGATTAATTTGGTATTCAGAGTTTTGATTAATTCCTTGACCTTGTCTAACACCTCTACCTGTAAATTCATCTGACCAACTCGTATCAAATGCTTTTTTACCTTTGGGTCTTAAAAAATTAAGTTTCAAATCTTCAGGAAAAGTAGATAAGGATGCGATTTGTGAATTATAAACAGGATTATCAAAACTATCACCAATTGCTAATTTTGTTCTTGGTATAATTTGTGTTTCTAAATTCGCATAAAAAACAAGATTTTCTTGTTGAACGTATCTATCTTTAACATTGTTGTCTGCATCAACAACTTTGTTAGGGTCAATTAAAATAATATTATCGTAGTCGGCTTCAACTAGAATTTTATTTTCTTTGTTATATATTTGTCTGAATTTTGTTGGGTCATTAACGGCCATAATAAAAAATATGTGTATCTAATGCACTTTTGTAGCCTTGTAGAGCACTTATTAATGGGAATGGTATTATTAATACCGCACCGTCAGGAATATTTGTTTCTAAACCGCCATATATTGGATTTGCTGTTAATATTAACCAACCAAAATATGGTGTTCCATATTTTTCATAACTTATTTTATCTAATCTACTTTTATTTTTTGTGTAAATGTATCTTTGGTCTGACGCTCTGACGGGTAGATTAACAAATGGAACTACCGTCTGTTGACCGTTAATTAAAAAATTTTGGTATCTGTTGTAGTATTGCATATTAGTTGAATGAAACTTTTAAGTTATATTCATCACCTGTAGAATTAGTTGATGCGTTTAGAGCTTTCATGTTGTCAATTTCTGTTTGAGCAGGAAATAATACTTGAGAAAAATTCAGTTTTCTTTCCTTATCTTTATTTAAATTATAACTACATGTTGAACAAAATTCTTTACTTAAAAAATTATCTTCAAAACTTTTAAATCTTGCGTCAACAAAAGCCTTTGAATCTTTATATTTTGCGTAAGGTCCTGTTGGTATTTCTTGACCTGTATTTGTAAATCCTAAATTACCTTTAAGATAATTAAACCAGTCAGTTTTTCTTTCATTGTTTGAAATTGTATCGACGACTTCATTCAAAAATTTAGTATAGTCATCAATAATTTCTTTACTAAATATCATAAAAAATCTATTTTCTTCAGGACTTATTGCGTCTGGGTCTGAATCTATGAAGGTATTAAAATCAAACTCATCGTTATAAACTTCATCTTGAGCAGTTGGAATTAGGCTATATGTTTCTAAGTTGTTATTAAATCCACTCATTTTAGAACCAATAATTAATAAGTCTCCTTTTAACTCATCCAAAGTATTTGCGTATGTCGTATTAGATGGGTCAACCGCAGAAGTCCCTGTCAAAGAAAAAACAATTACTTCATTTTTATCGTTAGAATATCCATCAAAAGAATTACACACATAATTTAATTGGTCTAGTAAATCAATTGTTTTAGTTTCATCAACTTGATTTTTTACAATGTTGTTAGACGCCTCAGTTATTACAGACAAGTAAGTTGTCTGACGACTATCTATCATATCTTTAAGTTTTCTTTTAATTTTTCTTGTCGATATATTTGTAAAATTTTGAAGAGGTAAACTAGCCAATATCGGACTAGTTTCATTTTCTACATCTTCTTTTGCTTTAGAAAACAACGCATCAACTTTATCTTCATACTGACTTTTTCCAAATATTTTTACTAAGTTAGTTTGTGGTTGGTTAATGTTATTAAAATATCCCGTTTGGTATTTTCTATCTTTTGTAAAAATCAAAATTCCTCCAATCAATAACTTATCATTTATATTTTTTAGATTTTGAAAAACACTATTTGCATATTCTTTGGTTATGTCTATAAAATTTTTCATATTTTCTTTATATGATAAAACACCTGTAAATCCACTTAATGTTGTATCATATGTAGATGATTCTTGTTTTCCGATTGTAGTTCCAATTTTGTTCTGTTGGTTCTGCTGTGGTGTTGTCAATGGGTTTATTTTCAAAGCTTCAAAATATTCTGCATCATACTGTGATGTTACATCTTCAGTTATTGTTGCTCTCTCATCATACATTTCAGTATTTGCATAATAATTAAATGAAAGTGCATTTTGAAGTTCTCCAATTGGACCTGCTAATCCATGACCTCCTATCATTTTAAACCTTAATGTTATGTTTGCAAACATAGGTTGTACTCCAATTCCTTCAGGATTTAAATCTAATGGTATATTACCCCCATTTTCAAACTTAATATTTAAGTCTTCAGGTATTATTTTAGTGTGGAAAAAATCACCAATCCTTAATACCAAAACAGGAGGAGCTCCAAATGCACTGTTGAAGGCATCGTTATAATCTAAACTATATGTTCCTGCCGCATTTTGTGACACAGTTGGAATCGTATCTCCTGGTCTTACACATTGTTGTAAAAAAGTTAATCTTGAGTTTAGACCTTCAGGAGTAATAGAGTGGAAAACAGGATTAAAATACTGAAACTTACTTCTAATTGTGTCATAAATAAATGGATTTGTCTCTTTAACCATTTGAAAATAATTACACTCTGTTAGTAATCTTCTTAATATTTTTTTCGCCAAATCTTTATATTGTGGTGTTTGTTTGAAGTTGTCAATTACTTGGTTTTGTGGTGTTGGTTTTGGAGCTGTACTTTCAGCGGCTGTAGGGTTTGGAGCAGCAGCCTCTACTTGTGCGGGAGGTGTTTCTGACTTTGCGGGCGGCCCTGGTTTATATACAATTTTTTCAATTTTTACTCTTCTACACGCCATTGCTTGTACAGAATAAATTCCTTCTTCGTATTGTGATTTAAAAGGTTTGGTACAATCAATTTGTGAATATTTAGGGTCTTGAATTGCGGCACTTGACCCTGTTGCCTTTTTAATAATTTTTAATTTTCCTGAATCTATAAATGATTTTAAAGTTTTATTATTTACTGTAAACTTTTCTATAAACTTTAAAACCGAATCGTTTCTTCTTTCAGATAAATTTTGATTACCACTAGTGTTTGTTGAGCTGGCAGTCGCTAATAAGTCAAAAGTAACTTCTCCTCCTGAGTCTAAAACTTTAAATACTTCACTTAAAAACTCTTTTAAATCATTAAACTCTTGTAATATATTATCAAAAAATCCACTAAGGGTTTGTTTTCTTGTGTCAACATATTCGGTTAATGAAAAAGTAGGGGTTGTTGTTGTGTTAAGGGCCACTTTATTTGCGTCACTATATTTGAAAACTTTATTAAGTGGTTTTGTTGTATCATACAATGTTTTATTTGACGCATATTCATTATACCAATATTCAAAATCTTTAGTTGTTGTTGGGCCACTTGAATCGTTAGGTTGAGCATTTTCAAAAAACAAAAATATTTCTTGAAACTTGGGGTCTGAAATTTTTGTTTCAGTTTCTGGTGGTGTTGTTTTTACAATTTCTTGTTTTACAGGTTCGGGGTCAGGTGTTTCGTTTACAATAGTTGTTGCTTGTTCAGGATATTTTATTAATTGAATTGCGGTTTGAATATCTTGTGGAGCTAAAGATGCAAATCTTTGACCCAATGTATAAATGTCATATTTTAAACACCCAGCAAAAAATGAATCCATAACTTTTTTTAATTCTGACTCAGGTTTTATATCTTTTAATTCTTGGTCCACTAAAATGTTTGAGATGGAAGGGTGGTCAACAACAATATCAAAAGATATTTGTCCAGTTCTATCAGTATTATTATATGTGTATATTGGTTCAGGTCTACCTATAAAATTTGTTGGTTCAAATTTTGGTGATGAAGATTCATCAAAACTCAAATTATATGGAGGAAACCACATAATTCTACCTCCATTGGGTCCTCTTTCACAAGCCGGTAAATCTTGTACGGTAAATCCAGGTTTGTTTGATGTTCTCCAAGCCAAATTTTCTAACGAAAGCATATATTTTTTAACCTGACCATTAATAATATTTGACGATTGTCCGTTTTTATCATTGAACGGTGTGATATTAAGGTTATATGTATTATCTAAAACTGAATAGGTATAATTTCTTATATTACCATCCGTTTTTTGTAGTTGTGAATAATTTGTAAAAGGAACATCTTTTGTAAATAATCTACAATATTCATATCCTTTTATTGTACTGTCTGTACTACCTACTGAGTTTTTTGAAGTATATCTAATAACTCGAGAACCTTTTGTCATTTCAACATATCCATCATTAAAAACTTTAGATATTTGATTTATCGCAGTACCAACGTGTTCTAATTTTTTAATTCCTGACCTGTCTGCAGAATCAACAATTTTTTGAGTTGTGTCTAAAATTGAACCGTCTCTCCATACATTGTTTTCTTCTATTTTCCAAGACTCAGTATCTTTGAACGCCGACTCATAATTTTTTGTAAATACACTACTTTCACCAAATCTTTGTTTTCCTTCAGGACCTGCCAATTGTCCCGTTTTAAAATATGATTTTTTAGAAGACCATGTAAATCCACCCGCTAAAGGTGTCGTACCATCTATATAATTTCTAGAATTAAGTCCAAATTTATAATTTTGAAAAGATTCACCTTCAAAATACTTTCCTATTTCACCCACTGAGTAAACAGGTGCGCCACTAGGTTCTCCGTTTTTATCTAAAGGTTGAGCATTAACTGGAGAAATTAAAGTAGAAAATATATCATCAGAATTACCTCCACCATAAAAATTTGGTTTAGGTGCAAATAACGAAGGTCTTCTTAACGTAAGTCCTCTATAGTCGGGTCTAAAATTATTATAAAATAATTGACCAAATAATAAACTTCTTGTTGCGTTAGATGTGTTGGCTAAAAAAAGTTCAGACCCTCTTTTGTTTTTTTGACCTGTTATTGTTCTAATTGCTCCCATAACAGTACTTGTCACAACTTCAACAGGGTTTTCAACAAGTCTATTTAACATACGTTTATTTGGGTAGTCAAAATATTCTCCAACTATAATGGAATACGGTGAATATAATCCTGCTATTTTAGCTGTAAAATTCAACGCTCTTCCAACTAATGATTCAGGTGATGTAATTGTATAATTTCTAGCTAATAACGGAATATTTCCTGATATTATTCCTGCTGCGTCAAATGGGTTAAGGTTTGGTTTTACTGATATTTCACCACTATCGGGGTCAACCGATGAGTCAAGAGCATTAACTCTACCTAAAGTTTGAGACAACAACTCACTTGCAATTCTATACTTATATTCTTTTTTTAATTGTCTTGCACCAATTCCCGCTAATGCGGAATCCTGTGACAAAGTACCATCAGAACCTCTTGGGTTGTCGCTTAATAATATATTAATAGGTCTATAGGTCGAAGGTATAAAATTTAAAGGTGTTAATGAATATGCATATGCACTTCCATAACTTGTTGGTATAATTTCATCAATTGTTATTACATCATAGTCCCCATCGCCTGTTACATATTTATTTCTAACATATGCCTCTTGTTCTTTTTGAAATCCAATAACTTCTAATCCACTACCTTTAGTATCGGGAAAACCATATTCACCTTCATTTGACAATTTACCCAAATTTTTATTTATATCAACTGAATCTGTTGGTTGATTTTCAGGGTTATATTGATTTACACTAAATAAAAAAGGTCTTTCATTTTCACCTTTAATTTCTAATTCACTGTCTAGTGTATCAGGAAAACCATAGTTACCTTCGTTAGAGTTTGTTTGTAAATTTAAATTTGGAACTACGGTAGATTGTGATTGTCCTTGTTCTGGCCCATATTGATTTATAGCAAATAATATGGGTCTATCGGTTTCACCTTTAATTTCTAACTGACTATTTTCTGTATCAGGAAAACCATATTCACCTTCATTAGGGTTTGATTGCAAATTTTGATTAATCTCTACCGTTGTGTTTGGTAAATTTTGAGGACCATATTGATTTATAGCGAATAATATGGGCCTATCGGTTTCACCTTTAATTTCTAATTCGCTATTTTCCGTATCAGGAAATCCATATTCCCCTTCATTAGGGTTTGTTTGGTTGTTAGTGAATGGAAAAATAATTTGATTATTTACGGTTTGGGGTCCGTACTGATTTATAGGATAAAGAATATTTCTAAGTTGAATCCCCGTGGTAAATAAATCACTCCCTATCGCGTCATCGTATGAGTACTCGCCTTCATTTGCACCCAAAGATAATATATTATTAATTGTATATCTTGTTGTTCCATACCCCGGAGCAGACTCATTAGGGGCGTATTTATTTAAAACTCTTAAAATAACTTCCCTATCATTACCGTTTGTTTCTAATCTATTATTTACGGTGTCAGAAATATTGTATTCTCCCGACCCTATAGTTTGAATTACTTGATTATTTTGAATTTGATAAACAGGTTGGCCAAAACCACGGTTAAGTGTATTTTTATAAACATTTAAAACTTTTAAGATAATTTCTTGTTGGTTTCCAATACTATTTAGATAACTATTAAATGTGTCTGATATTGAATATTCACCATTACCTCTTGTAATTAAAGGTATTAAATTATTTATACTATAAACTGGAAACCCAAAATCGTTTCCATTATTTTTGTATGCATTTTTAACTTTAGATAAAATCTCTTGTTGGTTTCCAATGCTATTTAAAAAACTATTTATCGTGTCAGAGATACTATACTCACCTTCTCCTCTTGATAGAATTGTTTGATTGTTATTAATATACCATACAGTATCACCAAAACCACGGTCATTTGTGTTAAGTGGTTTATATAAGTTTGTAACAATTAATTCTTTTTCTTTTGTATCACCAATTTTTTCTAAATCACTTCCAACAGTTAAAGGGTAACCATATTTACCTTTATTTGTTTCTGTTTGTAAATTTTTGTTAATATCTATGGTATTACCGTATGATGTTTCAAATTCTGTTGGTCCGTAAATGTTATTAACATATAATAATTTTTCTTGTCCATCTCCAATTTTTTCTAACTTAGAATTGATTGAGTTTTTAAAACCATATAAACCAAAATTAGTTTCAACATTAAGGTTAATGTTAATATTGACCATATCTCCATAGGTGGAGTTACTATTATCAGGTCCATATTTATTTTGTTTATATAAATCTTTTTCCTGTATATCACCAATTTTAGAAATTTCTTCAGAGTCTTTTACAGAATAATCTACAATTTGAAATTCTTTGTTTTGGAAAGATTCGCCAAAAGATGTACCGTCAACACGATATGGTTTAAGATTTCGTGTTAATAATCTTTTTCTAAAGTTTTCAGAAGAGTTAAATGAAAGTGGACTATCCATTTATTTGTTTATTTTATAAATAGACATAGCTTAATTTTTATCCTCTTTTTTGAGTAATAAATGCATTTGATAATTTATCTGAATATTCAGCACTTAATCTAGTATTGACTGTGGACATAATCGTATCTTTCAATTGAGCGGTATTCAAAACTTCGTTTATTAGATTTTGTGGTATATTTGTGTTAATGTTCAAAGTAAGTTCAGTTTTACCTCCGATTTCTACTTTTTGAATTATTTCTGTTTTAGTTGGTGAAAATGAAGAAGACTTTGTTAATAAGTCGACTAAATTTTGTGATGGTTGAGCGGCTGCGTTTTTATATAATAAAGATAAATCTCCTCCCGATTTGGGACCACCAATTGATTTAAAATTGTTTTGAGATTCATTATATTTGTTAATAGGACCTCCAATTGATTTTAAAATATTTTCAGATTCATTATATTTGTTAAAAAAATCTCCTATTCCAGGAGAAAGTAATAAATCATCTTTTGTGTCGCCCAAAAATTGCCCAAAAGAGCCCGAAACCATTTTTCCTCCACCTGCAGGTACAAATGCATCAGATTGTTGAGGTACTGGGGTTGCCGAAGCGGTGGTTGCTGTGAAACCACCAAGAGATGTATAAACATTCTCTAAGGATGTTGCTGCATATCCCGCTAGTGCCACTGATATAGTTAAAACATTATTTGTAAGAGTTTTAAGTCCGGTATAAAAATTAGTAAGTTCGGTTGTTACAGTTCCTATCTCTGTAGTTATTTTATTTTTTAAATCAGTAAAAGTCGATTCAGTACCTGTTCCAGGTAATCCTGTTTGATTTTTCAATGCGGTTAAAACTGTATTACCTAATCCTTGATTTTCTAATGTTTTAATACCTTGTTGTTGAATAGAAATAAGAGTATTACTCATTTGTGTTTGAATACTTTGAGTTTGTAAAGCAATGTCTTTCATCTCCGTCTGTATTTCAACAGGTGTCTTATTCATATCATCTTGATATTTGGCTAAAGCTCCTGCCAATGCATTAGGGTCACTTTTTAATGCCGATTCTAAATCTGCTATATTTCCAAACCCTGGTATATCTAAAGTTACTTTTCCTCCAGGTCCAATTTCTGCTAAACTCGCAACTAAACTTCTTTGGTCTTCAGTTAACTTTGATAAACCACCAACTCTAGCCCCAATTTCTTGTTCTTTTCTGGCGTTGATAGCTCCTTTTGCAACTTCTTCATAACTTAAACCTAATATTTTTGCTTGTTGTCTAAGTCTAAGCATTTCTTCACCACCAATTTTAAAATCTCCTGTAGTTTCATTAAAATCTACCGCAGAAGAGGACGCTTTAATTAATTCGTCCTGAAGTCCTTCAATATCATACATTGCCATACGATATAACTGACCCGGGTCACCTAACGCACCTATATTACCTCCTAAAGCTTGTAGTTCAGAAGATTTTTTTACCGCATCTTCAAGACCCCCTTCTAAAATATCCTCAGAAACCGCTTGAGCATTTTTTATATCAAATCCAACCCTTTGAGCTTGAGCGGCCATTTTTGTTAAACCTTCAACACCATTTTTAAACCCGTATATTTGAGCCTTTTGGATATTATCAGACACAGTTTTGGTTAATGTTTTAGCATCTAAACCAAAAGCCCTTGCGGTCATTGTGGCTTTGTTTAATACATCTATAGACTTTTTTTGACTGTTACCATATGCTGTCATTTGACCAATTAACTTAGCAGCTTCTTCAGGAGTTTCCCCAATTACTTTACCTAAAACTAATGCGTTTGTGGCGTTTGCTTGGGTAAAAGGGACCATCCTTTTCATTTCAGAGGCCATTGATGAAATTAATTTAGACGAGTCGTCAAATGCAAACCCCAACTCAATATTTTCTAAATAAACATCAGAAATTGTTTTTCTATATATTTCCGCATACTCATAAAGACCAGTGGTTAGTGACTTATTTAAGTCTTTTGCCTTTGCTTCAACCGTTAAAAAATAGTCTTCAATTCTTTTTACTGAAAACGCCTCTACTGTTGCTTTTTTAATATCGGCTAAATATGAAAATGTACCCTTAGAATCAGTACCAGTTCCAGCAAAAGGGTCAGTATAACCTAAAAACATCATATAGTTTTATTTGATAAATATTATTCTTGTTGTTTTTTATTTTCTTCAATCAACTTATTAATGAAGAACTTTCTTTCATATGTTGGCATACTCATAATGTCTCGATAAGAAAATCTTGCGAACTTGACCAAATAATATATTTCGTCTAAAAGATGTTTTTGATAATCAGAAGAAAGGGCGAAAAAATTCCACCCCAAAAGCAACATCAATAGTCACTTTTTCTCCAGACGGGGTTTGAATTACTTTTTGTAAATCGATTTTTGGTTCACATTTATATGCAAATCTTCTAAAGTCTTTTGCATCTGATATAGGCATTTGATTAATAAACTTTACAATTTGAAGTGGGTCTTTAGTACCATCAATTTCTACAATTTGTTTTTCTAATCTTTTGGTTGCAATAGGAACGGTCATGCCGGCCGGATATTGAGAATTAAATTTGTCCAACTCTTTTTGGTCTCCAATCGTCATCAGTCTAAACTTAACTTCTTTTTTTGATTTTGGTAGTACATATGAGAATAACCCTTCAAAATCAGGTTTTTCTTCAATCGGTTTGTAATCCAACTCATCTAAAAGAACTGTTGTTTCAAATGTTTTGTTTGTTCTTGGGTCAGTAACTGTGAAGTTATATTCAGGACCAAAAGATGTGTTTCTTAAAAAAATTAAAACTGCTTGAACGTCACAATCCAACATATCATTAATGTTAAATCCAGGTTCATATATTTTTTGTCTAAGTAATGAATAAATAATCCCTTCTTTATCGTTATTTTGTGACATCAAAATATTTTCATCTTGTGCGGTTAAAAACCCCACTTTAATAGTTTCTTTTTTTGGTTTGTAAAATATACCTTGTGATGGTAATTTTATAACGTCATGTGGCAAATTAAAATCCATTTGCCCGTATTTTGCTGATTCGTCCATAGTTTTTATTTTAAAAATATTTTGAATAAAATTATTGTAAATAAAAAATCCCATCTAATGACGGGATTAATTATAATTTTATTTTTAAAATTTTAGTAAACTAATATACATCTATCGGGTTGTAATGTCATGTCTACAGTCATAAGGTCTGAGTCACCATATCCAACATCATTAAATTTTGCATCCGTTATACTACAATTTTGTAATATCCACTTTTCAACCGCAACTCCTGTTGGGTCTAACATTTCTAAGTTCACATCTTTTTTGTAACCTGCAGCATAACCCATACGTCCAGTTACTGATTCAGCATGTAAACGAACCCATTCCATTACTGCCTGTGCAGCAGATGGACCAATAGGGTCTCTTAAAGTTACAGAAATACTTTCCCAATTGAAAAAACCAGCAACATAAGTTTGTGTATTCAAAAATTTAATTTCTTTTGTATCGATTTTAATTGACGGTCTTGACGCTTTTTCAACATACCATGAATTAATACCCAAACTAGAGTCAAATGTTAGTATAAACCTATTTTTCTTTTTTGGTTCGTACTGAAACGGCATTCTCATTAATAAATCAGCCATGTTTTCTTATTTTTTAATTTTTATTTTATTTTACTATAAATACTTACTAAATTATTTTTTGTATTTACTTTCAATTATTTTAAATTTATTCTATAACTAGAAACTAGTATTTAACTTTATTTCCTCCTTTTGTTAAATATAAGTTTAAAGGTAATTCTTCATACTCACCAGATAATAATTCTTTAATTTTTTCAACATTTCTTAAATCGTCATCTGAAAAACCAATATAAGGTTCCCAACTTGAATTAAATTCAACATCATTTTTAAACATAGGACTACCCTCGACCCCGTAACGACTTTTTAATTCACTTGCCAAACTCTTACAATAAGATATAAATTGTTTTAATGCATCAAATTTTGCTTGTTCAGGGTTAGAGGCGTTTCCCTTTTTAAAAGACACGGGTTCAAATTTACATAAGTCCAAATAGTCATTAAGTTCTGATGGTGACAATGCTTTAACAGTAGTGTCCGCTTTAACTTTGTTTCCTATTTCTCGATACTTGTATAAATTTCTAGCTAATTCTCTTGAGTCTATTCCGTTTTTATTACTCATTACTAAGTTGTAAACAGCCTCTCTTAAAGTTTCAGGACTATGCCCTCTAGCGGTAATTATAGAAAAAACCGACCCACCATTTATACATTCCACAAAATCAGACCAAGACGGACCGGGTTTTGCAACCATAGAATCAATAATAAATCTTTTGTTTCCAAACTCTTTGAAGTTTTTAAATGCCCCAATAGAAAATGCAACGATTCTTTTACCTTTATACATAAATGGTTCAAAACCAATTTTTTCTCTGTACTCTGCAAAGTCTTCTGTTGACATGGGTATTTCGTTTTCGTCTTCATCCATAACCAAAATAGAAGTTGGCATGAATAAAATATTATCATCCCAATCAAATGCATAATATTTTAAGTCAGGTCTACCAACATCATCAAATCCTTCGTTCAATCTTTGTTGAACAAATTTTCTAACATACCCTTTAATATCCATTATTTTTGAAGTTTTTCTAAAAGTTTTTCTAACTGAGATTCAGTTAAAACTACATTTTGTTTTTTTGTGGAATAAGTTTTGTCCGACCAATCTTTGATTCCAACTGACTCTTTAATAACTTTCTTTTTAATTTTCATTTTATTTATATTTTAAAAATAAGTGGGGGAGTGACCCCCCACATTTATTATACGTTGTCAAATGATGCTCCTGTTGGTGTAATAACAAACTCGATGTCAATGTATTCTAACGCTCTTGTTGGTTTCAAGTAAATCTTACCTGTAAGAGTGTTTGAGTCTAAATCTTCAGGTGTATTTGAAACTGTAACTCTAAAGTCAATTAAACCTCGGTCTCTTCTAATTGAATCCAAAATTGGATTTACTGAATCTAAGAAGTCTTGTCTTACTTTGTCATCATTTTGTTCAAATAACAATCTAATCGCCACTGCTGAAATTAACTTACGAGCTTGTAGTAATAATCTTCTAACATTGATTCTGTCAAGTGCAGATTCTCTAATTTGTAGAGTTTTATTACCCCAAATTACTGTACCAACATCATTGAAAGTTGCAATTGGGTTGATTCTACCTTTATATAATGTGTCTCTATCTTCTTGTGTCAACTTACGTCTCGCTCTAATTGCGTTTACAAGACCTCTCGTGTAACCCGCCGATGCGAACCAAGGGAATGCGATGTTGTCTGTCAACGCTAAGTTTTTAGTAACTTCAGCCGTAGGTGGAAGATAAATTTGAGTGTTATTAACAGTATCTCTTGTTAATACCCAAGGATAATAAGTAGCTGTGTAGTTAGAGTCAATACCTATATTTTCTAAGTTGTCAACCGCCTGTTGAGGATAAATTAACCCCTCTTCTATATTTTGGTAAGAAGGTAAGAATAAGTTAAAGTCAGGTGTAGTACAGATGTAAATTGAATCTGCTCTATCTTCCTCAATCAAATTAACCGCATCTTCAACTAAGTTACTGTTGTTTACATAGTCAATTCCTGGTGTAACAAACACATTTATATTTGTAGATTCAGGATTAGAGAATGTTGATTGACCCCATTTGTAAGCGTAGTAGTCAGTGTTTGCCCAAGTCTCTTGGTTTGGTCCTGAAATTTGTTTGAACGCTCCCCAACCTGATGCTGTAGGATACGTTGCGGAAGCTGCTGCTCCTTGTTTGTATCCTGTCTGACCTAACGCGAATGTATCTGCGTTTGTTCTTGACGCTCTATAAATATCCCAACCATCAAATCCGCCATAAGCATATAAAGTATATTTTCTCGTATTTAAGTTGTAATAAGGATTATCACTGTCTAAAGGTTCGCTCGAGAATGAACCTGCACCCACTTCAAACGCTGACTGACCTGAAGTAGCATAAGCGTTAGAAATAGTTACAATAGTAGCACCACTATCTAAGTGGAACCCTTTTGTTATATAACCCCAATCAGGACCTGTAGTATCAGTTGCGATATTTGTAGGAAGTTGTTTACCTTTGTATTCAAAGAAATCATAATCAACTCCTGTGATATTAGAAATACCTAAGTACGCTCTTCTAACATTTTCACCTGATGAAATTCTAATATTATCACCACCGTTTGCAGAACCAAAAGGAGGATTGTCAATTTCATCACCCGCCTTTAAATATCTTGTTTTGTATATAACAAATGGAGGTGTTGCATTTGAGTATTCTCTCATGATGTAACCTTCAAACCCACAAGGAAGTGCGTCTGTTGGTGCTTCATCAGCCATTTCAATCATTAAGTATTTAGATTTTACTTGATATTCACCGTTAGAAGTACCAATTTTATTTGCTATAAAGTTATTTTGTGAAGGGTCTAATGAACAGTTTGTAAAACTTTCTATTACTCTTACGTTTTGGTCAGTATCATAAAAGTCTCTAACAAACACGTCAAAAGTATTGTTAGTGAAAGATACATTACCTATTGATATTTTTACAAGTCTATTAGCTGCGTTACCATCAGAAATCAATACAAATTTAAATAACTTATAAACCAAATTACCTCTTAGTTCAGACACTAAGTAAGGTGTTTTAGGTGTTTGATATTGTTCTAAATAGAAACCAATAGTTTCAGTATTTAATGATTCGGCACTATCTAATTCAATTAAATCACAATACAAACCTCTAATTTTACTATTGTTATATCCCGAATTTAATAAACTTGGGTAAATTTCCTCAACAAAAATTGGAACTTCGTTTCTATCTTTTGCAAAATTTGATTTACCAAATAAACTTGACATGTAGTTAGAATTTGTAGACAACATTGAAGTTTCAAAACTAAATGTTTCAGAATCATATGTAATACCTGATATTACAAAAGTAGAATATGGGTCACTTGTAACTGCCGAATATGTACCAGTACATACCATTTGAACATTACTTGTTCCTGTAACCCAATATTGTGGTCCGTGTTGTGTTGAAGAATAAGAAGTAAGACCTCTTGAACGTAGTGTTGATACAACTAAATCATCCCATTCACTATAAGGTGAACCTGAATAGAATGTCATACCAATATTACATCTTCCTGAGAACACGCCTCCACCAAGAGATGACATTGCTCCGATTGAAGCCCCTAAACCGTATCCATAATATGAACCAACACTTTGAATTTTGTTATAATCAAATAATGCGTAGTACCACGTGTCATTTGTTCCCGCCGAAAGATTAGCTAAAGATAAATTAACATTATTAACTCCGAATGTTTCAGAAGTTGCAGTTACAGTATTTACTGAAGACCCTGAAACATATGTTAATGTATTTGCACTTAGAGTACCCCAATAAATCGCAGTTTTTCCTGAAGTAGATGCACTCACACTAAAGCTATTAACGTTAGTAGAAATAAAGTTTTGAAAATCAGCATTTAATGTTGAAGTTCCTCCGTTATAAGTTGTGTATGTCCTATTAAAATCGGCACTTAATTGTGATGGAACAGATGTGATTGTTATGTTTGAACTTGTACCTGTAGTTCCTGTAAAGTTTAATGTAATACCTGTTGTGTTTCCTGTTGCCCTTATTGTTGCGGGATTTGGATTTGCAATAGTAACAACTGACCAAGACGGACCAGCATCGTAACCTGATAATCCAAGTATTCTTGTTACAAATAATTGATTTGATTGACTTAAGTAAGCCTTTGCAATGTAAGACGCCTCATATTTTGGTATTTGTGTATTTACAAATTTTTCAGGACTTGTTCCCCCAAAATAAACTTGATATTCGTCAAAGTTTGTTATGAAAATAGGTTCAAATGCGGGACCTTGTATGGTTTCACCGACAATACCTAAAGTTGTTACACCAACGCTTTGTGCAACAAAAGTTAAATCTCTTTCTGAAGTGTAAACACCAGGTGAGACGAAAACCTTATTACTAGATGCCATTTTAAATTATGTTTTAGCTTTTTATGTTTTCTATATAAATACATTCAATTTTTGCAAAAAACTATTGACAATAATATATTTATCTGATAAGGCAGACAAAATTCTGCCTTTTTTCTCACCTTAAATTATTATGAAAAATAAAAAAATTAAAAACATTAAAATATCTGATGATGTCCATTCAGTATTAAAAACTTACTGCGAAAAAAATGGTTTGAAATTGTATAAGTTTTTAGAAAATTTAATAATTAAAACTTGTAGTAAACCTAAAGATATATACGGTGAAGATTAAACAAAATAGGCGACGGTTTTAATTACTGATGTTTGAGTAATTAAACTTTTATATACCTTTATTAATAGAGAGTCTCCATCATTAACTTGAATAACATCCAAATCATCACCTATGTAAAGACCATTTATATAAACAGAAAATGCACTACCACAAGATGTTGTTGAATTTGTTGTCGCACCTGTTGGGTTTGAAAATACAGGGAAAGTACCTCCTTGAACACAAATAGTACCTGTATTACCACTTGTTATTCCTGATATAATTGATGGCCCACTATTACATGTTACAAAATTTAAAGTGTTGTTTGTCGTTGCGGTATAATTAAAATTATAACAACTTGATAAATTTTGCAATTCAACAACTTTTAAATCTGCTGTGTATCTAAAAACTTCAGATAATTGTGTTACTCCAGGTAAAAAAGTAAAATCAAAATCAAAGTTGTCGGGTCGTGGAGGTTCAATTTCAACTCGTCTAGTTTTAATTTTTGTATCTACTTCAAACATCGTCATATATCTTGATATTGCGGGAGAAACTTGAAAATCTTCTTCATCTAATAAAAACCCTTGTAGTGTCAACTTGTAATTTATAATGTAGTATTTTCTTTTTTCTAAATCTTTTACTGACTCATCGGACACTTCTTCCATCATTATTGGCATATAGTGTCCATTGATTTGAGTATAGGATTGAGAAGACGCGAATGTTTGCATAACAATTTTGTTAAACTCGTTGTTTTCTCTCATTCGATTACAAAACAACTTTAAATTGTAAACAATATCAACGGCAACAGGTTGTGGAACTTTATAGACATCAGCACCTTTTCTTTGACCATCCCATGTTGGTACTGTAAAATAATTAATTCTAAGTTTTTCAGGGACATTAAATTTACCTCCAACATATTTACCTGGTTTAACTTCAGGAGTTCTTACAATTGCTAAAAAAGGTAATGATATATTTTTATCTAAATCTTGAAAATTCCACGTTTGTGTAAATTGCATCCAATTTTGATTGGTTATAATTCTATCAATCAAAGGTACTTTTTTTTCATCAACAACTAATTCCAATTTGTCTTTAACAAAATCTAAAAACCCCCTGTCCAAATCGGCATGTAATACCCCTTTTGGTAAAAACGTTCCATGTCTTGTTATGTCTTCGAGCATTTCTTCTCTTCTTTCCACACCAAACTTTTGTGGAATCAAAGGTAAATGTTTTTTTACTTGTTTTGGAAAAGTCATAATTTAATTAAATTCCTTCAAATTCATTATTGGTAACAGGGGTTGCAACAATTGTTCTATAAAATCTTTTATAACCACCATAGGTATGTTTATTGTCAGTAAACACCCTACCATCATTTACCACACTATAATATCTAACTCTACTTTCTGTTTCATAGTATCCAATATAATCACCATATTCTATATCAATTTCTAAGTCGTCTAAATAATCTTGATAAACACTAACAGTTAAATTACCCGGTTCTAACTGTTCTAATTTTGTTGAGCCGTAGTCTTGGTTTGCAGGAGCCTCTATTTTAACCAAACCTTTAAATTCTATTGGTGGTAAAAATTGTATCCCACCTTTTAAGGCTTCACCATACACATCGTCGTTATTTGTTTTTTGCCTATCGACTTTATATAAAACTAAAGTGAAGTTCATATCTCCCTCTAACCATTCTCTTCCCATTTTTATATCCAAATTAAAGTCTTCTTCTGCAAAAAACTTATTTAATCTTGTTATTGGAACTTTAGGTTGTGTCATACCTATAAATACTTTGATTGATTTTTTCTTGAATTTTATTATATTTTATATATACTATGGAAGATTTTGTGCCTAAAACACCCGAATCAAAAGCCCTTTTAATATTAGATGATTACGAAGGGTCAAATAACTATATCCTTAATTTAAAACACAAAAAAGAGAACAGTAAGTCTTTCGTACCTACAAGACCGCAGTCGGATTATATCAATAATTATAACACAACACAACCAAAAGTTGCAAAAAAATGGGTCAAACTTGATTCATATTTTGGTAAAAAACTGATGGAAGATAAGATGTATACTAAGGAACCTTCTGAAATATATGTTGAAAAGTTGTTGGTTGAAAAAGACAAGGCATATCATATTTGGGGTAAAATCTTTTCAGGTGAAACTTTACATGACTTTTGGATGCCAAAATCGGCATTACTAAAAGATAATGAAGTTAAAAACATTTCTATTGATTATGGTAAGTACACTCATAGACCTCCTATGGAACATCAAAAAGAAGCAATTGAAAAATTAGTAAGAAATAAAAAGTTTATTCTGGCCGATGACATGGGTCTTGGTAAAACAACATCAACTATCATTGCTGCGTTAGAAACGGGAGCTAAAAAAGTTTTAATTGTGTGTCCCGCATCATTAAAAATAAACTGGCAAAGAGAAATTGCAAATTATTCAGATAGGTCTGTTTATATTGCGGAAGGTAAGAAATTTTCAGATGAACATGATTTTGTTATTGTGAACTACGACATCTTAAAAAATTTCCACGACATTAAAGAAAAGGATAAGTCAGAAATTATGAAAATTAATTTTGATTTAGTAATCATGGATGAAGCACATATGATTTCTAATCCACAAGCGCAAAGAACAAAAATTGCCAACGACATTGCAAGTAAATCAAATAGAGTTTGGTTATTATCAGGAACACCTATGACCTCTAGACCTATGAATTATTATAATTTATTAAACCTTGTTGATAGTCCTGTGGCAATGAATTGGATGGCTTATGCTAAAAGATATTGTAATGGATTTCAATTTAGTGTTGGAAAAAGAAAAGTGTGGAATGTTACAGGGGCATCTAATCTTGACGAATTAAGAGAAAGAACCTCAACACACATTCTAAGAAGATTAAAAGAAGAAGTTTTAGATTTACCTGAAAAAATTATTACACCTGTTTATTTAAGGCTAAAATCAAAAGACTACGAAGAATTAATGGGTGAATATTTTGATTGGTATGACCAAAACCCTGAAGAGTCATCTTCACTTACAATTCAGTTTGGTAAACTAATGAAAGTAAGAAAAGTAATCGCACAAGAAAAAATTAATAACACAATAGAGTTAGCGGAAAACATTATAGAACAAGGTAAAAAGGTTATTATATTTACAAATTTTACAGATACATTAAATCAAATCTATAATCACTTTGGTAAATCTGCGGTTTATTTAGATGGTAGTTGTTCCAAGTTTCACAGACAAAATGCGGTTGATGAGTTTCAAACAAATGATAAAATCAAAGTATTTGTTGGAAACTTGAAAGCCGCAGGTGTTGGTATTACTTTAACATCTGCCGAAGCCGTTATTATGAATGATTTATCTTTTGTTCCTGCTGAACATTCACAAGCAGAAGATAGGTCACATAGAATTGGTCAAAAAAATTCAACATCAGTTTATTACCCTCTTTTTGAAAATACAATAGAAGGTGCAATTTACGACATCTTAAATAGAAAAAAGAAAATTATTTCAACAGTAATGGGTGACGATATGTTTGATGATGCATCCACAATTGAAGAAATGTTAAATTTAATTTCTGGTAATCGATGATATTTATATATCATGGGGAATAATATTTTTGAAAGTTATCTACAGAAAATTTACAAAATAGAACAGTTGTTAGAAATTGATTCAGCACAAAAAACTAATCTAATTAATGAAATAAAAAAAATAAGTATAGATAAACTACCTTACGAATATGATTCTTTAGAAGTTTTTATTGATAGTGAAACAATGAAAACTCACTACAACAAACATTACAAAGGTTATGTTGATAAATTGAATAAAGAATTAGAAAAAATAAGTGGTAAAGATTTAGACTTAGAACAAATTATATCTGACATTTCAAGTTTTAATACAATAGTTAGAAATAATGGTGGTGGCGCATTTAATCATGCGTTGTTTTGGAAAATGATGTCGCCTAAAAAACAAAAGTTAGACGACCCCATCAAAAGTAAAATAGAAAAGACTTTCGGTTCATTTGAAAAATTTAAAACAGAATTTGAAGACGCCGCCAAATCTTGTTTTGGTTCAGGTTGGGTTTGGTTGATTCTTACAGATAAAAATAGATTGAAAATTGTAACCACCGCAAATCAAGACAATCCCCTAATGGATAATCAAGAAGAAAGAGGTTACCCCTTGTTAGGTCTTGACGTTTGGGAACACGCTTATTATTTAAAATACAAAAATCTAAGAGACAAGTACGTATCTAATTTTTGGAAAGTGGTTAATTGGGGATTTGTTAATGATTTGTATTCTACTCAGTCTAAACTTAACAACTAAATTATATTTATATAATAAAAACTTATGGCAACTACTGTAATTATCACCGAACCTGAAAGAAGTAAATTATATAAAAGAATAAAAAATCTTTTAGGTGCCCCTATTCGTAGTGTTGAATTAGAAGATGAAATGATGGATTCATTATTAGAATTATCTATTCAGGATTACGCACAACATGTAAACGATTGGTTGATTGAGGCTCAATGGTCTTCTTTGAATGGTTTGAATTTAGATGAGCAATCACTAACAAGAGCCTTTACTACAAGAAGTATGGATTGGGAAACACAATATACTTACGCGTATTCAAAAATTGTGGGATTACAAGCTGGTGGTGATTATGTATTGAAAAAAGATTATATCGATTTAGTTTCTAATCAACAAATATATGAAATACCTGCAGGTCGCGAAGTTAATGAAATATTATGGTTTTCTCGTTCTGAATTAGACGCAGCATATTTTGACCCGTTTATGGGTGGATTTGGTGGATTTGGCGGTATTGGTTTAGGCGGTGGGGCAGGATTTTCTCAAATGGGGACAACAGGAAATTATTTTATTACACCAGCCTTTGATATTTTACTTAGAATGGCTGACATTCAAATGAAAAGAAGAATCATAACAGGAGATTTGACTTATAGAATAACAGCACTTCCTGAAGGAAAAAAAGCATTACATTTAATGAATGTACCTGGTGGAAAATTTGATTTTGGAAATATTGCTTATCAAAAATACAAAGTATGGTATTGGTATTATGATACTTTTGATAGAGATGATTGTTTAGCGAAAAATCCTGACGTTGTTAGACTTCCTTCTGACGTTCCAATTGATGAAATGAGATGGGATGAATTAAATTCACCAGCAAAAACTTGGGTTAGAAGATGGTTTACTGCGTATTGTAAAGAAACTTTGGCAAAAGTAAGAGGTAAGTATAGTGGTAGTTTGAAGACCCCTGATAGTGAATTAACCTTAGAGTGGCAAAGTTTAAACACTGAAGCTAAAGATGAAAAGACAATGTTGTGGGAAGAATTGAAAGCAAGACTTGAAAGATTAAGACCTGAAAAACAAATGGAGCAAAAAGCCTTACAGGCCGAAAACTTGAACAAAGCCTTGAAATTTAGAGCATTTACAAGTCCTTATAATATCATATAATTTTTTTATGTCAGTATTTAAATCTATTCCTTCAATTAGAATAATTAATGGTAATAGCGTTGAAACATCAGATTCTGCAATAGTTTCAAACTCTTATTATGAAACCAATGGTGAATACGTCATTATTGTTTCGGGAGTTGAAAATTGTGAACTTTTGTTAAATTCATCAAATACCGACCACGTTGTTGTAAAATCTATGACGAATGTTTTAGTAAAGGGAGACTCATTAATTGATGAGCAATATGAAGAAGTTGAATTAACTAAAGGCTCGTGCGTTGAGTTTAAAAAAGTCGGAAATTACTGGTATATATTATCTTCAGACGGATTAAAAAACTCTTAGTCGAAACTAAGAGCCATTAAATCCCCATCCACATCAAATTCAAAGTATTCATCAATATCCACCTTTTTTTGTTGTACGACAAACTCTTCCATTAACTTTTTGTTGTTTTCAACCCAATCAACATCCACTAAATCAACAGTACCATCTAAATACATATAGTAAGGGTCAATACCTACGTTTTTCCAAAACGTTAATTCCATGTCAGATAAAGTTAATACTTCCTCTAATGTATCTTGATGAGCCTCTTTCATTGGGTAACCGCGTACTAATTCAGTTTGAGACTTAGTAAAGATAGGTCTATCTTTTGGGTCTTCAATTAAAATGTCTTCTCTGATTTCAGGTCTATAAACAACAAGTAATGGTTCGATTCTTTTGTTAAATGCTGCCAAATATCTTGGAACATTATACTCACCCAATAAATCAGGATTCATTTCAATATCACGTTCATCAATCATATAACAATTCAAAACCAATTCATCTTTTTTCTTTTGAACGTCTCCATGTGATTTTTTCTCACCATTATTAACATAGAAGATAGTATCACCAAGACCTGGATTTTTACCTTCTTTAATCAAAAGTTCCATATGCGCCTGACGGGACATCATATTTCCTGCCTTTGTAGTTTTAGTAATGTGAACTTTGTAATCGTCTATTGATTGTTTTACCCGAGCTTTGTTTGCAATTTTTGCCAAAGGGATTTGTCTATTATAAAGTTTGTCCACATATTCATAGTAAAAATCTAAAAACTCACCACCCTTACCGTCTAACAACATTCTAAGCCCCTTATCCAAAAATTCAGCAACATATGTTTGAAGTTTTTTAGATTTAATACTATTTCCTGTAAGTTTTACTTTACCCTTATCTGTAAGAAGTGCATAGTTTTTACGAGCCACATTAATTGTTGATGGCCAAACACCGTCAATATCCAATCCCATTTCACCTCGTAAAAATAAATCATTGTATTCTGCAACATCCGCTTCTGCTCCAATATATTCCTTACCTTCTTTAACCAATCCGTTCAACCCCTTTCCAATATACTTATACTCTTCTCTATCTTGTGGTGTTTCGAAGTTTACACCATCCGTATCCATTACGAGAGGAACATAACCTCTTTTCATAAAGAACATAATCATTTGACGTAGGTATTGTCTACCTGTACAAGTAATCTGTTCACCCATATCAATATCACCCCACGGAAAAACTTGTGGTGCTGATAATGAACCAAAGAATGCGTTGATAAAGATTTTAATTGGTAATTGTTTTCTGTCGTAAGAAATCGCAAGTTTTGGGTCAATAGATTTATATTCACTTGATAAGTTCTTGTATTTAATACGAGTATCACGGAAATACTTTAACATACTTTTCATTGCTCCTGTTACGTCACATTTAGGGAATACGTCGTGAACCAACTGAATAGATGGGTATAGTGAAGAGTAGTCAAGTTTCAATACGTTTTTAGAGAACCCAACCTGTACTAAACGAGAAAGACCTCCTGTAAATTTTCTTTTTTCTAATTTTCTTGGTAATGCTAAGTTATGTTTATATGACCATGCTGCCATAATCATTTTCCATAATGTTGCAGTTCCCATAGTTGAAAGTCTTTCATATGTTGTTGGTACAAGTTTAGACAATAAGAAGTTTGCTTGATTAAACTGTTCATCAACTATCATCGTTTCATAAAGGTCATCGTCCAAGTAGTCCTCAATAATTTTTGAACCTGTAACTAATTTATAAACATCATCTCTTCTTTTACATATTTCATCTATTTTTGAATCAAATCCAACTTTCTTATATGCTCCGTTTTCTTTGTTCATCCAATATTCAAGATTATCAAAATAAATTTTACCAATCTTATCCCCTTCAACATAAACACGATTTGGTTTTTCTGCTTCAATAAACTTGGTAATATACTTCAAAGACCAACTTTTAATGTCTGAGTTGATTGCTTGAGCTCTACGAACCGCATGAGCAATATCAACAATATTATATCCCCACATTTGAGTTTGAACGTATGGTTCCATTTCGTTCGCCAACTTTAGAATACCATCTTTTTGTTTTAGTGTATAATCAGGATGTAAGGTCTTGCAGATTTTTTTGATATTAACTTTTAATATTTCAGCTCTTTTTAGAATAAATGGGAAGTCAAAGAATGCTGAGTTGTAACCCCCAATCAAAGATGGTTTTAACTCATCAATAGTCTTAAAGAAGTCGACAATCATTTGTCGTTCTTCATCTTCATTTTGTGCAGATAATAATTTTAGAAAACCACGATTGTCTTTCATCCCAATCAAGAATATCTTACTTGTTTTAGGGTCAAGACCTGTGGTCTCAATATCGAATACAAACCTGTGGATTTCATCGTATTCGTCAAAACCTTTGAATAGTCTTTTACTTTTTTGAATTAAGTATTGTTCTACGGGTGATAATATTTGAATTGAATCTGTGTTGTCTCTACCCCATGGGTCTAATCCTCCACCTTTAAAGAAGTTTACAAGATTGGAGTATGACTTTGTTGTTTTAACCAAATACCTCAATCCGTTCTCTAAACGTTCATCATCGTGAGTATCAAGTTTTTCTATGATAATACCATTTTCACTCATCGCACGTTTTTGTGCGTGTTTGTCGTTCTTGTAAAAGTTTTTACCTTTCAAGTCGCCAACCCAAGCAAATGGAATAAATGTGTCGGGGCGTAATAATTTACCCTTAACAGGGTCTTGGATTACTTTATAAATTTTAGATGATTTGTAATCGTATTCGAGTGATACGATATATTTTTCGTCGTCTTCGCCTAATAAAAAGCGTTCAATTTCTTCTTGTGGAACCATATTTTATATTATTAATTTTGGGTTATTATTCTCACAAACTATGTTGTGGTTTCCCTTTTTTAATAAATATAAAAATGTCTTGTCTTAATGTCAAACGATGTTTATATAAAGATTTTCTCTAATTGGTGAAATCAATTCTCCATTTTGTAAAACTATGGAAAATTCACCTATAAACCTACCTTTTATTTTTGTATCATTCGCAGTCCATTTGTAGTATAAATAATATTCAGTTGGACTATCAGGGTTATTTTTTAATTTCTCGACAATATAAGCTTGGTTCATAAATATTTTTTGTATTCCATTCTTTTCGTCTTTCATTGAAAAACGAATAATTGCATTATCTAAAATTTCTATAATATTTTTATAAGAGTCACTTCTACCGTCCACGACTGGTTCCATTTTCAAAATTGGTAATGTAGAGTTTTGATTTATAAAAAATTCCATTTTTTCTTCTTATGTGGTTTATGAACAATTATTTAATACTTGAGTAACAATTCCATTCGAAATACTTATTAATACGTAGTTTGCTCCGTTTTGTGCGATATAAAATCCTGTCATACCATAGTAATTACATGTCGTAGGTCCACTATAGAACACCGTACCAACTTGAATTTGTGGAGTATCAATGTGCATAGGATTAATTGCTCCATTGGTGTTACATGTTCCGGCAGATAAACACAACAACGAACTACAAGCCAACGAATAATTATTTGAAAAATTACCGTATTGATTGGTAGAAAAACTTAAATATGAAGATAAGTACGGGTGTGTTGTTAAGCAAGGTATTGGTGTCGGAGCAGGAGGACATAACGAGCAATCTGCGTTTTGACCATAAACTTGACCGTTCCATGTCACGGTTTGAGGCCCTGCAGATGGACCTGTAACAATATAACATTGACCATTTGTTCCACCAACAACATAATAGATGTCAAGATTTTGATATTGTGGAGGTATTGAAATAACTTCCGCTTCAGATTCACCTAAACACGGTATTGCCACTGCAAGTATATTTGCGGGCGTAGGGGTTGGTGTAGGTGTAGGAGTTGGGGTCGGTGTCGGAGTTGGTGTAGGTGTAGGAGTTGGAGTCGGTGTCGGTGCAGGCGCCAAACAATTAGGACACCAATAATCAAACAAATTAAATTTATCTTTTAAAATTCTAAAGTTGTGTTGTACTTGAGGACTTGCAAAAGGTTCAGTATACATTCTAAACTGTGATATACCACCCATAAATGAACCCCCAAAATTTTGTTCAACTAAAATATTTGTCGATAAAGAATTTAAAGAAGTTGCTGATAAAATTTCATCTGGAAATAATTCAGGGTCTTGTATGTAAGGACCACTCAAAGGTATATAATCACCAATAAAGGTTAAAGTACTAGCAGTTGATGCCGATGTAAAGTAAGGTATTGAACCATATTCTACAGTAATTGTATTTGATTGTCCTGTCAAACCTGATAATGTTATTATACTCCCGCTACAATTTGTATAAATTAAATTTGTGCCAATATTACCAACAGACCAAGACCATTGTTGACAAGAATCAAATATTAAATTGTCGTGTAATCCTTGACTACCTCCACCCCAAGAAATATTAAACGGTACACCGATTTGTTTTTCTTTTTCACAATTTAATTCTCTTGGGATTATTTCTTCAAAGTTTTCAATTATGGTGAATAAGTAACCGTTAATATATAATTTGAGTCTTCCTAATCTATACCAAGTATCATCAAACCATTTATGGTCAAAAACAATTCTATAAACTTTATTTTCTTTTGTGTCACCAGAATGTGTTTCAGGTGGCATAATCAAATTATATGCAGTCCCGTTTAAAATAGATTGGTAAGTTACCTCTCTTATATCCCCTAAACCACCAAGATTTAATAAATCACACTCTTCCATTGTTGTATATCTTTCAAAAACTGCCGTAACCATTACCCATCTGTCTTCAGTTATTGTACCACAAATGTAATCACAAATTTCATAAATTGGGGGAGTACATACTTCTGTAATTGTATATCCTGTTTGAAAAGTAACACCAGTAGTTTCACAAACACCTGTTGTAACACAATCTCCTGTAATTTTTATGTATTTTACACATAAACTTGGATTTAAAGGGCAACCACTAAATCTCATTGATAATCCATTTGATAATACATCAAACTTGGGGTCTAAAGGAGGGTTTGGAATTTGTTCTGTACATCCTCCGCAATTACACCCAATATTATGATACGCTGTAGTTGAACTTGTGGGGTATAATTTTACACAATTTGCATTTGTGTATCCCGTTTGATAACAAGTACAACTACTTAAACTACCTAAACCTATTGTACTTCTAGTATATCCCGAATCAGATTCAGGACTACCGCTTGCGTAATGATAAAATTTGTTTTCGGCTCTTGTCCCAAAATAGAAAAAAGTGCCGGAATTACTTGGGTATTTTGTATTTAAGTATTCTTGTGTTAAAGTATTAATTCCGTATTCTTCTATGTTTCTTGGTTTTATAACCGTCTCCATAGTCCAACCTTTATTTACTCGTTCAGGAAAAACTTCATAGTCATAACCAAAAAGTTTATAAAATCCTTGATAAAACCCACCATATAGTTCTTGATAATAACCGACCTTTTGGTTAAATTTTGACACAATATTATACATAGATTGCTTAGGTCTTCCTGAAAAAACCACATTTGGTGGATTAGTATAACCCGTAACCATATGCATCTTCATACGTCTATCATAATAATAGGGATTAAATTTAAAATCGTTTCTAATCCCCATGGTGTAGTACAAAGTTTGACCAGTTAAAGATGTAAACAATCCATTATCAGTACCCACTAATCCCACGTCACAAGTTCCTGTAAATGCTGATATACAATTTAAATCAACATTATTAGGGTTGTAATAATTTTTACTAACTAATGTGGCGTTGATATAAAAGTTATTAAATAACATAGGTATTTGAGGACAAGTATTGGAATTTCCTAAATCAAATAAAATTGGAAGTCTATTTCCGTCATTGTATGCGATGAGTTCGTTAGAGAATACCACTTCTTCATCGTAGTCTTTTTCGTCTCCGACAAGTGTAAAATCAAAATAGTCCGCAAAATTTAATTTTTGGGAATATTTTGGTGTAAAATATGAATTAATACTTTGACTTGGCATTTTTATTAATAAATACTTTAACAGAAGATATTTATATAAAAAGTATTAAATGAAAACTTATAAATATTCTACAAAAGAAAGAGCAGAAAGAGTTGCTAAGACTTTAGGATGTACAGGTTCACACCAACATACAGAAAAAGGTAAGAAGATTTTTATGCCTTGTAAGAGTCATGAAATTTTCACAAAAAAAACAAAAAACTCAGATGGTGAGGTTACAGAATTGGTAGATGATGATGGAACTTGGAAATCATCTTCTATACCTATTTTGAATCCTGCAACGACAGGAACAAAAAACAACCCGACAACTACAGATAAAATTGTTTCTATGAGTAAAAACCCAAGAGACCCACTTTTAAGGGGTTGGTATGGTTATTATGGTGAAGGTCACGTAAAAGAAATTGACATGTCGAAGGCTTTTGGTTTCGAAGACACAAAATTTATGGATGCAGAAGAAACTGAGAAATTTTTCAAAAAAGAATTAAAGTTAAAACCACAAAACGCAAAAGTAAGAACATTAGACCAAGGAAAGAAAAAAGGGTTAGATAAAAAAACACCCCCACAAATAAAAAAGAAAAAAGGGTTTATAGATAGAGAAATACTAAAAGAGTTGGAATTAGATGAGGAAATTTTATTAGACAAATCAAGAAAATCAGACGATGGTGTTATTGGTGATTTAATTAAAAAAAATGTAAGAGCCCTTAAAAAAATGGCAAATGACAACAACATTTCTCTTCAAGAATTAATTTATATGTTAAAAGATGAATAGTTCATTATACGATAGAAAGGCGGTTGTGCCCGATACATTGTTAAAACATTTAGAACAATGTTTTAGTTCGACAGATGGTGACGAAGGAACTGAAGGGTATAATAGAAATAAAGAATTGCGTGAAAAAAAAGTTGCAACCTACCAACAAATAAAAAGAATAAAAAATTGGTTTGATGGTTACAACGGAAATAAAAAGGACGCTCCTTTTATTTTAAACGGTGGAGACAGAATGAAATCTTGGTGTGATGAGGTTTTAAAAACTTGGAGAAACAGTGTCGAGGGTGGAAAAAAAGTTAAAAGTGATACGGGAATGCAAAACCAGTTTAACGACACTCATGAAAAAAATGGCATTAATTTAATACCAAGTAAAAGACATGAAAAGGGGGGAAATAAATTTGATACGTCAATAAAAGAAGAAGTTAAAAAAATAAACTATTTAATTAAAAAAATATTGTAATGGCAGTTCAATCAGATAAATTAGATTTTTCGCAACCTGACAACACGTTGTCAAAAATTGCCGAAGAACAAAGAAGAAAAATGTTCGCTCGTAATGATTTCAAGGAAGTTAATCCCTATTCAAGTGTTAATCCCGCAGCATTAGCAGATGGTGATGGTAAAGGTAGAGGTACTGGTGGTGATTTAGATATATACAATCAAAATGCAGGAACAGCACTTGATAGATTTGAAAGAAAAGACGATTTGAAAAGTAATAAATTTTCAGAAAAAAATCCTTATTACGTTCCACAATGAAATTAGTCAGCAATCTTAGTGAATTGATTACAGAAATTGCCGCAATTTCTGACATGACGGATTCTATTAAAAAAAGAAACGTGGTAACAATTTACTATGATGGTAATGATAATGGTGGTAAAGGATATAGAACAATAGAGCCTGTGTGTTTAGGATTTTCAAAAAGAGATAATATGGTTTTAAGAGCGTGGGAAAGAGAAGGTGCTTCCTACAGTGCACAAAATAAAGGTAATGTTTTACCAGGTTGGAGATTATTTAGAGTAGATAAAATCTTTACATATAAACCCTCCTTTGATAAGTTTGATGAAGTTAGACCTAACTATAATCCACAAGGTGATAAATCAATGATTAGAGTTTTACTTAACGCTAAATTTGATAATGAATAAAAAATAAAAAAATATGTCATCAGCAGAAGAATTAATGCAAAGATTGGCCGTGTCCAAAAAAATTATGGACAGACAGAGCACAATAAAAAGAGGTGAAATTCCACAAAATATTAATGCGGCACCAATGTTAGAGAGTTTTAACACTCCTCAGGCTACGTATAACATACCACAAGAATTTTTATCTGAAACCCCAACACAGAGTCAAAAACCAAACTTTGACCCAACAAAACCAATTGAAGAATCAAAAATTTTAAATTCAAAATTACCAGAGGAAATTAAAAAATTAATGATTGAAAAACCAATAATACAACCCAATACTATGTCAAGTGCATCAATATCGGATGATATTATTGAAGGGGCACAAAGACTAATGAAAATGGAAAGTAAAAATTTACAACCATCCGATTCATTACCAAAATCAAATATCAAAACAACAACTCAAAACGTACAATCACAATTTAATATAAATGAAATGAGAACAATGATTAGAGATGTTGTAAGAGATGTGGTTAGAGATGTTATTAGAGAAGAATTGCAAGACGCTGGTGTCATCAGCGAATCATCTGAAGATGCCAACGAATCAATCCAATTTAAAGTTGGTAAACACATATTTTTAGGTAGAGTTACAAAAATTCAAAAAGTAAAATAACTTTAAATAAAATTAAAAAAAAATCCACCTATTTTAGGTGGATTTTTTTTTAATGAATATTTTGAGGATTGATTTAATTGTAAATTAGTTTTATATTTTCATTATAGTTGGTTAATACGCCCTCTATATTTAAAAAATCAATTACACACATGAAAAAAATTAAAGTACTTGTTCTAGCTAGTGACCGCACAGGAGTTGGAAAATTTAGGTCTATAGACCCTCACGTAATGTTACAAAATAATCACTCAGATGAATTTCACGTAGATATAGATTACGACCCAAAAATTAATGATTATAACTATTGGAAACAATATGACATTGTTCACTTCCATAGGTCAATTGGTCAAGATTTTGACCAAGCTAATGATTTAATCAAAAGGTTAAACTCTATTGGAGTAATTACAATTATGGATTTAGACGACTATTGGTTGCCGACTAAAGAACACCCAATTCATCAACTAATCATACAGAACAAAATAAATGAAAAGATAGTTGCAAATTTAAAAGTAGCAGCACATGTTACAACAACAACTTCTTTATTCGCTTCAGAAATATCTAAAATTAATAAAAACGTATACGTTCTTCCAAACGCCATTAATCCAAAAGAACCTCAATTTAAATATGAAACAAAACCGTCAGATAAACTTCGTTTTGGATGGTTGGGCGGTTCTTCTCACTTACATGATTTAAAATTATTAAACGGTGTTACAAATAAATTAAAAGATAGTCATGACAAATTTTCATTGTATCTATGTGGTTTCGATACAAGAGGAAGTGTTACTGAAATTAATAAAGAAACAGGTGAACAAAAACAAAGACCGATACGACCAGAAGAAACCGTATGGGCACGTTATGAAGAAATTTTTACTGACAATTATAAGTTAGTTTCTCCCCAACATCTTGAATACCTGAAAAAATTTGAGGATTCTGAATATATTATGGAGTCTGAACCTTTTTACAATCGAGTTTGGACAAAACCTGTTACAAGTTACGCTTCAAATTATAGATTATTTGACGTTTCATTAGCTCCGATTGTAAATCATATTTTTAACCGAGTTAAGTCGCAATTAAAAGTTATTGAAGCTGGTTTTTACAAAAAAGCAATTATTGCTTCAAATGTTGGTCCCTACACTATTGATTTAAAACACGCATTAAAAAATGGTCAATTCTCTGACGGAAATGCACTTTTAGTTGATGAAGTAAAAAATCATAGTGATTGGGCTAAAAACATGAAAAAATTAATTGATAATCCTAACTTTGCTTATGACTTGGGACAACGATTGTATGAAACGGTTAAAGACACATATGATTTGAATGTGGTCACAAAAAATAGAGCGGAACTTTATAAATCTTTAATAAAATGATAAACATACCTATTAACAAAATTTTATTTATCGACATTGAAACTGTTGGTATATGTAAGGATTGGCGGACTTGTCAAGAAAATCACCCCAAAATTGCAGAACAATTTGTTAAATACTTTGATTGGTTTTTAAAACGATTTCCTGAAGATGACGTTGAGACGAATGGTCTTGAAGAAGAACTTCAAAAAATGAATGATGTTTATTCTTCAAGAGCGGCACTTGTTCCAGAGTTTGCTAAAATTGTTTGTGTATCAATGGCATTTGTTTTAGAAAACGGTGAAGTAAAAAAACAAACTTTTAAAAATGACAGCGAAGAGGATTTATTGTTGGAAGTTAGAAATTTATTAGACCGTTGTCACAAATTAGATTTTTATTTGTGTGGGCATAATTTAAAAAACTTTGACATACCTATGTTGGCAAAACGTATGATTATTAACAACATTATGCCATCAAAAATACTTCCATCATACGACACTAAACCATGGGAAGTAAAAGCAATTGACACTAAAGAAATTTGGCAATACGGTTCGTATAGTTCAATTGGTTCTTTAGATTTAATGTGTTCTTGTTTAGATATTCCAACACCAAAAGATGGTGAAATAAATGGGGGTATGGTTCATCAGGCATATTGGAATCAGAATAGACTTGATGAAATTGCAAAATATTGTGAAAAAGATGTTGATGTTTTGATTGAATCAATAAAAAAATTAAAAAGTTTAAAATAATGTTTGAAAATATAAAAGATTTAAAAAATAGCATGAAAGCTTTAAAGGAGCTTCAATCTCAATTTGGTAATGTTGACATGACAAATCCTGAAAGTATGTTAAAATCCATGGGACTTAATGTTGATGAAATCAATCAACATTTTGAAGGTCAATTTACATCAGAAGTTAATTTAAATTTTGTGAATAGTAGTGACAATCAAAACCCTGAATACGCTTATAAAGGTGATTCGGGGTTTGATTTAAGAGCTTCGGAAGAAAAATGGGTTTTTCCAAACTCAAGAGTTTTAATACCTACAGGTTTAAAATTTGACATTCCTGATGGTTATGAAATACAAGTAAGGTCTAAAAGTGGTTTAGCATTAAATCAAGGATTATTTGTTTTAAATTCACCTGGCACGGTTGATAGTGGATACTTAGGTGAAATACAAGTTATTTTATTTAACACAACAACAGAAAAAGTTAAAATTGAAAAGGGTCAAAAAATTGCCCAAGCGGTTCTTTGTCCTGTTGTTAATGGCAAATGGGTTAATTTAACACAAATTTCAAATTTAGGTTCAAAAGACCGAAATGATAATGGATTTGGTTCAACAGGTTTAGTATGATTACAGTAGGATTTTCAACAAGAAAAATAGATGACAATTTTGTCTCGATGTTAAAAAAAACGTCAGGAGTAAGTAAATTGGAAATAATACCAATCGAAAACAATGGTGTATTTTCTCTTAGTGAAGCTTATAATAAAATTTTAAACGATTCCACTAATGACATTGTTGTATTGATGCATGACGACATTTATTTTGATAGCAAGAATTGGGCATCAAAAGTTTTAAATTATTTTAAAAGAAATCCTGACTATGGTATTCTTGGTGTTGCCGGCTCAACTTCGTTACCTTCTTCTGGTAAATGGTGGGAAGATTTTTCAAAACTTAAAGGAATTGTTAATCATGAACATGAAGGAAAAAAATGGGAGTCAAAATATTCAACAAGTAAGGGTAATCAGTTAGATGACGTATTGTTGGTAGATGGATTATTTATAGCAATTAATAAAAAAAATATTAAACACAACTTTAACGAAGAAGTTAAAGGGTTTCACTTTTACGATGTAGATTTTTCTTTTAGAAATTATTTAGAAGATGTTAAAATTGGGGTTATGTATGATGTAAGAGTTACACATAAATCAATTGGTATGACTAATGAACAATGGGAAAAAAATAGAGAAGAGTTTGCAGAAAAATTCAAAGATGTTTTACCCGTTAAAATCAAACGAAATCTTACAATCGATTCACCTTTAAAAGTTTTATTATCTTGTTTATTTTTTAAATCTTTTACAGGTTCAGAAATGTATGTTTATGAATTAGCAAGAGGATTAAAAAAATTAAATTGTGACGTTACGGTACTATCAGACATTAATGGACCCTTATCTCAATTAGCAAAACAACAAGGAATCAAAGTCGTTTCATTTCAAGATGCTCCTGGTTACAAAATGGGAGATGGAAAGTGGGGATTTAACACACCACAAGGGTTTCAACCGACACAACAAAATGTAATGTACAAAATTGGTGATGTTAATTATGATATAATTCATACTCAACACACACCCGTTTCAAATCAAATGTGTCAGATGTATCCTAATATTTCAAAAATATCAACAATACATTCTGAAGTCATAGAATTAGAAAATCCAATTATTCACAATTCAATTAAAAAATATATTTGCATTCGTCCTGAAATACAAAACCATATTGTTGAAAAATTTAATATTGATAAGGATAATACTAAAGTAATTTATAACCCAATCGACACAAAAAGATTCAATTCAAATAACATTAAAGATGATAATTACGTTTTGTTTGTTGGGACAATTGATTATTTAAGAGAAAATACAATAAGAGATTTAGTTACATACTCCTCTGAAATTAATAAAGAATTATGGTTAGTTGGTGAAAATAAATCAAATTACTTGGATGATTTATTAAAAAATCCACACGTAAAACATTTTAACGCAACAAGTAAAGTTGAACAGTATGTTAAAAACTGTTCTGAAACCGCAGGTATTCTTTTGGGAAGAACAACTATTGAAGGTTGGATGTGTAATAAACCCGGATGGATTTACAATGTTGAAAGTAGTGGTTATATTTTAGATAAAAAATTACATATGCCGCCGACAGATGTTAGTAAATTTGATTCTATTGAGGTTGCAAAAAAAATAAAAGAAGAATATATTAAAGTTATAAATCAATGAAATTATTAATAAAGTTTCCAACAAGAGGTAGAGTAGATAAATTTTTTTCAGTATTACAAATTTATCATGATTTATGTTTAGATATTGATAATACTGAATTTCTCATATCCATAGATGAAGATGATAATTCTATGAACAACGATGAAGTTATAAATAAAATAAAGAGTTATAAAAATACAACTCTCAAAATTGGTCTTTCTAATTCTAAAATTCATGCCGTCAATAGGGATTTAAATGAACATAAAAATAAATGGGATATTCTTTTATTGGCCTCTGATGACATGATTCCGCAAATAAAAGGTTATGATAAGATTATAAAAGATAATATGTTGTTTAATTATCCAGATTTGGATGGTGTATTGTGGTTTAATGACGGTTATCAGGGAAACAAATTAAATACACTATGTATTTTAGGTTATAAATATTATAAACGTTTTAATTATATATATCACCCCGATTATAAATCATGCTGGTCAGACAATGAATTTATGCTTGTTGGAAATTTGTTACGTAAACAATCATATATAGACCAAGTCATCATTAGACATGAACATCCGGACTGGGGGTATGGGAATATAGATTTTGTACATGATAATAATGTAAAAGACTTAAGTCATGACTACAACGTATTCCAATTAAGAAAATCAATAAATTTTGAAATATGAAAATATCACTAAACACGATGGTAAAAAATGAAGCGGACACACTTCAAAACGTTTTACCGATATGGAATAAATACAAGGTTGATTATTTTATTTTTTACAATGACAATTCAACTGACGAAACCGTAGACGTTATATATGATTTACTACCTGAAGAAAAAATTATTATATTAAATCATCACCTTGAATCTTTTAATGAAGGGTACCAAAGACAAACTATGATAGATAAAAGTAGAGAACTGGGAATTGATTATATTATATGTTTAGATGCGGATGAACTGTTAAGTAGTAATATTACCAAAGACATAACTACTTTCATGAAAAACTATGAAGAATATGACATGAAATTGTTTTGGTATAATGTTGTGAATGATGGACTTATTCTTTATAGAAACGACCCAATGTATTCAAATAATTACAGGACTTTTGTATTACCAGTAAAAAACATAGGAGATTTAAATAAAAATGATTGGAAATATCACACACCTAGAACTCCCGAGGTAAATTTACCTAAAAAATTTACAAAAGATTATGGAATTATACATCTTCAAAGCGTAAATAGAAAATATTATGCAATGAAACAATTATGGTATAAACATCATGAGTTTAAACATTATAACCACACAGTTGATTTTATTAATGGAAGATATGACTCAGTAGTGAATAATTTAAATTTTAACCCCCAATTTACACCTAAAGAAATTATAGATGGTATTGACATAGACTTATCGTTTTTTAATCTATTAGAAGTAAAAAAAGGATATTATGATTTTATCATAAACAATAAAAACGAAGATTTAATAACATTTGGAAAGGAATATTTTATATGAATTACACAATAGGAATAACAACATTTTCGGCTAGAATAGATTTTTTAATCAAACTTTTAGAACAAATACGTTTTTTTACTGAAGTACCAATTATTGTAGTTATTAATGGTGAAAAGAATGGAAAATTATCTGACGATTATTTACTAAAATTATATTCTCTTTTTTCTAGATACAATCAAATATATCCAATATTTTTTCAAGAAATTAGAGGACTATCAAAAATGTGGAATACGGCTATTATTCATTCGTCTTCTGATAATATATTATTGTTGAATGATGATATTGAAATTCACAACAATGATATATTCAAAAAAGTAGAGGAGCTTTCAAATAATAATAGTTTTAACTCAATTTGTAAATTTAATGGGTCTTTTTCACATTTTTTTGTTAAGAAAGAATGTATTGAAAAAATTGGATTTTTTGATGAGAGGTTACTAGGATTTGGAGAGGAAGATGGTGATATATCATATAGACTTATAAAGGATAGTATGGAACTCCGCTCATTAGGTGTTTCAGGTTTAATTAATATTGTTTCTGATGTAAGGCATTCTGAAATTAAACCGGGTATTGGTAAATACTCTAAATTTAATAGGGATTTTATATATGGTCAAAAATATGTACCAACTAATCAAGGTATTAAAGGTATGTTTGACACTCCGATGATTGAAAACCTACAAAATGAAAATATTAATCCTTACGAAGTATTTTTTAGAGAGAATAAATCAAAATTATAGAATAGAAAAATGTTAGACTTGAATAATTTAATACCTTTTAAAACACTTTTTGAAAGTGATAATAACGGGAGAGAAATTAATATTTACAAATTACATAATGTGCAATTTTATGAAAATAACATTTTTTATCCAAATGTGATATTAAAGTCTGAAAAAAACGACATAAAACCTATTAATGAAACGGTATTATCATTAAAGGAATTGGATTTTTCATCACATAATAAATCAATGTTAGAAATAAAAGATAGAGATTCAAAACCTTATTTTTTCTTCATTTATAATACTGATAACTATTATCATTTTGTGTATGATACACTACCATATTTAATTACGTTTTTTGAACTTAAAAAAGAAATCCCCGATTTACAACTTTTGATGAATTACCCTAATTACCAAAAGTTTGAACATTATAAATTTGTTATTGAATTTTTATATATTTTATCAATAAACAAAGATGATATTACAATTGTAAATCCATCTATCGCATATGATAATTTATACGTATCTAATTCATACACTCACGATGGTAAATCAAATATTAAACCAAGAAATGAAGTTTACAAGTTTTACAATAATATGGTTAATTTTATAACTAATGATATTAAAAAAGAAAAATTACCGACAAAAATTTATATTTCCAGAAGAACATGGATTAATAAAGACACGTCAAATATAGGTACAAATTATACAACAAAAAGAAGATTATTAAATGAAGATGAGATTGTTGAGTATTTAAAAACTAAAGGTTTTGTTGAAGTTTTTACTGAAAATCTTTCAACACCTGAGAAAATATTATTATTCAATAATGCGGAACACATTATAGGGCCGATAGGTGGTGGGTTATGTAATGCACTATTTTCTAACAAAAAAACAAAATTAACAGTTTTAAATTCACCCACTTTTTTTGACATAAACTATCGGTTTTTATTTTCGTTTGAAAATGTTAATTATGAAATATTAGATATTTCTGAACATACAGAAAAAAGTAAAATAAAAAAATTCATGAGAGTTAAATTTGATAATAAAGTGGGTGAAGTGGTTGACATAGATGGTGATAATATTACTATTAATTATAGTGATATGGATGTTGCGGGGTGGAATAATCAAATTGAATTTAAACAAATTATTAAAAATATAATGGAACTAATCCCTTTAGATGACGGACTTAATTCTGAATGGATAATTGACATTAAAAAACTAAAAGAAATAATATGATTAATTATGTAATTTATGGTCATACGGATTATTTAGACGTTTTAAATATCCAAACTGATTACTCACAAAATAAGGGACATTTGACTCTTTTTATAAATGAAAATAATTTAGAACTAACAGATTTATATGAAAAATATAATGAGGTTATTTTTTATGATGATAAGGGCACTTACGCAACGAGAGTTTTAAGTTGTTTAGAAAAAATAAAGTATGATTATATTTTATTTTTTCACGATATTGACATTATATTAAAAAGTGATGATAGGACTATTGAAAAATTGTTTGAGTTTTTAAGAACAAATAATTTTGATAGGGTCGATTTAAAATTTTCAGATAAGATTAACCCATCGACAAAATTAATTAAAATAAATAATTTAGATGATATATCAGAATGGGAACATATTAATATGAGTGAAATTGAGAAAAAAAATAATATTCCGTATTTAATTGAACAGGACGATGTGACTAATTACATATATAATGTAAACCCGTCTATATGGAAAAAAGAATCTTTTATTGATTTACTTAGTAATTTTAAACATAAAAATTATCGTACAATAGAAGACATTGATGTCCAAGAGTACTCAAAAAAATTCAAAATATTTAAAATGTTTTCAAACAAAAAACTAAATTGTGGGTATTTCCAATGCTTAGAAAGTTTTGTATACTTACATATAAGTCATAATGGTAAACTTTTACCATTAAATATGAATTTTGTTACAGTTTACGGTCAATCTTACCGTGATATAAGTAATGAATATATAAAAATTGTAGAAAAATATAATCTAATAAATTCAAATAAATGGTATAAATAATATGAGCTTAGAACAATTAAAAGAATGTAAATACATTTCTAGTGTTGGAATGTTACTATCATTGGACGATAATAACATCATAACCTATCAGAAAGAACCTCACAGAATAACTCATGATTTCGTAAAATTATTAAATGGTAAAGATGGTGATTGCATCTACATTAAATTTGCATTTTTTACCCAATTTATACATCAAATTTTACCACAATTAAATTATAAATTTATATTAATCACGGGAGACGGAGATGAAACTATGCCTGACGATATGATTAGTCCTGAAATATTTAATAATATTATTAATGACGCAAGACTAATACATTGGTATTCAGTAAACTGTAATGAACGTTATCATGAAAAATTTTCATTAATACCTATTGGTGTAAATTTCCATTCTCTAACATTTGGTGAATTTTGCGGGTGGAGTAGTGGTGCGATGACACCAAAAGAACAAGAAGAAATGTTGGATTCCATAAAGAAAAAATCTGGAGAATTTTATCAAAGACAACCTAAATGTTACTCTAATTTTCATTTTGTAACATATTCGGAGTTTGGTAATCCGAGACAGGACGCCATTAACAAAATACCAAAGGACCTAATTTATTATGAACCTTCATTAGTAGATAGAGAAACAACTTGGACAAAAAACGCAGAGTACGCATTTACCGTATCCCCAATGGGACATGGTATGGATTGTCATAGAACATGGGAATCGTTAATGTTAGGTACAATTGTAATTGTAAAAAAATCTCAATTAGATAGTTTATATGAAGGGTTACCTGTACTTATCGTGGATGATTGGAGTGAAATTACACAAGATTTATTAGATAAGACAATTGAAGAATTTAAAAATAAAGAATTTAACTATGAAAGAATCACCCTAAAATATTGGGTAGATAAAATCCGTAATACCCCATACCAAAAATGATATTTTTTGATGTAAAAAAATTTGAATTATCAGACAACACTCATATTGATAAATTGAAATTTGTCGTTTATAGTCATTCTTCTTTCTTAGAGGTTTTAAAGATACAAATTGATTATTTAACCAATATTGGGGATATGATTTTAATCATAAATAAAAATGATGAAGACCTTAATGAAATCTATAATAGTTTTGAAAAAGTTATTTTTTATGATGATTCACAACCATATGGTTACCGTTTATTAAGTACTATTGAAGAAGTTCCCTATGATTATTTTATTTTCATACACGATAATGATATTGTATTTCATATTGATGTAGAAAAAGTAAAAAGTATGTTTACCTTTTTGCGTAAAAATAACTATGATAGAGTAGATTTTCAATTAGCATATGATTTTGATACTCTAAAAGGTCACGAAATAATGGATGACGAGTTATATTATATTAAATCGTCAAATACTGATACAGCAAATAAAGGTTATCCATATAATGTAAATCCATCAATATGGAAAAAAGAAACATTACTTGACATAATGAATAAATTTGGATTTAGGGATTATAGAACAATTGAACACCCTGAAACTCAAAACTACGCAGTTAATTTTAACATCTTTAAACTTTTTTCAAAAAACAAATATCAATGCGGATATTTTATTTGTATGGAGCCGTTTAGATATATTCACATAACACATAGTCAGAAATATTTAAATATAAACTCATTACCTATTGGCTCTTGTGAAGACATTAAAGATGAATACGAAAAAATAGTAAATAAATATAATTTAAAAAATTCAAGTAAATGGATGTAATTAAAAATTTAAATAAACCAATTTTTATCATTGCTCATAAATATTTTAGAGGTTATGAGTCATATAGTGAATATTATGTACAAACCATACAAAAATTTTATGAAGACTCTCTTATAATTTTTGTCGATAATAACTCAAACCACAAAGAAGACATTTTTGTAAATTTAAGAAAATATAAAAATGTGATATTATTAGATAATAATATAGAGTGTAAATTTGAAATTGGCGCATATCAAGTTGGTTTAAAATACCTTCTGGATAATTCATTAATTAATGATTATTCATACATTGTTTTAACACAAGACACGTTCATATTGAAAAATAAATTAGATTTCAAGGAACTCCATAATGAAAACGTTAAGGCCTGTACTATAAATTCATACTTCCAAGATGGTATGTTACAAGGTATATCAAATGAGGTACTATCAAAATTAGGATTACTAGATAATTTAGACAAATGTACTTTTTGTTGGTGTTGTAGTTTTATTATATCATCCTCAAAAACTGAACAGTTATATGATTATTTTAAACAAATAGTAATAACAAATAGAACTGAAAGTTGTGCTGCGGAAAGATATTTGGCTAGAATTTTATGGGAATTAAATGACCATAAAAATTATGATATTGATGGCGATATACGGCACTTAGGGGACGTGTGGAATAATATACCGAATCCAAACCCTAAATATGATTGTCACTCAGTTAATCCTTTTGATGAAAATATAAAAACTTTTTTTGTTAAAAGAGCCCAACAAAAAACGGAACAAACAGTAGATAGATGATTATTGAAAAAATTAATAACAGTTTTTTATATTACACAGATACTCAGGTTATACATACTAGAGAGTATTATAACTACATAGTTGGTTTGTTAAAAAATTGGTTAAATAGTAGTACTGAGGACATAAACATTATCTTTGGTGATTATTATTTTGACTTTAAAAATAATAATAAAACAATAAAGATTGACATACAATGTGAACATACCTTAGTAAAAGAAGGGGGTAGGTCTGTTAATGATATAATATATGGTAATGTAAAAAATTCAGATGGGGTTTATTTAGTACGTATTGATAAATTTAACTATCTTAATTCATTAGACTATATTATTGAGTATAGTTTGCCTAATGTTGAGAACATTAGGTCTTGCGGTAAATTCCAAAACTTTTTATCAAAAGTAATTTACGTACCTCCTATTTTATACCAACTCAATTTTAGTGGTGATAAAACTAAAGTAATTACATTATTTGATTCAAAATCTAACTTTAGGAGAATAAGCACTTTAACACAAATGAGTAAGTTAGGTATTGATAATACCACGGTAGGTGACTGTTTTTCAAATGAATGTTTATTAGACTTATATAATAAAACAAAAATAATGGTAAACGTACATCAGACAGACCACCATCATACTTTTGAAGAATTACGTGTTTTACCAGCATTACTTAATGGTGTTATCATTGTTAGTGAAGATGTTCCATTAAAAGAAAAAATACCATACAATCAATATATCATTTGGGCCAATTACGACGATATACCAAGTAAAACTAAAGAAGTAATTGATAACTATGATTTTTATTATGATAAAATATTCAATGACCCAAAACTTTTAGATATATTAAATGATATGAAATATAAAAATAAAAATTTGTTTAAATCACTTTAACATATGAAAGTTGCACTATTAATTGCCGGTTATATAAGAAATTATGAAACAAGTATTGAGTTTATACAGAATGAGATAATTAAAAAATTTGACAATGTTGATGTATATTTACACATTACAAAAAGTGAAAATATTGAGGATAAATACCTAAATCAAATAGAGGATTCGGATATTCAAAAAATAGTGGAAGGGCTCAACCCAATAACCACTATTGTTGAAAATAACCAATTATATGTTGATGACAATAGAATTAATAATGTAATAAATCTTTGGGCTAAGTTGTATAAACTAAATGAAATAAAATCTATCCGAGAATCGGAATCAACCGATTATGATTTAGTAATACGTTACCGATTAGATTTAAACATTCTAACTAAGAATCTATTTGGCATCTTAATTGAGGATGATATTGTATATCTACCTTTAGATGCTAAAATGGATAAAACCAGACTTACTAATTCTGACGATGGATACCTTTGTGATGCTCTCGCATTTGGTAGGTCAAAAATAATGAATAAATATTTTGATATTTATGAATTTTATGGTAATAAATTTTTACCTGTATCTGAAACATCGTTATTTGAATATTTAACAAATAATAATATTTGTTTCAAACAAATAGACATTAAATATAACTTCTTATTGTCTAAGTGTAATATTTTTGCAATTTGCGGCGATTCAGGCTCAGGAAAATCTACATTAAGCACACTATTAAAAAATTGTTATAATAATTCTTTCACTTTAGAATGTGATAGGTATCATAAATGGGAGCGTCATAATAAAAATTGGGAGCAAACAACTCATTTAAACCCAAAAGCAAATTACATCACCAAAATGGAAGAAGATATTTTTAATTTAAAATTAGGTAATGAAATTTATCAAGTAGATTACGACCATCACAGTGGAAAGTTTACTGAAAAGCAATTAATTAACCCATCGGATAATCTCATAGTTTGTGGATTACATAGTTTGTATGGGGATAATAATCTTTATGATTTAAAAATTTTCATGGACACTGATAATGAGTTGAAAAAAAAATGGAAAGTTAAACGTGACGTATTAGAAAGAGGATATAGTATCGATAAAGTATTGGAAAGTATCGAAAAAAGACAGAAAGACTTCAATATGTTTATAAAACCTCAAAGAGAAAATGCCGACCTTGTAGTACGTTTTTTTAGTAAAGATGAAATAGATTACACTAATTTAAATAATAAAGAATCCTTAAGTTTAGAAATTTCAATAGGAGAAAACTGTAAAAACCTAAAAACCGTTTTAAAAGACCTTGAAGATTTAAATATTGAGTATAGATTTAAAAAAAATAATAATTTTATAAGTATAATTTTTGACGAGTACACGGAACTAAACGTTAAAGACGGAGGTTTTTTAACTAATAACAAAACAAATAGTTTTTACGACATAATACTATATCTTATTTTTCATCTCAACTTTACTGTTTAATTTTTTTATCTTATTTTTCTTAAAATGAAGTTATTCAAAAATAATACTATTAAAAAACTTATCAACTTATCTAATCAAATAAGTAAGTATTGTGTTGGTATGGAGGGTAATGTGTCAGGAAAAGATGGTGATTTTTTCTACATAAAGGCAAGCGGTAGCCATCTTTATGAGTTAGGTTTAAATGATTTAGTAAAATATGACTTTAATGGTAATCAGTTAAATAATTTTAAAAAAAAAGGTAGTATGGAGTTAGGATTTCATACCTTTTTACTTACTTATGAAAATATAAATTTTATTTCCCATACACACCCCAGTAAGACAGTTTCAATACTATCAAGTGATAAAATTTTAGAATTTGCCAATGAACGCATATTTCCTGACCAAGTTATTTTTAATGGGGAAAAATCATGTATAGTTCCTTATGCAAAACCAGGGGATGAACTAACGAAATTTATTAAAAAATATGTCACAGAATTTATTAATGAAAATAATACATTTCCTAAATTAATTTTACTTCAAAATCACGGCATTATCGCATGTGGTTCTACAATTGAAGAGTGTACGATAATTTCAGACATTTGTGAAAAGTCTGCAGAAATTTTTCTAAGTTCACCTAAAATAAATTTTCTTAGAAAACAAGACATAAATAGTTTGTTAGATGACGAAAAAGAAAAATATAGAAAATCATTATTATGAATAGAGAAGGAATAAGTTTAGGTTGGAATTGCTCCGCAGCCCAAGAAGCGTTGTCAATTGGATTACGAAAAAATAAATCTGATGGATATAACACTTGTCCATTTGATATGATGATATCAAATTATGTAGGTCTTTGTGAATGTATTAAGGACGACTTTAAACATTTTTGTGACCCCAAATATATAGAACTACGTCCGGCGCCTAAAATGAACAAACATATACCAAATCAAAAAGATGATGAATTATGGGTTTATAATACATATTATAATTTTGTATTTAATCACGAATCTCCATATCATGGCAATCTTTATTTAAATGAAACTTGGTCTAGTCCTTATCATTTTGTTGAAAATGATTTTAAAAATTTTATAGAAAGATATAGTAAAAGAATAGAAAGTTTTAGAAACTATTTAAATGGTAATAATTTTATTGATTTTGTTTTAGTTCGTTATAATTCAGTACCTTATGAATTAGAAAATATTATAAAAGAAAAATACCCAAACTTAAAATTTAAGATACATACAATATCAAGATTTACAAATAATAATATTGGACATTTATATAATTGTACAATTGATGGAGGCGTTAGTTATGAAATGGATTATTTGGAATATATGGGCATAAATCAAAATAATAACCCAATGGAAATAAAAAGATACCTTTCTGATTTTAATAATTTAATCGGAGATATAAATGAAAATATAACAATAATATGAATTTAAAAGTAATATATGTTGACATAGATGAGACTATTTGTAAAACGTCTGAGGATAGGAAGTATGAAAACTCAACTCCAATCTATGAAAATATTGAAAAAATAAATAATCTATACGAACAGGGACATACTATAGTTTACTGGACCGCTAGAGGTAGTAGAAAACAATTAAACTGGTATGATTTAACATATAATCAATTAAATATGTGGGGTGCCAAGTTTCATGAATTAAGGGTCGATAAACCATATTATGATGTCTTTGTAGATGATAAAACACTAAGAATTGAAGAAATATGAAAATTATATCTCACAGAGGAAACATAAACGGACCTATACCAAAAAAAGAAAATAGACCATCGTATATTGATTCGGCAATACAACTCGGATATGAGGTTGAAATTGACTTAAGGGTTATTAATAATGAGTTTTGGTTAGGTCATGACGAACCTCAATATAAAATTGAATTGTTATGGATGCGTTTAAGAAAAGAAAAATTATGGTTTCATTGTAAAGATATGGAATCCGCACTTATGTTAGCTTCATTAGATGATGATTTTAAATATTTTTGCCATTCATCTGAACCTTACGTTTGTACAAGTCATAAATATCTATGGATTCATGATTTAACATCAGGAATAAATGATAAATGCATAATTCCTCTTTTATCTAAAGATGATATTATGAACTATAAAAACAATAAACCTTACGCGATATGTACCGATTTTGTTAACACTATAACTTTAAAATGAAAAAAATTTTAATAGTAGTTAGTGGTGAATGTTTTAAAAGTGGTGGTAGTAACAATAGAAACAGGGGAGATAATGAGTTTTCAAATGAACAACAAAAAATAGCAATAGAATCACATATATAGTAGAAAATTGTAACTATTATGACGATTTAAGACTTAATGAGTTTTTAGAAAATCCAGATTTATATAAATTTTACACATGAGAAATAATGTTATTTTAATTCCCCCAAACCACGCTTTTGGTGATGTTTTGTCTGCAATTAGTATGGTTTATTATCTATTATCGTATTATAAAAAAGTTTACTTTTACATTAAAGTTGAAAGAGAAAATTATGCGGTTCCTAACTACTATAATCATTATTTTAGGTTTGACCCTTTGTTTAATCATAGAATTTTTATTACAGTTAATGCTGATGAATTAATAAATAATTCACAATATGGAGAATACGATATTATTAATATGTCAACAGGAGATTGGCAATCAGCAAAAACTGATTTTTATAAAGAAACAAAAATAGATAAAAGTTTTTATTTTAATGATTTAAATCCGTTATATAACTCTTTAAATATTCCAGTTGAGCATCAAACAAACCCCAATACTCATTTACCAAATCAAAATGTTGAAGTAAATCATTTATTTTATTATAAATTAATTGGATTAAACAATAATGTAAGGATGAATTATTTTAATTATTATAGAAACATAGAACATGAAATGCAATTTTCTAAAATTGTATTGGAGAGACATGGTTTACAATTAGGGGATAAATATAATATTGTAAATAATCCAGTAGGGGGAGCACAGGTAGTTCAAAATAGAATTAATAACAATTACCCAATCATAAATATTAGTCACGCATCTCCTTGTATAGGTTATCTTATGTCATTAGTTGAAAACGCAGAAAGTATTCATTTTATAGAAGGTAATAATGTAAATTTTTTCTATCATTCACAATATAAAGGTATTTTTAAATACAATAAAATAATAAATTTTTATGTTTATCTTAGAAACAGAAATTGGGAAGGGTTTAATTTAGATTATGCATGGAAAATGATGGATGAACCGAGACTACAGAATTGGAACTTTTTATTTTAAAAAACAAAATTAAAAAAATGAAAAATAATATACACCTAATTATCCCCATGTCGGGGATAGGAAAAAGATTTATCGATTATGGATATGACACACCCAAACCACTTATTGAAGTAGACGGTAAACCAATTATTGAACACGTAGTAGGATTATTTCCAGGTATTGAAAAACTTTCTTTTATATGCAATCAAACACATTTAAGGGACACAAATATGAGGAAAATTTTAAATAAAATAGCCCCTAATTCAAATATTATTGAAGTTCCTGATAATATGAAAAAGGGACCAGTCTATGCAGTTTCAAAAGTATTTGACCATATTGATGATAATGAAGAAGTAATTTTTAGTTATTGTGACTATAGTAGTGTTTGGGATTTTAAAAAATTTTTAAAAGAAAAAGATAATTATGATGGGTTAATACCCTCATACATTGGATTTCATCCTCATATGTTAGGTTCAGATAATTACGCATTTTCAAAAATGGATGGTGACTACGTAAAAGAAATACGAGAAAAACGACCATTCACCGATAATAAAATGAATGAGTATGCATCAAATGGCACGTATTATTTTAAATCAGGCTCAATGGTTAAAAAATACTTCAAAGATTTAATTGATTTAGATATAAATGTTAATGGTGAGTATTATATAAGTTTAGTATATAATTTATTAATACAGGATGGTTTAAAAGTTGGTGTTTTTGAAATAGATAAAATGCTGCAGTGGGGAACTCCTTATGATTTAGAGGTTTATAAAAAATGGTCTAATTTTTTTAAAAAACCAAAAATGAAAACAGTTAACACCCCAAAAGACACAACACTGGTATTACCAATGGCCGGAGACGGTAGTAGATTCAAAGAAGAAAAATACACATTACCAAAACCATTATTAGATGTTAATGGAGTTCCTATGGTGATTAATGCCGTCAACGATTTACCATTATGTAATGATAAAATCTTCATAGTAAAAAATGAACACATTAATGAATATGGTATAGATGAGGTTATAAAAAAACATTTTGACTCAAAAATTATTCGGATAGATACATTAACTGAAGGTCAAGCATGTACCTGTGAAATAGGTCTAAAAGATTTTGATGAAAACAAACCGATACTCATTTCCGCATGTGATAATGGAATATACTACGACACCAAAATGTGTCAAGAATTATTGATGGATGAATCAATAGATGTTTTAGTATGGTCATTTAGGAATAACCAAACAAGTAAGGTGAACCCTAATGCCTATGCGTGGTTAAAGGTTAATTCCGATAATAATATAGAACACGTATCTTGTAAAAAATTTATTTATGATGACCCACTAAAAACTCATGCGATAATAGGAACTATGTTTTTTAGAAAGGCGAAGTATTTTTTAGAAGGATTACAAAAAAATATTAAAGAAAATATACGTACAAATAATGAGTTCTATGTTGATGACGTATTAAATCAAAACATTAAAGATGGTCTTACTGTTAAAGTTTTTGAAGTTGAGGATTATATATGTTGGGGAACACCTAACGACTATAAAACTTATAATTACTGGAAAGAGTATTTTGATAGGAGTAAATAAAATTATATGAAAAAAGCACTAATAACTGGCATAAATGGTCAGGACGGCTCTTACTTAGCCGAATTATTAATAAGTAAAAACTATGAGGTTTGGGGTACAGTTAAACGTAACTCGGTTTCTGAAACACAATCCAGTAGAATTGAGCACTTACGGGAAAATAATTTAGTAAATTTAGAATATGCCGATTTAAGTGATATGGCATCTTTAGTAAGAGTCATATCTAAAGTACAACCTGATGAGGTATATAATTTGGCAGCACAATCACACGTTAGAATAAGTTTTGACCAACCATTATATACTGCAAATGTGACAGGTATTGGTACTTTAAACTTATTGGAAGCGGTTAGATTAGTTTCCCCACATTCTAAAATATACCAAGCGTCCTCTTCGGAGATGTTTGGTAATACCATTGATGATGACGGGTTTCAAAGAGAGACGACCCCAATGAATCCAGTTTCACCATATGGTTGTGCTAAAGTTTTTTCATATAACATATGCAGAAATTATAGAAACTCATATGGTATGAAAATATGGAACGGAATTTTATTTAATCATGAATCACCTAGACGAGGGACCAATTTTGTTACTAATAAAGTCGTTAAAGCTGCTGTTAGAATAAGTCTTGGGTTGCAAGACAAATTGGAAATAGGTAATTTAGATGCGACTAGAGATTGGGGACATGCAAAAGATTACGTTTACGCAATGTGGTTAATGTTGCAATCTGAAAAGCCAGATGATTATGTTTGCTCAACAGGTATTTCACATTCTGTTAGAGATTTATGTGGTTATGTTTTTAATTCGCTTGGGTTAAATTTTTTAGACTATGTTTTAGTTGACGAAAAACATTTTAGACCTGAAGAGTTAGAAAACTTAAAAGGCGATTCTTCAAAACTTAGGTCGGAGTTATTTTGGGAACCAAAATACACGTTTGAGTCAATGTTAGATGAAATGATTAAATATTGGTTAGACTATTATGGAAAATAAAATTTTAGTAACAGGAGGGAATGGTTTAGTTGGTCGGGAATTTGTGGGAGAACAATATTACAAACCAACATCAAAAGAATATAATCTAAAAAATACAGATGACGTAAATCGTTTAATGTTAAAAAGATTTGACAGTGTAATTCACACTGCAGGTAAAGTTGGTGGGTTAGGAGGGAATATGAATCACAAGGGAGATTTTTTTTATGATAATATTATGATAAATACAAATGTGATTGAATCCTCTAGAATCTCCGGAGTAAAAAATTTAGTAGCCTTTTTATCTACATGTGTGTTTCCCGATAATTTAGATTACCCATTAACTGAAAAAAAAATACACATGGGACCTCCTCATTTTTCAAATGATGCTTACGCATACGCAAAACGTATGGTTGATGTTCAAATACGGGCATATAAAGAACAATACGGTTTAAATTATAAATCAGTCATACCTACTAATATTTATGGTCCAAACGATAATTATGACATTAAAAATGGTCACGTAATTCCTTCACTAATACATAAATGTTATTTAGCGAGAGAACATAAAACACCACTAACTATTTGGGGTAGTGGGAATCCGCTAAGAGAGTTTATTTTTAGTAGAGATGTTGCTAAATTAACCGAGTGGGTTCTTTTTAACTATGACGAAAATGAACCAATAATACTTTCTACCTCGGAGGAGATTTCAATAAAAGAAGTTGTGGGTATAATAGTCGAAATTATGAATTTTAAAGGTGAAGTTAAGTTTGATACAACAAAACCTGACGGACAATATAGAAAACCTTCAGACAACTCCAAAATTAAAAGTTATTTACCTGACTTTAATTTTACAAACCTTTTTGATGGATTAAAAGAAACTATTGAATATTTTGAAAAATACTATAATGTTGTAAGAAAATAACCAAATGACAAGAAAAAAAATAACAACAGAAGAACCTGTAATTCCACAAACATTTTCAAAAAAAGATTTCATAAATGCAACAATCAAAAGAAAACAAAAAAGTAAATTTTTATCTGACAACCAAAAAGACTACTACGATATTTTATTAAGTAATCAAATTACAATCTGTTCAGGACCTGCGGGTGTTGGTAAAAGTTACATTTCTATGAAAGCGGCTGTCGATTTATTAATTGACCCATCGAACTCATATGAAAAAATAATTATTGTAAGACCTGCGGTTGAGGCTGAAGAAAAATTGGGTTCCTTACCGGGTAATTTAGAAGAGAAATTAGACCCTTATATTTTTCCATCTTATTATTTATTAAACAAAATTATTGGTAAGGATGTCAGAGAAAAACTAAAAGAGGCTGAAATAATTGAAGTTTTTGCTTTAGCTTATATGAGGGGTATGAATATTGATAATTCTATTTTAATATTTGAGGAAGCTCAAAACGCAACACCAAATCAAATTAAATTACTATTGACAAGAATCGGTTTTAATAGTAAATTTTTCATATCTGGCGATTTGGAACAAACTGATAGATATAAAGATAAAAAACAATCAGGACTATACGACGCCCTTCAAAGATTTCAAAATGTAAACGATATTGGAATTTATGATTTTAGAAATGCAAAAAACGTAAGAAACCCATTAATTGGTAAAATTTTAGAAAGATACGATGAAGAAAATAGGAATTGAGGTTAATGGTGTATTAAGAAATACCTTGGGTAAAATTCAACAAACTTATGAAAAGTTTTTGATTGAAAACAACTCAACAGAAAAAACTTATGTTTTGGACGAATCAGGTAATACTGAATCAATTATACAGAAAGAAGAGTTTGAATACGAGGTGTTAGGTAATATTGACAGCCTTAATTTATTAAACCATTTTAAGTTTAAGTCTGACGATGAACTTTATGAGTTTTTATATCAAGAATTTTCGATGCAAATATTTGGTCATGCCGAATCTTCAGAGATGCACACATTTTATACCTTAAATGACATTTATTTAAAATATCGAAGTACAAATGATATTGTAATTGTCTCTGATGAAATTGGTAAATCTAAACCGGCCACATTATTTTTTTTATCAAAGTTTGGTTGTCAAATTGAAAAAATTAAATTTTATTCAGACACCACTAAAAACTCAATTTGGGATGAGGTTGATGTTTTAGTTAGTTCAAATCCAAGTTTAATTGAAGACCATCCAGAAAACAAAGTTGTTATAAAGTTCAATACTCAATACAACAAAACAAATAAATCTGAACACGAAATCAGTTCACTTAAAGAATTAGATGAATGTTTACAAAAATTAGGAATATGTTAGAATTTTTAGGTGAGAGATATTATATCGACGTACAGGAAATAGAAAATAAAATTGCAATGTCTGTCCCCACTTTGGAATCAACTGAAGTTGAGGGTCAAAACGAACCACATATAAGTGTTTCAAAATGGGAAGTATATAAAAATTTAGTAGATGTTATATTATCCGAAAGAGAAGAACTTGATGAAAATTTAGGTATACATAGTGCCAAAAATTTATCAATCCCTTTTAAATTCGCATTCAATACTTTACTAATAAACAACATAATAAAAAAGTTATAATAAAATGGAATTAGACAAAATTAAAAAAATTGAAACTTCAGTTGAAAAACTTGGAAATAAAACCGCAAGAATTTATTTTTTAGTTCAAGACACAAAAGGAAACCCGAAGGCGGGTGTTTCTTACATTTATCAAATGGCTATGTCATTGTTAAAGAAAGGATTTAACGTGAAAATGATTCACGAAACAAAAGATTACCAAGGTGTTGGTGATTGGTTAGGAAAAGAATACATGGAAATGGAGCATATCGCAATTGAGGGTCAGAATCTTCCTATTTCACCTGAAGATTTTGTTGTTATTCCTGAATTGTACGCGCACGTTATGGAGCAACTTAAAAATTATCCATGTGGTAAATTGGTGTTGTGTCAAGCATATGATTACATGTTAGAAACTTTACCTCCAGGTATTTCATGGGCCAATTATGGGTTTTTAAAAAGTATTAGTACTTCTGAATTTCAAAAAGAATATATCAAATCAGTTTTTAAAAATGTAAGTGTTGACGTTGTTGAACCTCTTATTTCTGAAGTATTCAGTAAAAAAGACAAACCATCAAAACCAATTGTTTCTATTCACTGTAGAGAACCAAGAGACACTGCTAAAATTATCAAAAGTTTTTATTTAAAATATCCTCAGTATCGTTGGTTTACTTTTAGAGACATGAAAAACATTAGTCAAACAGACTTTTCAAAGTTTTTAAAAGAATCTTTTGTTTCGGTTTGGGTCGATAGAGAGTCAGGGTTTGGTACATTCCCAATCGAAAGCATGATTTCAAATACACCAGTAATTGGTGTGGTTCCTAATTTGAAACCTGATTGGATGAATGAAAATAACGGTATTTGGACATATTCTTTTAACGAAATTATCGACGTTTTAGCAAATTTTGCACAAAATTGGTTAGAAGACAACATCAACGAAGAGTTGTATACTAAAATGTCCGAAACTGGTGAAAAATATCAAAATAAAGAATCATTTGAAAATAAAATTGAATCTTTGTTTACTGGATATTTTAACGTAAGAAAAGAAATGTTTAGTCAACAATTAGAAAAATTAAAAATAACTGAAGAAAAATAATATTATGGAAAACTTAGAAAAATTAGATGTATCGGTAATTCTACCAATTGATTCGGCAAATAATATCATGTTTGAAGATTTATTCAACAGAGCCATTACATCCATTCAAACACAAACAAAACCTATTAATGAATTAGTAATTGTTCATTCGGGTGAAGAGTTATTAAAAAATAAATTAGATAATTACAACTTTAGTGGTCTAACAGTTACTATGGTAGAAAATCAAAATGAATTTGATTTTTGTTCTCAAGTAAATATTGGTGTAAAACACGCTAAAAGTACTTGGATTTCTATTTTAGAATTTGATGATGAATATTCTACAATTTGGTTTAAAAATTTCGATAGATATAGTAAATCATATTCTGAAGTTGATGCATTTTTACCTATTGTTGTTGATACTGACGAAAAAGGAGTTTTTGTTGGGTTTACTAATGAAGCCACATTTGCAGTTAGTATGAACTCAGAAATTGGTTACTTAAATAATGATACACTTTTGAATTATCAAAACTTTCAATCAAGTGGAATTGTTATTAAAAAGTCAGTTTATGAAGAAAACGGCGGGTTTAAATCAAGTATGAAATTAACTTTTGTGTATGAGTTCTTATTAAGATTAACTTATAATTCTGTTAAAATTATGACAATTCCAAGAATTGGTTACAAACACATGAATTTAAGACCAGGTTCTATATTTTGGAATTATAAAAATGGGGAAAGTAAAATTACAGATGATGAGGTTTCGTTTTGGATTGAGTCGGCAAAAAAAGAACATTTTTTCACAACCGATAGGAACATAAAATACGAACCACAAAATGTATAATGTTTTTAGAGGAGTCAAACCCTGAACATTTAGACGAAAAGAAAAAGACAGAAAAAAAAAGTAAAAATTATTTTGATGTGAGAGAGGAAGAGGCGGTGAAAGATTATATCACCGCCGAAACTCAAATAGAAAAAGAAGAGATTTATAATAAATTTCTTAAAGAACCGTTAGATAAGATGATTGAATCAATCATAAGACGCTACAAACTTTATAGAAAAGATATGGAGTATCGAGATTTACATACTGATACACATTCTTTTTTAATGACAAAAGTTGATAAATTTAAACCAGCTAAAAACAAAAAAGCGTATTCTTACTTTGGTACTATTTGTAAGAACTATTTAATGGGTCAAATACAAAAAGACCAAAAAGAAACAAATAGAAAAGTGTCTTATGAAGATATTTCACAAGCATTGGAGAACAGACCTGACATGGTTTATTATTTAGAGTTTGAAAAAATTGATGCTGAAAAAATAATAGATATATTTTTAAAAGACTTAAAAGACCACGTTAAAAATACATCAATGGCAGATGGAGAATTTAAACTTGGAAACGCCTTGATTGAATTATTTGAAAATTATGGTAATATTTTTATTGGAAATGACAACAATAAGTTTAATAAAAATATAGTTTTACTTTCGCTTCGAGAAATGACAAATTTATCAACAAAAGAAATAAGAACATATCTAAAAAAATATAAAATTCTTTATTTGAATACTATTAGAAGAATAAATAATAATTAAAATTTATCTATTTATTGAGTATGGATAGAAAGAGAAAAAAAGAAATCGCATTAAACAAAGATTCAGTATTAGGTTTAATGCAAGAGATATACAACGAATTAGTTGAACAAAGGTCAACAGCCATTAGGATTCAAAATAAAATGTTAGGACTTCTTAAAGATGCTGAAGATATGACTGTTATTGGTCCCGTTATAAAAGAACAACAAAAAATTATCAACGACACAATTGAAAAGAAGTTAAGTCTTTCCAAACTTCAATCTACAATTTGGGAAAAATCTAACAGTTCTAAAGAAGAAAATTTTTCATTGTCTGATATGGATGAAACTGTCCTTCAAAGTTTAATTCAAAAAGACATTAGTCAAAATAATGATAATAATTTTACACTTGAAAAATAATGGCAAATCTAGACATCAATCAAGGTTATTCACAAGCTAAAAGTAAAATTAGTGCTTACCAAACTGTAAAACAAAGTAAGGAAGACGACAAAAAACAACAAAAAGAAAAAACAAGGGCTAGTACTGATAAGAAAAAAAGCGAAGTTCAAAAATCAATCAATGATTTAAAAAAAGGTGGTCAAGACAAAAAAAATCAAATAAAAAATGAAATAAAAAGTCAGTTAGAACAACTTTTAGAGTTATTCAAATCAACTTTACCAAGTGGTGGTGGGTCATCTTTAAAACTTTTAACTAACGTTTTTTTACAAGCGGCAACAAATACAAAATCAAAAATACAAGAAACGTTAGTAAGTGAAATAGTTTCAACTATTGGGTGTTCTGAAGAACAATCATATGGTAGTGTTGCTAACCAACCAATTTATATAAAAGTTAATCAAGTGGATTTATTTAAAATATTAAAAAATTCACCTGATGACGAAAATTTCAAATATCAATACGAAAAAAATACTACAAATAATGGTTCGTTTCCATATGCAATGAATCAACAACTTTATAAAAGATTACAAAACCCATCACAATCCTTTTCACAAGATAATACGGGAGGTAATGGTCAAACATATCAAGGAGCATCACAATCACAAATTTTTGATATACAATACGTACAAAATTATTTAGGTCCAAACAACTTACAAGTTACTGGTGATTTTTTCAAAGTAACCTTAAATAATCAAGCCAATAATAGAACGTCAGTTACTGATTTTTTACAAGATTATTATAGTAGTATAGACATTATGCCTTTTGATAATTTATCAGTAAACTTAAAAAATTTACTTACAGGTTCTTTTGATTTTTCTGCTGGTTTAAGTAGTGATGAATTAAAAGAGCAGAGCAAATTCATGACCGTTTTAAAAAGAATAATGGGGATTTGTGAAGACCCAAACAAAAAAATTGATGTTGCAGGAACATCAAAACTTAGTGACATAGATGAAATTGACGATTCTTTTTTTGATGTTACAAATCAAGAATTAATGGTTATTGAGCAAGAAATTAATAATACCATTGATGGGGTTGTTGAATTTGAAGGTTGTGAAGGAATTAAATTACCAATAGATGTTTTAGCTGATAGGAAATCTCAAGATGAAATTATTAATGAAAACTCAAATAATTCTAAAATAGAAAAATTTGAAAAGTCATTAGATGACATTGCAAATGACCCAAAATGGAAATCTTTAGTTCCCGGTCTTGGTTTAGATTTAAACTTATTGGCATCACTTCAAAGTAATATCATTTTAGGTCTTCCAAGAATGATTTTAAAAACAATATTATCACCTAAAGTCATGTTAGGTTTTTTAATAATGGTTAAAGGAATAAAAAATGAAATATCAGAAAAATTAGACGACTTATTTGATGATTTAACAAACTTCATGAAAACATTCAAAAAGTTTATTTTAAATTTTATGAAAAAAATTACAGCAATTTTTGTTGAAGAATTATTTAAAATTCTAAAAAAACAAATTAAAACGCTGGTCGAAACAATTTTATTGGAGGTTGTTAAGGAAGCAAAAAATAAACAAATTAGTATGTATGCATCAATAGTATACATTTTATTAGTCGTTGGTCAGGCCGTTGTGGATTTTAGAAATTGTAAAAGTGTTATAGACGAAATATTGAAACTTTTAAATTTAGGTCTTTCACAATTAAGTTTAGGACTACCTCAGTTTATATTGGCGGGGTCATCACTACTAGGTGGGGTTTCTGATACTAGGGCTTTTTCTAATGTAATTGAGAACCTACAAAAACAAGGTCTACCCACAGGTGGTGCTCCTGATGGCGGACCTAACTTTATGAATATGTCCATGATGTCTATGGTCAAGGGTATGAATCAAGAACAAGCGGAAAATGGTAAAACGGAAATTTTTATTCCGCCATTGACTATGACACCGGCAGGTATTACATTACCATCAAAAGGAGTTGGAAAATCATATTAAAATATCATCCGAAAAAGTTTTGGAAGTTTTATCTGAGTATAAAAAAAGACCCAATAAAGAACTAATTGAGGTATTAGGATTTTTATATCAAGATTTTGAAAAAACAAAGGATTTAATACTCAAATTAACTCACCATTTGGACACCACTGAAGATAGTTATAACAAAATTTTAGAAGAAATAAATAAGAGAACAAATAATATATAATGCCTGAAAACGACCCTCTACAGGATAGTCAGATAATATTTTTTGGTGTCTGTGTTGACAATCAAGACCCATTAATGCTTGGAAGAATACGATGTAAACCTATACAAGAAAATATTCAAGCAATGGAAGGGACAAAGCAAGGGTTTGACGAAAACAGTAAAAATACGTTGAACGGTCCTTGGGGTGAAAAAGACCCTTTTATATTTTTACCTTTTTTACCTTATTTTGTTAATCAAGTTCCAAAAGTAGATGAGACAGTTATGATTATTTATTTTAATAATAAATTAACTAAAGGTAGAAATAGATTTTATTTAGTCGGGCCATACTCATCACCAACCACAATTTTTAAAGAAGACTATAGGTCCTCAAGAACCCATACTGATATGGGTAATTCTAACTCAAGGGCGAGTTTACCAAATATCAAAGACCCATACTCTAAAAATTATCCGAATAATAATAATGTAGGTGTGTTTCCTGAACCTGAAGATATATCAATTAGAGGTAGAGGAACTTCTGATATGATAATAAAAAATAACGATTTATTATTAAGAGCAGGAAAACATAAACCATTTAAAACGGGTGAAATACCTGATTATGATGATAATAGAGCGTTTGTTCAATTATCAAAATTTACAAATAAATTAAAATATGGTACACCTAAGTCTTATATTAGATTACAAAGAAATGAACAACAAATAAAATATCTTTTAGAGTATGATGTTTATAACCCTGAAAGTGCACCACAAGTTTTTCAAGGAGATGTAACAATTTATCAACTACCTGATAAAGAATCTAAAGCAACAAAAACAAACCAATTTGAGTGGGACACTGAAATAACAGGAACAACTTTATCTAAAGTAAGAATTATAAAAATTGATTCACCATTAGGTATTGATGATTTTGCAAAGTTTATTTCAGACCAAGTTGTTGCACTAAAAGATAATCCAAGTATTTTAATATCAAATATACCAACTAATGCCAATGTAGGTTCAAATAATAATTCAAGTAACGAACTACAATTTCCTTTTTATTATAGACCCTCAAAAAGAATTAGAAATATTATAAAATCACTACCCGACCAAAATAACATAACCGATTTTACAAATATGAATCAGTTATTATCAAAAGTATTAATAACTACAACAGATATTAGTCCTGGATATGGGTTGGTATTAGATAGAAAGGTTAGTCCTGAATTACCATTTTTGCCATCAAGAGAAGTTTTCACACCAATCGATACTGAAGAAATAGATAATACTGTGGGGTTGATTGGCGCATCTCAGTTATATTTACTTTCACATGATTCAGAAAATTCACAGGGTAAAATTACTTTATCAGGTTCTGTTGGAGGAATAAGTCCTGAACAAGTTTTTGATGAAATAGAACCTAAAACCTCATCGATGGTTAGAGGAGAAGAATTGTTAGAACTTTTAGAATCAATTGTTGGATTTTTAGTTAGTCACGTACACCCGTACCCGTTATTACCCCCATCAGGAGTTTCGTATGATGGCACAAGTATAGATGAATTGACCAAAAAAATGTTAGAAGCATATCAAAAAGTTTTAAACAGTAATATTCGGATTAACTAACTATTTATATATAAAATAGTTTAATGTCAATTTACAGGTCATATTTCGATAAAAGTAATACTCTAATACAAAATAGTTACACCAACACAGGTAGAAACCCTATTGTTGAGTTGTTCTACGGTCGTGTTGATAATTTGAATGCCCCAACAGGATTTAGTAGATATATTTTTGATTTAGATTTTACAGATTTACAGTCAAGAATTTCAGATAAAATTATCACTTCAGGATGTGGAACAAACTTTACCCACACTTTAAGAATGACAAATACGTCATATTTTGATGAAAATCTTTTAAATTCAACTACATCACAAGGAAGAAGAAGAGCAACATCTTTTGACTTAGTTCTATTTAGAATACCAAAAACTTTAGGAAACTCAGGTGTTCCTCAAAATTGGGACAGCGGTGTTGGATATGATTACTACGATTATCAAGTAACAAACTTAAATGATAGGTCATATTCACAAAGACCTTCCAATTGGTTTGAAACAACAACGATAAGTGGTTGGAGTGTTAGTGGTATATATGATAATACCAACTCAAAAACTGGTTCATTATCGGGATTAAATTATTCGGCATTAACAATCGTAGCAACACAACATTTTGAATTTGGTAATGAAGATATTGAATTTAACATGACAAATGAAATAAATAACATTTTAAATGGTACATTAACTGGTGTCACAGGATGGGGAATCGCATTCTATCCTGATGTTGAAAATATTAATGGATTGACTGAAAATTATTCAGTAGGGTTTTTCTCCCCTCACACTCAAACTTTTTATGAACCATTTTTAGAAACTAATTATAACGATTTAATTATTGATGATAGAAACAAATTTTATTCAGGTAATAATAATGAATTGTATTTGTATGTGTATGAAAATGGAAATGCTGTTAATTTAGATAATTTACCAACGGTTGATATATTTGACTTGAATGGTGTTGCAGTACCAGGGTTTACGGGATTATCCACTTGCCAAGTAACTAAAGGAGTTTACAAGTGTTCGGTAAACAATCTAACAGCATCGACAATACCTTGTTTATATTATGATGTTTGGAAGGGGTTGTCAGTAAGTTCTACGTCAATTTCTAACGTGACTTTAGAATTTGCATTATTAGCTAAAAATGGAAACTTCCAAATAGGTTCTGTTACTCAACAACCAAAAATTTATGGTTTCGAATTTAATGGGATTAGACAAAACGAAAAAGTATTAAATACTGATATAAGAAAAGTCAACGTAATTATAAAACAAGCATATTCAACAAACACACCACTAACAACAGTAGAGGCATATTATAGAATTTATGTAAGGGAAGGCGCAAGTACTGAAGTTCAAGTACAAGATTGGACAAGAGTTAATGAAGTTCCTGATGGATTTTATTTTATTTTTGACACTACAGACAAAATACCAAATGAATATTTTGTTGATATTAAAGTTGTAAGTGATAGGAATGTAGAAACTTATAAAAGAGAATTACAGTTTCAAATTGTAAATAAAAAATAAACGTATATTTATAAAATAAAATATTATGCCAACAACAGCTTGTACTTCATATTATAACACTGTACTAATAGGTTACGTACCTGGTTCAGGTAATACCGTGGGAAACGTAGTTACGTTTAATACACCTAAACCTGATTACGGCACCGTAACTAATGACAGTACTAATTTACAATGTAATGCCGTCACATTGGGTGGATTTAATGGTCTAAATAACTAGATATGAAAAATTTAAACTATATAATAAAAAAAGTAATAAGAGAGACTCAAGAAGAAAAATCTTCAAGATATATGTTTTTTTCTAATTTACAACAAATGAGAAGACAATGTGATATGTTATTAGAGATGGACCATTCTATGATAGAAAACATTTTAGAAAATGGTCACGATTGGGCTCAAGACCATATTGCTGAAGCAAAAAATAACATGGACCAAGTATTTGACTTTTTAATGAATGAAACTAAAAAAGATAATATGAACATGTCTATGAATTTTGACGACGAAGATATTATGATGTCGGAAGGTAGAAAAAAAACAGGAACTAAATTATGTGCCCGTGGTAAGGCATCTGCAAAGGCGAAGTATGACGTGTACCCAAGTGCTTACGCAAATGGCCACGCAATACAAGTATGTAAAGGTAAAGTAAAAGGATTAGACGGCAAAAAAAGGTGTTCACCACCTTATTGTTAAATACTATTTAAAATACGATTAATAATAATATCTAAGGACTCATTTTGGGTCCTTTTCTTTTTTGGTTTGTATGAAGTCATAATAGGTTTTTGGCCTTTACCTGTTTGTGTGTCTTTGGACTCCGCCTTTCTTTTTTGTTGACAAGCCGCTTTTTTTTCTGAATCAGTCATTTTACCCGCAACTCCCGCCGCCCTACATTTTGGGTATGCCCCTTTATTTGTATCGGGTCTACCACAAGGGGGGTGTTTACCGTCGACTTTTCTACAAATATTTACCCATGGACCTTTTGGATGGGATGAACCTTTTGGTTTTTTCTTTTTACCAAACCATACGGCCAAATCTTCATTAATTGCGTGGGCATCATGGATGTCCAAATCATAAGAACCATCTTTATTTTTTTCCCAATGACCAATATATGATTTAATGTTATTCTTTAGTGTTTTTTGTTTTTTTTGGTGGTTAAATTCAGTATCCGCAAATTCATAAAAGGGTCCTAATTCGGATTTTTTCCATTTTTTTAAACCTATACCTATTGGACCATTGTATCCACCAGCGCTTACAGCGGTAGAAATTTCATTTAAATTAAGATTATCTAAATCAACCCATTCTTTAATTGGTACAATCGTTTTATTTTTACCCGGATATTGATTAATTATATTACCGTCTTCATCACTAAATGTTGCGTTAGGATGATTTTTAATATAATTATATATTTTATTCGCGATTTTTTCTTCTTTATCTATTTGTTTTTTAGTCCTTTCCATTTTACCATCATATGAATCATAAGATAAATCAGGACTTTTGTATTTTGAGTCAGCAACCGTAAATGGGGCTAATACATTTTTTTTAAAGTATCTTTCACCAGGTATTAAAGGTGTAATATAACTACCTCTAGAACCACCGGAGGATGTTGCTTCATTTAAAATCTTTTTAATTATATAATCAATCATACTAATAAATATTTGTTTAATAAAAAAAGGTCAGAATAATCTGACCTTTTTCTTATATTAACCTTTAAATTGATTATCTCAATTCTCTCAAGTCAAATGTTCTAACTCCATCAACTGTGATACGTCCGTAGAAACGGTTATTAACCATTTTCTTAGCGTAACGTGTCATAATACCTTTAATAGGTGTAAAGTTGAATGGGTTGTACATTGTAGGAGTTAATTGTAGAGGTACATATGGTGCGTAAACGTACCCTGTATCAAGAAGTGATGTTCCTTTGTGTCCAATTAACACTTGGTTAGCTGGGAAGTAAGGGTCACGATATACTTGGTAACGTCCTGCCAATGTTCCAACTCTTTCAATACCCATGTTGTATTGGTCTTGGTCAGGAGATGCGTTAGATACGTGGAAGTATTCTAAGTCATCAAAGATTGCAGAAACCTCAGAAGATACAACAATCCAGTTTGCCCCACCTCTTAAAGTAGATTTGTGGATTTGTGCTGACAATTGATTAATCGCTGTAACCAATGTTTGGTTCCAATCTTTTTGTGTGTATTGAGTTAATGGGTTTGCAGTTGTTCCTCGTTTCCATCCATTATAATCCCAACGTAATTGCCAAGCCGCACCTTTTCTCAAGTCACGTAAAATTTCACGGTCGATTTCTGCCGCTACTTGCTCAGATAATAAAGCCGTTAATTCGGCCTCAGCGTCGATATTGTGGAATGCAGAAACGTCTTGTGCCAATTCTGGAGACCATTGTGCTCTTAGTTTTCTTTCTGTAACAGATACAGTAACTGACTCAAGGTCAAAAGAAACTTCACCAATTTTGTCTTCAAATTCCAATTCTTCATATACTCTAAAAGTACTTGTAAATTGTGAACCTGCAGTTGCTAAACCTGCAATAGTCGTAGTAAATCCTGTATAACCATCTAACGAATCTGCAGTGATTGAAGCTGGTGTCGAAATATCAATTTCTAAATAGATAGTTCCTGTTACATCACAAATATTATCGTAGTAACCGTTATTACCACCGTAAGAACCTGCAGAACCAGGGAATGATGATTGTGTAGAAGAACCGTAAGCAACAATACCTTTTCCATATTTTTGAGTTACAACTCTGAAAAGTAGGTCAGAAGAACCTAAACCTGAGAATGCTCCACCTGCTGTAGTAACAGCGTTTACTGATAAATCCGCCAAGAATGATTCATTATCCATGATTTGACCATCAGGTCCAATAAGTTTTCCAGCACCAGCACTAGTAAATCCTGTAACAGCCAACAATACTTTTCTGTATGTACCTGCAGTGTATCCTGAATTTACTAAAGAACCACTTGACCATACCACAGTAGTAGGGTTAACAGTAACCGCACTAAATCTACCTTTAGAATAGTCAAATAACCCTGGAGGGTCTAGTGTTGGTTCATTACCTTCGTAGAATCTATCGTAAAGGTTTTTATCATTTGTTGAGTATCCAACTTGTGGGTTTGCAGGACCGTTAGGTGCCCCAAAAGGTGCATAGTGAGTACCACCTGCAGTTGGGTCTTGACCTTGGTCATAAGCTTGGATTTTAGGGATAAAGTAGAACAATTTACCGATAGGTAAGTTCATTGCTTGTACCGATACTAAATCATTAGCCAATAATTTAGAGAATACACGTCTAACGATAGGGAAAACTACAGTTTCGAAAGAACCTGAACTATCTGAAGACGCTGCTTCGTTAATTAGGTGAGACGCTTGGTTTTCATATAACTGTGCCATGTTCTCTTTGACGTGTCCTTTAAGACCGTCTAGGAATCCTAATCTATCCCATTTGTTAATTGTATCTTCTTTGATAACTTTAAGGTGTTTTAACCCGATGTTACCAACAAGACCTGATTCTAATAATGCTCCCATTTTTTAATTTTTTTTAGAGTTTATTTTTATTTTATTTTGTTCATTAAATCCTTCATTCTCATAAATTGAGGATTTTCGTAAGCTTTAGATTCAATCAAGTTTGATGATGAACCATTACTTGGAGTTTTAACAACTTTTTGTGCAATAGATTCGTTCATCATAGAGTTTGGTGATTCACCAATTTCTTCTTTGATTGTTCTGTAAAGTGATTTTGATTCTTTCAAAGATTCAACAGTGTCAAATCTTCTTAAGATGTTGATTTTTTCTTGTTTTGTTGTTGAGTGTTCTGTAAACAATCTAGTAGCGTAAGCCAAATTAGAATTGAAAATTGCAACTTCATTTAATTTATTTCTAAAAAAGTCTAATGCTTTTCTATACTCTTCATTTTTTTCTTTTAAAGTTTCCAATTCACGAGATTCAAACGTTAAATTTCTGTTTGGAGTGATTGCTTGTCTTAAACCTCTACCTTTTTTAGAACCATTTCCATAAGTTCTAGAAGCTTCAGTTGCTTCAACTTCATCATCTTCCTCTTCGTCCATCCATCCGTCTGAAATTTCATCTTCGTCTGTTTCAGTAACACCGTGTTTTAATTTTGAAGGATAAATTTTGGTTTTAAGTTTTCCAATTTTACCTTTCGCTTTAAACGCCTCAACAACATTTTCAAGTGATTCTTGGTCGATTTCATAAACTTCTTCATCCATGCCCATTTCTTCGTTATAGTCCATTTCATCCATATACATTTCATTCATGCCCATATCTTCGTTATAGTCCATTTCATCCATATACATTTCATCCATGTTCATGTCTTCGTTATAGTCCATTTCATTCGCCATCGAATCGTCTTCAAAAACCAACTCATATGTTGTATTTTCAGCCATGTTTTCGACAGGTTGTTCTGCAGGCATTTCAGGTTCGTCAACTTCCATACTGATTAGATATTCGGTATTTGCTTTACCGTCTTTCAAGTGAACATAATTACCATCTTTTTGAATGATAAAACCATCTTCATCTCCCATCGCTTTGAAAACTTTCATAACGTCGGACATTGGTGATTTTGTCATATCAAGTGGAGGTAGTTCTTCAGTTGGGCCTTCAGGAGCTCCTTCCATACCATTATCAGTACTTGGTGCCGGTAGTGCTTCCACTTCCTCTTCACCCGATACTTCTACTTCTTCTCCTTCTTCTTCTGAACCTTGTGGTTGTTCACCACCTTGTGCCTGTTCTTTTAAGGATTTTTTAGAACCCATTATAGATTCTCTTACTAATTCGCCGATTTCTTGTTTCATGGTTGAAGCAAGTATTCCTTTTGCATTTTCACTAATCGCCTCTTCGATGGTCTTCATTTGTAATAAAGCCTCCTCTACTAACGATTCTGATTTTCTGTTACTCATTTAAAAAAGCATATAATTTTGCGTTTATTTTTATAATAAATATATCTATATTCCAAAAAGTTTGTTTTTTATATGAAAAACCGTTAAAAAATAAAAAAGGTCCCTTTTGGGGACCTTTATAAAAATGTTAAGAATTTTCTTATTCAATAACCTCGTCAATTTTACTTTCAACGATTGCAGTGATTCTCCAATCCATTGAGTAACTTTCATAAGCTTTAGTTACTTTAGCTTCAACGTCTGTTGGTGAAAAACCTTTAACCAATTTTTCTTCTCTAATTTTTTTGATTTTACCTGTGTTATCATCAACCATATCAGTTGTGATTTTTGCTACAAAATACTTTTCGTCCATAATTTAATTTTTTTACTTTCCTAAATAATCGGACAATCTTTTCATTAAGTCAACAGATTTTTCTAATCCACTATCACTAACTGAAGCATTATCATGTTCCGCCAATTTTTCTTCATATCTTGGTCTATCTTCAGCATTCAAATAAAGATAAGCTCCTGGTGTAGATGGTGACGATACAAGGTCAAAACAAATTAATTCAAAATCCTCCTGTACCTCATTTTGGTCTCCTTTTTTTACTAAAGACCCGACCCCACGAGAAGATACTCCCATAGTGACTCCTTGTCTCATAAGATTCGCAGCAACATCACCCTTAGATGTTACAATTCCTCTTTCGTGAAAACCGGGACTTGTTAATAATTTAATTTTCCCCATCAATATATTTCCTTCCCACCATGTTTCAGTTATAATATGAGAAACCCTATCTAAATCTACTAAAGAAGATTCAGGGTGGTTTAATTCAGAAATTGACATTCCTTTTTTAATAACATCTTGATATTTTTCAGCTTCTCTTTTTAATATTTTTTCAGGATATACTCTACCGTTTCTATTTGGAACTCCCCATTTTTGAAGTGTTGCGTAAAAAACAAACGGTTTAGAATGGTCTAACTGACCATAAGATTCTCTAATCAAATTTTGGTTTCTTGGTTCATTTGGATTTATAATACCAGCATCCCATTCAACTAGAATCCCTTTACCCGTGTCTTTTGGTCCTAAAATTTTCATAATATTTTTATTAATAAATATTATATTTCTTCTATTTGTTCTGATTTAGTTTTACTTAATGTGAAATAAAGTGAATTTTTTAAATCATCCACATATATTGATTGAAAAATATTTTTTATTTTTGACCTTAAAAGAATTGATTTAAAATCATATGATTGGTTGTGAATGAACAATGTAATTTCTAAATTCAAAAAACTTTTTTTATTTTTTTGTAACCCACTTGTTCTTAAATCTAAGTCAACTATACACTTTTTTTCAAAAATTTTGTGGTCAACAACTTCTAATAGTGTGTGTAGAATTTGTCTTTTTATGCTACCTGTAATTGATGTCCAATTACTGTAATCATCTTTTGGTTCGACCCATGTTTGTAAAATTAAATAAATTGATTTGAAATTTTTGGAATCGACTGTTCCGTACTGACATTTTGCATCATCAAAAATGTTTAATTTTGATGTTTTTCCTTTCTTCATTTTTTATATGTAAGAGGTTTATTTTTTTTAATTATAACAATTATAAAAGAATTTGTCAAAACATAAAAAAATTATTATATTTATATTAAAAAAAGGAAAAAAATATGATTATTATCGAAGTTAAAAAAAATAATATTGAGCAAGCATTAAAACAATACAAACTCAAGGTATACAAAACAAAACAACTTGAACATTTAAGAGACAGACAAGAATTTGAGAAAAAGTCCGTTAAGTCGAGAAAGAAAAAAATAAAGGCGGTTTATATACAAAAAATTAAAAATCAACTTTCTTCTTGATTTTTATTATCCTTTTTTTTGTTGGTAAAAAAATCTACGGATGTCAATCCTAAAGTCCCAAACGCTAATAATCCAATTGTTTCTATTAAAATTTCAGGAGCCTCATATCTTCCACAACTAAATAAAGAAACAAATAAAGATATTATTAAAGAAAAAGTACATAATAGACCAATAAATCTTTTAGAGGATATGCCGCCGTTTGCCCCCTCCATCATGTTTTTAAAAAATTTCATTATAAACCTTCTTGGAGTTGTCTTAACTTATAGTAATTGTAAAAATCAACAGGTGAGTTTTGTATTTTGGTTACAGTTTTTTCAATTGTATTTTTTAAATCACTTTCAGTAGACTCGTTTATTTTTACTTTTAAGTTTTCAATAATACATTCCTTTAAATTTTCCATTCTATTTTCTAACTCAGTTTTAGATAAAGAAACTATTTCTTTAATATCATTTTTTTCACTTTCTGACAAATTAGTAATTTCATCATTAAGTTTTGAGTTTGCAACTTTCAACATAGTCTCTAAAGGTAAGTTGATAGATTCTTTGATGGTTACTTCTTTTTTAGATGTAGATAAAGTTTTAGATATTTGTTTTTTTGATTCTAAAATATTTTCAAGATTTTTAATAGAATTGTTATAAATCACACTATCAATTGTTTCGTAAATATTTTTTACATCCCCATGTAAATCGATACTATTAATCCATGAATTAATTCTACTTAATTCTTTATTATTATTTTCAACTAAAATTTGTGAGTATTCTACAGACTCATTAATATAGTCATTAACTAAGTCTACAGGTATACCTTTATTTTCTGTCAAATCATTATAGATATAATAAAGCTCCGCAATGTCTTTATTTTCCAAAACAATCTTTTTGAATTGATTGCTGAAAAATTTAAACTCATCCTTACCATATAAGTTAATGAAAGTTTCGTCTATTTTAGTTTTTATTTCACCAAAAGTTGCCATATCTATTTTTTTAGATAAATACTTACTTGTTTAATAATTTATTTATTTTGTCATCAATTTCATTGATAGATAATCTACCTTTTGATAAATCTAATGTATTATCTCTATCAAAAAGCGTGTTTTCCAAAATTAAATTTAAATCATTTCTATTAAAATTTTCAGGAGTTACTCCCCCACCTTCTGCGGGTGGTGGTGGCGGTGGTGTCCCACCTCCATCTTCAGGAGGCATTCCTCCTTCTTCAGGTGATGCTCCACCTTCAGGTGCCGCTCCTCCTTCAGCAGGCGCTCCACCTGCGGCGGCGTCTTTTTTACCATAAAGTGAATCAAGAGTATCAAATAATCCCGTTTTAGTAATAACTTCTGCCGTTTTACCAAGTTCTGCAGATACTGCTCTTTCAATTCTTTGTTGTTGTAAATCAAGTCTAATTTCATCATCAGAAAATCCAAGAATATGTTTTTTGGCCCATGATGCCGATACAGGGGCAACACTATCTTGAATTGGTGCAACCGCATCTTTAAATAATGTTATTTTTTCTTTCCATAATTCTATACCTAATAAATCAGATTGTTTTGATGGGTTGGTTAATCCAAGTGTGAAATTGGTTAATTCATCTTCGAACCCTAAAAGAAACAAATGAATGATTGCAATTTTATTTAGTTCTGCAATCATAGATTTTTGAATCCTATTAATTGTTCTAGCAAATCTAATATCTAATAGTGATAAATTTTTACCATCACCGACTGCCTCTTCAAATCCTAAATACGCTTTAGGGATTCTTAATGCTGTAACAAGTTTCTTTTGGATATATTCAATATCCGCGATTTCTGCTAAGTTTTTAGCCCCATCTAATGTTTCAATAGGATTAGTTGCTGCTGGGTCTCTAACAGGGATAAAATAATCTTGGTCTACTGCCATTTGATTAAATCTCATGTCAACATTTCCTGTTTTTTGGTCTACAATTTGGTCTCTTTTGAATTTATTAGCAACTCTTTGTACGTAAGCATCCACATCTTTGTCATCCATATTACCCACAAATACTTTAAACACCCGTCTTTCAGGTGCTCTTGATACGCGGTAAATTAACATCGCATCTTCAGATAAAAGTAATTGTTTCCAAATACGACGAGCCTTTTCTAACATTGATGTTCCATATGGTAATTTTCTATCATCTCCTAATATTCTAAAGTGACCTATCTCCCATGTGTTAAATTCCATGTTTTTTTCTTTCCATGTGAATTTAAGAGCGTCATTTTCAATTTCTGATGAATATTTTTCAGGTTGGAATTTCATTCCTTTTTCTAATCTTTCTATTTGGATATTAGGTAATTGTTGACAACCTACAACTCCTCTTTCAGGGTCTAATTTTAAATAAACAAAATTATCACCAAACTTACAAGTGTTTCTAATCCACATTGGTAAGTTTGTATTAATATCCAATTTGTTATTAAATAAATCGGTCAAAACTGATTTAATTCTTTTTGATTCAGAATAAATTTGTAAAATGTGCCCGTCTTTATCAGGTGTTGTCGACTCTTCAGCATAAATGTCTAATGCTGCTGAAATTTCGGGAGTATATTCCATGGATTCATAATCATAATATGATGCCATTCTTGTTGGTTCATAATAAACCGCCTGTTGATAAAGATTACTTTCTACTTTTTGCCATTGCTGACCAATATACATGGTCTGCTGAGCTTGAAGTTTTTCTTTTTCAAATTCTTGTTTGTTTGGTGTTTTTAATAATTCTTTTTTATCGAATTTAAAAACCGGTGATTGTTGGTCAATTGTTGAATTAGGTCCAAAAACTCTACCTAATCTTTGCCAAACTGTATATTTTTCTTCTGCCATTTTATTTTTTAAAATAGTTCATTTTATAATATTCTAAACTCTTCTTCCTCCAAATAACCAAGAATAATTTTCATAGTCACTTTTAGTTGGTCCAGTATATGGTCTATTATTATACATATCATTTTGAACCGGAATTGAAGGATTAAAATTTTGTGACGAATCTTTGAACATAGTTTTGTCTGTTGTCCAAGATTCTATCATTGCTTTTGCTTGTTCTGTCGCTTTTTCCAATTTAGAAAAAGATGACTCCCCTACATAAATCGCCATAGCCATTGCCATAATTAAATCGTCGTGTTGGCCTTTTTGGTGGTCAGGTCTTCCGTTCACATAAACAAAAGTATTTAATTCGTTAAAAAGTCTTTGGGACTTAACTGCGAACCCAAACCTTAAAGCTTCTTCAAACGCTTGGACAATTAAAACTCGTTTTGAGTTAAAATTTATTCCTGGTATTTTATCTTCTTGTTTTGGGTCCCATTTCCATTTGTCCGCGGGATTTACACCATCAACATACAAATTTTTATATCCAAGTTCTTGAAGTTTTCTGGAAGTTGCAACACCCATACCACCTGTAATATCGGTTACAATAAATGCGTTATACATTATTGCCCACTTATATGCTATTTCCGCTACAATATCAGGTGGAACTTTTGCAATATATTCTAAGACTTGTTCTCTTTCATCAAAATCAATTATAATAAAAGTTGTAAAATCTTCACTGTCCCCTCTCGAAACGTCCATTCCCATAATATATCTGTGACCAACAATCGGTTCTTTCCATTGCCAAAGAACACCACCCATAAATTTGTTTTCAGGTTCTCTAATATGGTTTTCTTTTATTTTTTTCATAGTTTCAGGAGGAATAACATTATCCCCTGACCCTAAAAAGTTACATTCTAACTCTTGTGATATTTTACGTTTATCAAATTTCAATTTTTTTGACATCGATTCAAACCACGACGAGTATGGTTTGTAACCGTTTTCAATTTTTTGTTTAATATCCTCAAAATCTCTGTCTGATACTTTTATATTTGAATAATCGATAGTTATTTCATCATCCTTATAGTCAGTTCTATTTAACATGTAATGTATTATATCATCAACCTTTATTAGTTTTAAGTCTTTGGAATATCTAGGGTCTCTAAACCAAAACATCTCAGTAATTTTGAAGTCATTCATTCCTTTTATCGCCTGAGCATAAATTGAGTAGTAAATTGGGTCAAATCCGTTGGGTGTTGAAATAACAATTACTTTACCCCCTGTTGAAAGGGATGCCATACACGCTGACCAAAAATCTTCATCAGCATCAATGTATGCCGCCTCATCAAAAATAAGAATAGTTGGTGTATACCCACGAAGAGCATCTTTTGAAGTTGCAACCGCCTTAACTTCACAACCGTTTGTTAATTTAAAATGTCTTGCTGCATTTTTTTCAGAAGAAAATCCAACACCCAACCAGTTAGGCCATTGCTCAACAAATGAACGAACTTTGTTTGCCATTTCAACGGCAGTATCAAGTTTGTTTGCAATAATTAGAATTTTTTCAGGTTTTGATTTTTTTGCAAAAACTAATCTTTTTGATGCCCATGCAGATGTTACTGTTGATACACCAGCTTGTCGATATTTGAGTGCTATATTTTCTTCAGCAGTATCGTAGTCTTTTACCAAAGTGACTTGGTCATTAAATAGTTCTAGCGGTACGTATTTTGATTGTGTGTTGTCGTAAGTTTGCAAATATGTTTTTAGAGCGTATGGTGTATCATTTACACATTTAGCATATTCTAATAATATTTGTTCTTTTGAAAGTGACATTCATTTTTAAATTCTACTTCTAAAATTTCTTAAAAGTTCTCCTTTTGTAAAGTGAGTTGGTATATGTTTTTGTACTATTGATAAAATACTTTCTTCTAAGTTTTTTACCTCATCATCTTCTTCAACTCTTTTTGGTAAACCTTTGTGTTTTGTGGATGCAAAATCTTCTAAATCTTTTTTAGACATTTCTTTTGCCATGTTTTGAACTTTTTTAGAAACTTTGGATTTTGGAGTATCTCCTTTTTTAACAGAAAGAGCCAATCCCATAATTTTTTGTTGTTGTCTAGAAACCGATTTTTCTTCAAGTTCTCCTTCGTTCGACATTCCGTCATATTCATCACCAAATCCATCATCTGAGCCAGGACCAGAATAATTATCACCTGTTTCATATGGGTCGTTTCCTGCCATTCTATTTAATGCGAAGTCATCTTCTTCAAGTTCTTCTTCATAAGTAACAAATGATTTACCGGTAGATTTAGCTTTAGCTTCTTCAGGGGAACCTTTTTTAACATTAAGTGTCCCTTCTTGCTCTATAATTCTACGGTATAAAGAAGATAGTTGTTTTTCTGAAAGATTTTCTAATGTTTTAATAGAAAACCCTTCATGAAGTAATTTTTGAAGTTTATAATTCATGTGTTTCATTTAGCATCAAATTTTTTTCCCAATTTAATACGACATCTCTTTCGTATAATTTACTTTCAACATTTTCAATACTTTCTCCGTATTGAAAAACTAATCGTTTCTTTTTATATACAATTATTTCATCCGAATCCGACTTTTCCCATCCTAATGAAATAACACCATCAACGGCATCATAAACACAAAAAAAGTCTGAATTTTGAACTAATTCTAATTCTATATCTGAGTTTTTTAAAATACCAACTTTTTTAATAAATTCAATTTTTGGTGGTTGTGGTCGTCCAGATGCTGGCTCAATATCCCAATCTTCACCATATGCGTCATCAATATCTGAAAAAATAAATTCATAGATATTGTCTCCTCTAAAGTTTGGACCTAACTCATTTATATAAATCAAATTCATATAATGTTTCCTCTTGTGTCTATTTTAATTTGTTTACCTTTTTTATTAAAAATTAAATTATCTAAATTTGTTTTACCTACAAATTGTGCTCCTTCAGATAAAAGTCTATTTGCTCTTTCCAACTGACGACTAGTTTCTGATAAATTTTGTAACTCTTGTTTTACTTTTATCTGTGTTAATTTGTTTTTAATATAATCTTTTTGTTTTTTTTCTTCTAAAATTGGAGCTTCTTCTTTTGTTACTACAAAATATTTTTTCAAAACATTTTCAACTCTTGATTCTCCAAAAACATTTTCTGTTGGTTCTTGTGGTGTTGGTTCTTCACCACCCATAGGTGCTCCTCCCATTGGTTCTGCTCCAAATTCCTCACCTCCAAACTCATCACCACCAAAATTGACATCTTCTTCACCACTAAAATCTAAACTTTCAGGACCTTCATCACCGTACATATCAATTTCTTCAAATTTAGATAAAATGTCTTCTTTATCATCCTCGTCCAACTTTTCTAAATCTAAAGCCGATAAAACCATGTTTATAACATATTTAATATCCTGTGAATCCAATCCGTCTTCATCTTGATTGTTATATGCTCTTAATTTTTGTGATAATTTACCTGTAAGTCTTTGGATAGTTTTGAAACCACCGCCTTCTTCAGACTCTCCTCCCATTGGTTCTCCGCCCATTGGTTCTCCTCCCATTGGTTCTCCACCCATAGGCTCACCACCCATTGGTTCACCTCCCATTGGTTCTCCACCCATCATTTCACCTCCCATTGGTTCTCCACCCATCATTTCATCACCCATAGGCTCACCACCCATTGGTTCTCCACCCATCATTTCTCCACCTTCTTCAGGTGCTGGTGGTGCAGGAGTTTCTTCAGGAGCAGGTGATGCTTCAGGTGCGGGTGCAGGAGCGGGTGCCGCGTCAGGTGTTGGTTCCGTTGCGGGTTTAGGCGTTTTTAAAACGAATTTTTTTTTTGAAGCGGTTTGCTCGCCAATTAAAGGAATCTCCTCGTCATTCTCATGAATGCGATTTAATTCTTTAGCGTGAAGATTCAACTTTTTCATCGCCTGAGAATACGAATCAAAATATTTTCTTTGTCTAATTGGGTCTGAATAATCTAAAACAGATTCATTAATCCCTTTTTTAATTATATAACCTAACTTTTCTTTAACAATACCGTAAGTGTAACCATCAGCTAATTGAATGGTATAGTTCAAAGTTTCGTTTTCGTTAAGTTGTGATTTTGGTTTTTCATTATAATGCGCAATTTCTAAGATACGTCTAATTTTGTCCATACCTTCTAATTTTTCACTTCCAAGTGGTTTCAAATCTGCCATTTTGTTTTTTCTTTATATGTTATTTTAGTATAAATATCCAAAAAGATAGTTTAACTCAATAATAAATATATTGTTAATAGATAAATTGACTAATTATTCAATATTTAAGTTTTCTAATGATAATTTTTTATCAGTAATCTTGTTTTTGAAGTCTTCAAGTTTTTTTATATATCCCGTTCTTCTTAAAAACTTAAACACCAAATTTTCATATGAATACTCACCTTCTTTTGTTAATCCACAAGTTCTGTATTTTCTTAACTTTTCTTTGTATTTCTTAACAAGGTCAATGGCGTCTTTTAAATCTTCATCTTCTGCGTTTTCCAAAACACCATCTATTATATCCATCCATTGTTGGGCTTTTTCTTTAATTTTTTTCTCATCAACTTCAAAATTTTCTTTTTCTGGTTTTCTAATCCATGTATCAGAAACCAAAGAATAAGACCCCATACTTTTCTCTTTTTCGTTTGAGTCTTGAATAAAAACCTCAACTTCATAACCTTTAATTCTAATGTCATGAGATGCGTTAAACAATGTTTTTTTTAGGTGAAAAAGTTCTTCATATAATTCTTTATTTTCACCAGCCTCATTAAAATCATATAATAAATGAACGTCAAAGTCAGAAAACTCAGACCAATTATAACCAGTTAAAGAACCAATTAGTATAATGTCTTGAATAAAAATGTCTTGGTCGATTGTTTTTAAAAAAACGTCAGCAACTTGTAAAAGTTTTTTTCTAATTTCAGGTTTTAATTTATAGAATTGGGCGTCTTTGTCACCCATATATTTTTCATTGGGTAATTCCCAAACTTCGGGATTAAGTTTGTCTTGTAAATAAAAGCTATTTATAACTTTTTTAAATTCCTTCATATTAATAAATACATTATCAATATGATTTTCAAAGTTTTTTGTATTTGAATTTTTTTGATATGTTTTGATTGAAATATTTTCCTTGAGAATCTGATAATCTAAATTGAGAATATATTGAATGGGGGACTTCTTCATATTCATATAACATTTCATTGTTGAAAGTTATTTTTAATGTTTTATTTTCAATATCATACTCACTTCTTTTTAAATTAGAAGATGTTATTTCACAAATAATTTTGTTTCCTTCTATGTCTGTTCTAGTTATTGCCATTTGGTTTTCTTAATGGGGTTATGTCATCTATATGACGAAGTTTATCCATAATATAATAACCAACTTCGTCTCCGTCAACATCAAAACCATAATCTCTAATTGTTTGGTCTATTTCTCGAATCAATGGTTGCATACTTCTGTGTAAAAACATTAATTCTTCATGATAATATGGTGGTTTTTCAATGTCTTTTTGTGTCCACCCTTCTTTTTGAAAAAATCTTCTAATATTATAATAAATTTCTTCTAACTCTTTTGTTAGTTCCAAAGACTCAGCAAATTTTATCCATCCTTCCATAACTATAAATATACGAAACAAAAAATCCACCCGAAGGTGGATTTAATTATTTGAGAGAATTAATCTTATCACGATATTGTATCGCCCTTTCAAAGTCTTGGTTTCGAATACATTCGCCCAACTTAAACTTTAACTTTGATAGCTCTTCTTTGTTCTTTTCTAACTTTTTAATTTCATCTCTTAAATTTACTGCTTCTTCAAAATTTTCTTCTTTAATTGCCAAGCTTAATTTTTCTTTCAATACATATAATTCATCTGACGGACTTGTATTGTTAAAATTTCTTGTCATATAAGACATAGAATACAAACCATCTGGCGAACTATAAGTATTTTTAGTCCAGTTTTTATCATCAAATGATGAAGAAAAAAATTCATTAAATAATTTATCAAATTCGTTCCAATTAAACATTTTTTATTATTTTATAGGTTTATTTTGGTTTTTCTTATATGAAAAATTATACCAATTAATATTATATGACAAAATGTCAGTATAATCAAAATATTTAATAAATCAAACTGACAATATGACAATTATGGACTTTTTAAAATAAAGTTATTATTATTAAGAAAAAAACAATATGATTGAATCAGCAGACAACAACGAAAAAGACAAAGGAAAAAAAACTGAAACCGCGGGTAAAACACCCGTGTTGGATAATTTTTCAAGAGACTTAATAAAAGCCGCGGAAGAGGGTAAGTTGGACCCTATTATTGGAAGAGAACAAGAAATTAATAGGATTGCACAAATTCTATCAAGAAGGAAAAAAAATAACCCAATTATTATTGGTGAACCAGGTTGTGGAAAAACTGCAATTGTAGAAGGATTGGCCAAAAAAATATTTGAGGGTGATTGTCCTCAGAATTTAGTTAGTAAAAGAATAGTTTCTTTAGATTTAAATTCTGTGGTTGCAGGAACAAAGTATAGAGGTCAGTTTGAAGAAAGAATGAAAGTTATAATTGAAGAATTATATGCAAATCCTGACATAATTATTTTTATAGATGAAATCCATACTATGATTGGTGCTGGAAACGCATCGGGTTCCATGGATGCGTCAAATATATTTAAACCCGCATTGTCAAGAGGAGAAATTCAATGTATTGGGGCAACAACATTAGAAGAATATAGAAAAAATATTGAAAAAGATGGGGCACTTGAAAGAAGGTTTCAAAAAATTGTTGTAGACCCATCAACTAAAGAAGAAACTTTAGAAATACTAAAACAATCCAAAGACCGTTACGAAAAACACCATAAAGTTAGATATAGTGAAGATATTTTAAAACTATGTGTTGAATTGGCCGATAGATATATTACCGACAGAGAATTTCCCGACAAGGCGTTTGATATACTTGATGAGGTTGGGGCAAGAAGTCAGGTGGAAATCAAATTACCTGAATCTATTGAAAAATTAAAAAAAGAAGCTCAAGAAATAAAAGAACAAAAAATAGAAGTTATTAATAAACAAAAGTATGAAGAGGCTGCAAATTTAAGAGATAGAGAAAGAAAAGTTTTATCAGAACTTCAAAAAGAAAAGGAAGATTTTGAAAAAAACAGAGACCTTTACCGAAAAGAAGTTACAGAAGAAATTGTTTATGATGTTACTTCTTTGATGACAAAAATTCCTATTAATAAAATTACCACCGATGAATCAATTCAATTAGCATCATTAAATGAAGTATTAAATACAAGAGTAATTGGTCAAAATGAAGCGGTTTCCAAAATTGCAAGAGCAATACAAAGAAATAAAGTTGGTTTAAATGACCCAAAAAAACCAATATTTAGTGGATTATTAATTGGTAATTCAGGTGTTGGTAAAACTGAATTGGCAAAACAGTTGGCAAAACATATGTTTAATAGTGAAGACGCACTTATTAGATTGGATATGAGTGAATTTTCAGATAAAATAGCAACATCAAAATTAACAGGGACATCACCAGGATATGTTGGGTATGAAGACGGTTCACCATTTTTGAACAAAATTAAAAACAAACCTTATTCTGTTATTTTATTGGATGAAATAGAAAAGGCTCACCCAGAAATTTTTAATGTATTTTTACAAATGTTAGATGAAGGGTTTTTAACAGATGGTCACGGTAGAAAAATTAACTTTAAAAATTGTATTATTCTTATGACATCAAATGTTGGAACAAGAGTGGTTCAACAATTTGGTACAGGTGTTGGGTTCTCAACATCACATAAAGAAGAAACAAAAGATGAAGAAATAAAATCTTTATTGGAAAAAGAACTTTTCAAAAAGTTTGCACCTGAGTTTATCAACAGATTTGATGATATTGTATACTTTAAAGACTTGAATGACAATGATTTGATGAAAATTTTGAATTTAGAACTTGAAAAATTATATACAAGAGTTTCTAACCTTGAATTTAATGTTGAAGTTGATGAATCACTAAAAAATCACTTAATTAAAGTGGGTACTGATACTAGATTTGGAGCTCGTATTTTGAAAAGAACGGTTCAAAAGTGGGTAGATGATGCAATTACGGAAAAAATACTTTCAGACAAACCAGAAAAAAACTCCACATTCTTACTGTCGTATGATGAAAAAAATAATAAAACAGAAGTTAAAATAAAAAAACCAACAAAACGAAAGAAATAATTTTGCAAATGTTGAAAACTTTTGTACATTTGTAAAAAACAAAATAATGAACCTACAAAAATTCAAAGAACTCCTTTCAGTACCATCGAAAACATATCAAGAAGAAGATATGGTAGAACATATTTGTGATGAGTTGGAAAAAATTCATGGAGTTACGTTTTATCGTGACAATATGATGAACATATATGCAACAAAGGGGATATTAGAAGAAGGTGAATTTTATCCCATGTTTATTGCTCACACTGATACGGTTCACAACAAAATAGATAAGATTATTGTTAAAGAAGAAAAATTAAAACGACCACACACTTTTGGTAAAAATTTTGACGATACTCTTGTTGACGTATTAAAAGCATACGACGTTAATAATTTACCAACAGGTATTGGGGGTGATGACAAATGTGGCATTTTTATTTGTTTAGAATTACTTAAACAATTAGACAAAGTAAAAATTGGTTTATTTGTGAGTGAAGAAACAGGTTGTCACGGTTCATCAAAATGTGATGAAACTTTTTTGCAAGATGTAGGTTATATCACACAATACGATGCTCCTGGCAACCATTTAATTACCGAGATTTGCTCAGGTGTTCGTTTATTTGAACGGGATAGTGAATTTTTTACAAAAACATCAAAAGTTATTACCGAATCTTTTGGAAATGAAATGTTAGTTCAATCACACCCTTATACTGATATTTCACAGTTAAAGAAAAAAATTGATGTATCTTGCATCAACATGTCTTGTGGTTATTACAATATGCATTCACCACAAGAGTTCATTTCGATTGAAGATGTGAAATGTGCAATTGAAGCAGGAAAAAATATGGTTAAAGAGTTGGGTCATAAAAAATATGAATATCAATATAAACCAATAGTTTATACACCAACAACAATCATGAACTCATTTGCGGAAGGGTTTGATGATGATTTAGATTTTTTTGAAGTACAAGAAATAGAAAGTCATCATCGTTTACAAACTATTGACGTATATGAGGAAAAAGACGGAATCACACTAACCGATGTTTATGATGATGGGTTTATGTTTATCCCTGATGAGGATTTAGAAAATTTGTATGAAATTATTAAAGAAAGATTAATTAAAAAATATTAATCAACATAAGGTATTAAAGGTTCGGTATTCAACATATTTAAAATATATTTTAATGGTGCCGAACCTTTTTTGAGTGGATTCCACGAACTTCTTTTACGTATACCATAATTAACCATCAAACTATCTTTATCGACATTTAATATTCTAATTTCATAGTCTCCTGGTATTTGTTTAAATGTGTTAAATCCAATTTTATCATTTATAATATTAATTATTTGAAAGTATTTTTTCGTTTTTTCTTTTCCACCTTCTTCAATCATATTTTCCAATTCTTCTTCTAATCCTTCCAAAACTCTTACACTTCTTTTATTAAATTCGTTATAAAAAACATCAGCATCCCAAGCCTCATATTGAATTTCATAATATTCAGGAACGTGTGTTCTAACTTCTTTTTCTATCGCCTTAAATAATATATCCATCAAGCAATCGTCAGGTGTTCCATATCTTACAAATAACATAATTGCATCCCCCCAATTTAAAAAATACTTCCAATAACAATTACTTGATTGGTTTTCGATTCCAACAACAGATAAACAATTACAATATATATCATCAATATATTTAGGTACTGCTGCATCTGTTGCCATTTCACTTGCGTATGCATACGCCTCAATTAAATCATCTTTTGTTCTATTACTTACAGATTCAATAAAGTCTAATATCTTTTCTGACTCTTTACCTTGTTTCCATTTGATTTGGTCATTAACCACTTCAAATTCTTTTAATAAGTTTGGTTGATATATTTTTAATATGTTATATAAAACTTTTAATGATTCACCCTTCAAATTTTCTAACACATATCCTTCGTCCCAATCTTCACTAGCTCTATCCCAATAATCCCATTCCCATGAACCTCTACGCATAGAATCTAAGTATCCTGCTTCATACCAACCGTCACTACCTTCATCACCATAAGTTTCTTTGAAAAAAAATCTTAAATAGTCTTCTAATCCTTCATGGAAAGTAAAAGTTATACCATCATAACTTACTTCATAAAAGTCTGAATAATCTTCACCATCACATTCATCAAAATCAGTATAATAAGGGTCAATCTTTTTTTTGTTAATAGCAAGAATTTTTTGATAGTCAGTTAATTCAACATCATCTTCCTCTTCTTCAAAAATTTTTGAAAATTTATTCATATATTTATAAATATATTGTGAAGTACAAATATTTGTATTATATTTGTTTTATAGTTCTTTGAAAATAGTCATTTAAGATATATGGGCCTATATTGGAATTGACGGGCGTTGGTTGAATAAAAGAAGCATGTCGGGACTGAATTAATCTCGTTAAAAACTGATTCAAAAAACAACTGGCAATGTGCTAAACAACCTTGAGACTTTGGGACTTATCTCAACTCAAGAAGTTACTGTAGCTTAATTAAGATACGGAAACGGGGGGTCGGCAGACATATAACCTAGCAACAGAAGTCGTAGTTGTGGTGGATTACTATTGAACCCTAAATCGAATGGTAACCATTGGTTGTTGATTTACGATGGTGAAGAACAAATCAACTATTTTGGAATATTA